ATGAATATACAGAGCGATTTAGATCACTTATTGATGACGGTGAAATCAGTAGTTCTGTACGCAATCTTGGTTAAAGACAAAGACCAAGAATTAAGCGATCAAGAAATAGAAGAAAAAGTATTCAATGTGTTTATGGGAATGCTAAATAGAACATTTGGTAATAGGCCAGGCGATTATGAGTTGGTGAGAGCCGACTATGAGATAATATATGAAGCCGCAGTCAAATGGTCTTATGATTATTTGTATCTTTCTTAAAAAGCATAAAATTTTTAATAACCCATGATTCAGCGTCCGTTTTGTTTTTCCAGATATCAGACCACCATTGACTAGCGGTTTGATCATATTCGAATCCATATTTTGATATTTTACCTATCCAATATTGTTTTGGTTGGCAATTTATGTGGCCTGTCCCAGGCTGCCCAGGCCTTGCGGCAGTAAAAAATATCATCCTATTAGACGCCCTACATAAATTATCAATAAACTTATTTGATAATTCCTCCGGTATGTGCTCAGCTACTTCTACCGACCACGAGCAATCAAATCCGTTAACATTTATTTCAGATGTAATATCTGCTTTTTCTATATATTGCTTTATATACGCAGGAATATATGGCTCAGCATTGTCGCGATTTAGCTCATAGCCCCTGATCTTGTGCGCTCCACCTTTTAAGCATCCTTCCAGGAATGAACCTACCCCGCACCCAAAATCAGCAACCGACTTTATATGATAATATTTTACGAACATTTCCGCTATATCTATTTGCCAATTTCTATATTGGTCTAAATGGCGTTTATAATATTTCTGCTTATATATGCTTTCTGGATTAGATAAATATTTTGCGGTAGTTTTATATATCTTCAGCCGCCTAGATAATTGCTTATGGTCATCGCTATCTGCTTTTACAGAAGATAACTTTTTGTTTAACCTATCTATTCTATCAAATGTAAGTTGTAGGAGATATTCGTTATCCAAAATAGTGCCTCGTGGAGGAATCATGGGTAGGCTTATAATAATATTAATACTTGTCGGATCTATTGTCGGTTGCAGCAGCTCTACAAAAACACCTAGTGATAAAGAAATACCTAAGAATCTAGAACAGGCAGAAAAAGTTATAAAAGAATCTGCAGAAGGAATAAGCTCATCTGCAGACAAAATCACCGAGCATACTGACAATATAAATAATGAAGTCAATGAGATAAAAAGCCAACCACCCGAGACGCCCGTAAGCAATGTTGGTGAGAATGTTAACAAGATAGAAGAAAACAGTAAGAAGATAGAAGATCTTGCCAATAAAATAAAGCTCTTGAGCAATGATTTAAATGTTGCAAGAAGCCAATTAAAAGAGGCTAGTGATAAGGCTGAGTCGCTTCAAAAAGAATTCAACGAGCTTAATGACAAATATCAAGAACTTATAATGGAACAGACTGCAGCCAGGAATAAGATGTTGTATGGTATAGTCTTTATGGGGATCATTGGGTTTGGTATAAGTGCTGGGTTGTTGGTATTTGGTGCGGGCAAGTTGGGAGTTGCTGGTATGGTTGGTTCAATATCTGTTGCTACCGCTGCTACAATCTACCAAGACGAATGGGAAAATATTGGCACTATTGGCGGCATAGTGCTGTTGCTTATTGTTGTGTTTGCAATATATCACTTCTGGAAACAGAGACGAGCTACTCATCAAGTTGTCCAAACTGCTGAAATAATGAAGGAAAGACTTGATCCAGAAGACAAAAAAGAATTGTTTGGTACTGAAACGGAGCCTGGCAAAATCAACATGCTCCAAGACAAAGATACTAAGAATGTAGTTAAGAAACTCAGGAAAGTTAAAATCTGGTAGGAGATAAAATGAAGAAATTATTTGAAAAAATCAAGAATTGGTGGAGCGTTACTGATGGCAAGAAGACCTACATCATGGTCGGCGTTATCTTGTTTTTGGTCGTCGTGGAAGTGCTTGTAGATCTTCCATTTTGGGTCTGGCTAGTTGTAGGTGCCGCAGTTGTCTATACTCTTAGACACAGCATCGAGAAGCTGCACAAAGCAATTGTCGACTCGAATAGCGAAGACAAAGCGGATTCTAACGATGAATAGATTTGCTGACGTTCGTTAGCTGGTGTTCTTTCCAACCTTCTGCTTGACCCTTAAACATCTTTCTGGGCCATTTGTATGGCTTGTTCTTGCCGACAGCGCCGAAGTGCTCGTCGTCTTGCCATACCTTTTTGCTTGTAGCTTTGGGTTGATTGCGATGCAATATGGTCAGTTTCATGGGCTAAATTCTACTAGTGTATGCCAATTTAACAAAAACATATATCCTATTAATGTAGAAAATATAAGCGCGAGAATCAACGAAACCATTAAGACTCCGGGCTTATCTTTAACCAAGTACAATGCTAATAACGCCGTAGAAGCTGCCAGAGTTTTAAATCCTACTAAGCCAAGAACGCCACAATTTGCTAAAAACCACGACGCAAGTGGGTTTAATTCATCTACGTTCTCAATATTCATGTGGGTGATTGTCATGATCAAGTCCATTATGTTGGCACAAACTAAGTATCCTATTATTATACAAACTAGGTTCGCCTTCGTTGACTCTTTCATTATCACCCTCCATTTTAGATTTGACGGAGGGTGATATATTATTCCGGTTTTCCCGGCACATACAATTTACACCAGCCGCTAGGCTGTATGCGGCCTCTAATTTGAGAGCATATATGCTTTTTGTTTGCTAATTTAAGATATATGAATTCGCAATTGCCGCATGTATTGTCAGACCCGCTGTCGTCAACATATTGCGAATCTTCTTTTGACATCTTATATGGTGGGGTTCCACTACCAAGTATATGATATAGCAATACCTCATCTCTCTGGTCATCAGGCAATTCCCTGAATTCATTAATAACCTTCTTTACTTCTTCAGGGGCGTTCTTACCAGCGTCTGGGTACATATTATCCATAGTTTCACCTCATTTTATTTTTTACGGACTGTACCTATCGTAGCCTTTCTTCTCCAATTTAGATCTGAGCTTATCGATGTCTTTGATAGGATAGCCCTTTTTGCCGCCATTTAATATGTCTTTGTATGGAGGCACTTTCCCCTTTTTGCCAAATGTTCCATTATAAGTATTGAATGTAATATATCTCCCAATGTCTTCAAACACCATACATAAGGTCACAACATCGGTCTGGCCATCGAATTCTACGTCATCTCTTATCCACAATTCGCTTATGCTGTTTAAATGATTCATATCTGCGATATTGCTGCCGACATTTTGCAGCTTCTTTATCGGTTTGCGTTTTTTGATTTTCAGATTAACAGTGTCAGTATCCTTATCGAATATTCTCTGTCTGTTTACTCTAATTTGCTTGCCCGATTCTATATGAACGGCATGGATCAGCCCTTGTTTGTCTGGCTTCATGTTATATATGGCATATCCATCCAATAAGTTTCCCATAAAGCATAATTTGACTTTTTTAAGTGGTCTCTCTTCCATTTGCTCCATTTTGCCATCCTTTAACTAGATCTTTAATTAAATTGCTATTCCTAAACTTCATTTGGTCGCTCAAAATTGCTCTGAATTTATCCATACTTATATATCCACATTTTACAAATTCAATGGGATCCATATTGTTTTTCCTTAGTTTACAGCCATCACATATTGGTACTATATTAGCCTGTACACAAGGACCCTTTTTGGATATAGGGAACATAAATTCTACGCTAGAAGTGTCCGAGCTGCAGTAGGCACATTTAGACTCATAAAAGTCTAAAATGTCCATTGCTTGATCAAGCGTAATGTCCGATAGCATGCCAGATTTTTTGGCCCGATGCCTGCCTTGGCGAAGCCAACCGCCTATGCGATGTCTAATATGATTATCAGCATCTGGCATTACATATAATATGCGCGTTATTATTTGATAACAATTACTTAGATAATGCTGAAGACGTTATCATTCTTATTATCGATGCAACCACGTCTGCAAAATCACCACCATCAACAACATACCATACATTTTTGAGTTTTATTACAGGAAATGACGACATATCTAGACGCCCAGTTTCAGTGGATTCGTCTTCACCAGACTCTATTGATTCAGCAATAGTTGGCTGCAGAACAAACACGAATCCAACCCCTGCCCCAGCTTTGTCTAGAGCGTCTAGTTGATCGGACACGGATCTGTCCGGTATTTCAACAAAGCTGTCATTTTTCCAATTATCAGCCGGTATTATTCTTATAGTATCCATGCCAATGAAAATACTATCTGTCTTATATATTACTCTTCATCATCATATTCATATTCATCTTTATCATCACTATCGTCAGCTACCTCGTATGTCTCATATTCAGCAGCGTGATCTTCTAACATTTTAGCAGCTTTATGAACCTGCATTTCCATAGCAACAGACATAACTTCTTTGCGAGTCATCAAGTTATATCCATCATATTTTATACCTTGTAGCATTTTTGATATTTCCAATATCCTGCTCGACGATATTTGACGTATCATGTCATTGGCTAAACTATCGTCTATATTGGCCAGTTTTATAATATTGTGCATTGCCACAATTTTTTCATTTGGTGTCATCGGTATGCGTTTATTGTTTATTACCATACCATCAGGGGTCACGGCAAGACTAAAATCTTTCTCATCACCAGGTACTATACCAACAACAACCGGCTCAGATATATTAATATCTTCTATGCCAGCCTTTCTCTTCAGATCGATAAACTGCTTTATAGCGATAGAGAATTCACCCATAATTTTTCTGATCGCTCTTCTTTCATCATGATTTAATTCGGTTCTTCTTAGGTGCAGAAGAGTGTCCTTTTCTGGGTCTACCTCTCTTACCTCAAACTCGCCTCTTGGGCTAATATCCGGATCTTTAATCTTCCCGCTTTTGTATTGTTGGATTGCCTCTCTAGCTTCTTCTTCAGAGTCATAAAATCCACCAAATTCTGCACCGGTTTTTATAAGCGGAATTGGCTTCTGCTCTTTGTTTGACAACTTTTCAGAAAACCTTCTTGGTGCTTTATATAATATTATCCAATGAGGTCTATTAGATGCTTTTAGGCCATTTAAATATTGGTCGACTCTTTTAGCAGCAGTCTTTGCCGGGTCTTTAATGCCATCATCGGCATATAAATCCGTCAACCCGTTTATCATCATTCTTCTAAATGATACAGTTATCCCAACTTTTTTAGCATGTTTGTAAGCACTAGATAAGGAATTGATAAATTCCTTATCGAAATGCACAGAATCTTCATGGAGTATATTCATACCAGATTATAATATCTTTGTCTAATCCGGCCATTGTATGGCCTCATTAAACCATTTAGGTAGAATATTCTTATTGCGATCATGCCACCATTTAAATGATTTGTCTAATATATAAGTGTCTGCAGAATCGGATTTGCTACGGACACTCCTGCCGCTGCTTTGGACTAGTTTTAAAGCCGTCAGCCATTCATAATAAGCTGGATCCACTTCCATTCTAGCAGCCAACTGCTTGTCCTGATAAAAATTCGGGAACGGCACTTTGCATATTATTTGAAACCTGCTTAAGTCTTCTATTAAATCGACACCTTCATGCATCGCTGGCGCTACTATTATGGTATTATCGCTATTTTTATGATATTCCAGCATGTCTTTCTTTGTTCTGAAATCATTCTGGAATAGCACTCTATTAGAAACTTCTTTCGGCAAATCTTCGATCAACATTTTTGATATAGAAAAATTATGAGTATGCACGATCCCTTTATTATTTGGGTATCTGTTGCATATCTCAGCCACCTTTTTTGTGATTGGTGGGCCCCACCTGCCTTTTTGTTTGTCTCCGCCACTCACTTTTACTGTTGGCATATAATATATTGGTCTATTTTCAACTGGGAATCTGCTCCTCATGCGCTTTGCGGCCAATTGATCTTTATCTATCGACAAAGATCTGGCCATAACATTTACATCTAGGATGGTTGCGGACATCATCAGAACATAGTCCGCCATGTTAAATAGGTGGTTGTGTACTTCATTGTACACATTGACTGGCTTAAATTGAACCGTTCTAGAATTGTCTCTCTCAACTTTATGCTCTACTACCCAACGCCCAGCACTGTCAGATTGCATTTTCGCAACAAACCAATTTAACTTATCTAAAAGCCGCTTGTATTTGTCTAATTTCTTAGTGTCTTCAGCTTTCCTGGCTTGTATGATTCTTCGGCCAACATGAGTCAATATCTTCTCATCTTCTATCCATGTAGCATATTGTTTCGCTGATTTAAATTTTGGATATTTACAATCAAAATCTCTGTCGTTGAGGCTAACAGATATAAAATCAAGCATGACGGGTTCTATATTGTGAGCCTCGTCTATAATCATTAATTTTCTGTTCTTGAAGCTCTTAGTGTACGTAGTTTGATATAAAAAGCTAGAGAAATTCATTAAGCATATGCTTGCAGATTTAGCTTTATTAAGTTGTGTATAATACGGGCACAATCCGCGATCCACACACTCGTCATACTTGGCTTCGTCTTTTCTTTTGCAGTGCCCATCTGCACAATCATAAAATTCCTTCTTCCACGATGCTGCCGTTGATGGCTTGATTAATTTAGAACCTACCAACCTATCAGCATTTAATTTATAATAGCTGCACTCATAGGCATTTCTGCCCTTCAAATCTACAAGGCGATGACCAAATCGACCTGATTCTCCAAATTCGTTTACTAGCTGGTCTTGAAGGACTTTTTGAACTGTTAGATAGTAGCTGTTACCAAACAATCCAGCCAATGTCAGAGCTATAGCAGATTTCCCTGCACCGGTTGGTGCTTCTAATATGACAAACTTTTTGTTGTCACTAAAGCTCTTAAGAGCGAATTTTATGGCATCTAATTGCCCTTCCCGTGGCGCAGGAAACGGGAAGTGCTTCATGATTGAAGTTTCTATGTCCATAACAAGTAAATACCGGCTTAGTATTCAACTACTTATGAAAATCAACATATCAGCTGATATTCATGTTGGCGTTCCCAATCGTTTAGACGATATAATGTGGGCATTGCGTAAGATGCGTCAATACAACGCCGATAATAATATAGATACATGGTTAATATTGGGAGATCTTCTGCACGACAGAGAATCATTAAATATTAAAGACTTATGTGAATTAGTGGAATTTTTAGAGGAAACCGACAATAGATATAATCAGAAAATCATATCATTCCCAGGCAATCATGATATGTTTCTTAAAAATTCCTGGGACATAAATAGCTTAAAACCGCTAAGTAGATATATAGATTGTAAGACTACAGTATGCAAGGTAAATCTCGGTGGCATCAGATTTTGGATTCTTCCGTTTATACATTATGAATCCAAGTACATGAAGGTCTTAAATAAGATAGAAGAAAAGCACGAAGATGGCGATGTGTTGCTAACACACATAGGCGTAAAGTCAGCAACAATAAATACCTGTTTTCTGCTTCAATCATGGTCGATAGTTGACTTTTCCAACAGCCCATTTGATAGAATATATACTGGTCACTTCCATTCAAAGCAACAGGTTGGAGACAATGTTTGGTATCCAGGGAGCCCAATACCGTTTAAATTCGACGAAGGTGATGTTGATCACGGGTTCTTTGTATTCGACACAGACACTAGGACTCATGAGTTTGTGAGCATATGGCATGGTGGGAAAGATTCAGATGACCCACCACAATTCATAACTTTAGACGACAATTTAATAAGCTCAAAAAAGAGCGATGAAATAAATGGCAATATGGTAAGGGTAGCTTTATCTAAGGATTACACCCACAATCAGCTGTCAGAAATAAAAGACCACTTGACGAAACTAGGTGCCAAAAAAGTCAGGTGGATGCATCTAGCATCTAAAGAAGACAAAGAAGGAATAAAGCTAGCCCAGAAAACAGCGTCGTCCGCATCAGAGTTATTTGAGCAATATGTTGACGCAGACGAAAAGGGAACAAAAGACCTGAATAAGTCCCTTCTAACCAAGATAAATAAAATGATTATCGCAGAAGGCGATAGAAGATACGAACTTATAGAATGATAGAAATAGAAAATGTTAGATTTAGGAATTTTCTAAGTTATGGGGACTCCGACACAAGCATACGTCTCGATAACCTAGGATCATGTCTGATAACCGGAGAGAACGGTGCTGGTAAGTCTACTATATCGAATGCCATATTGTGGTGTTTATTCGGCAGGACAATGCACTCTGCTGCTCCAGGGGATAAAGTAGTAAATTTTTTCGTCGGTAAAGACTGCTTTGTAGAGCTAAATTTCAAAAATGGAGACAAACTAACTAGAACCAGAAAATCAGATAAACACAACGACCTGCTTTTAGTCAAGGATGGGCAAGATGTTTCTTTGGGCACAACCAAGATGCAACAAGCCAACTTGAATAAAATGCTTGATCTGGATTGGGATATATTTTGCGGCTCTACATTTTCAACTCAATTTGGAAAATCGTGGATGGAAATGGGCGACACAAAAAGGAAGCAAGCCCTGGAGCGCGAATTCCACATGGATAAAATAGTGTTATATGCCACTATTGCCAAAGAAAGCAAGAAGAAATTAGAGGAAAAGCAAGAGTCTCTTAGGACGGCTATTAATCACAAAAGACTCCTAATAGATAATTTATCGACTGAGATCGAGCAGTTAAAAAAGTCATCCGAAACCTTCGAATCCGACAAAGCCAATAGGATCAAATCAGCGACAGAAACCCTAAATGATATGATAGAGAGCCGGGATTCTATCGATACATATGACATAAAGTCTCTACAATCTAAATGGGACTCTATAAATAAGGTCGCAGATAAGTTATCAAAGAAACGACCTGATGTTGTGAAATTAGAATCGGAGTCTAGAAGAATTTCGAATGACATAGCATATCAAAAAGAGAAAGTTAAATCTTGGAAAAACAAAGATGGGAAAGTCTGCAGCGAATGCGAACAGACTATACCGCATGATCACGTCAAAGACAAAATAAAAGACCCAGCCGAAGCTATAAAGTCTCTTAATGATAAGTTACAATCGATAGATTCAGATATAAAATCTAAAAAAGACGAATTATCCAGAATCGAAAAAATCATAGAAGAAAACAAACCGTCAAAGACTGTCTCAGAAGCGAAGGCGGCTAATGATGAGCACAAAAAGCGATGCAACAGTGTAGAGAAGCACAAAAAATTTATAGATAGCATTAAATCAGAAAAGAATGAGTACAAAAGCTCAATAGACAGGATCAACACCAAAATCAAGCAAGCAAATGTGGAGGTTGACGACCTATTAAGTAAGATCAAGAATATTGATACGGCTTTGCTGCATTATAACTATGTATATAAGGCATATAGCGACAGACGAAAGATCAAAAGCTATATGCTAGATCAGTATGTGCCTTATCTAAACGAGAGAATCAAGCATTACCTAGATAAGTTCGATCTTGATTTGGAGCTAGAGTTCACAAATGCCCTGTCAATAAAGACAAACTATTGGGGATATGAATTCTTTAGTGGGGGTGAGAGAAAACGAGCGGATGTTGCTATGATGCTGGCGATGTTCGATTTGCACATACTAATGTATGGCAAGCAATGTAATATTATGATGTTCGACGAAGTAGATGGCAGGCTAGATCCGCCCGGCGTAGAAGCGTTTGCTGACATTATAAAGAACGACTTAGAGAATAAAGTAGACTCTATATTGGTGATAAGTCAGCACAAGGATATGCGCGGAGCATTGTCATCAGAAATAAAAGTTATTATGGACAATAGAATCTCAGAAATATCAGAAATTCTAATTTAGATAGTCTTGCTAAGAGACCCAGCTATAAGAAGTATCACACAAATCAGATCTATTAATACTTTCCTCCGCCACCTTCCGGTCTAGCAGGCACATCTCTTCTGAAGAACTGCCCAGATCCGGTATCTGCTGTAGCTCTAGACGGCGACATAGATATTGTCTCGACATCAACATCCCTTATTCTACCTGCTTCCAAGCCCTTTGTCGAGTTGACCACGAATTTTATAATTTTTCTTGCTGTTAGATGATCTCTTGCTGGTGACTCTGCCAGCGTCTCTGGCCTGTTAAAATCCAAACCAGTCGCATTGGCGTGTTCTGTGTATCCTAGGAACAATTTTTTGTTGCCTAGAACGAACATATTCCATCCGAGTTTCGTATATCCAGTCGTAGGGTCTATTTCATCGGCGTGCGGTATGACTTCTATCTTATTTATTAATTCTGGTATTTGCTCATGGATATCAGACATCAATGCCGGGTGCACAAGATTATCTACGTTCTCTATGCCTTTGTTATAAAAATATTGCAAGAGCAATCTTCTAATAATTTCAGCGTTGAGCTGGCTAAATATACGTTTTGCTAGTGTGTTGCTTACCATTAACTTATCTTTGCCTATCGATCTACGATGCCCAAGGAAAGGCATTTAGATTTTATCTCAGACTTATGGCTTTCTACTTCTTTAGCTGAAATGCCTAAGAACTTCGCTATGTGGATCTTTCTGGCCGTTTGACTCCCCCAAGATGACGAAAACTCTATCCAAGTGTTTCCTTTTTGACTCAGAATGTCGAATATTTTCTTTGTGGTTCCAGAGTCTAAATTAGACCTAATCGTATCCAGCGCTTCATTAGATATATATTCGTCTACCGACCCAGTATGATTATATTCTTTTTGGCTATTAAATTCTACTGCATCTGACCAGTTTGAATCTTCTTGCCCACTTCCGGACCTTTTGTAAGGCGAATTCATACTAAGAACTATCACTGGATCTTCGCAATCAACCTTTGCGTCTATCATAGATATCTGTTTGCTGGTTGATGTGACGGAGATTTGTGAAAAGTCAATCCATGAAATATCAATATTGTAGTTTTTATATTCTTTTGTGATACCAACCATAAATGAATCGAACGCCAACGGTGTCTGCATCAAGCTTAGGTATATGTCAAGCTCGCCTCCACTAACCGCTTTTGATTCATCGTAGTAGTATTTACACTTGTTCGATTTTAATTCATTTAATATAGAATAAAATGCTATTATATCGGCTGGACCACATACTTCCACTTTAGTGGTCTGCGTCTTTATGATGTTCTCTTTTAATATCTGTCTAAAATAATTCCAAATCCATACAGAATACCATTTCCTTCTCTGAATACTATCATCTAGGATGCTATATGGATCCTCTACTTTCGTATCGCCACCAATGGATTCTATTGGAGATTCTAATTTCCGCTCAGCCGCTTTTTTGGATCTATATGGCCCGAGATCTATACTATCCCCAGAGATAAAGTACCCTTCGTCGTCTTTGTCTATATCGACTACATTTCCGTCTATTTCGGACTTCTTGCAATTTGGGCATATTTTATATTGCCTATCAAATTGCCTGATTTTTCCTGCGCTAGTTTTGTATTCTGATGATTCACAAAGATTGCATTTGTATGTGTAATCTTTGTGATATAGCAAATGTGCAGTGGCCCGCCATATTGCTATTATAAATTCTTGATATGCCGCATTTTGGTCAGACCTGTAATCTCCAGATATAGTAGCACCAAGTTGCTTCATAAATTCGAACTTGTCTGCTGCCAGAGACGGGTCGTCAGCCACCTCCTTGACTATGCCTTCTATTGTCTTTCTTTGCTCTTCTGAAAGATTTGTCATCGTTTGCGTGGCTATAGATCCACGCAAGTACAATGCCGGTAGCTGCATTAACTTAGACAATTTTATTCTCCTGGTTCCTACTTCATAGTATTTATATCATATGGCACAATATTGTAATTCACAGAAATTAGATACCATATGGGAATCGTGGCAGCTTTCTAGAGAGACCCCTGATTTAGAATTGGTCCGTGATTCTGGGTTGTTATGGACCAGAAGATGTGGCGACGATATGCTGCTACACTGCACGGCATCAGAGAATGATTTTTGGTTTGTGTCTATTAACGGTTCGATCCATTCATCTGATATTATTTTGGCTTTTAAATCCAGTACGTTTGAACCGGATTATGATTTGATTTCTGAGCTATCAGAATCTGAATTCATATATGAGCAAGACGAAATAGAAAGTTGGAACGAATTAGTGCACATGATAATTCCGGTAGTGACTAATATATCTAAAAAATTCAATCCTAGGAATGAAGACGAAAAGTTTGAATTGATCCAAGAAGCCCTCTACGTGATATTAGACAAAATAAATAGAGGTATTCTTAAAATGAAGAAAGGCAAAGCCCCTTCATTTAATCTACTTACTACAGCAATAATAAATGCTATGCGGTCAATTAAAAATAAAGAGAACCGCATCAAGACCAAGGATGCTAAGATATTTCAAGGGCTGATTAATTCAAAATGGCAAAATCGATCCTCGTACCAGTGTCAGCAATCTCTGGCAAACGAGTAGCATATAAGAAGAAGCCCAGAGTAGGGGGAAAGACGGTTTCGATAAAGTCGAAAACCCCGATTGTCTCTCATAAAAGTATAAAGCCCAAGATAGGCAAAAGAACAAGGCAGATAGCTAGCACAAAGCAAAGGCTTAAAGCTAGCATAAATACTAAAAAGGGCGTCGTAAAAAACAGTCTCAACGGTGGGTCTGATCCGAGAATAAATGACTTAAGGAACAGTTGCGCCGGGAAACTACTTGTAATCATTGGGAATGGGCCGTCGCACAAAGAAGCACCACTATACAAGTTAAAAGATTTAGATAATGTTGAGATGATGTGTGTAAACAGGCCCGACGAGAGAATATGGCCGCCGGACTACTGGACATTCTGCGACAACAGCCAGTATAAAAGACACCTGAATTTGTGGGAAAGGTTTGCCGGAACAATATTTAATACCAAATCTGTAAAAGCGGAAAAGACAAGTAGTATAAAACTGGTCACTAAAGCCGGTAGAGGGTTTAGTAACAATTTAAATAAAGGCGTCCATGTAGGAAGATCAACTGTATATACATCTATGCAGATTGCCACTTGGTTAGGGCATGATAAAGTGTACATATTTGGATGCGATATGGCGGCAGTAAAAGGAAAGTTGTATCCATGGGGCTCTAACCCAGATGTTGATGATCAAACCAGAATAAATAGGTTCAAGAATGAATCGGAATACTATTCCTGGGCCGCAGAAAACATGCCACAAAGGATTATAGATAAATTTGTATTTTGTAGTGCGTACAACACGTGGCCCTTTACAAAGAAATTCAAAACTATTGACCACATGCAGGCAGTAAAAAATATTATAAAGCTTTCCAAGGAGATGAGCAATGGCCAAGAAGAATGATGGTAATATCCCGAAGAATACAAAGGCGTCTGTGCCTAAAAATTCAACAACAGGAAATGCTAGCCAAAAGACCACTGCTGGCGGGCATCCTGGCGGGGAGAATAAATTCCAAGAGATGGCACCAGGAAAAGGGTTCTTTGTCGTAGATAGCCGCCCAGGTCATACTCAGAAGAAAAATATAGAACACAAGCAAGATTATAATAAGGACAAATAATCTTCGATTTCGCGTTCTAGATATTCACTCTTCTTCTTACTCATACTGACGCGCGACGACATCACTATATGGTTTGTATATGTCCATCTAAATATGCCGCCAATGTATGCTAGTTTAGTTCCAAAACCCATGCCACCCAATCTAGACGTAAATTCTACAACAACACAAACATTTGTTCCCGGTTTTTGAATATCGTCGTTAACTTTCAGCCACTCACCCTTATAAGCTGAAAGATATACTTTGATAGTTGATTTATCGATAGTTCCCGATATATCATCAGATACTTTAATCATAACATAAAGCAGGCCCTGCACATAATGCAGGGCCTGCTAAACGAGGGCGGGCGCGACCGAACTGGTTCACGCAGATTCAGCGGTTGCCTCTATCACATCAGCAACATCTACTGCTTCCGGTTTTTCTTCAGCTTTTGTTTCAGCTTTTGTTTCGGATTGTGTGTTTTGGGACTTTGCCTGCTGAGCTACTGGGCAGTCGTCGATTTTTCTCTCTGTGTAAATCTTGCACTTTTTCTCAAGCTTGTTCTTATCAATGTCGTGCGTCGTCTTTTCTGCATTCCACTTTTTGCCGGGTTTGTCATTGAATGTATTGACGTACGTTACCTTGTTGGTATTATCGTTAATCAGCATCCAACTAACCGCTTCGATTTTAAATCCCTTTAGCGGCTTAGAAAAAACTCTGGTTGCCGGGATCGGCTTCATTCTTTGCCCATACTTTTCTGCTAGTTGCTTATCCATTTTGATTCTCCAAGAGTGTATTGTTCAAATACTTGTTTAGTATCATATTCTAGGCTCTAGAATAATATCCACTAGATATATCTTCTAGAGCCTCCTCGATTTTCTTATCCATATAATCCCATCCTTTATTCCAATTTCTATAAAACGAGCTCGTTGATGGGTATGGATTGTATGCTCGGCTTTTTGCGTCTTGTCTGGCTATTGCGCCTTCCTCAAAATAGACCGATCCTGGCTTCGTATTGTTTTTCCGTCGTCTTTGCATCGAACTTATAATACATTAGCTAGTAATTATCTTGGTCCGCCTAAGATCAACATATACCTCTCTGCGGCCCTGCCTGTCTCCGTCGCCTATAAGATTTCTGTATCTCATTTTCCTAGCTGATGCTTTTACGAAATCCCTACTTATTTGAAGATGCTCAGCAGTCTTTTTGAGAGACATTCCACATTTAAACGCCTTTAAGATTTTATAAGACGTTGGGCCAACTTCTACAGTGCCTTCTATCTTGTTCATGCAACGCAGTAGAACATTCTATCTTCCAAAAGAATCAACATTTAATTATTTGCTCAATCTGTCATTTATAATTTTAGTACATTCTTCGCTCAATTCGACGCCCAAGAAATTCCGAGATTCTAATTTAGCAGCCATTAAACTAGACCCACTTCCAGCAAATGGATCAAAAACCAAGCCGCCAGGCTTGCACATTGCCTTTACCCAGATTCTGACTAACTTCACAGGCATTTGGGTTGGAACACCTTTGACTCTTTCTTTATGTGTCCCTGCTATTCTCTTAAACGAGAAAACATCGTCCGGGCATTTACCTCTAGGATCAGCTCTTTTGTCATTATATAAAAGCTGCCTATCTGATGGCGTAGCAACCGATATTGGATCAAAATAACACTTCTTGTCTTTTCCGAATCTAAGGCCATGGGTCTTGCTTCTAGTGAATTTCTTTCTGTTATCTAGCTTTCCGCTCTGTCCGAATTTATAATGCCAAATAAGCCATTCTAAGCGTTTCATCTCCAGCTTTTTCCTACATATTGTATCTATATCTGAGATATACTCATCGCCCATAAATATTAACATATTTCCGCCGCTCTTCAACAATCTGAAAGCTTCATATATCCACTCTTCAGACCACGCTAAAAAATCATCATCAGGTCTGTTGTCATTATATGAGTCATACTTAAAATCAATATTAAACGGCGGATCTGCTATTATTAAATCCGCAAATGGTTTGTCTATTGTTTTCATCCACTCTAAAGAGTTTCCGTTAATGCATTTGTTGATTTCCATAAGCACGTATGTAACATCGATCCCTACTCAATAATATCAAATATAAAAAAGGAGGGAGATATGGGAGCTAAGAGGCACACGAAGTTTCCGTTTGGAAAGCATAGAGGCATGCCCATAGAACAATGCCCCACTGCATATTTAAAATGGGTGTCAGAAAATCTTATTGACACAGACATGCATGAATTCGCTGTAGTTGCTAGAGAAGTTCTGGAAGGCAGGGCAGACGATAAGAAATGCCATGATATAGAAGAAGCCGCTGACGAATTCCTTAGAAGCCACGGCATAGATCCTCGTAATTTATAGACAGTATTTTATTCGCATGGGAATACTGTCTCACTCCAAAGTATACTTGTGCGGCCAAGTAGAGAGCGATCTAGATAACGCTTATTCATGGCGTTCATCTATGGCCGATATATTAAAAAGTATAAATAAAGAGATAATAGTTTGGGACCCTCTTATAACTCCGTCATGGGTCCCAGATTTCTGCCAAGATCCGAAAGCTTTCGACAAAAGTATACTACACCATAACTTGTTTAATATAGATCCTGATCACGAATCAAGAAAAAGAATAGTAAACACAAATCTGATCGTTCGAAAGGTATGCCATAAATTAGCGTCGACATGCGATTGGATGATAGCCAGGTTGAGCGACAAATTCACATGGGGTAGTATACAGGAACTTGAAATAGCCATACAGAGAGGTATCCCGATATTTATAATATATGCCGATCGACCGCTTAGCGTATATGGATCAACTGGCATTTTAGAAAACAGGGTAGGAGATCCAATTATAAGCCATTTAGACGACTACGTATTCAATGATGTTAATAAAATGTATGATATAATTAGGGAATTGGACTCTAAAGGACCAGCTTCCGATTTGATTAAGAATGACCCATTTAAATGGTCTTTCATAACATACACAGACGGAGAAGACTATGCTCCCATTGCATAAATTAGAAATTGATGTAACTAATTCAAAGCAGATAAACGAAGCTGCACAAATAGCCACAGAGCATTTTTGCGCAGCAGTTGTTGTTACTCCAGAGTTAGTTCAAGATACATTAATAGCCAGAAACATGTATCGCGGAAAATGGAAAATAATATCTACAGTTGATACTCCAAAAGGTCTGCAATTTGCAGACAATAAATTTAGGGGTATGCCTGTTCAGTCATTGTCAGCCGATGGATACGAGATACTCTTAACTTATGGCGAAAAGAACGACATTGCCAGAGAAATAAAATATCTAAATCAATTTTACAAAGGTCATTTTAGTCCATTAACCGAATTTAGATATACATTGGATTTTGGCACTGACAAAAGAGACGAAAAGTTCGTTCAAAATGTGTGTGATATTATCACCAAAATATCTATGCCATCATTTTTGAGAAACACACATTTATGCAAAGTATCAGCTACAGCTGGTAGTAAAAGTTCGCTAGAAAAACAAACTAAAATGATATCTGACAAGTCTGTTGTGCCAGTAAAACTTAGCGGCAACATTGATGCAGACAATTATACTGATATAGTTGTCCCAAGATTTGGCGTGAACCTCAAGCAAGCTAGGTCTATTATCAGGAAGCTAAAAGAAGCCAACGAAAAATTAACAGCTAAAGGGCGGTAGATTTGAAATCTACTTTAATCTAGACGCTTCTTGCTCAATGCTCTGATCACTCGTTTCTTGTTGTTCTTTCATTTCGCCTTTTTCTTTGTCGATTAGACGAACCACGTACTGAATGATATCGCGATACCACCATAATTCATCCTCTGATACGTCATTCGACAAATGCTTGTCGATTTTCAATACTTCAGACTTGATTTCAGATAACAATCTCTTCGTTTCAATGTTCATTCTGATTCGTCCTGATTCGTCCTGTTCGTCCTGTTCGTCCTGTTCATCCTGTTCATCCTGTTCATCCTGTTCATCCTGTTCATCATCCTGTTGGTTTGTGGTCTCACGTTCGACCAATTCATCAATTTCAATTTCTTCAATGAGTTTATTAGCTCTGGCAAACCACTTTTTGACCGCAGATCGGCTTTCGGTAACAACAAAAAAATTACCACAGGGGGTATGTATTGTTACACAATTAAAGCCAAACGGGGGGATGCAAGTGTCGCAGTCGATATGGATTTCGATTCCGTTTTCGTGAACCAACTGCACGGTGTATAAATCGACGCGGTTTGATGTCCATCCCTTTGTTCTGGACATCAATTTCCACATCTTCGTTTCAATGTTCATTCTGATTCCTTCTGATTCCTTCTTTCTTTTGATGTTACTGAATATCATTTGACTCGTCTCAAATCTTTTGCCGCCTTAATCGCCCGCTCTTTTCCGCCAAAATTGAAATTGCAGCGTTACAATCAAGCAGTCCGTTTATTTTCTTCCCGACGTGCAGAAAAAGCTTTACAGAAAATTCCCAAGATACTGACGGAGAAGAATAATAACGTCATCTCCGTTAATCGATCTCAGTTCCAGATCTTGTATATCGTCGAAATCATGCTGGTGCGAGAATACCAAACCTGACATATTAAAAGACACATCTTTTTTAGTGGCAAATCTATGTGCCGCATTGTTCGCATATATTGTTTGGTGCTCCCGATGAAAATCTAGATCAACCGACGTAATAATTATTTCATGTGTTATCAGTACCATCGGCGTCTTTATATATGGAACGTTAGCATGTTCGCTTATATATAAATCTGCGGCGGCAATTACAGTTCTTGGGACACCGGCCAGAGTGCTGATAGGACTGGAATCAAACAAAGATGCTAATTCGTAGCTAGGCTTTATTCTGGTCAAGTGAGTATGAGAATCTATTCTCGGGTACGGTAACATCAAGCTGGATATCCAAAGATCTCAAAATCCATGTCCAGTTTACTATAAGCCACTCGCTTTAAGTCGTCATCGTAATATTCGGACCAATGCTTGTGGTCTGTAGAATTGTGCTTATCTAATTTTAAATCAATCCCTATAGTCTTTACAATAGCGTTGAAATCCTCGTCTAGATTTTCGAATCGCCCAACAAAGTCAACGACTATTTTGCTTCTATCATCACATATCCATCTTCTTTGTCTCCACCAATCTAGAGAATTATTTATTATAAAATCTTCGAATGTCTTGTACTTTTCCGTGAATTTAATGATATTTCTTTTATAATTGTATTCATAAGCAGACACTAAATGATCATACGGGTTCCTTACGAATGCGAATTTATAGTAATTTGCCCATTCCTCTGGAAATCTTCTCTTTATTTTCCGCCAAGTAACATGATGATAATCGTCGCTATCGATTTCGTCGTTTGGGACTATATCATTAGCTATATTGCCTTTTTTCATGGCAAATTTTATGCTAGTCCCAGCGGTCTTAGGGATATGGACAAATATGAACTTGTGTTTGTGCGAAATAATCATACGTTTGCGAACACCACACTATCCGTACTTGGCCCGTGACTCCAGAATGATGCCTCAACTCTATCTGGCAGGCAATCAAGATTATGATGTCTTATGAAATCTTTCATCTTTTCGTCGCCATATCTTTTAGACCCAACATAATTTAAAAACGTGAACGCCAAGTATATCTTAAATGGGTTTGGGGGCATATTTTTTATTATAAAATCTTCTAATGCGAGTGTCGAAAATCTCATAATACGCCTAGGTAACTTGGTAAGTGTAGTCATTTCAACAGGCACATCATAGCCAGCGATTCTCGACACCTCTTCCCAAGTCAATTCCTCACTGTCTTTAAATATATCGCCACTATATGAATCTACTTCTTCATATTCCTTGCCTTCCGATTCATATATCTGCACTTCATCCCAAGTTAAGAACTTTCTAGACTCTTTGTCAAGATATCTCTTGCTATTTATTCTAATTGGCATAGTTCTATTTACTCCAATAATGTTGCCAATCAGATTCGGCGGCAGGTCCATGTCTGACATAAGCCCACCCACTGTGGTAGCTCTACTTGTGCAGTTAGGGTAGAAATTGGAATATAACGACAAGAAATGGCCTTGACTACCGTCCATAAGTGCGGTCGAGCTACTTAATTCAATTATCATATCCAAAGGATCATATATCATATCCTTTAATTCATCATAGTCTTTAGCAACCTTCGTCTTTCTTAAGGACTTCTTGGCTCTACATGCGCCGCTTCCGGACCCAGTTGTGCCGTGCTTGCTTGTGCCCTTATATGGGTCAACTTCATTGTATGGGTCGCCCTCGAAGTTTTTTACTCCATTCTCAAAATCTATGTCATCCTGCGTGACTATCCCGGCATTGGGGTGTATATGTACGTGCGTTTTGGGGATATTTAGATCATGCATTTCTTTCAAAAGATCGTCTATGACAAACGCAGAACCGGGGCCAATAACCGCATGCGGCTCATATGGGATACCGTTTGCTAGATAACCATAATAAAACATACCAGATGGTAGTATTTTGAAGACATATTTTGTTCCGGAATCTCTTACGGTATGGCTAGCGTTTCTGCTATTAGCAGTCAAAAGATAACGGGGGCAATTATTTTTAGCTAAATACGCTGATATTAGGCCTTTAGATTCAGATCCAAATTGTGCACCAAGACAAATATTTACTTTGCCGTTCTCGAAAAAACTCATTTATGTCTCCAAACTGGTATTTTATTGCAAGGTAACGTTTTAATACAATGATAATCCCAACATCCATAAAAGTCAACGGCGTGTCAGGTGGAGGTTCTTACTATCCAGAATCTGTAGTTAAGGAAGCCATAGATGATTTTAATAATAACTTGAAAGTCCGTAAGTCTGAGGGCGGATTAATAAATAGGAAGCACATCCAGATTACAGATGAAGTTACTCATATTACAAAGAAATTATTTATAGAAGATGGTAGGCTATATGCTGACATAGAATTGTTAGACAACCGACACGCTGATGATATAAGGTCTAAAATAAAAGGTGGATATTCTGTTATAGCAAGACCTGTAATGGCTGTTCCGTCATATGTTTTAGATGACCCATCCAAAATAATATCAGACATCACTAAAATCATGAAAGTTCAATTAGAGATCCAATAATGAAAAACAGAGAATACATTTTCGTTTTCGAAGGCAAGTTTCTTGAATCAGATTCGCTAATAGACATATTTGGTGGAGTCACTAAAGAAGAGTGGGAAGTAATAGTAAAGGGGACTATAGGGTACTACTGCTTGATGATCGCTACAGACAAGGTATCGGAGTCTCTAGACAAAAAAGACCTTAGGCTCTCTAGGAAGCTCAAAAGAACAATTCTGCAAATGAAAAATATAGACCCTGCGTTGTTATCTGAATTCGATTTAGAAGAAATCATTGAAGCAAGAGCTGAGGAAATGAAGAAGTTTGAAGAGGCTAACCAGAAAGCATTTGAGTCCATGAGAAATAACGGCAATCTCATGAAGTATCATGTAAAAACGAGTTCTTTATGATAGCACAATGGAACAAATCTCCAATTGATGTATTCGGTACTCCCAACGGCTTTGATGCTTCAATATGCGGCTACTGTGAGGAGAAAAACGGAAGGTTCTATGTGTATATTGTACTTGAAATAAACCAAAACAACTCTACATCATCGTATCTTCTTAAAGAAAATTCTAGAAAGATATTTGGACATGTTGATGTTGATAATATAGAGTCGCCGCACTTACAAAAGCAGATAGATAAGTTAAATGGAATATCTCATAAAGATTTAATAATAAAAGCCCAGCTATATGAATCAAAGGGTAAACTATTAGATGAAAATTGGAATATTTTCAAAGTTTGATATGGCTGGCGGTTCTGAATTCAGAGCCGCTGAAATGGCCAATGCGATAGCTAAATACAGCAATCACGAGTCTCTTATTCTGGCAGAGAAGCAAGTGCCAACCAGGATAAGAGACTATGTGAATAATAGTGTTAAAATAATTGAAAACGTAGTGCTACCCCAACCAAAGAACAAAGACGTTCTTTATGAGGTAGATTCCCTTTTAGTCATCAATACTGATTCAAAAGATTTTACAACATTAGACTATTGGCAAGGCAAATCCACTAGGCATAGTGCTGTCATAGATGTCTCTAAAATCAAGCAGATATGTTTTTTATTTAATTGGATAGTCAGCCCGTCTAGGCATCTATTCAAGCTTAATGAACTATCTGACATAAGAATAATCACCACAAACGAGAAATTCTTTAAAGAAATAAGCGATCAAGACAGATATGAAATGGTAAGACATCTGCCTAGAACAATATTAAGAAGCCCAATAGATAATACCAAATTCGACGACATCACAAGAAAACCATTAATCGATAGACCAATAAGAGTTGGAATGCATTCTAAATCCGTTGGGAACAAATGGAACAAAGAATTTAAAGACTTAATTAAGTACACAACAACCAAATATGGTAACAAAGTCCATTGGAAATTCATGGGAATGTCAAGAGAGCTAACTGAGTCTTTAAAACAAACCGATGGTAATATAACGATATCAAAAGAATTCGCAGAAGAAGTACCTCAGTTCCTATCTGATTTAGATATATTTACATTTTATATATCATGGTCCAGAGAAGAACCTTGGTCTAGAGCTTGTGCTGAGGCTATGGTTAGCGGATTGCCTGTCCTGGCGACCAACAAAGGTGGTAATAAAGATCAAATAGTGCATGGTAACAATGGATTTTTATGTAAATCGCTACAAGATTTCAAAAATCACCTGACCGTCTTGATAGAGCACCCAGGAATTATATCAGATATGGCAAGAAATTCTAGGATATTGTCAAAGCAATTCCATAGCCAAGAAATAATCAGACAGTATATAAATTTTATAGATGCTCATTGAAAAAGAACAATATAAAGTATCCATGTGTACAACATGCATGGATAGGCTATATACATTAAGAGAAACTCTTCCGAAGAACATAGAAGATAATGCTGACTATCCATTTGTCGAATTCGTTGTCTTAGATTACAATAGCAAAGATGGCTTGGGCGACTGGATAAAAGAAAATATGATGCCATTTATAGAATCTGGCATCGTCAGCTATTATAGAACAGAAGAGCCTCAATATTTTAGTATGTCACATTCAAGGAATATTGCTTTCAGAGTAGCATCTGGTGACATAGTAAATAATTTAGACGCTGACAACTTCACCAATCAAGGGTTTGCGTCCAGAATAAATGAAATGGCACAACTGGGATCAAAGGATAGGGAAGTTGCATACCCAAACCCAGCAACAGAAGTAAATAAAGTCATGTTTGGTAAAGGCAAAAAGCTATTAAGAGGCAGATTGGGGTTCTTCAAGAGCGACTTCGTAAACCTTTTAGGTGGATATGACGAAGATCTGCAAGGATATGGTCACGACGATAGGGATTTGTACAACAGAGCTATGAAACTTGAGTTTAATTTGTTGTGGTTTGGTGGCCAATATGTCGATAGAATAAAAACTTCCAGAGCCGAAAAAGTAGTAAATATGAAGATAAAGGACTGGAAGAAGACAGAAAATATGAACAAAGAAGTAAGCAAGAAGAAAATAGACGCGGGTATATATAAAGCTAATCAGAATAGGCATTGGGGCAAAGCAACCCTAATAAAAAATTTCGATCAAGAAATACAAATATGAGCAGAAGCATATCATTTTGCACCACAACCTTCAACAGGTTGGAGCATTTAAGCAAGACTCTGCCATATAACATCAGAGATAATCGCCTATATTCTAAATTAGAATTAGTTATTCTTGACTGCGGATCTAAAGATGATACGCATAAATTCATGAGACAGTTCGAAAACCTTATGGAAGTCGGTAAGCTATCATATTATAAATTATTGTGGCCTGAAATCGAGTTCTTTGATGCAGCAAGAATGAAAAACATATGCCATAAATTAGCAAATGGTGAATTACTGTGCAATTTAGATGTTGACCAATACTCTACAAAAGGGTTCGCAAGAAAATTAAATATATTGTGCAAGCATAAAAAGGACAAATTCATAATAAGCAAAAATGGAAAATTGTGGGGAAAGTTGGCTGTCCTAAAGAAAGATTTCATCAAGATGCTTGGCGGATATGATGAATCAATGGATGGTTATTGGTCTGATGATGAGGACTTATTTAATAGAGCTATTGCACAAGATTTTGAGCCAATAAGATTTAATAATGGGTTCAAAATGATTCACCACGACAGATCAAGCAAATACTTCACATATGATCATGACAACAAAACCAAAAACAGGATAATATCTAATAAAAACATATTAGATCATAGATATAAAGCCAATATAGATAGACAATGGGGCTGTGGAGTATTATTAAAAAACTTTCGTGAAGAAATCAAGATATGAAAAATCTTTTGGTAGCAAATTTCCAGCCTCCAGCCGATAGCGGTAACGATAAAAAGAAAGGTATGGACATAAATGGCTTAAAACTATTTATAAATGCTCAGATAGACAATAGCCTTCATTTAGGGTGGGACCCTAAAGACATAATATTAGTCACAAATTTTATGCATCATTACAACGGCATAAATGCTTTTGTGACTAATTTAAACTCTAGTTGCCTGACTGGTAGCAAAATGTTTACTATAAAATGGCTTTATGAAAACAATATAATAGATGATACGATATGGGCTCATGATTTAGATGCATGGCAGAATGATCCATTTTACGAGCCAGAATTTAAAGATGTAGGAGTCTCAACATATAGCAGACCCAAATTCAACGGCGGTAGTATATTCATAAAACCGTCGGCCTTGGATATTATCAATGAAATAATAAATAATATAATTACAAATAATGAAGATAGAGAAGAACCAACTATAAATGAAATTTTAAAATCAAATAAATACAAAGACAGAGTCACTGTACTAAATAACACGTATAATGTTGGGTGTTCTGGATATAAGGAGAGATACGAAAGAAGCAGCAAACCAATAAAAGTTTGCCATTTTAATCCACTAAATAGATTAGCATGGTGGACATTTGTTGGTGATAGACACAAATTAGGTCAAGCAGCCTCTGACAGATTAGCTTCTTTGTTGACCAAAAAATTCGGCAAGTATCAAAGCTTCAGAAGCGTGCCTTATACTATGGATGAAAGAGATTTTAAATGATTATCAGTAGTATAGTGATAAAAATATTAAGAAGACATTATTTTAATAAAATAATCAAAGACTTATTAGACACAAGATATGCAGAAGAAAGTTATGAATGTATTATACTTGAAGAAAAGTAGCAAAGTAGCAAAGTAGCAAAGTAGCAAAGTAGCAAAGTAGCAAAGTAGCAAAGTAGCAAAATAACACCAGAGCAAAATAACACCAGAGCAAAATAACAAGATTTGTAGATGGGAATCTCATATTGTCGGATCTGGTCCAGGCGAGATATGAGATTGACTTTCCATCAGATTAATCCAGATCCCGCAAAGGTAGAGAACTACCTTCAGCGAAAATCCGATTGCTGAGAGAGCGCCCGGTAGGCTATTTCACCGGTCTAAGCCTACCATTCACCTTGGATAACCATTGGGTTACATGGCAAAAATGCAACAAGCAAAGCACAGTAACTCCCAGGAGAACACCCGCAGTCTCCGGCTCCGGGCCTAGCTATATCGGTTGGCACCCTGGGGATTAGAAACCAGGCTCTGTCATTACTAAATACCTACGCTGCTAGAAGCAGTGGGCAAAAGGGCCGAAATCGGGAAGGTTCCTGTCCATGGCAGCGTGAGAGTCAGACGTGATTAAAAAAGAAAAAGATGTTTCTCTCTTCGATTTTTCTTCTTCTTTTTTTTAATCATCATGATCTCTCCAAGGTAAGGGAAACCGGACTATTTATAAATTATCAAATATAAAACGACATGTTTAAATGGCTTTTCGGCAGCAAGAAGCAAGAAATGCATATCCATGTACATGTGGATGGTATTTTGAATGTTCAAGGTCAGGATTTAAAGCTTGGCATAAATTCGGATGCAGATATAAGCAACAATAAACAGGATCCAAAAGAATCACACATACCTGAAATGGACCCGACAATTGGAGAAATTGACTTACCGCAGGTAGAATTTGGCGAAGAGGACTAAAATGATTAAAATAGGATTAGATCTTGGCACAAAGACAATCGTTTCTGCTAAAAGAGGCGAAGAAAACAAGCCTATATTCAAGCATGAAATAAATGGGTTTTATGAATTCCCGACACCAGATAGCTTTACAAAAAAGCTGTTGGTTGGTCAGAAAATACCATTTGTTGAGAAGGATGGCAAGATATATGCTCTTGGCCGGAAGGCTGAGCAGTTTGCATATGCTGTCAATTCTACTCTTCGTAGACCGATGGCTGATGGTACAGTTAGCAAAGAGGAAGAAGCCATTAATATTATGGCATCGATTGTCCATGCTATAATTGGCAAGTTAGATGATGATGCAATATTGTACTATTGTATCCCAGCAGACGCTATAAATAAGAGCACAAATGTGCAGTTCCACCAGAAGATTGCACAGATGATAATTGATCGGTATCAAAGAAGTAAAGTAACTGTCAAGGGTTATCCTATCAATGAAGCCAGAGCGTTAGCTATAGGTTCTGGTGAGCCGGTTTGTATTGCTGTGTCATTTGGTGCTGGTATGGTCAATGTTTGTTATTGCATGTACGGCATGTCAGTGTTTGAATTCAGTTTAGTTGGTAGCGGAGACCGGGTTGATGCGGAGGCTGCTAGGCAGTTTGGATATGATCCAGAAAATCCAAATAAGAGCAGTCGCGAAACGCCGACAACCATGTGTAAGAGAAAGCACCAAATAGATCTGACAAAATCTAAAGATGAAGTAGATAGAAAAGACCAGGCGATAATGATTTCGTATCAGATTCTGATAGAGAATGTTGTTGACGGTATTATAAAGGGTTTCAACGAAAACGAAGAAAAAGCCAAGATAGATCAGGCAATCCCTGTTGTAATAGCTGGTGGTACTTCATCTCCTCCGGGGTTCGGCGAATATTTTGAGGAGATTATGAAGTCTAAAGAACCCCCGTTTGAAATATCCACTATAACGGTACATCCTAGACCATTATATGCTGTTGCGGAAGGTTGTCTTATCGCTTCTGAGAGTCATGAGGAATAAAATCAAAATTAAGTAGGAGGCAATTATGGCACATCATGTAGTAGGTATAGGTCTATTTTCAGTTGCCAGAGATGGCACTGTTATGCCTGGAAAAGAAGGTACGATAGCTCAGGTTGCTACTTCTAATCTAGAAAGAAGAATTGTACCAACTAAAGGTGTAGATAGCTCAATGAATTATCCCACAATAGTTGAATATCTAGATTTAGAAGAAGATGCTGGCTTTGATCTGGTTCATATAGACCAATATACTATAATAACTAAGGGCTAAAATGCCGAGAAAGAGCCTAGAAGACAGGCTATGTGAAGCGTTATTAAGTCATTCGTCAAAAGACAATGACCAGTTTGATGAATATGTTGAAGATATCAAAGATCTCATGGGGTCATCTGGAGTTCTAGAAGAAGGCAAAAAGATAACTGTTACTACTATAATAGATACTGATGAAGATGAAGAAAAGATAGATCCTCAGGTAAAATTAAATATCCCAGATGAAGCAAAAAACAATTTCATGAACAAGGCTCAGGAATTGGGAAATTTTGATAGTCCTGCTTGGGTTGAGCAAGTTGTCAATGGTCTAAAGCAAGCGGGGGTTCAAGGAATGAACCCTATTGAGGATGATGAAAAGCCTGTAACTAAGAAAGAGATCATGTATCTAATATCTATGCTGATTGATCTCATAAAAACAGGAAAAGTATAATGGCGCTAGAAGGTAAGGGACTAAACCTTAAAGGCGACAACACTTTCAAACCAGTTACCCCAGGCGTTAGAGTCACAGATATAGTTGTTAGAGGTGGCGGGGGAACGGTAACATTCTCTGATGGTGTTACTGTAGAATATTTATTTCAATTTATACAAGATCCCAGTATACCGTCTGGCGGTATCTTCGATGTCACTCTGCAGGGCGATAGAGCTAAGAGAACGTATGAAAATGTGATATCTCAAGCTGTTTGTGATATGGTTGATTGGGTGACTCAGTGTTCCAGTCTCAATAGGCGAGTTTCTGAATTAGAAAAGTTACTTGGTAGAGGTGTTGAATTTACGTTCGAGATTGAGGATTGGGACGATCTTGGTGTAAAGAATCAGATCCACATTATAAATGAAGGAACTCCTGGGCCTGGAGAAATTGGTCCACATGAATTAGGTACTTCTAGATCATTCCATATATCTGTTTGGAAAAGGGATGGGTCCCCTGCGATATTCGGCGTAGATACTGAATTCGAAATCAATTTAGATACTGGATTAATCAAACTTATTAAAGCTCCTTTAGGTAAGCCATTTGCTGGCAGGGTTATTGTAAGTTGATTAGGCTGAAAGCTATAGAACTCGTTGAAGCAAGAAATGCTTTTGAACCATATTTAAGTAGGCAATTGCCGTATGGTTTGTCTAAAAGAATGGGCAATATTGTAGCTGAACTTGACAAGCATATTTTAAGGTTAAAATCGCATCGCCTTGCTATGGCCGATAAATATAAAGAACTTGACGACCCTGAAGGATTTAATAAGAAGTCAATAGAATTAATGATGTCAGACGTAAAATTAGACGTTGATAAGATTCCTGAAGAACTTATTGATAAAGTAGAAGTCAGACCATCAGATATGAAATATCTTTCGCTGTTTGTTGAATGATTAATTCTTTAACAAATATATTATGAAAGATTAACTCTAATGAAAGAGATATCTGATGTCTAAAACTTTTTATGAAGCAATTATCGCGCAGGGTGGCTTTGCTGGGCAGGTATTTGATGTTGCTGCTGGTCCTGCCAACACCGATGTGATTGATGCTCTTTTGAGTGCCAGCGATGGTGTTCTTACGGAGAATGCTCCAGTCAATATGATATCAACCGGTGCTCTCTCTGCTGGAGCTGGTACTGATGGTATTGTTGACCTTGATATTACTGCGTTGGAGCAGGAAGGTCGCTGGTTCTGGCTTTCTGTTAGAAACAGTGATATCGGAACAATTAGCTTAACTGTTACTTCTACCACAGATATTAATGGTGGCGGTGCCACCTTAACTATCAGTAGTGCTCAGGACCTGTTGTTTGTTCATGAATCTGGAGGCACTTGGAGAGCTTATCGCCAAGAACTTAGCACAGCCCCAACAAATGCTAAGATTTTCCGCGATACATTTGCTGCTAGTGATTGGTCTGGTGGGCCTACTAACTCTATTACAGTAATACAAACTGGCGCTCCTGGTGCTGGTGAAATCGGGCCTCATGGATTAGCTATTGCTAGTTCTTATGCTGTTCAGGTATATCGAGATTCAGACGATGAGCTTGTGGATCTTGGTACAGTAGTAGATGGTGGCACCGGTGATATCACCTTGACTAAAACTGGCCTTGGTACTAATTTTGATGGTCGTGTGATTGTCGTTGGTGACTAAAACTTATGAGGGGGGCTGGCGATGGACGCCGACAAAGTATATAAAGATCTAAAGGATGAAGCTAATGCTCTCATTGGTCGCGAGAGAGAGCTGGAGAGTAGGATAGAAGCTGTCAAAACTTTGAGAAGCAATAACAGAGATCGAAGAGTTAGGATTGAGAAGCTTGAGGCTCAGCTTGCGGAATTAATGGATGACGTTCTTGATAACAAATAAGAAATAAACGCTGGTTTATAAAGTGGTATGGCTAGAGAGTTCTTTGATACTGTTGCTACTAAAGCTGGTTTGGCTGGCGAATATGAAGAACTAATTGAGTCTGAATTCGCCGCCTCGGCTGGACCAGCGTATACGCCCGGCGAAGATGGAATTTTTAGGGTAGTTGCCTCTAGGACAATTCAGTTATTGAAGGGTAGTCCAATCTATGTGGAGACTTTTCAGGACTCTGCTGCCACCCTACGAGTTCCGTCTGGGCTAATAGCAAGCAATGATGCCAACGATGGTAGATTTTATTTTGTCAAGAACAGCGGAATTGGGAATGTTGCATTACAAGATCACTTAGGTGGATCTTTGGCGGCAATCCGTAAAGGTCAATTTGTTGTTGCCCTACATGGAGATGATGATAATTGGGATGCTTCTGGGTTGCTTAGTTCCGACGCCGTCGTCGAAGTCAAGAACACGTTGACGACCACGGACACACTGCTGAACACGATCGCCACGATCGACGTCGACCCCAGCACCGTACACCATCTGGACGTGACGATCACGGCGCGGGAGGGCGACAATAATAGAGGGTCGTTCGTGCGTAAGGCCACGATTTACCGTAATTCGACGGGCGGGGCAGCAATCGAGAATAACGTAATCGTGGTATTTGACGAGAGCAGCAGCGGTAACTTTAAGATAGCTGTCGTGGCGAGCGGCAACAGCATACTCATTCAGGTTCAGGATGAGCAGGGGCAAACGGTGAACTGGACCAGTTGGCACAAACTCTACTCACAGGCGTGACATGATTACCGGCATCACACAATTCGGGTTGGAGGGGCGTGTAGCAACGGTGGATCACGACCCGGCTATCGTGTCGACCGATGTCCCCGCAGGTTCGATTATCCTGTCGACCTCCACAGGATTGCTCTACCGAAAACTCACCGGCGGCAGCAACACGGATGTGTTGCCGATGACCGCTTCCAGTCAGCCGTTCGATTGGGACAGCGGGGCGTCGGCGGTCGCGGCGGTCGTCGCGGCCGGGATGCTGTCGCTCGAATTGCTTGCCGATACCGACTCGAAGGTAGTCGGCGGCGACGTTGCCCCGCTGCACGTCGACCTCGATCAGGCGTTGGAGCTTGACGTCAAGATCGTCACCCTCAGCTTGGGCGACGCGTCGGCCGACGCGCACCTGCGGCTGACGGCCCGCTACGTGGGGTTGGGCGAGGCGGCGGACAAGACGCCCGACGAGACGATCGACCACATCTTTGAAGTCGCCAACGTAGATAAGTGCGTGCACGCCGTGACGTTCACACTGGACCCGTCGCTTATCTCCCCCGAAGACCTGCTAAACCTGGAGCTGTCGCGGCTGGGCACGTCAGCGAGTGACGTGTTTACCGGCTCCATCGGCGTTGCCGAGAGGTCGCTGCTGAGGTTCTTTAACTGATGGCAAGCACGTACGAACTGATACTGTTCCGCGAGGAGACCCGAGACGACGGGAAGGTGGCGTTGCTGCGTATCCCGTTGGTGGCCGGTGCGGGGATCGACCTCGACGCGGTGATCGGGGAGGTATCCGCCGGTAGCGGTGTGAGCGTGCAGGAGGGATACGCCGAGAGCGAAGGGACCAGTTCGACGACCAGCACCAACTTTCAGCAAAAGCTCCGCGCCAGCTTGACGGGTCTAGACGCCGGTACGTATGAGGTGGCGTGGTCTTGTGAGGTGTTGCCCGGCAAAAACAATCTGGCTGCCCGCGTGCGGGTTCAAGTGGATGACACGACGACGCTAAACAGCCCTGACCCGGTCCTCAATCGAGACAATAGCGGGGGCAACGTGAAGGGCTGGATGCCTCTCAGTGGGTTCCGTCAATTGGCATTGAGCGCCGGGGATCATGACTTCGACATCGACTTTGCTTCACCTCAGAACGGAAAGTCAGTAGATATCCGGTTTGCGCGTATCAAAATAGCGAGGACAAATTAAGTGGCCGAGCAAGCATACACGTACAGCATCGCCAGCGACTTCCCGTCGGGCGCGGTCAACACGCAGAAGCTGCACGACGAGGTCGTGGCCGACACGGCGATCACGACGCAGCTCGACCGCATCGACACCGACGGCGACGGCTTGTCAATCGTGTTTCAGGCGGCGCTGTCGGCGGCGGAGAAGACGGCGCTGGACGGCGACACGACCGGACCGGCCGGGGGGCTGATCGCGCAGCACGACAACAGCGCGTCCGCCCCCGACTACGGGAAGATGCAGATCGACGGGATCTCCCCGGACGCCAACGGCTCGCTGCCGCAGGCCCCGATCATCTCCACGCCGGGCCACCGGCTCAACGACCGCGACGTGCTGGTGCGGGTGGGCGAGTTCGACAACCCGTTCGAGGACCTGCGGGTCAACCCCGACGACAACAAGGAAGTGGCGTGGGGCGAGGTCACGTGCGACCCGGCCGACACCGATCCGGCGAACAAGACCGGGGTATTCAAGCTCGACGGCAACGGCGACTGGGTCCGCTGCACCGACCAGACCGACGCGGCCGCCAACGCCGGGCTCACGGTCCTGGAGTACCAGGCCCGGCAGGGCGGCGTGGCCGGGGGCGATGCGCTCAAGTACGACGTGCGGGGCGGGACGCTGTGGGTCGACTCCAACGTGCCGGACGACGGCGACCGCTGGTCGCACCGCGTCTATTCGGTCGGTGCCCCGGACCTGTCGGCCGTCCTCGGCGGCCGGGTGCCGTTCTTCGACGGTTACCTGTTTCCCTATCGCAACAACTGGATGCAGACGCTCAATCCCGTGGCGTTCCCGATGGATCCGTCGGCGTCGGCGGCGGCGAGCATCGTCCGCGTGTGGTTCTATTACAAGGCGGGCACGGCGTACGAGCACGTGCTGCGGTTCCACCTGTACCGACCGACCGGAAGCTGGTAGGGTTTCCCATTCATGAAGCTAATATTCTGCCCAGACTGCCGGGACGTGTTTAAGCTAGTCCGCGATGAGCCCCGTAAATGCTGAGATTCTTGCTATATCGAGACCCATCTGCTTAGTATTTGGATTAAGCTATGGCTGACAAGATCAGTGTGCTTATGCCAACATATAATCGTGCGCACTTGATAGGTGTGTCTATAAAGTCTATATTGTCCCAGACCCATAAAAATGTTGTTTTGTGCATCTATGATGATGGGTCTACTGACAATACAGAAGATGTCGTAAAATCATTTGGCGATAACAGAATCATATATCATAAATCCGGAAAGAATTCTGGGTGTCCAGTTGCTAGAAATAAACTTCTTGAGATGGCCAATACTAGGTATGCTTGTTGGCAAGATAGTGATGATATCTCAAATAAGCATAGAATAAGAGAACAATTGAAGGCTATAAAGAAGTCGAAGGCGGCTATGGTTTGGTCTACGTTTAGGTGGTTTGACAAAGATATTGGCGATTCTTGGATGGAAGAACCAAAATCGCATAGTGGTACGGCTGCCCATGCTAGCATAATGTTTGAAGTATCTAAGGCCGTGCCATTTAGATTGGTAAAAACTTTGGGTGGAGAAGATGCTAAGTGGCGTAGAGAAATAGAATCAGTTTATGGCAGGACGTTAAAAATCCCCAAAATATTGTATTATGTAAGAAAGCACAATGATAGGATTGGGGTATGGAAGAAGAATCCTAAAGCCAATAAAGACTGGTACAACAGGATGGTCAAAAGATGACACTAAAATATTTAGTGGTTGGGACTGGCAGATGTGGTACTGGCTATATATCAAAATCGTTTGATAAAATTGGCATCCCATGTGGGCATGAAGAAATATTTAGCTTAACTAGAGTTAAACGCATAGATAACTTAAGAGTCAAAGAAAATCTAAATAAGTCCAAAAAAGAAGCCGAGTCAAGTTGGCTAGCCGTTCCGTGGTTAGATAATTATGTGATAATACCGGAAGATTGTAAGATCATTCATATAACTAGACATCCAAAGGATACCATAGAATCACTTTTAGACACTGGAATGTTATCTAGATATGACAATAAATATACACAATTTGCGTTTAGAAATATGCCGAGGATGAGGCCGGAGTATGACCCTATTATAAATTGTGCTATTTGGTACGTTTGGTGGAACAGGAAAATAGAAAACACAACCAGAAATGTAATAAGGCATAAAGTAGAAGACGATATAACTAATTTGTTTGATAGAATAGGACTGCCACACAATAATAAGCTATTTAATAACACTAAATATAATAGCAGGGTATCTAAAAAGAGAAGACAAGTAGATCTCAAGGAAGAACTTAGCGGGAAACCGATATTAAAATATTTATTGAGCATGGCAAGCGAATATGGATATGAAATGTGAAAGACGTCGGCAAAGCCAAACTGGAATCAGAGAAAGCTTTAACTGAGTATCTAAAATGCCAGCAAGAACTGCTGGTAATGATCAATAAACAAATGGATCTGGGAAGAATCTACGCTGAGAAGAGAGCCGAATATTTGGCTTTGAAAGAAGATAATGAGCCAGGAATTGATTAAGGTTTCAATATAAATTTATAATGTCCAGCATCCCACAGTCTTCTATATTTATTATTAAACATATTTTCGGCCTCGGTAAGACGCGAGTCGAAATTTTCTAGTAATTTTGATAATTTGTGTTTTTGAAAGTGTTGGCGAGAATACAATATCGATGTGTTGCCGTCTTTATAATATTTATAATTTGGCTTAGTTAAACCGCATGGTTTGAATCCTAATTTTTTATATAAATTTCCTGTCGAATATCTTGCGTCTGCATATGTTAAAATTGATTTTGGGTCATGTAATGCTATAAAATGATTTAGTAGTTTTCCTGCTCCCCCGATAGCTGTTGAACCTATAGCTTGTGCGTATCTTATTATTTCCCATTTATATTTATGGTGCTTGGCAAAAGACATGCATGCGACTAATTCTCCATTATATGTTAATCCAATTCTTACCGATGCATCCCGCGATCCATATATATGGTTTTCAGTCATAAATGAATCGTAATCTTTTGTGTTCAACGATATTATTTTACATTTTCTGGCGTATAATTTTGATGAATACCCAAGTTTATGATTTATTATTGATTTGACTATATTTTGTTTGTTTGACCATTCGTCCTCGTTTATTTGCAGAAGTTGTATATTGTTTTCTACGCATCTAGTATGTTTAGCTTGATGTTTAAATCTTTCGTCTTTTGATTCAGTATGGTTGTATGAATGGTAATATAACCCATTATATTCGATAGCTACGTTATGATTTGGCAGATAGATATCGATTTCTAATGGATATATTGTCTTTCTATCGTTAATAATATATTCAGTATTTATCGATTTTATATATTCTATTATTTCTTGGTGTGGTTTAGAAATCGAGTTAGAGCATTTAGGGCATCCGTGTCCGTTTAAATGATTACTTACTGTTTGGGAAAAATTGCCGTGTATGATACATGTTATTGTGATTGGTTCCATGTACCCGCTGTAATTGGATTTGTCATATGAATATTTGTCGCCGTGGATCGATATTGCTCTATTTATTATATCTTCTGTTGTAGGTGTGTTTATTGCACATTTAGGGCAACCGTGGCCTTCGAGGTGCCTTCTGGTTAATTGTTTAAATTTGCCATGTTTCGGGCATTTTATTATTATGTGACTTCGATATGATTTATATATCGAATCGCTATAATCATATTTGTTATTGTGTAATTTTGATGATTTATTTATAAAATCGTCAATTGTATTACTTAAATTTTTTATTCCGCATAATTTGCACCCATACTTTCCGTAGATGTGTGATTTTGGTGTTTGTTCGAATTCGCCGTGTTCTGGGCATATTATTGTGATTTTTGTATAGCTATTGACATACTCAGATTTACTATAATCATACTTATCGCCGTGCACTAATGTTGCTTTTTCTATAAATTTATTTAGTGGCAATTTAAGATTTTGTTTTTGTTGTTGCCTAAAACATTTTTTGCATCTTGCGCCTTTTTTGTGATTTCTAGCGCGTTGTCTAAACTCTCCGTGTTCCGGGCATATTATTGTGACGCGTCCGCTCAATTCAATTTCTGTAACCTTTGAATAGTCATACTTGTTATTGTGTATCAGGGATGATTCATGTATAAAGCGTTGTAATTTATTCATAATAAAATATCTTTGATTACAGATAGATCCTCTGCATTGCGTGTTGTATTTTATATACATGGTTGACATAATGAAATATAATGGTCCTACAGACTTTGCTCATCTTCATGTCCATACTTTATATAGTACGCTTGATGGGGTTCAATCTCCAGAAGAATTGTTTTCTACGTGCAAAGAAAGAGGATGGAGTGCGTTAGCCGTAACCGAGCATGGGACATTGGCATCAGTCCCAGACAATTATGCGGCTGCAAAAGAATACGGCGTAAAGTATATAGTTGCTTGCGAAATTTATTACAATGATTATGAACCGACTAGGCAAGATCTTGTTAAAGAAGATGTTAAAATTCGCAAGCTAAAAGAAACCGACCCTAATTTTTATTATAAAATGTCTAGAAATAGGCATTTAACAGTCCTTGCTAAAAACGATAAGGGTGTGGAGAACATAATAAAATTGACCACTCAAGCGTGGGAGACTGGATTTTATTATAGGCCGAGGATATGGTTTGATAAATTAGATGAATATAGAGAGGGTTTATTGGTATTGAGTGGATGTTTAAATGGGCCTGTTTCTCATGAGTTAAGACATGGGAATTTAAGGTCTGATGATATGAGAGGTGCATTAGACTATATACATAAATTCAAAGAAGTATTTGGCGATGATTATTTTGTAGAATTGCAGATGCCTTGTCTTCCTGATTTTCCTGACCACAAAGTCTTCCGTGCATTAAATCATATAGCTAACAAGTACAATATACCGAAAGTTCTTACAAATGACGCACATTATCTAAATCGTGAAGACTTTGAAATCCAGAAATTAATGATGGCTATATCCCAGGGTTTAACTGTTGATGATCCGAATCTGTTCCATGTAAATAGTGATGAGCAATATCTTAAAACCAGAGCAGATCTATGGCACACATTTAAGACTGGGAAAGACGGCAAATATTGTGAATATGTGACTGATAGCGAATTTGAAGATATGTGCAACAACACATTGGTAGTTGCCGGTAAATGTGATAATTTCGAACCTGATTTGTCGTCGAAGGTTCCTACATTAGATAATGACGAGCAGATCTTAAGAACCCTTGTGTACGATAGGCTTAAGCAAGAGGGATTCGATAAAGATGAAACTAAGTACAATATAGACAATAAAGAAGTTACTTATAGAGAACAAGCCGACATAGAATTGAATAGGTTTATTGAGAAGAATTTCGCCAGCTATTTCTTGATAACCAGAGATTTGGTGCAGTATAGTTTAGATAACGGTTGGCCTGTTGGACCGCGAGGTTCAGTTGGCGGCAGTCTAGTGTGTTATTTATTGGGCATAACCGAGTTGGATCCAATAAAATGGAATTTATCGTTTAACAGGTTTTTAAGCCCCTCGCGCGGAGGAAAGATGCTAAACATTAAGGCAGAATAGGTCTAATTCAGTTATAAGCAAATATATAATATGATAAATGTACAACGAAGCAAAGAAGTGTTTGGATTAAAAAGCATCAATAGGATTCCTAAAAAACAGAAAGTTATATGTAATTGTGATGTTTGTGGGGTTGAATCACGTATTACTAAGCAGCACCATTATATATGCAGCAAACGTGCTGGTTTATATAGATGTAAAGATTGTGGTAGAAAAGCCATGGCATCTAAAGTATCAAAAGCCATGATATCAAAATGGCAAAACGACAAATACAAATCCAAGCAGATTGGCAGGACTCATAGCGATGAATTAAAGGAATATGCTAGGCAGAGAGCTATCAAATTGTGGAAAGATAAAGAATATGTGGCAAAGTATAATGCTGGGTTTGACCCGGCCAAGGCTAGAAAGAATCTAAAGGCCACCAGATCGGTTGCCAATAAAGCTGCATCGCTTGCTATGGCTGATAAATGGCAGGAAAAAGAATATCGCAGTAAAATGTCAGATCAATCAGCTAAGCTATGGAGTAACGATTGTTATAGAAACAAAGTAATAAGTAGCCTCAAAAAACATTATTCGTCATTAGAAGTTTTAGATAGATGTTCAAATAGAGCGAAAAAATTGTGGAAGAATAATGATTATAGGGATAGGTGGTTCAAATCATTTATGCAATCATTTGGCAATGAAAGGTTACACGAAATTTCATTACAAAGTGCCAAGAATTGGGGAGACCGAGAATATAGAGATAAAATAGAATCACAATGGGACGATCAAAAACGTGCAGAAATGTCCGAAATATGTAAAGAATGGTGGACTGATGATAGGAGAGCTGAAGTTTCTGAGATTATGATAAGTAGGTGGTCGGACCCTAATTTTAGAAAGAAAACAATAAAAGCATTTATTGATTCATGGACTGAAGAACGCAGGCAGGCTGCTAAAGATTCATGGACTGAAGAACGCAGGCAGGCTGCGTCTGATAGATCCAGGAATTTGTGGAAAGATCCGAAATATGTTAGCAAGATGGTTGATATGATCGGGAGGCCGTCGTCTTTAGAAATTCAATTCGCCAGCTTATTGGATGATTATGGCATCGAGTACACGCAACAGTTCCATTTAGGGCCATATTTATTTGATTTTAAGGTCAACGATGTCTTAATAGAAATTAATGGCGATTATTGGCATAGATTGCCGAAGACAATATCAAAAGACAAGGCTAAAGCTACTTATGTTGAAAAACATTATCAGCAATATCAGCTTAAGTATTTATGGGAGCATGAATTTTATCAATTAGAAAAGATTAATAAATTTATTGAATTCAGTTTTGTTGGTTCTGACGTAGAAGAGGTTGATTTTTCAGAATTAAAATTTGTTACTGATATAGATTATGATTCAATAAAATCGTTAATTGAGAAATATCATTATAAAGGAAGTATTGGTCGGGGTGGGGTGTATTATGGTGTTATATATCGTGGTAATTTGATCGCTGGGTCTGTTGTTGGGTCACCAACTAGGAATGTTGTTGGTGGCGAGTTGTTACGATTTGTTATACACCCACAGTATCAGGTCAAGAATCTTGCATCGTGGTTTTTGAGTAGAATCTCAAAGCATGCTTTGAGAGATTATGATTTATTGTTTACATTTGCTGATCCGAATTTTAACAATTACGGCACAATATATGAGGCTAGCGGCTGGGAATTTGCTGGCGAAACAAAATCAGATTATTGGTATGTTAGCGAAGACGGTTGGGTTATGCATAAAAAGACTTTATGGAATAGAGCAAAGAATTTATGTATGTCAGAAAGGTATTTTGCTGAGGTTTTTGGATATAATCGGGTATATGGGTTGCCAAAGAGAAAGTATATTAAACATTAAGATTAAGGCAGAATAATGGATAAGAATCAGATTAAGTTAGGAATAACATCTATACAGCGATCCGTTGTTGTGTGCAATAGGTTGGGGCTGTTTGAAGCAGCGTCGGCTGCTGTTTACAGTATGATAGATGCTATAAACGCTTTGGTAGAAGGCAACGAAGAAACTGCTGCTGAAGATTGTTTCAAATCATCGTTTCTGATATATAAGGTTTTGTACGAATCATTTTCTGAAAAGTTTGAGAAGAGATCCAGTCTAGCGGAAGACGCGGAGAAAATTCTGAAAGAATCCAATGATTGGAATGCATTTGCAAAAGCGTCCAGTAATTATATGGATGCAATAGCAGAGGTTGTACATGGAACGGAATTCGAGGCCGAATTCTTGAAATTTAAAGTTGGCTCCTGATAAAATAGACATATATTGCTTTGCTAGAGGCAAGGATAGTCCATACGCATATGGCATCCTTGTGGTCGCACATTATGGCGAAGAGTGTAAAGAGCACGAGAAATTTGGTTTCGTAGATGCGAAAACGCCTACTGAGGCCAATATCAAGATAATATTGATGGCGTTGAAGTCCGTTAAAGATGACTTTAAGGACCTCGATATCACTCTTCATGTAAGAAAATCTGCATTTTATTGTGTTGATAGAACATCTTGGGGAACCTATAGAACAAAGCCAACCAGACATCATAAACTGATAGGTGCGGTGAGAAGTTTGTTTGACGAGCTTCCTAATGCAAGATCAAAGATGATATTCTCCAAATACCAAAAGTATGCTAAAAGATGTATAAAAAAGTCTAGGAGCATGTTTCATGCGAAACGACGCGAGTTGGGACGATATAAAGGTGATAGCGGTCAAGGAGCTCGTCCAGAAAAAGCTACCTAACGAGTATAAGTCTAGATTTAAGACAGAAATAAAAGAGATCGAAAAGCAAGGTGCCAATGCCTATTGGCAGCAGCTATATAACGAAGATCACAAATACGACACGAATAACAATGGTTTGGTCTTGCCCTGGATATTAGGCATGACCGATGTTGATCCTTTAAAATCAGACCATCAATATACAAGGTCGACGGACTGGCCTGACATAGATGTTGACTGCTTACCGACAGCCAGAGATAGGATCAAAGAATATGCTGCAGAGAAATATGGCAAAGACAAAGTCTGTAGCGTAGGGTTGTGGCAGACATATAAATTTAGGTCAGCATTACAAGACTCTGTTAGAGGTGTTGGTGGTAATGTCAAAGAAATCATGGACATCACTAAGCAGTTGCCGGATGATGTTGACGATCTGAAAGATGGTGGTTTTGCAAAGTGCACTGAATGTAAAACGAAGCATAATGAGCATAAATGCCCAGAATGTGGATCAACAGAAATAGATGGGATCACATTTGGGAAGGTGATAGAAGATCATGAAGAATTAAAGAAATATTATGGAGAGCATCCTAAAGAAGTCAATCTAGCCGTTAGAATGATAGGAAAAATAAAAGCGCTGGGTAAACACGCTGGCGGCCTTATTATATCTGATAGAGTGCTATTCGGAAATGTCCCTATGGGCGTTTCAAATGGCCATTGGACAAGTTTGTGGACTGAAGGCAGGAGTACTCAATTATCTAAATTCGGGTATATTAAGTGGGATATGCTTGGCCTTAAAACTTTGCAGTATATTCATGAGTGCTGCAAATTAATCAATAAAACCAGAAATTACAAGTTTAATGTTATTCCATGGAAAGGAATGGACCCATGGGAAAACTGTCTTGGATACTATTGGGATAATAATGGCGTAAAACACAAAGTGAGGATGGATGACGAAAAAACCTTTGAGATGATGAACGCCATAAGGACCGATACAGTATTCCAATTCGACACGGCACTGCAGAAGAAGATTTTAGAAAATGGCGTAAACAGCTTTTATGATTTACAGATATTTAATGCAATGGGCCACCCAGGTCCGTTGCCAATGATCGATGAGTATGTAGCTCGACGTGACAATGAGGACTACGATTGGAAGAGCGAGGAGCATCCTGATGTTGCATCGTTGCTTAAAGACACAAAGGGTATCATAGTATATCAGGAGCAATTGCAGAAGATCTGGCAACATTTGGCTAAATTCACGGCTCCCGAAGCTGAATCTGCGAGGAAGGCTGTTGCTAAGAAATGGACGGAAAAACTAAAGCCTGTTGAGGAGAAGTGGGTAAGGGGCGCATCTAAGATAATGGGCGAGCGGCGGGCTAAAGATTACTGGGGGAAGATGAAAACTTTCGGTAGGTATGCCTTCAATAAATGCCTGGACAAAGATACTATATTAGAAGATCCTACAAATGGCAATACTATAACTGTTGAAGAGCTTTTTGAATCTAAATCGAGCTTTAAATTAGAATCTTATTGTGATGATGGATTTGTGGTCGATGACGTTGATGAGATAATCGAATGCGGTGAACAAGATATTTATGAAATAGAATTAGATAATGGGGCGATTCAGAAAGTCACTTTGAATCATAAGTTTAGGTGCGATGATGGAAAATACTGGACAGTCAAAGAAATCATCGAAGGCAATTATTCCATCGTGGTTCGACCATAAAATTATAAGCTACAATGATAATATAAAAAGTAATGATACAATAAAATCAATATGTTCAATATGCGGCGATAAAACAAGTAGAAAATTTATCGAACATAAAAGGCTGTGCAATAGGCAATCAAGATATGTTAGCTCATATCGGTGCCGGTCTTGCCTGACAAAGTCAGATGATTACAAAATCAAAATAAAAAAAGCTGAATTCGACACAGATGCTATGAGTAAGAGGTCAAAAAAGCATTGGGCTAATTTATCAAAGCACGATCGTAAGGCATTAACTAGCAAGATAACAGCCAAATTAAGAACTGATGCTGTAAGAGAAAAAATTAGCAAGTCTATAAAAGAAAAATTTGACGATCCAGATTATATTCGTAAAGTTTCGGAGGCGAGAAAGAAATATTGGGAAAATTATGAATATAGGAAAAATAGGACGTTATCGATAGATGAATTTATAGAGAGATCTAAGTCAGTTCATGGCGATAAGTATGATTATTCGAAAGTTCAATTCGATTCTGCCAGGAATTCTAAAGTTGATATTATATGTCCAGATCATGGTGTCTTCCGACAAAGACCGTTATGGCATTATTTGTATGGTAATGGGTGCCCAGATTGTTAGACAAGAATTCCAAAAGCACAAACTTAGCGGTAAATTAGACAATTTTGATAGTAATTTGACTGAACTACAGAATATGTTCAATAATGGATATAGGGTGGGATGCTGGACACAATAAATATGAATGGAAACGTAGCTAAAATAAAGTCTATAAAATATGTCGGTAAAAGAAGATCATACAACATATGTATGGAATCTAGCCAACATAATTATTTAATAAAACCATCTAGCGGGCAACCTATTCATAAAAATTCCCATAGCATAGGCTATATAACGGAGGCATATTGGTGTGCATGGTTAAAGGCTCACTTTCCGCCAGAATGGTGGGCGTCTGTTATGAGTTATTGCCACCATGTGAGACTCAAGAGATACATGAATGTGGCAAGGTCTGAGGGCGTTAAATTTGGTCCTATAAATATAGAGGACCTGTCACCATATTATTCAGTCGACCCAGAGACGCATAAAGTCACTCCTGGTCTTATAAGCATAAAGGGGATCGGCCAGAAAGCTGCAGACAAACTGTCTGGTAAAGGAAAGTATGATAATATAGATGATTTCGTGGATAAATTTGGAAAAGACAAAAGGGTGATGGAAAGATTGATACTTCTTGGTGCTTTTCAGAAATACCACCCAAATATAAAAGCCACTTGGATTTGGTACCAATATAAATATTGTAGTGGCGCTGCCTCTAGAGAAATCAAGAAGCACATTAAGTCTGAACTGCTGGCTGACTGGACCGATGAGAGAATTGAACAAGAACGCAAAAGACAGGCGGATGAATATTTTAAATTGTATCCAAATAGGCGTAAGCTTCCGAATAAGATAGCCAACTGGAATCCTAAGCCTGATGATACAAGAGAAAATGTTATGGCATTGATAGAAGACGATTATGCTAATGCCGAAAAATTCAATTTTGAAAAGGAATATCTAGGGTACTATTGGAGGAATCCAATAGAATATTTTAAGACTGATTCAGATAATACAATTATAAATGCCAAGAAGAATGGTGGGGGGTTCATAGATGTAGTGATAGAGTCTTTCGAAATAGCGGAGACTCGCAAAGGAGGATTATTCGGCAGGTTGGCAGTAATGGATGGCAGCACAGCCTGTAACGTATACATGTGGGAAGGCGAGCTCGATGCCTCTGAGAGCTTCATCGATGACGGGATAGGTATTAGACTAAATGTTGATTATAACGACGGAAGAAGGACATTCTCAGTCAAGAGAGGATCAGTTCCTGTGATACTTGAGATGTCTGAGGACCAGTAGATGTTAATTGATACAGACAAACTATGCTGTGATTATTGCGGGGAGATATTAGATGGGGATTTCTATTATTATTCGTTTGATTTTAAGGAAATAAATGTCCAAAACATGGCTGTGTCTGTAAAGGATGGCATATTTAGTGCTGATGTATGCAATGATTGTATGGAATCCTACAAACAACGAGTAAAGCAAGCATATAAGCCACCTGACAAAGACGCAATATATTGTGACATATCGGGCGAAAAATTGTCTGGCAATATATTATACTATTTGTGTATCATAACGCGCGTTGATGTGCGTTTTAGCGGAAAACTATATTACTGTGAAGTATGTAAACAAAATAAGAAAGTAAGTAACATCCCCTGTGAAGAATGCCCAGAAAATCACCAATTAACAAGAAATGCAGATGTCAAAAAAGATGAAGAGCATTTTGAATTTAATTTTAGCAAACAAATGTATGATTTGTTTGTAAATCATGTCGACATCATTAAGAAAAGAGGAATAGAAGAATGGGCGAAGATATGAATCCATATAATATGTCTGAAATTAAAATAGAAGACGAGATCGTTCTAGGCAGGCCGGTCGAATGGGACTCCGAACCAGACAATGCAGACGGATCAAAATCTGATGGTACCTATATTGAGCCAATTAAGTATGAGACTACATGTCCATATTGTGGGAGCTTAATTAGCTATGAGTCGAAATTTTTATCCGTGCAGTGCCAAGAATGTGGTAAGGGCGAGTTTGAAGAAAGAGATCCTGTTGACCACGAATCGCCAGTCGATCTAGATATTGAATTAACGGACATTGAAGGCGAAGAAGATGAAATCGACACAGAAATTGATGGACAAGAAGAGAGCGAAGAGAATGAGGAAGAGGGAGGGTCAGAAGAGAAAGAAAATGCTGAAGATGAGAATGATCAAGAGATCGATAAAAAGGGCGACGAAAGAGAGAATAATGAGGAAGATGGAGAAGAAATAGATATCGATAAGCTTTTAGAAGATTGATGAATTATATTATTGGTGGTGGATTCGTTGGGCTGTTGGCTAGGGACATATTGGGTCCTGGGTATTCTATTATACCGATTGGCAAATCAAGATTTTATTCTCATAAGCCGCCAGTGGCCGATGATTTTATAATTCGGGATGAAGCCATTGATGATTATATGAATCAGTTCGCATTCATGCCAGTATATCATAAAATAGGATACTCTATAGCCGGTCAGATAACTTACAACCATGACCTGGCGTTGGACGCATGGTTGCATAAAAAATTCGGGGACGATATCCCATCTCATGCCGATCAATATATGAGATCCCATACTGAATTTTTTGTGTACGGTGATTGCTCTGAGATATACACTAGATTGAAGAACAGATATAAAGAAGAGATGATAAGTAATCATCAGAAATATGGTGTAGTTACTTCAATCTCCAATCATGTCATTAAGACTGAAACCGGTGCTAGCATCGAGTATGACAATGTTGTGTCTACAGTTCCATTGAATGTTATCACCGGTTGGCTTGGCAAAGAAACTAAGTTGCCAGTTTCTGATGTGTGGTGTTATCATTTAAAAACCGATAAGCTGGATTTTGAAGGCGCAAACGGCCTTTTAGTCTGTGACCCTGAGATAGAAGGCATATATTATGCCAATAAGATTAGTAACGACAATTATATTTTATATTCTAATAAAAAGATAGAATACCCAGGCCAGCTGTTCCATAGCTTGGTTGGAGACTTTGTGCTGATAGGCGAAATAAATATCCCGGAAGCGATGCCGCGTGGCGATAAGCCGAAGCCAGCTTCATTTAGTGACGGCTATCTGATGGCAATGCTAGAGGATAATGGTGTTACTCCCGTTGGGTCGTGTGCTGAATGGGATGACTGTTTGGATATTGGGTCCGTGATTAAAAAACTGATTCGAATGAAATAATGTCAGAAAAACCAGACAAAATGGAAATGCTATGCAGCCTCAAAGAGGCATGTATGAATTGTGGCATGTGCGACTTAGGTTGGCAAACCGGCGATGATGTTGAACAATACAATCCGCATGTCTTTAGCAACTTTGATCCAGCTGTAAGACTCCCTGAGATAATGGTTGTTGGGCAGAATCCAGGATGGAATGAAGTGTGCCAAAAACAGCCTTTTGTTGGAGATGCCGGTAAAAATTTTGACAATGAGCTTTTTAAACATGATGTAGACAGAAAGCACTTATATATAACAAATGCTGTAAAATGTTTTAGTAAGGGAAACAAAAAACCATATGAAGAGCAAGTCAACGCTTGTGAGCCGTTCCTTCGTATGGAGATCAATATTATAAAGCCGCAATTTATAGTTGCGCTTGGGGCGTTGGCGTTTAATTTATTGTGCCCTGGAGAAGATTATCGCAGCAACCTTGGTAAAATAACCAAGAGCAAAAAATTCAATCAGAAGGTGTTTGCAATATATCACCCTTCTCCGCTCAATTTATCTAATGCTGATAGGCGTAGTAAATACGAAAAAGACATTAGAAAGCTCTGCAAACTCATGCAACATTTCTTGACACCATTTTAATTATCTTATGGGGTCTAGGTAATAATATGTAATTTTATTCCTCTTGCGCTTCTTTAATGTATATAAATTTTGTTTTTTTAGGTAGTTCTTGATGCGAATAACTATCGAGGAAAGGTTTTCTGTGTCAGAAGCCAGCAAGAGTTCTTGCTTTGTTAGCCCAGGTGGTGATTCCAATAACGCGACAATTGCGTTTTGGGTTTCTCGTATCGCGAGCATTTTCTCTTTTGATTTAGCGTCTTTTACTTCTTTTGCTTCTTTAGCATTTTTTAATATTTCCGATCTAATGTCCTGGACTTTATCGGATATATCTGCATCCAAATTTATAGTTGGATGTTCTTCTAGATTTACTGTTATTTCTTCTGAGGACATATGATGGAAAAAAGATGCATATTTAGTGGTAGCACTGAGAATTTAAATACTTCTATGAACATAATTGTTGATGGTGAAACAGTGACGTGTTTTATATCTGATGAATATGCAGAAGACGCTACAATAAAGAGTGTCAAGGAGGCATACGCAGCCAGGCAGCATAAAATAGAAGAGCTCAAAAGACAAGCCGAGGAATTGGGCATTGTTATAGGTGATGATGCTGCACAGAAGCAAGCTGGTATGCAGCCACAGCAGCCACAGCAGCCACAGCAGCCACAGCAGCCACAGCAGCCACAGCAGTCACAGCAGTCACAGCAGCCACAGCAGCCACAGCAGCCACAGCAGCCACAGCAGCCAGAAGTCGATCAAACAGGTATGGTCGATGCGAAGGTGGCCGATGGTAATTTAATTGATCTATCTAAAGTAAAATCCACATCAAATGTTGGTGGCCCGCAATCTCAATATGCCATAGAGTCTATAACAGAAGCGTCTGAAGATTTAAAAGAAGGCGAGAAGGCTAGGATTCAGAATGTTGAAGCTCGGAAGGGGTTAAATGTCCCGATACCAGTGGAGAGAGTTGGCAAGACTGGCACTACTAGAGTTAAGATTTCTAAATATTCAGATGCTGAATTGCAGAATAGATTTAAAAAGATGGCAGATGCTACTCAGAGCGATCAATTTGAAGGATATAGCAGATCATATGAGGTCAGGCTATCTAAGTGCCCATTGTGTAGAGGTAGTGGGACGGTTAAGAATAGCCAGGTGTGCCCAAAATGTGGCGGTGCTGGCGAGATAGAAGTGCATCAATTTTAATATGGCGTGCCTGGGTTATTTAGGCCGAAATATTTTCTATATCTTGGGTTTTTGATAACTGGAGATGTCAAAACTCCTGACCCGCCTTTTGTCTTTCTTAATTCTGGGACCCCAGGCCCGGAGCCTATTAGAGACTTCTTTCTTCTTTGCCTTCTCTTAGCATCATATGCTTTCATGCGCATAGCTTTCGCTATGGTCTTGCCCAAACCCCAAGCCGTCTTTAGACCAATTCCGATAGTAGTTTCTTCATATAGGTCATTAAGCTTCATATTGAGCTGGCTGCGAAGCGTCGACTATTTCATCCATATCTGGATTGTTTCCGGCGTCCTTTTCGGCCCCATCAAGGCCTTCTACTATTTCGGAGAGGGCTTTATGGGCAACTTCCCTCTCTTCATCAGGGACCGCCATTGCGGTCATCTCTTTCTCGAACGCTAGGCCAAATGATGGGTCGTCCACATATTTATATGAATGGACTCTGTTAAAAGCCGAAGCCACTCCATCATGGTATTCTAAATCTATGACTTTGAGCCTAAACGATTGCTCGATGTTTTCGTGCAAGTATGTAAATGTATTAGCACGCTCTTCGGGCTGCGGATCGTGATATGCCAGTCCTAATTTGGCTTTACCACTTAGCATAGACTCAACGGCTTCCAGCAATTTCTGTTGATCTTTATTGAGTGTCATTAGACTCCCTCATATGGAAATTTCTAAAATTATTTTTGATAACGGTCTAAAAATATTTACTCACAATGTGCTATTTAAGCAGTATTAGATGTCAGGAGGCAACATGGCTAAAGGCAAAAAAGAAAGCAAGACAGACTATTCGAACATGGACATAGACAGTCTGATGAGTAGTCTTAACAAGAAATATGGTGAGGGGTCTGTGCAGAAGTATGATAGGGCCGCAATAGTGTCGTGCGATACTATAAGCACTGGCGTGGCCACTTTAGATGATGCTTTGCATATTGGCGGAGTACCTAAAGGGCGGGTAATAGAAATCTATGGCCCCGAATCTGGCGGCAAGACTACTCTATCTCTGTCTATCGTAGCCGAATGCCAGGCTGCCGGTGGGACAGCGGCATTTATTGATGCTGAGCACGCGTTGGATGTTCAGTGGGCGCACGACATTGGTGTTGATGTAGAATCATTGCTGATAAGCCAGCCGGATTCTGGCGAGCAGGCGTTGGAAATCTGCGAAGCTATGGTTAGATCGAACAAGTTTGGTATTATAGTGGTTGATTCGGTTGCAGCCCTTGTTCCTAAAGCCGAAATTGATGGTGAAATGGGCGATGCCCATGTTGGTCTGCAGGCCAGGATGATTAGTCAGGGTATGAGAAAGCTATCTGGTGCAGTTAAGACCAGCAATACATGCTTGGTATTTATTAATCAGCTTCGCGAGAAGATCGGCGTGATGTTTGGGTGTTTACATGCTGACAATCTTATAAATTTTTCGGATGGCAAGTCGGCCACAATAAAAGACGTTGTTGATAATAAAATCAAAGGATCAGTATGGTCTTATGATGAGGAATTAGACGAATTTTGTGAATGCCAGATTACTGATTGGCATTTCAATGGTGAAGTCAGTAATCCAGAGGATTATTTATCTATTTCAATAAAAGGATCTGGTAATAAAAATGGGCGAATGAATATAATTGTGACGCCCGACCACGATGTGCTTACTGATTATGGCTGGGTTCGGGCAACCGATCTGGATATCGGAGACAAATTAATAACCAAGCAGCAAGATGTTATGTGTGGTGATTTAGGAAATTTTCTTAGAGGGACATTGTCTGGCGATTCGCATATATCTCAAGCGGATGGGCACCTGTGTGCAAGTTTGAAAATCAGGGATAATATTGATATTAATTATGCAAAATGGAAGGCAAATAAGTTGTCTGCAATCAGTATGACCAAAAAGACTTATGGTAAATATGATATATATACTTCTGGGCAATTTTCTCAATTTGTTGACATAAAAGAAGATTTCCCAAACAGGGACCCTATGCTTTTGTTGAGTAGTTTTAGTTGGCTTGGTTTTGCTATATGGATAATGGATGATGCTTGTTATAATAGAAGTAGATATGTTTTGTCTATTAAAAGGCTAAAAGGCGACCATAAAAAGATCGATGAAATTAGTAAGACACTAGACGACCTAGGCTTATATCATCATTCTAGTTATGGCGGGAAAATCACGTTCGACAAAGACATATCTGATATGATTGCCCATAAGATAGCCAAATATGTTCCTATATGTATGCGTCATAAATTACCAAATGACGTTGAATTAGATAATTATTGCGAATTTGAATTGAAGAATTCAACGAAGCAGTGCAAGACTTATGCAGAGGTTGTTGATATACGTACCGCAAGCAATAGACAAATGAAAAATGTCGGAAAATATGATATTTCAGTGGACAGATGCCACAATTATTCCGTTGGTGGGAGACATAATGGCGTTATTGTGCACAATTCGCCCGAAACAACGCCTGGCGGTAGGGCACTGAAATTCTATGCATCAGTTAGGCTAGATGTTAGACGTACTGGAATAGAAAAAGACGGCGATACGCCGATTGGAAGTAAGGTTAGGGTAAAAGTTGTTAAGAACAAAGTGGCTCCGCCATTCTCGCAGGCTGAATTTGTTATATACTATGGCAAAGACGAGATGCCAGTATATGGTCCTGATAAGTTCGGATCCATCTTAGATATGGCGGTAGATAAGGATATTGTTGGTAAAAGCGGGTCGTGGTATGAGTATAATGGCGATAAAATAGGGAATGGTAGGACTAACGCTGTAAGATTCTTACAGGATTCTGATTCAGTGTCTGAGGAAATCAAAGCTAAATTGGCCGATCTTAGGAAAGCGCGTGTTGCTGAGGTCAATGAGGCCGATGAAGTTGATGAAATCAAAGACGAAGACACAGAATCGGAAGGTGATTGATGGCACCATTTAGGCCACGATTTTCAGTTGGAGATATTGTATATCTCGTTGAATCTGCTAAGTTAGGATCACTAGAATCTTATACAATAGCTGAAGTGCGGCAGGATTTAAGGGGCCAGGCGATTTATAGAATTGGAATTCCTGCGAGGCCACCTACTGCTTTGCAAACGGTTGGCGACAGAATTACTTTAAAGAGAAGCTTCGATTTTGAGCTTAGTGAGTCTGAATTAACAGATTTATGTAGTGCTATTGAATTCGCAAAGGCTGCTTTGGAGCGGCAGCTCGCTAGAATTAATGATATTTCCGATAAGTTCTGCAGCGATGAGACTGATGGGACAGGTACTGAATGAGCTTAAAGGCTCTTGAAAATGATGAGCCGAACGACTCGCCGTTTGGTAATTATGAAGAAGAAGCAATAGCTTCCTTGATTTTAGACCATCCTGAATTTTTCACCCATATTGCCAAATTTATAACATATAAACTTTTCAAAAGACCTGAAGTACAGTATATTATTGCAAATATTGTTGAATACCATGACAAGTACAATGAATTCCCTACTAGGGGAATATTGAAAGACACTATAGCCAAACAGTTGACCGTTGATGATGAATATGTAGACGATATATTATCTATCGTAGACAGGCCATCGAATCCCAGAGAAATACCAGCAATAAAAGACAGATTGTTAGAATGGGCAAAGACTCAAGCATATAGTTTGCTTTGGGACAAAGAAACAATTGATAGGTACAAGCAAGGCGATTATGACTATATAGAACAGGTAGTGAATGAAGCGAAGCTGATACAGGACGTTAGTTCTACGGGACTGTGGTTCTTTGATGAACTGGAAAGTTTATTCTATAGAGACGAGAAAGAAAGATTCACAACTGGGATTTATGAATTAGATCAATTGCTAGACGAAGGCGGACCATCCAGAGGCGATGAAGTAGTATGGATGGCACCGACGGGTGTCGGCAAATGCCATACTCTAGAATCAAAGATGATTGAAGAAAATTTGTCAGGAATCTTTGAAATAGAGCTAGACAATGGCAAGACTCTCAAACTCGCAGGATTTAGAGAAGTTCAAACAGCACGTGGGCCAGTAAAGGTCTGCGATCTTACCGAAGAAGACGATATTGTCGAGATACCAAATATCAGAGATGGGGGGGATATATCTGTGTAAGCATTGCGAATTCTCTACGATCTCATCGATTTTAATCATATAAGCTCCAAACATGGAAGGCTGAACGACAATCTAAGGAAATTTATACGTGAAAATAAAATCAATTAATAAGACTAACCAATATAAGCATGTGGACTTCGGGATGCTTGCTGAACGATGGAATAAGTCTAGGGTTCTTACGCCAACTGGATTTGAAGAGGTAAAAGCATTCGATTTAATAAAACGAGATGCCCCCACTTTATTGCTTAGCATAGATAATGGTATGGAGATTAAGTGTGATCCAAATCATAAAATTGTCTGTGAATCATACAAATCGGACAGTGAGACCAGTGAAATAATAGAGAAGTTCGTTAAAGACTTAGACCCAGGCACAGACAAGCTGATAGGATATGGTGGTCAACGTAGGTCATTCGAAGTGCGTGATGGTGGTACGCACGATCTATATGATATCGAAATTTGTTCGCCACATTTGTATTATACAGCTGGCGTTTTGAGCCATAATAGCATTATGCTAGTCAATAATGCGATTGCTAACTCAAAAAAGAGCAAGAATGTTTTATATATAACTTTGGAATTGTCCCATTTAAAATCTGCGTTGAGAGGCTTAGGCGCATTGTCAAATAAATCGATAGTTGGAGAGAGCAGATTTGACAATAAAGATGATATGATAGATGTTGCCAGAAAGGTAAAAGCGAGTGGTGCTGGCGATATCGTTTTTTATCAGTACCCACCGGAAGAAATAGATGTTGATACAATATATGCATTGATAGACACTCTTAGAAAAAACGAGAAATGGCACCCAGATGTTGTAATAATTGATTATCTCGAATTAATGCTCAGTCGAAGAGACTCAGATAACTCCGAAGATTACATTAGACAAAAGAATGTTTCTACTCAGATAAGAGGCTTGGCTATTAATGAGAATGTTTGTGTCTTTACAGCCACACAAACCAATAGAAGTGGCAATGATGATAGCAAAATGATAGATGTCACCAAGATATCTGAAAGCTATGGAAAATCTATGGCGATGGATTATTTGATAAGTATTAACCAATCACCAGATGAGTATTCGTCAACGCCAGCACAAGCCAGGTTATATGTTGCTAAAAACCGTAATGGCCCTAAATTCATAAGTATTCCAATCAAGATAAACTACAAAACAATGTCCGTTAAGGAGATAGACCAATGAAGCTGAAGCAACTGGATGCAAAGAATGATTACCTCGCAATATACGTATCACCTATTTCTGAGGATCTTTATGTCGATGACAAGTCGCAATATAACAATGAAGGGGTTGTTGTTGGCAAAGGCCCGAAAGTGAGCGATTCTGATCTAGACCTGGGCGATAAAGTTATATTTCTTAATAAGAACTATAGTACCATTACTCCAGAAAGTGGCGGATATAATGGCAATACTATAGTGATTATTAGGGAAAGCGATATATTAATCAAACATCGTGGGAGTTCGGAAGTTCATGAAGTAGTACATTGGGATGAATGGTCTGAAGAATGATATACGAATACACATGTATAGATTGCGTAGAGAGGGCTGCTGGGAAGAAAGTATCTGAGTTGTCTGTTGCTGACCATAATATATTGTCTAATCGATATAAGATATTGGTCAAGCATAGGCTTTCTGAATCTCCAACAGTTGTGTGCCCTATTTGTGATGGCAATAACACTTGCAAGTTGTTGCAGATGGAGACTTCATATGTTAGAGGGTATGGGTATCTCGACAAAAAAGGTGTATATAACGATATGGACTTACACAAGATGGCTTCGGGGAATGACCCATATGCCGGGTCTAGAGCTGAGGGCGAAGCCAAAGATGTGATTGATAAATTAAGAAAGAATAAGAAACGAAATGTACGATCTAAGAATGTATATATGTAATGCTTGGTGTTTATACAGTATTTAGTGAAAAAGACAGGTCCAAGCCGTTAGCAACCGCTATTTCTAACGGCTTGGAAACCAGAGTAGTAAGCCTATTCGGATCAAAATCCGGCAAAACCATATATGACATAAACCAAGATGTTTGTAAGATAAAGAGTGTACTTACGTCTGGTAAAGAGATCTTAATCAATAATCTTAAAGATCATATTATAGGGTTCGGTGTCGACAATAGTATATCTGATTCCATTAATGCCTATGAGATTCTAGAAGTAGATGGTCAACGCGATCATAATATAGATTCCGCTAGAGCGAAAGCCAAAAAGCGGTGTCAGATGATGGTAAGTGCTAAAAAGATGGATTGGCATAAGGTAAAAGCCGGTGCGTCTAAGGTATACGCTCATTTAGAAAAGAAGGGAATCCTGTACAACTATAGTCCAACGTATCCGGCGTGGGACACCAAATTGTTCTCTGGCAGATCTAGAACCAGTGGATTTAGTATACATGGTGCTAGTAAAGATGATATGATTGCCAATATAAATGGCGACGATTTATATATAAACTTCGACTGGGTTGCAGCAGATATTAGGATAGTGTCATACTTGAGCAAGGACAAAGTATTGTTAGAATCATTTGAAGATGGAGACCCATATAGTTATATAGCAAAAATGCTGAATGCGGATTCTGATTCTGACGAAATATCTAGAGATGAGAGCAAACGAGCATTGTTGGCCACTATCTATTCTATGGACATAGACAATCCGCTTTTAAATCTCTTCGAAAGTTTAAGGCCCTGGATGGTTGAATCATTGAAGAGATTTGACAAGGATGGATATTTGTCTAGTGTACTGGGTCGTAGATTTAGAATATCTAAAGATAGGACAAAAAAGTCAGTATTTAATGCGGTCATCCAAGGGTCTGTTGCGCACGCCATGCAGAATGTTATGTACAAAGCGTGGTTAAAATATCCAAACAAGATATTGACCGAAAATCACGATTCGTTAGTTGTAACATGTAAAGAAAACAATAGCCAGATGCGTAAGATAATAGAGTATGTGAGTGCAATAATGTTAAGGCCATTTGATGGTATTTTAGAAGATGAGATGATATTCCCAGTTAGTATAAGTATTGGTAAAAAATATAAGAGATGGAAATTTTATAAGAGATTGCAATGATTAGTAGAAGAAAAAGAAAAGAACTTAGAAGAAAGAGAAGAAAAGACAAGAAGAAGACAACAGAACAAAAAGACACAAAGAGCACAAAAGCAACAGAGCAAAAAGCAAAAGAGCAAAAGAGCAAAAGAACAAAAGAGCAAAAGAGCAACTTCGACAAAAGAGCATGGGGCGTAAAAAATGGCAAAGAGGCAGATACCTAAGTGGTTTAAAGAGAATATCCCATCAGAAGTTTCCGATAGTTCCCTTTTCAAATTCAAAATATTGGTCAGGAAAGACCAGGTCGTCGAAGTAGATATGCGATCTGATCTAGATGTTGATTATGTGAATATTCAGCAGGAGCTAGAGGAATCCCCGTCTGTTTTTGCATATTGGGCTTCTATCTATAGCGAATTAAAAATGCAATGTACTAAAATCGAAAGACAAATAAAGACAAGGCGTGGCAGATTAGTAGAGGAAATAATAAATGATGCCACTCAAAATGGAGTAAGGCTTACTGACAAACAAGTAGGCTTAATAATAGAAGCAGATGAAGTATTAAATGGTCTAGAAACAAAGCACATGATACTGCAGAAGCACACTGGCAAAATGTGGTTTATGGTTGAAGCAATCAGAATGAAAGCTGACAACTTAAGATCATTGTCTGGATTCGCAAAAATGGAATTTAGCCAACAGCAATAATAGAAAGGAGCGATGGCAAAATGTCCAAGTACGATTTGAAGAAAATTAGGAAGAAGATCAAAGAGAAGCAAGGTGGGAGGTCTAGGGACCCGAATGAGTTTAAGACCCCGCAGCCCAAATCTGACTCTGAGCCGATAAAGATTAGGTTCTTTATTCTGCCGCCACTCAAGAAGGGCGATACATGTGCAGACGGCGTAGCTAGTCAGGATATGGATCTGTTTTATGTGGCCAATGGCTCGCACTGGGTTAACAACAGACCATATCCTTGTCCAAGAGTGCATGACGATGAGAATTGCACGATGTGTGATTTCGCTTTTGAGTTGATGAGCGAAACGCAGGACAAGGATGAGCGTAGAGCGATAGCTAGACAGTATCTGCCGCAGACAAAATATGCTGTCAATGTTTTGTTCTTAAATAGCGAGACGAACCCAGAGGATGTTCGCGGCAAGGTCATGTGGTATAATGTTTCGAAGCAGGTGTTTGATAAGTTTGAAGCTTGCATCTGCAGGGACAATGCTGGCGATGACGCTGATCCTCAAGCTTATGGTGTATTCTTTGATGAAGAGAATGCTTACGCATTCCAGCTTGAGATTCTTAAGTCAGGTCAATATCCTAGCTACAAGACTTCGAAGTTCCTCGCTGGATCTGGGACAATGCCAATAGCCGCGAAGAAGGTCGACGGTAAGGTTGTTCCTGATAGCAATAAGATCAAGAAGATTCTTGACCAGAGGCACGACTTGTTCACTAAATTCGAAACCAGAGATCAAGACAAGATCTCCGAGTTGGTGACGATGGTGACGAGTGAATCTCCTGGGTCTGGGTTTGACGAGGATGATACTAATGAATCAGACTCGTCTAGTAGCTCGGATGATGAGGTCAACGCCAGCGAACTTGGCATAAGTGAGGAGATTTCCGGCGAAGAGCCGGTCTCCGAGACTGCTGATGAATCTAAAGCTGAAGAGAAAGCCGAAGACAAGCCCAAGGAAACGGCAGAAGTTAGCAGCAATGATGAAGAAGAGGAAGAGATCGCTGCTCTCCTCAATGACTTGAATGACGACTAAGCGATTAGAGGGCACTGGCATAGCAGCCAGTGCCCTTTTTATATTATGGGTCCACTGTTATTAATAGATGGTAGAAATGCAGCGTACCGCACGCTGTTTGCTGGATTGGGCGACCAAAGATTCGCCAAAAGCGGATACCATATGTTCGTTATATGGATGAGGTTTGCTCACACTTGGCTCGAGAAGTTCAATCCGCAGTCAATTCATGTGTTTTGGGATTGTCCGGGGCACCATGTATGGCGGAATAAGATATTTAATGAGTATAAAGACGGCAGAGGATATGATCATCCTGAAGTAAATATTCCGGATGAAATAAATAAGATCTGCAGCACTGCAGATGCTTTATTGAAGTACATGAATCATAGGACCTATATCAAAGACAATCAAGAAGCGGACGACTTGATTTATTCGTTTTGTCGCGTCACTTATCCGCAGGAATCAATTATAATATCTAGCGATACCGACATGTCTCAGATTTCTTGGTGGATGCCAAATGTAAAGTGCTTTGACCCACGAAAGAAAAAGTTTATAGAGCATGATGGATGCAACCCTGCTGTTCAAAAGGCATTGGTTGGCGACAAATCAGACAATATTGAAGGCTATAGGGGAATAGGTCCAGTTAAAGGTAAGAAGCTCGCTAGCGACCTATGCAAATTATCTAAATTTTTAGACGAAAATGGCAGCGGTGCATTTAAGAAGAATTTAAGTCTCATAGACTTGTCGCACAATCCATATAAAGTGTCTAATGACATGTATATTGTAAAACAGCTTAGCGAAGAACCGATTTTTGATAAGTCTAAAATTATGAGTTCTATTTTAGAGCATAAGGTTAGAGGCCTTCAAGCTGAATACCCTAGAATTGTCAGTCCATTTAAACAGGTGACTGCTTAATCTTCTTCCTCTGTTATCATGCTGTCTAATTTTGTTGTTGATTCTTTATACGTAAGGTCGCATTTTCTGGACGGTGTCTGTGATGACACCCATTCCCAAATATCTTCGTGCTCTTTCATAAGCCAAGTTATAAATGCTATGGGTGCTTTGTGTGGCGATATTTCGAATGAATATTTGTGATGGCTAGCACACAGCAGGATTCCGTTTTTTACGACATGTCTGTGGGATTTCATTTCCCTTGGTATTAAATGGTGCGCCTGTACATACTCTGTCGCCCCACATATTGCGCATTTATTATTCCACTTCGCTGCTACTAGTGATCTCCATAATTTGTCGGCTTTATTTCTCCATAATGTACTATTTGGGTTGTCTTTTCGCTTTTGGAGCTTGCTTTTCTTTTTTCTCTTTTTTCGTGCCATATAGTAAATTTTGATCAAGTATTATAATTATTAAATACAATATCCTATATAAGCGAAGATACTGTAAGAGAGGATGTCATTATGGGATGTTGTGGTAAATCAAAGAGCACGAAACCTAAAAAACGCAAAGTAAGAATAAAAACAACGGCTTCTAGTCGCAAAAGAGCTCAGAAGACCGCTGCTATATCTTCTATATCTAAGAGGAACAATATTATTTCGGATGTATCTAATAAGTGTCCAAAATGCAATAGTAAAGTGGTGGTTGTTAATCGTATGTTGAACGGTAAGCAGCACAAAATGGTGCAGTGCACGAATATTGGTTGCGGGCATATAGCTAGGAGATGACGTGGATTTAGATAACCAAGGCAGAGTAATAATAAGGACAGTATATGATATCAAAGAGGCCATTTCTGAGTTTTTAAAAGAAGATGATGCTACGGAAATGCAAACTGTAATTATGTCTGGCGGCAAAAAGTACGCTGTCAAGGCTGAGTCTAGCTGTAGTTATAGTCGCATGTTTATTGAAGGATTTGATATATTAAAGAGACGAAAGGAAGCAGCTGAGAATATCAAAGTCAAGGATGGGTGTTCTCCTATAATGTTAGAGGGAAGAATGTGGTTGGATGATCTAATAGAACGGAGACTTGGTGGCGTAAGAGATGATCTTAGGGTTAGATGGGACTTGGATGACGGAACATACTATTACGATCCGTTCGCTAAAAAACTCACAAAGGCTATAGATGATGGAACGTCAAGTATCGACTGAATTAGTTAGATATCTAGATATCAGAAATTATAATCCAGAAGTTGGCGATATAATAATAGAACACGGGTGGTTTAAAAGAACTCGGTGGTTTGGGGTGGTTAACTATATCACCGAGAATGGTGTGTTGCAGGTAATATGTGAAGGATCTATGAGGTTATTGGTTACAACTACACCAGACGCTGTTGAATCTAAAACCAAGTTAATCAGGCCTTCAGACATCGTCAATAGCTGGCCAGGAAAATACTCGATCATGCAGTCTGACCCTAAAACAAACACGCCTATATGGTATATCTAGATCAAAAGTCATTAGATGCTTCAATGGTCATCAGCAAAATCAGTGGCAACACACGGCGTGGTTACTGGCTGTGATAGAAGAATGGAATGGATGCTGCCGTGGTGGTACGGCCATTACCAAAAGCATAATAATTATAAAGTGTGTTTTGCTGATTTCGGGATGTCTGGTGAAGCGCAGAAGTGGTGCGAGAGTCGTGGGATTTTGGTCAATGTCAGACAAAAAGCCAGAAAGACATGGTTCAAAAAGCCTCTTTCTATGCTCAGAACCCCGTTTGACAATATCATATGGGTTGATCTTGATTGTGAAATAAGGAAGTCGCTGTCTCCGCTAATGGCATACTGTCAGAATGGTGTTGGGGTCACTCTTGATCCGCACAACCCGCATAACAAAGATGAGTCTGGCACAAAAATAGAAGACGCTGTTGCTACTGGCGTGGTCGCGTCTTATAGATTTAATCAGTTGATTCTTGAATGGGCAAATGCATGTCTAGATGCCAACAAGATGCGAGGCGACCAAGAAGTATTCAACCAGCTTATAATAAACAATAGGAAGCAAATAAACATAATGCCGCCTGAATATCAGTGGCTGAGGTTAGATGGCGAAAATGATGACGCCATAATGATGCATTGGACTGGTTCTAAGGGCAAAATAAAAATCGCAAATGATCTCGGTTTCAGATCCACTCCTAAAGGCAATATAAGTGCTAGATCAGCTAGGATTAAACAGATTAATTCCAATGGCAGCAAATATGCGAAGCTAGCAAAACGAGCGGCCAGAAGACCTGCACGTTCGGTAGCTAGTCATATAGGTAGCAAAGAACCAAAAACTATCAGCAGGAGAGTCGGCACTCCGCTCCAGCCATACTCTAACTCGCTTAAACAAAAAGTTAAAGATAAGTATAATTCCGGCAGAATCAAACCACCGAGTTGATATCTTGATACTTAATGAATTTATTCAGGTAGCCGTTCTTAGAACACGATATGATTTCTGTGTTTGGGAATACTGATTTATAATTTATCACTGCGTCTTTAAAATATCCTCTAAAGTTATCCATGAATCTTGAAAATTTTTTGGAATTTACTTTATATCTGTTGTGATAGTGAGTATCTTTAGAGTCATTTAGATCTATTCCGCATAAATAAATCTTTTTGTATCCGAGTATCAACGCCAATTGCATAGCGCAGTATCCGCTGTTATCTCCGGTTCTGAAATCATTAAATGATTTGCCTAAACCATCTTTTCTGTTGCTTTTGATCACTTTATCGAACCTATCTAGCATGTTGTATTTTAAGCCTATCTTAGTATCTGTTATTGTGCCGTCTATTTCCTTAAGCCTGCCGGTGGCGCAATTGGCGACGAATATTTTAGTTGACTTGCATTGATTAAATAGTAGGTCTTTTTTCTTTTTGGTCATTCTGTCTACCCAACTATAATCTATTGTCATAAAATAATTGGATGTTCTTATATCAAAGATTGCTTCGTTGGTCGCTATAGTGTCTTTATTGGTAAATTTCTTAAAGTTGAAGCCCTTTAGACTTGGGCCTCCACCAATTATAAATATCCTATTGTTCATAATTCAAAAATACTTTGGAGAAAAATTATGTCATTTGAAACAATCCAAATCTTTCGTAAGATTCCGATCGTCAATGGTTTCGTAAGGCCGCATGATGCGTTGGAAAAAGATAGGAATGCTGTTGATGTTGACAGTGTTTTGAATTCTGTTCCAGATGCTAATCTTAAAAAGCTTGAGCCACGCACTGGCAATGGTCATAGAGTCGCGGGACTGAAGTTTGGGGCACAAGAATTTATAGAGACTCCAGGTGTTCCTATAGTAGATTCCAATGGCAATGTTAATTCTGGCACGATTAGCGATACTTATAGCGACGTAAGAAATCTGTTCTAATTATATAAAAATGCCGCCGTCCAGGGGTCTGAACGGCGGCATTTGCCTGCCTGACCATTAATGGTCTGGTAACTCATTCTCCCGATTGCAGTGCTTGTAATTCTAGAGCGGAAAGCTCTTCGTGCATCCTATACTGCACTAAATCACGCAGAGCTTCTGTAAATTTCATTCCGCTTTCCCTGCTCTTTTGCATCACCATTGCCTGCGTTATGCCCAAAGCCCTGGACATTGGTGTGGCACCAGCGAAGTCTAGATTAACGTGTGAGGTCATGTTGTTAGTGGCTCGCACGCCTTTTGTAACAGCCAAGCCGTATCCAGTTGGCAGGCCTCTGTCTCTTTTCTCCGCCATGGTAAGTCCAAATTTAGAGAAATCGAGAGTTGCGCCGGACATCCTCAATCTGCGTACTTCTTCAACCGAGGCGTTTCTAGGAACAACCACTTTCCTATCCCCTATTTTGGTTTTCCAATATTTGCGCAGCCTAGTTTTCTCTGTGACTAGGGAATCCAGGGCGTTTTGGTGCTTCTGGATGCTTGTTGCAGTTCTCTTTAGTACTTCTTCATATTGATCGTCCCAGGCTTCTTGGCCCAAAACTTTATCAACAATGGAAATTGCCCTTTTGGCAGAGTCCTTGTCAACAGCAAATGTTGGCGATGCTATTAGTAGCGCTACTAGCGCCATCAACGGTATTAGGTGCGTCCTCCTCATGGTATCCTCCTGTGCTAAAGAATCTGCACATTAATATATTTGATAGGTAATTTCTATTCAAAAATAATTAGGATTCAACGTTGGACTAAGGAGGTATTACTATGGCAAGTCAGCCTGCAAATCAAACAATCAACGTTTTTCGTAGGGTCCGTACGTTTCGTGAGGATCTCCGTCATGAGTCTGTCAAGAACATCACTTCTTGGCTGCGTGGTTTAGTATTCTCGGTACCATCCGAGGAAGTAAGAACTGTCAATGGTGATCTGGATACATCTGTAAGCGATCTCAGTGTCTTCGCTAAGGATGGATTCCCAATTACTGTTGGTGTCCGTGCTGCTAAGGACTTCAGCACTGTTGAAGCCCTCGGTGCCCTTGCTGGTTCGCCAGCTGGTGCACAGGTCAGGGTCATTGAAATCGGTCACGACAAGTTTGTCGAGCACCGTGAGCAGAACTTGGATCGCGATCTGCACCAAGATCTCCGCGACGCCTGATCAAAATTTTCACAACCAATTCCAACCTGAATCCAGCAGAGGGCCGCAAGGCCCTCTGTTTTTGTATATGAATTCTATGGATGAGGTCTGATTTAGTCGGGGGCAATTTTTGCATTTGCTGACACTGTACATCATTTGTGGCATGGCGAAAGGGCTTTGCGGAAGTATGATGACAGGATAGATACTTTAGATCAGTTTAGGTTCAATCTTGATTCTGACATTAGAAAAAACGCTCATGGTGCTGGGAGTGGACTGGGCGTAACCCAGAATTGGAAGATGCTGTAGCTGAGTATATGTACCAAAGGAAAGAAGATGGATAATGAGTTTAGTTATATGTAATTATCAAATATATAAATGAAACAGGAGAAATAGAATGGTTAGAATACCGTTTACTGCATATATGAAGATCATTCCTGATCGTGGCAGTGGTAAGCGATTTGAAGCTTGGCGAAGCTTGCAACAGATCGCACACCTTATCCATAGAGATCTCAATGAGAACCTATCTACAGCTAATATAGCTGAGCCAGGTGGCAGCGGAGAAAATTGGGGTCTTGCGCCTGGAATAGGTACCGATGATGCCAGCGAGGAAGCGGCACGCGGCAGCATGTCTAAGCTCATAGAAATAGTTGCGGTTAAGCCATCTTTTGGCGATCAGCCAGATATGGTAACTATTGTTGGGTTTAATAATGTTGCAGATTCTGCAGCTAATAGGGCGAAGCCATACCCAGAGAAAACTATCATACATGCTGGTGAAACCGTATCGGGTCACGCTGCGGGAGCACCTGGGTGGAGAAGAGATAATTCTCTGAATCCTACGGCTAATACTGATAGCCTTGTGAAGACTTTTAAGTCTGATCTTGAAGCCGCTATTACTAATGTTAGTGCTGAGACTATTAAAATGAACTATTCTGGTATCCTTTATGGTAGAGGCGGGCATAACTTCCCGGTTTAATATGCGACGATATACTCCACAAGACATTGTTAACTTGATTGAAGAGGATTTGGGGAAATCTTCAACTCCTAATTATTTCCGAATAGTTCAAGACTATTTAAGCAGGAGAGTCAAAGAGCTTCAGGAGGAAGGTGAGGATAATCCTTATCCTTATGCATTGGGCGAAGCGGGTGCACATATGTCAAATCTGCTCTATGCTTTGGATCGCATAAAGATCTATGTGGATGACGAGCATGTTATTGACATAATCGATCAGGCGATCGAAAAGTACACTAAATAAGTTATAATTTAGAATGAGATTGGGCTATTTATATTCTGTGACTCTCATGGAAGCCGACCTCATGGTCGGATTTGGTCCACAAATCCAAAAAACATCCAAAGAACTAGGATTGCTCCAGAAGAGTTAGCTGGGTTTATTCAATCAATAAAAGATGAAACAAAAGTATATATCCCATGGCTTATCAAACAGATTTCTCCATCAAAAGCGGGCAGTCAAAGATTGCGTCTTCCAGAAGACATACCAAGAATAATCAATGTCTTGCGGTCATTTAATAAATTAAAGACCAAACTGCCACATAAAGACATCAATAAATACACTTTTAGAGATTTAGAAGCGCAAGTAGATAAATTGAGCGGTACCGCTATAAAATCTAAACGCCAAAAAGCGAAAGATATAAAAGCTGAAGGAGTAGAGGATTACAGGGAAAATGCTTCATGGAAGATAATTAAAGTGACTACCGCTAAAGCAGCTTGTATTTTGTCTAAGAACACTAAGTGGTGCACAAGCGATGAAGGTGTAGCGGCAGGATATCTCCCGCTATATATCGTGTTTAAGAAAAGTGGCAGCAAGTTGATCAAAGTTGCACAGTATGATGCTGATTTTGATCAGGTTATGGATGTAAAAGATAATCCGATAGATCAAGTACCAAAATCATTGGCTGAATTGATGAAACCTCAATCGCCTAGTCCTGAACAAGCATATCGCTATGCTAAAGATGTCATCAAGGGAAGATGGCCCGATGGAGAAGAAACGATAAAGAAAGATCCTAAATGGGCTTATCACTATGCTCTCGATGTCATCAAGGGAAGATGGCCTGAGGCTGAGGAAACGATAAAGAATGATCCTGAATGGGCTTATCACTATGCTCTCGATGTCATCAAGGGAAGATGGCCTGAGTGACAACATTAAGTTTTATGAAGTAGATTACTTACTCCAGATAAATTTGAAATGGCCAGCGTCCCATAATCTGCGATATCTATTATTGAACATATTTTCAGATTCAGTAAGAGACGGATCGAAATTATCTAATTTGTCCAATAATTTATGTTTTTGAAATTGATGTCTATTAAAGACCATATTGTCTTTGACATAACAATATCCAGGCTGTGTTATTGAATCAAGTTTGAATCCCAGTGCTTTATATAAATTTCCAGCAGAGAATCTTCTGTCGCAGTATGTCATTATTGTTTTTGGGCCATGCGATCTGGTAAAATGTCTAAGCAATTTACTTGCGCCGCCAATAACGTTGTTGTTTATTTTGTTGGCAAATCTTGATACTTCCCATTCGTATTTTTTGTGTTTGTTGAATCCCATACAACAAACGATTTCATTATCATATGTAAGAGCATATTTAACCCTTGAATTTATATGTCCTTGCATATGGTTGGTGCTCATAAAATCACTGAAGTTGTTATTGTCGAGTTCTACAATGTCACATTTTCTGGCATATATCTTGTTACTCAACCCCATCTTGTTTTTTATTATCGACTTGATTATGTCAGTTTTGTCTTTCCATTCGTTCTCATAGATTTGATATACTAGATAGTTATTGCTAAGAGCTAGATCCGCTTTATAATAATGTCTATATTTTTCATCTTTAGTCTCTTTTTTGTTAAATGAATGCCAATATATTCCATGCATTTCTATTCCAAAGTCACCGGCATTACAGTCTACTTCATATGGGCTAATTATTGTTCTATCATTTATTATTACTTCACGATATTGTTCAATGAATTCAATAATTTCTCTCTGTGGATTTGTCATGTTGGCAGAACATTTAGAGCATCCGCCTTTAGAAACCATCAATCTATTTGGAGTTGTTCTAAATTCACCATGTAATTTGCATTTTATAATTATTTCATTTTTATCGCCAATGTATTCAGACAATACTTTATAATGATCTTTATATATTTCTCGTATTTGGTCTACGAATTTATTATGGTTCTTTTTCTTAGCTTCATTTGCACAATCAACACAACCATGTCCGCGTAAGTGATTTTCAGCTATTTGCTTGAATTCACCGTGGGTCGGACATTTTATTTTAATTATTGATTTTCTTCCGTTCTTTAATATAACACTGTTATAATCGTATTTGTCACTATGGATTCTACGTGCCTTTTCGATGAATTTATCAGTGGTCAACATCAATTTTGCATTGCCGCATTTTGAGCATCCTTTGCCTTTTAAATGATTGGCTGGTCTTTGTCTAAAGGTATAATTGTGTTCCTTGCATTTTATTATTGCGAATACACCACTTACTGTCTTTTTATTTGTGTATCCAAGATATTCGTATTTATCGCCGTGTATTTTCTTCGAATCGGCAACAAAACTATCGAAGTTTCTTCTGAGCGAATTAATAATTTTATGGCCCGATTTTTCATATATTAGACGATTTCTCTTTTTATAATCTATATACTGCATTCCTTCTTTTGATGATCTGGTTTGTATATTGTGTTTTTTGAGTTTTAATGATACTAATTTTCCAGACCTGCCCACTGATTTTCCGATTTCTGATTGGCTTTTGTGTTGTATTATGTACTGATCATATAGCCAATCATAATCATCTAATTTTTGTGGATTTAGTTTACTCATATGTTATATTTGCCTCAGTATCAAATACTTTATTAATTATGGATTGTGTCGATCTTTAGACTCCGTGTGTTATGATAGTAAATTATTCAAAAATATTATAGTAAGTATAGGAGAAATTATTATGGCTATAATGGGACCATCCGAATTACCCTCTATTCTTAAAGTTAAGTCGGAAGAGCTTAAGAAGTATGTTCTGTCCAGGCTTGGCTTCCCGACTGTCGAGATAGAAATTGAAGAATCGCAGTTTGAATCAGTTCTAAGGACGACTGGTGATTGGATAGCTCATTATTTTCCTAAAGAGCAGAAGCTCGCGTTCTTCAACACGGTTCCTCTGCAAGGCACTTATCCATTGCCAACTGATGCGTATTGGGTTCAAGAGGCAGCGTGGGATCCAGCAACAACTAGAATTGGTGATGTATTTGGTGCTGAATCATTCCTGTTTTGCTACAGCGGTGATTCCAACATAGTTAGAGAAGATGGAAAGCTTGTAAATATTAAAGAATGGGATGACTCATATAAGGCTCTTACCCCATATGGCCCGCGTAGGCTAGTCATAGAAGAACACCTTGAGTCACAGAGATTGGTATCTATTGAGTATGAAGGCGGTTCAATAGAATGCACACCAAACCACCCACTTAAAACGGACGGTATAAGTAACATGATAAATGGATGGGAATGTGCTGAGGATTGCAAATCTGTTACTTTAAACAATGGTAAGATTGTCCCCGTTATTGGTATTGCTGACATAGAACCTGGGCCAACATATACAGTTCATGCTATTGGCGCACATTGCTTATTTATATGCAAAGATGGTGAGTCAGTAGTAGGTCATTGATGAAACTCAGAACGTTATATGAATCTATTGATTCCATCGATTTGGATTTGCGCAATTTGTTAGATATCGCTGGGATCCGTGGTAAACAAAGATTGTGAGCCGATAATCGGACATTAAAATGAAATTGAAGAATTTACATGAATCTGGTGATTCTTTGATCCTTTTAAAGGACAAAGTTGAACGCATGAGATCAAGCACATTACACAAGATTGAGCAAGAAATAGAATTATTAGAAATCGGGTTACATGCATTAAATAAAAATAAGCCGCATGTAACGGTAGATCATATGGAAAGATCTATTGATGCACTCAAAAAGCTTGCGGGATATCTAAACACATGGTGGGATACTAATTTATAATCAAAATATGATTGCCAATCATATTGCGGGCAAATATGATGTATGAAACCAGCCAATTTTGTTGATATAGATATTAAAAAACTCAAAAAGTTCTTTCGGACCCATACATTAGGCCAATGTGCGAAAGAATTCGGCTGCTCCAGTGCAACAATAAAGCGTAAACTGAAAGCAGCCGGTGTTGATACTTCTATCCACAACAATAGCAGATTAGCTAAAGACTTATTCAAGAAATCCAAAAAAGATACATCATTTCTGACCGAGAATTTTTTGTATGATCAATATATAATCCAGAATAAAGATTCTAAGACAATAGCTGAAGAAAACAAGTTACATTATAATACTGTGCGCAATAGGATACAGAAATATGGTTTAAAGAAATCAGCAAAAAATGTGTCAGCATCTATGATGGTTAGGCATTATGAAAAAACTGGATATATGCATCCAGGTCAGAGACCAGATGTAATAAATAAGATCAATAAAAGAAGATCAAGATATTATTATAAACCAGCTAAATCTAGTAAAAATTGTTTATTTAAATCGCTGCATGAATTATGTTACGCATTACTTTTAGACAATGATGACGATGTTGAATCGTGGGATTATGAATTAATAAAGATCCCATATATTGATAGATTGACTGGCAGGCACAGGATGTATTATGTCGATTTCTCCGTTCAGGCTAAATCGGGCGATAGATGGGTTGAGGTTAAGCCAGCTGAGAATATGATTCCGCACGACAAATATTTATATGCGTCCCAAGCCGCAAAACAAGCTGGGATTATGTTTAGGGGGCTCATAGGGGATGAAAAAAGTCGGGGATATGAACTATTTAAATCTGGATATATGAAAGATAACATTGAATTTAGGAATATTAAAGATATAAAAAATGACAAGAATTATACTCTATGGTTCAAAAATATCAATGAAGTAGGTAAAATAAAACACGACCACTATGTTTACAAAGAAGAGGTTGGGCCGTATGTCAGAGTCAAGCTTAAAGCAAAAGCCAAGAATAAGTCTGGCACCTCTAACACATATCAATGCTATAACTGACACGAAGACCAGTCAGATATTTCTATCTCACAAAGCGTTTGTTAGTAAAAAATGTAATGATATTCTAGTCGACGAGCTTGCCCATTTGGTATCTGGAGATGCTAGCCATGGCGAAGAATGGCAGGATTGCTGCAATAATTTATATGATTCTGTACCAACACACAATCCAGAATTTGATGGATTAAAAAGAAGATTGGGGATACCAGAATATATCGGGGCGAACATCGGGAATATTACTGGAATTCAGAATGTATTGACCGATTATCATCTTCTACAGCAGTATAGACGATTTTCCCAGAAAATTTTGGGAACAGAGGGCCATTGGGAAGTGCTCGGAGACAATAGAATTAGATTATATCCAACTCCCAGGGGCACATTCCCGGTAGTAGTGTTATATGTGCCCGTGATAACCAGATTCAGGTCACCTCAAGCGAGATTGCTAGCCATGGATATGCTTGTGGCTGAATCTAAGATAATGCTTGGAAATGCTAGGGCGAAATTTAGTTCAATTCCGTCGCCTGATGGTGGGTCGCTAACTCTTGATGGTGATACTCTTCGCCAGCAGGGCGAAGAGGAACGCGAGAAAATCGTTGAGAAGGCTAATCTTCTTGCGGAGCCTCTTCCTGTACTAAAATGGTAATTATTTTAGCTGAATAATTACTATACTTATAAAAATGAAAGTTGCAGATATAAATGAGCAGGCGTTAGTTGATGATTATAAATCTGGCGCATCTCTCAGAGATCTTGCCAATAAGTATGGTGCCAGCAGACCAACAATAAAAAAGAGGTTGTTAAAAAATGGTATAGGTATATTGTCATCTACTGACTATATTGCGAAGTACAATAAGAAGCACAGAGATAAATCTAACAAAAAGAATCGTCAGGGTATTGTGAAAAATCAGGTAGAATATGTAGATATTAATAGAACCACTGGGGAGTTTGTTGAGCAAGCGGCATCTATTCATAATAGTAGATATGACTATTCGTTAGTAGATTATAAGACTGCTGACGATAAAGTAATTATAATATGTCCTATTCATAATAAATTTAGACAAACTCCGCATAGCCATTTAAAAGGCCATGGTTGCCCAAATTGCGGCAGAGAGGCTGGTATTAGCAAGAGATCTATCAAATTTAATGAATTTCTTAATAGAGCTGTAGAAAAGCATGGAAATAAATTTAGATATATTGAAGATAGCTATAATGGGCTGAATTGTGATATAACAATCATATGTCAAGAACACGGGGAATATAATCAGAATGCAAGACAACATTTGTATGGCAGGCAATGCCCTCGATGTGCTGGCGGAGGATATATATCGACAACTAATGAATTCATAAGCAAGGCCGTTGAGGTTCATGGCGGCAAATTTGATTATAGCCGCGTTGAATATTCAAACAATAAAACTCCAGTTACAATAGTTTGTCCAGTGCACGGCGAATTTATGCAGAAGCCGAATGGTCATTTGAATGGCCATGGGTGCTTGATGTGTGCTAGAGATGCGACTTCTTCTGCTGCAGAGTTTGAAATAGTTGAATTTCTTAACTCAATTGGCATTAATAGTATTCAACATTCCCGGAGCATCATACCACCCCTTGAATTGGATATTTTTGTTCCTGATTTTAATGTAGCTATAGAATATAATGGCATATATTGGCATTCATTTGGTAATTTGGAGGAAGAAGATAAATATTCGCATTGCTGCAAATTAGATCGTTGCAAAAAACTTGGAGTCAGACTAATCCAGATTTTCGAAAATGAGTGGATATATAAAAAAGATATAGTAAAATCGATGCTAGTGTACTTATTCAATAAAAGTAATAACAAGATTTATGCTAGAAATTGCGATATTAAAGAGATATCTACATCTCAATATAAAAAATTTACTGATGCTAATCATATGCAAGGATATAGGGCCGCTGCCGCGAGGTATGGTTTATTTGATGGGGATGAACTTGTTGCTATAGGATCATTTAATAAATATGGTAGTAGAGATTATTGGGAAGTTATCAGATTCGCCAATAAATTGAATCACCATGTTGTCGGTGGTTTTTCTAAGATATTGAAACATTTTATAAGAAATGACAAACCTAGTAAAATTGTAACATATGCTGATAGAAGATATTCAGACGGCTCATTATATAACAAATGTGGTTTTAAATATATATCGACTACTGATCCAAATTACTATTATGTCAATGGACTAGAAGTGAATAGCCGCCAAAAATTTCAAAAACATAAGCTTAAAGATAAATTGCGCGAGTTTGATAAAAATTTGACGGAAGCGGAAAATATGTTTAATAATGGGTACCGTAGATTATGGGATGCTGGCAATCTTAAATACCAGTTTCTTATTTAATCTTCTTGCGGAGCCTCTTCCTGTACTAAAATGGTGACTTGCGACTTTATGGCATCTACGATGTCGCCAATAAGCGTGCCTTCGTAAGTCTTGCCTGCCTCTATCTTTTTGAGTGTTCTATGATGAGATGTTATGATAGTGCTGTGGTTGGATCTGTTGAGAAGCTTAGTTAGCTCTGGATAACTGAATCTCAACAGATCCCTTGCGGCGCATATTATAATATCTCTTGTTGTAGTGACTGCTCTTACTCTAGACTTACTAAGAACCTTTCTTTTGTCAACATTCATTATCTCGCAACCGATTCTAAGCACATCGTCGAATGTTGGTGCACGCGATAGCGTACCGTGGGTTGGTTTACTTGGTCTGTCGGTTTTGATGATTGGCTTGCCTTCGGCTTCTTCAGCTCTTTTCCTAGATATAAAATATTCTAGGTTAAATTCAGGTTTTTTCCTTTCCGGCGGCGGCGTTGGCCATCCGTTTTCAACATCTGATTCATATAGCATCTGCTCTAGCTCTTCTTCGGTATATAATTCTGTTCTGTCCATGTAAACGTTGTTCATGTTTTAGCGTCATATAAAAATTATCAAACATAAATTAGAATGTCTTTTGAAACCATAAAAACCGAGCACCGGATCAACGTAATTAGCGGCAACAAGATACTTGTGCCTGGTTGTGAGCCGCAATCTACTATAAGCTCAACCACTCTTGCCAAAGAGCAGCAAGAAGATGGGATATGCAATGGGGCATTAGTTGATTTAGATGATGCATTAGATGCCATACCAGGATCTAGAGTCATCCTGGGTATGAATTGGGGGAACTTAGGGACACAGAAATTCTTTGTATTGCCGCCCGTTGATAATTCGTTATGTTGCAGGGGGTCGATAGCTTTGGAAGATTACTATGCTGTGCTTAGAGGATTGCCGTCTGCAGAGACAGAGCAAGATTTAGAGAATATAGTTGATAATTGCGATAGCTTTAACAACTATCAGTGCGATGGATCTATTTTAGAAAGAACATTTGACGATCCAAGAGCATTAAATAGGACTGAATTGCCGCCCGCCAGCCAATCTCGTGGGAGGTGCATATGATACATAGATTTAGTCAAGTAAATGACAAAGCCAATGATGTTGCTGCTGGTCAAAAGCAGCCGTCATTTAGAAGTGATGTGTCTCAGGAAAATCCTTTGATCCAGCTCCATGATCCTGATAGCCCCGATATGGCTTATGCTGCTAGGGTCGCCAAGGAAATAATCAGAATAAGTGGTGCGCATGTCATTGTTTATACAAGGACCCACAATAATGACGTTGATGACGTGTGGGAAGAGGACGCCAATCCAACATACAGAGCTGGTAAGCATTACAAAGCGTTCTTTGTGCCTGAGCCCATAAAAACAGAGCTTACTAGGTTTGGCAGCGATACTGAAAATAATGTCGAGATTGTGTTTGACAGGGAGCAGATATATCAAGACTTCGGTGACAGAATGCTGCATGCTGGGGATATTATTGAGGTCCCATACAATTCGGCATTTCACAGGCTGGGCAAGTTCAGGATACTAAATGCCAGGGATTCGGGTAATTTCAGATATAAGTTCCTTTACTTTACGTGCGAGTGCCAGAACATTACTGACGACATTACTATCAATATAGATCATCAATGATTAAAGGCGATGCTAATTTTGAATTTGATGCAGACAAGTTAACCGAAATGGTTAATGGTATTGTTGATGAATATGTCGATAAATTAAACGAGGAAATACAGATCAAGAACCCTGGATCAGCTGAAACGGAAGTAAATAGAGAGAAAAGAATTATAAAAATTTATGATGATACTCCTGAAGGATCGGGAGACAAAATCATACAATCAACTAAAGATATTTTGGGCTTATAATGGCAATATATGATTTTAAAAACACCTATACGATAACTGGAGTCCCAGTTGCCGGGTCTACTCCGCTACATGGTGTGGTAGAGCAGAATCCTATAATTGACACGCACCCTCCAGGGATGTCTCAGGAATCAGACATACAGGGTGTCACTCCTGTAGGCTGGGAAGAAGGTAGAGTTGATGTTCAAGACGTTATATATTCTTTGCAGCCTGGGTTTAGATATCTAGACCAAGCCATGAAAGCTTACTTTTCTGATATAAGAGTTCCAACTAAGGACTCTTATCGATTTGTCAGAACTATTGTGGCTGGAGCAGACAAATCTGTTCAGATATGGAAAGATGAACTTGCACATGGTAGAGTTGAGCTGCCAGTAATGTCGATCAATAGAGGCAATCATTCGTTTAACTCGGCTAAGTTTAGTCCTCCGTATTTATCAGAAAATTTGATATTCTCAAATAGGCAGAAAACGAGGGTTAGGGAACAGTTTAGGCCCGTACCATTTATTGTAGACTACACATTGCATCTGTGGGCAGAGCACAAGAGAGACATCGAAAACATTGCGTATCAAATATTAATAAGATTTAACACACTAGCTGAATTCACAGCTTGCGACAATAAAGTTATGGGCAATGTGCAGATGAAATTGGGTGGAATGAGCGATGCGAGTGATAAAGATGCTGGTGCCGATCAGCTTGCCAAAACTAGGTATGATATATCAGTGTCTGCTGAGGCATGGTTGTCGTTGCCAGAAAGAATCTCGCCAACGGTTATAGGAAAAATTGGTGTTCTTAGGGAAGATCTTAGAATCTTCGAACCAGATGTATTCACGGAAAGATTTGGACAATTGAATTGTTAAGGAGAACAAATGGCTAAGCACGAAAAAGTACGGTTGACGAATATCTCTAGGCAGGCGATCAGTGTTCAAGTCAAGCCTCCTGGAGGTGACTTTTTCAGAGACGAACGGCAGGTAAGGATGGGCGCTGGTAAAAGTGTCGTTCTGCCGAAGGATTATCTATTGTGGCATCAGATTACTAATTTGAAAGGCAGTAGAAAACTACGAGTGGTAGATGTGACTAAGAAATAGAAATTATCACTCAAAAATATTAGGAAGAATTGCATTAGGAGATTTATGATATGGCTTTATTTCTAAGTCCAGGCGTATTTCCAAGAGAAATCGATCTGAGCACGCTGCCTACAGCTGACGGCGCGCTGCGTCCGGCTTTCATAGGAACAGCCCAAAAAGGCCCTGTTAATGAGCCGACGCTAGTCACCAACGGCCAGCAGTTTATAGATACTTTTGGTGAACCATTTCCGGACAGTGCTCTAGGATATGCGGTTTTGGCATATCTTACCGAGGGTAGATCTGCGTGGGTCCTGAGAGTTGGCGTAGAATTCAAAGAGGGCATGGATGAAGATCTGGTGCCTGACTCGATCGATACGGCTGGAAGCAGGGAAGAGGGTTGGGGTAGAGTATCTCTGTTTAGAGGGATAGACTTTGGTAGGATACTCTTCAGGGAAGTTACGAGCAGCAGACCAGTTGGTATCCATGGCGCGTCTGTTGACAGTATCGAATTCAATGACATAGATTCTGGTGGCGACGACGCCACTCTCGTGTTCTCTTCTACTGCGTATACTGGTACCGTAGACACTACATATACTCTCACTATAACTAGTGATCCAGTCAGTGGCGAAGTTCTAGATGGTGCGAGCTACGTAATAACGGATGACGATGACAACGAGATAGACTCTGGTACTCTTTCGGCGTTGACGGATCCGACGTTAAGTGATACTATAGACTTGACGACTGAGCTCGGTTTAGCGTTCGCAGTAGACGTGACGGCTGGCGATCTTGGGGAAGGCGATGTCTTCACATTTAGAGCGACCCCGGATACAACTTCGTTCTCGGTAACAGTTGAAGGTGTAACTAGGACTTACACTATAGCCGATGGTGATTATGAAAGTGCCGAAGAAGTAGTAATGGCTCTTGAAACAGCTATCGCCAGTACCGATGACGACATTACTCCGGTTGTTGCTTTGAACAGCTCTGGTGTAGAAGTCCCAGCTATAAGAACGGATGTTGCTGGTGAATGGATCCAATTTGCTGGGTCGGAAGCATTGGCTGCAGAATTGGGAATAGCCAATTGGACTCTGGACGTTCCAAGAAGCTTCTTGCTCGCATCTGAAGCAGAGCGATACAACATCGGCAGTGATAGCAATAGGGTCGTTCTTGATGTCATCGGGTCTGAAGATACAACGAGATTTGATTTCTCGATTGCTGTAAATGCCAATTACACGGCGTCTGCTCTTGCATCGATTCTTGACGCAAACAGCACCGAGGGGCCAACCAAGTTCTTCGATGCGTTCGAAGTCACTTTGCCTGGTGGTACCAAGCACTTTATGCTCACAACCACTACTGGCAACAAATTCGATCAGCTCAAGATGCAGGCGACATTCACATTCCAGAGAACTTTGGAATTTGCTGATGAAGTGGGGATCGAGTTCCCATATACTAGGGCATTTAGGGCATTTAGTGACCTTCTTGGCAGGAATGTGCTGCCGGAATCGGGCTCCATTACGCAAGAGACCCCTGAATCTTGCGAAGACGATCCATTGAGCTCTGAGTGTGCAGTTGATGCTGCATATTTCTCGAACATCGTTGGTTGGTTCATCGCCAAATCTCCTGGTACGTGGACGGGCGATTTGAGCTTGTCTGTTGAGGTCTTTGATGAAGGTCTTGGCGATACAGCCGGTAGATTCAAAGTGACTGTGTTTGACGAAAACGGTATCGCTTTGGACGTTGTCGATGACGTCACATTTAATCCATCGGACACTAGATATATCGGCAATGTTGTCAATGAGGGCAGTCCAATTGGCGGGGTGAATGGTAATAGCTTCTATCAGTGGGAGCTTAGGCCAGATTTTCTTGTTGACGATTCTGATTCGAGGGTTCCTAGCCCGATATTCAGGGAATCATTCGAAGGCGGAGCAAATGGTATTCCATCAGATCCGTTGTTCTCGACCGAGCTTGACAATGCCGTAATCGGCAATCCGGCCAAGCCGAGCGGGTTGTTCTCACTAGACAATGCCGAGACTTTCGACTTCAATCTGCTTATGATCCCTGGGTTCAGCAGCGGGCCTGTTGTTTCTCAAGGTTTGCAATTCGCTGAAAACAGAGGGGACGTACTTTACATAGTCGACCCTCCGTTCGGCCTGAAGCCCCAGCAGGTTGTTGATTGGCATAATGGTCTGTTGTTTAGTGATCTCACGACTTCTCTAAACACCAGTTACGGAACCCTATATCACAGCTGGCTGAAGATCAACGATCAATTCAACGGTGGTTCGATCTTTGTACCGCCGTCTGGTCATGTTGGTGCAGTCTTTGCCAGGACCGAAAGAGACACTGAGCAGTGGTTCGCGCCTGCGGGTCTCAATCGGGGCAGAATTCTTGATGCTCTTGATGTCGAGGTAAACCCGACCGAGGGCGAAAGAGATTTGATGTATGGCAACAACAATGCGGTCAATCCGATTGTTAATTTCATTCAAGATGGAATAACGGTCTTTGGGCAAAGAACCCTACAGCGTAGGGACAGTGCTCTCGACAGAAACAATGTCAGGATGCTTCTGATCTTCTTGAAGAAGAATTTGACCAGGCTGTTGAGAAACTTCCTGTTCGAGCCAAACGATCCTGTTCTGAGATCTCAGGTTGTAAGTGCAATCGAGCCCTTCTTGGCGGATATCGCTTCGAGACGCGGTTTGACAGCGTTTAATGTTATTTGTGATGAGACTAATAACACGCCAGAGAGAATTGACAGGAATGAGCTTTGGGTAAGCGTGTTTATCCAGCCTACCAGAGCGGCTGAATTTATTGTATTGAATTTGGTAATTCTAAGAACTGGTGCATCTTTCGGTGCCCAGGAAGTTCTTGCCGCTGGCGGCGTAGTAAACTAAAAATAAGTTTACAGAGAAAAAGGGCTCTTAATGGAGCCCTTTTTCTATGTATATAAATGAAATAAGATGTAGGTGTCACTATGATATTATGGGATAAAACTGAAATTAAATTTGGTACCAATAAAGATACTACCCGTAAACAGGATAGTGTAATCGTAAAATGTGAAGCTTGTGATAGTGAGCTTATTAGGTCATATGTATCTGTTAAGAATACCATAAAACGTTCTGGTAAATATAACTGCCATAGTTGTGCTACTAAGAACAATAAATTTATAGATGGATGCTCCAAGAGAGCATCTTCTAAATGGCAGGACCCAGAATACAGAAATAATAATTTAGCTGCAGTCAGGTCTGATGAGTACAGAGAAAAAAAGAGGAAAAGTTCCATTGAGAAATGGCAGGACCCAGAATATAGGAAGAAGCACTTATCTGAAGAAGCAATCAAGAAACGGTCAGTAAATTCAAGCAATGCAGCAAAAAAGAAATGGCAGGACCCAGAATATAGGAAGAAATTAAAAACTGTGTTGTCAGACAGAGCAAAAAGTCAGTGGGCTGATGATTCGTACAGAAGCAACATGTCAGCAATTCAATCTACTAATGCAAAGAAAGCATGGGCCAAAAAACGTGATAAATTCTTAGAAACATTCAGATCAAATCGTTTTAGAGAATTAATGCGATCTATATCTTCAAGTCAATCAGACGCCACTAAGAAGCGCATAAGTCTAGCATCAAAAGAGTTATGGGATAATGAATTATATAAGAACAGAATGATAAAAGTTCTATTCTCTCCAGAGATAAAACAAAAACGTGCAAAGGCAATAAAATTAAAAAAAGAAAGCGAAGAATACAAGCATAAACTGGAGAAACGTAGATTATCAGCAGAACGCAATTTTAAAATTGCGGCATCGGAATTGAATCCAGAATATGATTACTCTTCCGTAGATTATACAAATAGTAAAGATAAAGTTGAAATTATCTGTAATCTCCATGGGTCGTTTTGGCAAACCCCCAACAACCATACTTCTAAATTAAATAGGTGCCCAGCTTGTGCAAGTAATCAATCTAGATTACATCTTAATATAGAAAATTATATAAATTCAATCGGATATAAGACCATAACCAATGACAGGAGAGTTATCAAACCGTATGAATTAGATATAATGATATCTGATGCTGCTATTGGTATAGAAGTTGATGGGCTGTATTGGCATTCATATAATAAAATAGAAACTTCTGAGGAGAGAAAAAGACATAGCAATAAGGTTGATATGGCATCAGCAGCAGGAATTAGGTTGATTTGTATACGAGAGGACGAATGGAATAATAAATGTGATATTGTAAAATCTAGACTGCGTAATATATTGGGGTTGTCTAATAGAATTTATGCTAGAAAATGCAAAATAGTAGAAGTTGATAATAGTGCATACAAACAATTTGTTGAATCAACACATTTGCAAGGATATAGAAGTGCATCCAGAATTTATGGTCTTGAATATGATAATGAATTAGTTAGTGTGATGTCATTCAATCCATATCGACCATCAAAGGCCGATAACCATTGGGAAATCATGAGGTTTTCAACGGCTTTAGATACAGTTGTGATTGGGGGTGCATCTAGATTATTTACAAAATTTATTAAGGACGTAGATCCAAAATATGTTCTATCATATGCTGATAGGCGATATGCTACTGGCAATGTATATTTTAAAATAGGTTTGGATTTTTCTGGGATAACGAGACCAAATTATGTCTATGTGAAGAATGGTATGACATATTCAAGACAGAACTTCCAAAAACATAAGCTTCCAGACAAGTTAAACAATTATGATCCACGACTGACCGAAGCCGAAAATATGTTTAATAATGGATATCGTAGACTATGGGATGCTGGCAACTTTAAATTCATTTACAGGCGTTAATTGATTCATAGATTTCTTCTCTTGCAAAAATATTATAGGAAATTTTTTGTAGGAGACAAAAATGCCTGGTTTTTCAATAAATAATGGGGCTACTGCTACTGGCGGTGGGCCATCTCATACAACCGAACCTCGTAGGATGCATAGATGGGTTTGGGAGGTTATGGGACCTGAAGCTGGTTTCACTCCTATGGGTGACACTTGGGCTAGCCAGTCTAGGACTCTGAAGCTTCTTCTTAAGTCCTGTAGCAGGCCATCGTACTCGTTCGAAACTCCTGAAATGCACCATAATCAGGAAAAGGCTTACTTTGCTGGTAAGCATACTTGGGAGTCGATCAACCTGACATGGTATGATGCTGAGCAGCCAGTTGATGTTTCCAGAGCAATTTGGGAATGGAATCAGGGTGTTCTGAATATGGAGCAGCAAACCGTTGCCCCACCTTCATTTTATAAGAGACAGTCGAAGCTAACTATGCGTAATGGTTTGGGTGCGGCTAATGAATCTTGGGATATCCTAGGATCATGGCCATCCCAGAGCAACTGGCAGGCTCTTGATTACACAAACCATGAACTACAGGTAGTTGAGGTTCGTCTGCATTTTGATAGAGCAGTCAGGGATCAAAGTGTCAACGTTCCTAACTTGACTCTTGCCAATCCAGGTGCCTCAGTAAACCTGGTATAAATTAGATGCCCGGTTTTAATGTTAATACTGGATCTCCAGGTAACCAGAATTTATTTGGTCTGGATACCTTCAATCACCATCCAGGCAGAGCCTTTGTAGGCGGAACTGGTGGTGGTTCTGGTGTTGATTTGGGAAGAGTATATAGGTGGTTGGTAAGAATACGAAATGTCGGTTCTAATACCGAAATTGAATTCGCATTAGCTGCGAAAAAGATATCTAGGCCAGAATTTACATTTGAGAAAATAACTATACATCAGGGGCAAAATGAGATGTACCTCCCTGGTAAGTATAAGTGGTCTCCAATAGAGATTGAATTCTATGAAAAATTGGAACTAAAAGATGTTAATCCAACTGGACGCAACGGTGCATTTAGAGTAGATTATGCTCCAACAGAAAGCAAATCTACTGCTATGCTAAGGAGATGGTGGTCACAAACTGTTTCCGATTATAAATTGCATTCGATAAATCCGTCATTTAAGAAGATCATAGATATATATATGACAGATGGAAATGGGAGGCCAGCTCATGTGTGGAAATTGTTCGGAGCATGGCCCATGAGTGTAAGTGGGTCTAGCTTCGACAATACTTCAACTGAACTATCAACATCGACCGTGAAAATATCATATGATACTGCTGAAGAACATGGAGCAAATGGATTTATAAATGATGAGGGCCTTTAATGCCTGGATTCAAATTAGGCAAAATAGATAGTGGTACCAGGCGAGCTCTAGGTCCGAGCGATGTTGTATATTCATATACTTGGGAAATCACAAGTCTGCCTTTCAATAGAGTATTCACGCAGGGGAATAGCCTTTTAAATAATATCCGCGAAAAAATTACTGGCCAGAGCAGCGTCCAGATATATGCTAAAGATGTGACTCTTCCGACATATAATTTCATAGATGAGAAGTATAAAAGTGCATCTCTTTCATATAAATATGCTAAAGAGATAAATTGGAATGACGTCAAGATAACGTTTTATGATACTAGGGGGATCATTAACCTTCTAAATTTAATGACCAGGCAAACTTGGGATAGGAATACTGGCATACGGCCAGCTGTGGAGTATAAGTTTGATAGTGTTATAACTGTGTTTAGGGGCGACGATGCCAATGTAAGGGATCGCAGCATTATTAGAGAAATAGAAGAAACATATAAATTAAGAGGGAGTTGGATCAAGCAACTAGATCAGGCACCTCTAACGTATGAAAGTAGTGATGCGCATACCGTGTCTGTGATCTTATCATATGATTGGGCGGAGTACGATCCGTCTGAATAATTTTGATGTATTTTATATTATAGCAACTGGAGATAAATATGCCTCCGCAAGAAAATGAAATTCCGCTAGATAATCAACCAGCCGAAGACGTTCAAGGCGTTCAAGGCGTTCAAGGCGTTCAAGGCGTTCAAGGACCTAAAACGACTGATGCACAGGGCCCAGAAAAATCTGAGGCTCATAATTTAATAGACCAAATCATCCATATGGGGTCGAAGGACTTACTGCCTTGGGAAGAGGTGGTGCTTCCAAGTCTTGGCCTCTATTATAATGATAGAATCCCTGACGGTAAGGTTGCTGTCAGAGCAATGGATGTGCATGTAGAGAAAATCTTAGCGAATACGCGATTGGTTCAATCTGGTCATGCTATAGAACATTTGTTTGCTAGATGTGTGCAATTGCCAGAGGGTGTCGATGCATTGAGTTTGCTGGTTAGTGACAGGACATTTTTGTTATATGTGATACGCGGAATTACGTACGGCAACAAATATGAATTCCTTGCAACGTGCGGAGATTGCGGTCAATCATCGACATTTCTTTATGACATCAATAAGATGTCAGAGACGATAAAGCAAGCAAACCCGGATCTTGGCAAGGAGCCGTTCAAGGTTCCTTTGCCCATGCTTAGTAAGAAATTCGATAAGGATGTGTGGGTTGGCGTTAGATTTGCTAGGGGCAGAGATGCGTTCGAGCTTATGGAACGCAAGAAAATGAACAGAAGAATTGGGACTTCTGTTGGTGAAATGTCTGCTGAAGAGAATGATGATGTCACTGAGAATTTAGCAGTACTTATACAAAACTTCATGGGTGAAACAATAGGCCCAGATAAGATTAGGGCATTTGTTGATACTTTGCATGCATCCGATTCGTCTACTATAAGAGAATTCATTAGGAAAAATGAGCCGGGCATTGACTCTACTGTCAACCTACAGTGCCCGGTATGCGACTCTTCTCTTAGAATTGCTTTGCCGATTACTGAAACCTTTTTTCGTCGGGCGGGATAGTTTTGCGATAGACAATGAGTATTATCATATTCTTGAGCAGCAGTTCCAGCTCAAGATGCAAGGCAATCTCAGCTTAATAGAACAAACAATGCTTAATGCCGAAGACCGCCAATGGTGGATAAATAGGCTCAACAAGCATTTCGAAGAACAGAATAAGAAGCAAACCACTCAGCAGCCGATGAGCGACATGCCGCCGCTCCCGGATTATCCTCAATAATTCAAATATATTGTGAGGAGGTATCCGGATGCCTGAGTTTACTAGAATATCTGGCAGAAGAGGGTCTGTTGTAAATCTGGACGTCGATTTTTATAAAGGCGGCCAGCTTGCCGATCCAATACTGTACAGAGTTGAAATATTCAGGGGTAAAGTTACACCTGAAAATATTGTCGCTGCATTTCAGTTAGATGAGCCAGAATCCAGTTCATATCCATTGCCGGTTGTGCAATTGGAGGATTCTAGCGGTCCGATAGCTGGCAAATTCAGGCTTCCGTGGTTAGTTCCGGACGATCTTGTGGTTCCGGACACCTATTTTGACACTTGGTTTTTCTTTACTAGTGATCCAAGATCTGGATCTGGCGATACGTTAGAAAACCATCAAGATGAATTAATAGAAGCTTGCCATAGATTCTTTGTTTATCCTGATGAGTGGCACACAGACCCTAAATTGCAGACAATTAGGTTTGGATATGAGCCCCTTGATCAGAAGTTCCACAAGCCTGAAGTTCGTCCTTTAGAGGTTGGCGTAATGCCGTTACCTCTTTATGATTTTGATTTCAATTTAATAGTGCCTATGATACCGTTCATGCAGGCGACTATATCGATAGAGACTGAAAATTGCGAGTCGCTGGTAGAGGACGAACCGATGGAGATAAAGCTCCGTCAAGGAGCATATAGAACTAATCCGTTTGTGTTTAGTTACCTTCTCGATACGTCGCAATTTCTTATAGGCACATATAGATATAGAATTACTACTACGTTGCCGTGTGGTACCACTAGGGTCAGTCCGACCTTTATATTTACGATAAGTGGTATCGGCCAACGTGTTGGAACATGATAAAGCCCACTCCTGAACAGATATCTGCGTGGATTGAATCGAATTTTGATACAAAGCCCAGAAAGGGCGGGCTTGAACTACGTATCAATAATCCATTCGATGGCGATACTGGATATCATATGAACATATCTGTGGTTAAGGCATGTTGTCATGATTGGCGTGGAGATGATTGGGCTAGGGGATATAAACCGTCATTCCTTAGATTCGTGCAGTTATATCGCAATTGCAGCTTCGCTCAAGCTGTTAAAGAGGTGTGCGGCCAAGATGTTACTATTAGGTCTCTGCAGAATAAATTGCGCGATGATGCTAAAAAGGCTGAAGAAAAGAAGAAATCTGAGAATCTTGGGTTACCTAAAAACAAGAAAATCGTAGAATCGGATTCTAGATTCGCTAGGATTGTCAAAAATTGGCTCAAGTCCAGAGGGTTAACGGAAGAGCTTATGGAATTATATGACATTCGCTATGCTGGTGGCGATGTCATATGGCCATATTATGAATATGATGAATTGGTTTATTGGCAGAGCCGTAATTATATGAATAAAAATTTTCTTTTCCCGCCTGAAGATGTAGGGGTTACGAAGGGAATGTTCATATATGGGTTCGACTTGATAGAGCCTAGTGATTATATTATAATTACAGAGGCGATATTCGATTGTATGACTATTGGTGCCCAGTGTTGCGCCAGTGGTGGTGCTGCGTTGACAAATATGCAGATTAGAAAGATAAAGGCGTTGAACCCGGTCAATGGTGTAATTCTGGCACCCGACAATGATGAAGCGGGGCTCAAGAGCTTACGGGACAACTATTTCCTTATTGAGAAATACTTCAAGGTATATCACAGTATCCCTCCGAAGTTCCACGGCAAGAAAGACATAAAGGACTGGAACGACTTAGGCCGCATTGTAGGATTCAGAAAAACGAGAGAGATATTTGAGTCGTCTATTAAGAAATTAGAAATTAGCGACGTCGCCAAATTATAATTTCTTTATTTCATATTTTCTTAATATCGTAAGCTTTGATGGATCAGTGCTGTATGTTCTGAATGCTTTGCCATATTCCGGGCAATATTCTTTAAACCAATCTATTTTCTCCTGTGGGGTCATTATGTCTATATATAATAGGTGATCTCTCATAATTGTAACGGTATTATCTGATAGCTTTTCTGCCAGAAGGCATTTTACTTTGCCTTCTGACTCTTCTAGTGGGTATATAAGTATGTAGGATGTTTTGGAATCCCCCTTATACCTGCACCAGTATAGTTCCTGCATGGATATGAAATACTGGTTACAAATATAAATGAGATATGGTACTACCACAAACTACATCATGGTCAGTAGACCTATATATAGGAACTTCAGATACAAATCTTGGTGGAGAAAGATTTACTGGTGGCAGACGTAGATCTGGCTTGAATGCTGTGCAGAAGTTTGAAGTAGTCAGTTTTATAAATCACGGCACCATGATAAGGGCTAAAGTCGAATCGCCAGATTTGCAACTCAATGCGATTTTTGATGATGAATACTTGATGAATGCTAGAAAGCTTGATCAGCCTACATTGGTTAGATATAGAGTAAAGTGGGCTGAGGGTGACGAATCTATTGCTAAATGGCAGACAGCGATACTGACTGATATACATACCAATGGAAAGGCCGCTAGAGGGGCGTCATTCGAATTTATAGCGATAGATCCAATTACATTTTTTGTCACTCAGGGGTCGGCATCTGGAAGAGTGTACAAAGGAAGAGTTGGTACTACTGAAGTAAATGGTCGCAAGATTAAAGGCGTAATTGAGCAAGTTCTTGACGATTACGTGCCAGATAAAATAACGCTTTCTGTGCCCCAAGGTAGGCAAGATATAGACGGCAACAGGAGAGTTTTCAATATAAAGAAGTTTGTGTCTGCTACAACAGATGCTCCTCATAGATATCATATGATGAGACAAGATCCCAAGACATTTATAATGTCCATGTTAGATTGGTCAGCAGATTTCCTAGCGGATACTAATAGCGAGTCGACATCTTGGATTATAAATTATGGTGAAGATGTTGATGAACGCGGCCAAGTTACTCTCAGCATAAATATTGAAGAAAGTTATGCTCCTTGGCTTCGCAGCAGGCCGTTTAAAGACCAGACAAAAACGATTATCCTTAGATATGGTGGCACTAACGATCAAAAACTTAGAGATATAATAAAATGGGAGTTTTTAGCTAGTCCATTTGTCTCTGTTATCAATACTAGATTGGCTACTAGTGGAATATCCGCTATTTCTGGGCAATATCTAGACATAACAAATGCCAATGAATCTGATGAAGTGTTTGTTGATGATACTAATACTGGGAATAAGTCTAATCCTAGGATAGACATAAGCCGTGGGTTCGCTAAGCCGGAAATCATCAATAGGGGTAGCACTATTGGTGGTCTTGGCACAACATATATCCCATCAGTTCCTGAATTTAGCGCTGGAGAACTTGGCAGAAAATACGGTCAATATATAACTGGCAGATCTAGGCAGACATATTTCAATATGATAAATTTAGTTAGCAGATTAAAGATAACTTCTAGAGGAGTACCAGACTTATTCGACCCTACGGAATTGGGCAAATCATTCGTGAATGTTCAATTCCAGAGACCGCAGGTGTCTGCCGAGGATGTTAATTTGAGGACTTTGTTTGATGGTAATTGGCTGCTATATGGATGGAACCATAGATTAACAAGATTAAATGGTAATTGGGAAACTGATTTATATGTTTCTAGGTTCGATTATGATGCTAATGCTATACCAGGACCATTAGGAAATGCCTGATCCACTTGACATAGTAGGCAAAATATCGTTTGCGCTCGACGAAGGCAGCGTGGGCGATGTACGCAATCAGTTAAGCGACATTGCAGACGAAATATCTGGTGAATTTGGTGGAACTATATCTGATATGTCAAAAAAGGCATCAGAGGGAGTGAAAGAATGGAAGGCTGATGTTGATAAGGTTACCCATGAATATCGGAAGCTTGAGCGAGCTATTAGAAGAGGCGACATAACAACAGAAGAGGCGATAAAAGGATATGAAGAACTCAGCAAGCAGGCCGATCTATTGCATGAGCAGGAAGAAGCAATTGGGGTTGCACATGATGTTTTAACTGCAAAAAGAATTGATAATTTGGATATGATTCAAAAAAGTAGTGATAAAAGTCTAGAAAATCTTAAAAAAGAGCATAGTCTGCTTGGTAAAATAGACAAGGTTATGGCTGGGTTTGGTGTGAAAACCAAATTTGCCGAACTTACCGATGCTAAGAAAGCAATGGCTGCTGCCGCCGGATTCTTGCAAGAGAAGGTTAAAGAACTCTTTATAGAGCAAGGAAAATACATCACTCAAAATTTTGTGATGTACGGGTCCATAACTGATATTAATGAACAGATATTAGAAGCCGGTGCTGGGTTTGGTGTTCTGTCGAAAACAGCTAGGGAATCTGCTGAACAATTAATGGCCCAATCGATAAATTTAGGAAGATTGGAAACATCGTTAGGAGACTTGGCTGGTGAAGTTGGTAATTTTGTAGACATGACCGGCGTATCTGCAGCTTCTGCGGCCAAATTAACTAAGCAATTTGAGGCTCAAGGCTTAAGCATGGGCCATTTAAGAAGCATGTTTGAAACAGTCAAAGGGGCCATGGCCGGATTCGCTGTCACCGGAGAGGAAGCTGGTCAAATAATCGATAGGCTTGCGAAATCTGCAATGATGCTCACTGCCAGAATGGGCGAGACGAGATTTGCAGAGTATTCCGAGAAGCTATCGGTTGTGATGGGCTTAACGAAAGGAGTAGGTGGAGATTTACAAGCTGTTAGTCAAGTTTTTCAAACATTAGAGACAGATGCCACAAAATTTGCTGTCGCATTGGGTGCTGAAGGATTATATGCTCCGCTAGAAGACCAAATAGGCATTATAATAGAAAGATCCGATGAACTAATGCAAATGGTTAAGGGAACGCCAGAGTTTATGCAAGAACAGATGGCTCAAGCTATGCTCAATATGTCTATGGGTACAGTGCGGGCGTTCCAATTGATAAGAAAAGAGGCAGCGAAAGAATTTGGCAAAACTGTTGACGAGATAACGCCTGCAATGATAAAATCATATGCTGAGCAGAAAAGGATTCATACAGACGCCATCAGAAATTTCACGGAGCTTACTGAATCTTTTGTAAATAATATAAAAGTATTATTGGTACCGTTGGTGAAAGGTATAAATTATATTTCTGAATTGTTAGTATCAGGAATGAGAGCTGTAGAAAAATGGACTGAAGGATGGGATGATTGGGCTAAAATAACAGGCACTGTCATAGCTTCAATAACGTCGATAGCTTTGGCTATTGCCACATTAATAGGCGGCCTTAAGTTATTTAGTAAGACTGCGTCTGCAGTTGTTAGCGATATCGCCGAGGCATTTATTGATAATTTGTCGTACGCAATATTTAGGGCTATGAAGGCTATCGGCGCAGGTCTAACAGCGATGTCTAGAGGTCTTCGTGCTCTTGCGAATCCGAAAGTGGTTGTGGGTCTTGTGTTATTGACTGCTTCGGCTATTGGATTAGGATTTGCGCTAAAATTGGCAGCGCCGTTTGTTGAGGCATTTGGAAAAGCGCTTACCGACGTTCTCAAAGAAATAACTATTGAAAAGGCTGCGGCAGTCGGGGTGCTTGGGGTATCATTTGCTGCTTTCGGCGGTGCTTTGGCGTTGGGAGCTGTTGGGATGTTTGCCGGTGCTGCTGCAATGGCGGCATTAGCAGGTCCGATGGAGCGTGTTGTAGATGCTGCATTTAAAGTTAGGTCTATAGGCCCTAGATTCCATCAATCGTTTGAGAATATAGCGAAAGGCGTGGAAGCGATAGCCGAATCGAGTTGGCTAAGATTTTCAGCTGGTGCTGCTTCGATAGCTTTTGGCTTGAGAATGATCACTAGTGCTGTATCTAGTAACATAGCATCGGCTTCGTTGATACCGGACGTTGCAGATGCCCTATCTAATATGTCTAGATCTATATCGATGTTTTCAGATGTCGAGGATATTAGGAAAGTTGGGCCTGCTCTTGATTCTGCTTTAGTATCTATGGACAAATCACTCGAGAAGTACTCTGATTCAATAGTCGAGAATATAACCAATGTAAGCGATTCCTTGGCGGCCATGATCGATAATTTAGAGAGGATGCAAAAATCTGCCGAAGAGGTGAGAGCCAAAACTGTCTTGCCTGGTGGTGTCAACGCGCCGCCAGCTGCCGGTGGTGGAACAGATGCATCTAGCACAATAGTTGAAAAATTGGATGAATTGATAGCTGTTGCGGTTGGTATGAATATAGATGGCAAAAATATTGAAGAAGTCAGAGCAGCTTTGATAGAATATCTACCGATAATTGCCGAGAACGAATCTGCTGCCTCTGGAGGAATTTCTAGATTCGCTTCGCATTGGGGTATGTCACCATAATGACAGCATATAACTCAAATTATCTGATAGGTGCTGATAGAGATATTCTTGACCCAAGAAATGTCAGAATGCAATTTGTGATCCAGCAGTCTGGTGGGCAGCAGGCCACTAGAAATGTTAAAACTAGATCTGGCGTTCCTATACAGGTACAGGTCATACCGAAAAATAGGGGCAATATCTATTATGATGTGCCGTTTCAGTTTCCGCCTATCATAAAGACTGATAGCAAAGGCGGAAATTGGAAAGAGTTTAATTTGTTTCAAGCAGAACCGCTTCCTCTATTTATGGGTGGTTCTCCTAGAACCATTACTATGCAATGGTCTTACATAATAACTAGTCAGATGTCGCCATTTAAGTATAGAGTTGGCACTCAAGGAGCTATGCTTACTTCTGCTGATGGCGACAAGACGAGGGTCAGATGGGATGTTGAGACAGTTGCCAATATAGTTAAAGCCATTAGGGGATATTTTTATAACACTGTAGCATCTGCTTTGGTTGTAAGATTTTACGCATACAATATTGTTGGCCCAAACAATAATCAGGAAGAGTGGTCATTTAGATTAGAAAACGTTAGCGTGTCACATAGCGACACACTAATATCAGACTCTGTCTTTGATAGAGAAGTTATTGTTTTAGACGAGAATGGACTGCCTAGAATAGTTTCTGAGACAGTCCAAGAAGATGTTGAGATCAGAGCAACCCAAACAATACCTCAGTTTAAAATAGGCAATGGTGGGATCACTCATGTCAGAGATGCAAATGGAAATTTAGTACCTGCAAATGTGAGAAATGTTACAGATTCGAAAGAAAGTGCATTCGAGAATTCAGTCTTACGCGGTTTTGATGGGTCTGCAAAATTAGATGATATTTCGACTACGAGCAAATCGAATTCAGATGGGACTACAACTTTTACTGCGACATTGGACAATGCTACCAGAAGTGTAACTAGAGATAAACTGCAAGTTGGTAGCAATTTTTCTCGCAAAGTATATCCACTCAGAACTGATATATCCGTCACTCTGAAATTTTATACTGATATGGATCCTGAGGCGGCTAGTTCTAGAGCTGAAAGTGTAGGTGCTGAACTCGATGCTGAACAAGCCAATAAAGCGCAAAAATTGATCAGTGTAAATAATCCGTTTATTAGAAACATGCCATCTCTTAGAAATGGTACATTAGTAGATTGGTTCTGATATGGCTAATATAGTAAGATTCGCAGATTCAAGGTTTAGGCAAACTGAACTAATTCGTATTGATGGTGTCAGAACGTTTGGGCTTTGGGAAGACTTCATAAAAGATTTGCCATTTGATTTGTTCACTGTCCCTAATAATTTGGCTGGAAGAGCCGATGAAGTTTCAGAGGTAGTATATGGGACCCCCAAATTGTTTTGGGCTATAATTGCGTATAATAATGTTAGAGATCCCTTAAATTGGCCTCCGGCTGGGATTACAATAAAAGTACCTGTTGTATCGTCTCTATTGTCAGAATTATGACAGATGTTTTAGACAAAATGTGGCAAGGCTTTTTCGAGACACGAAATAAGCCCTTGCATTTTAGGTTTCAAGGCAAGTATCGTGCACTTGTTGTAGAGACGAACGACCCACTGCGCGTGCATAGAATAAAGTTTCTATGCCCTGAGCTTCATGATGCCAATGTGAATCCGTCGGATGCTCCGTGGGCAGTGCCTGCAACTGATTTTGGCACAAAAGGATGCGGCAGGTGGTCATATCCTTGCATAGGCGATTATGTATGGATAGAATTTGAGAAGCAACATGCATATGCGCCAGTATATACTGGATTTTGCGACCCAACTAGGCGTAGGTTCTATACATTACCTTCTATATATGGCCCCACACCGATCCCTGTAGATCCGCGTGGTAATCCTGTTCCACAAAACAGAAGACCTGTTGATTTTGATCCAGACTACATGCCAAGAGATAATCGCCCGATGTCTCATGGATGGCAAGATAGATATGGTAATTTAGATGTACACAATGCCGTAGGATTTTTCCCGGCTGAGCATAGGGATGCTCCGCCCCCGCCTGGCGTTGACGCTTTTACTTCAAATTTGATGCAACAGGCTAAGAAGAGCATTAATTTTGAATCCAATGAAGCAAGACCTAAAGTAAACGATCCGGATACTAAGTATATGCTCAGAATGTCCAAGTATGGGCATATGATGATACAATCCGACATTGGTTATTTGTGGAAAAGAGATGGGGACCAAGGTGAATTTACTGGAGATTTTGATCAAGATGCGCAATTTGAAGTAGATAGATGGCTATATATCCAGAAGCTTATCAATGAAGATGCTCCTTCTGGTAAAGACCAGCGCCGTTTGATGCTTATGAGTCGGCTAGGCCATAAGCTTGAATTTAGAGATGTAGGGTGGAACAGAACGAGAGATGGTGAATTTGGCCCGGCGTCTGACATATCAGACTCTGATTTGGATGAGAGGTGGGTAAAGCTTAGAACTAAAGGTGGTCATTTAATACAGGCATCTGATATTGGCTTTGATCCTATAAATGACGAATATGTTAGCAGGCTCCTTTTAGATGAAGCCAGGAATGCTGGCGATCTAGATAATGAAAAATCGTTTGGGAATGACGCTAGATTTCTTAGATTCGTAACCAGAAGCGGCATTAAAATAGCAATAGATGATCGTACAAGCAATGTGACTAGAGCACATGCAGAAGATCTCACAAATGAAGAGATAGGCATAGGTGTTTTATTAAAGGGCAGAGCGACGCCTGGAGCTGGTGCGGCGTATGGGGCATTGTCTGGCGATCCTAAGGGATTTTATTGGCAGTTTGATGAAAGACCTGAGAGAAATAGCACGACATGGGGAACACCTCTTGGATCTGCTATTGAGATGACCGATGATAGGGAAGCTATTGTAATAGCTCCTGGATTGAGAAATCTTCCAACGCAGTGGGAAAGATTGAGAAATAATGAATTTCTTACTCAATCGGCATTCGATCTATCTCCACATGAAGAAGCACATCACCTCATAATAGATCATGAGCTTGAAACAATAAGACTTAAAACCAGGGCCGGGCAGGGTGAGAACCCGTTCTTCCCCAGAACTTCATCATCGTCTGGCGAGCATGCTGGTCTTGAGATGAGAGACGGACCATCTGGCTCTGCTTGGTTAGAACTGATTGATATTGAAAGTCGTGGAATATGGTTTAGTCAGGAGGTTGGCGTTGGTATATGGAGAGCCAAAAGCGGCTCTGACATGGCGGTTTGGATAGATGACCAGCAAAATCAGATTGTCGTAAGAAACAATCTTGGGAAGATTCAAATATTCTGCTCTGGCGACACGGAAATAAAGAGTTCGGCCAATATCAATCTAGATGCTGCATTAAGTATAAATCTTAAAGCTGGTCTTGGTATCAATATGCAGACCCCAACTGGGCAATTCTCATTCTCTGATGCATTTGATGCATCTGGTGACATAAGAGGTAACAATATTTTGGGCATATTCCCGCAAATCAAGCAGGGCGATGGCGGCACGCCTGGCTCCCCATCCGGCACACCGTCGCCAGCTGTGTCGATACCTACTACACCTCTGCCGTCTAAGACTGAACCAGACGATAGATATCCTGGATAGCCAAATATAGGAAGAGATGATTGTAAGCAGACCTACTGGAGAATTTCTGGAACTTCTGCCCAAAAGTGAGGTGGATGATGCCAGTGTTATATTTACAATCAGCAATGAGATACCTCCTAGGCCAGACCTTGATTTTTCAATAGTAACAGTGGGTCAAGAAAGAATATCAATCCCTAAAATCCATTCTATAAATGATAGAGTTAGAGCAGCGGGCGAGTTAATATTTACAACTAAAGTTAGTCAATCTGATATACTGGGTGATGGCAGGAAACCGTTTGTGACTGGTGAAGTTTTAGAATTTACTGAGGAAGATGATACGGATATAAATCCGAAGTTTGTTGGCGATGAGATTGAGACGAAGCACAACAATAATTATCCAAATTATGAAAGCTTCGGGATCACTAGAGATCAAGATGAATCAATATTTGATGCTGCTCTTTCCGCCCAACAAGTGATCCTAGATAGTATAGCTGGTTTGCAAGAGAGATATAAAGAACTTCAAACTGAAATATCGGATCTCAAAAAAGAAGAGAATGAGATAACTAGGTTGCTGTCTGCCTTTAGTGTTGTTATAGATGCGGGACAGGACAATGACGATATACTTGATGCTGTTCAGAAATTGAATAGCAGATTGGTTGTTAACGGTGAAAGAAGACAAACAGCTATAGATGAGATAAACGCCATACCAGATGATCTCGTTACAAAGAGAGATGAACTTAATTCGATAACGGAGATCGTCAAATGATTGATAAACTTCTTATCGATTATAGAGGATTTAATCCACCGATTTTTGGTGGGCAACAGAACATATTATCCAGACAATCTGGTGAACGACTCATTAAAAATGACTTATTGCAATTGTTATTGACATCTCCTGGCGAAAGAGTGATGAGGCCAGATTTTGGGACGATAATAAAAGAATCGCTGTTTGAACCAATAGACAGTGTGACTTTGAGAGATATTGAAAAAGATGTCAATAATAAGATAAGGACGTTTGAACCGAGAGTAAGTGCTACAGCCAATGTTGCATTGGATGCCGATAATAACACGTTAAGAATAACGGTGTCTGGGATTGTATTGGAGAGGCCGAATAGCCTGTTTGAATTTGAGACCAGCATACCATTAAGAGTTGGAGATGTTTCATAATGGTGAATCAATTCGGTGGACAAACGAGGACGTCGTTTTTCTCTAACGAAGGCCAAAACCAAGTTAGAGAAACGCTGTTCCAGTTGCCCGTTGACCCAGAGCAGTTTGGTGTTTTGCTGCCTCCAGCTGACTTGCGTAGGCTTGATTTTAGTGCCCTTGAATTCACTACTGCTAGAAGAGCATTGATTGAGTACATCAGGACCTACTTCCCTGATGATTTTAATGATTTTGTTGCCAATAATGGCATTATAATGCTCGTTGAATTGCTGTCATATATTACGGCAGTTCTAAGTTTGAGGGCTGATGTTTTAGCAAACGAAGCGTTTTTGCCGACAGCCAATACTGAGAATGCTGTCGTAAACCATCTTGCATTGATATCTCAGAAGATACGCAGAGCATCTCCTGCCGTAACTGACATAGAGTTATCGATTCCTAATAGGTTGGGATCTGATGTCAGGGTTCCGCCTGGATTATCTTTCCAGATTTCTGGTGGTGATGGTGACAATATTACATATGAAGTGTTCAGATCGCCTGATGATTTTACGTCAGATATAATAATTCCAGCTGGTAAACGTGGAATAATAGCGTTTGGAATAGAAGGTAGGACAAAGAGCCAAACGAGTATAAGCGAAGGCATATCCGATCAGAGGATATCTATACTTGATGACTCTATACTTGAGAGTCCAGTGAGAGTAACGGTTTCTGGTGCTGGGTCTAGCAATCAATGGGATAGGATTGAGTTCATAGAGCAAGCCAACCCTACTGATGAAGTTTTCGAAGCCAGATTCTTTGAAGGTGAATTGCAGATAGTATTTGGGAACAATGTTACTGGTGCGATCCCAGAGAATGGTGCTACAATAGAAGTGGAATACCGCACTGGCGGCGGCAGAAGAGGCAGGATTGGTGCTGGTGTTATAGACGAAACCAGGCCGATTACTCCTGAATTTCCATTTACTGCTACTATAGACGTCAGGTTTAGAAACATAAGTGGCAGCTCTGGTGGCGATGATCAGGAATCGATAGACGAGGCTAAGAGAAGAGCACCGAGGGATTTTGCTACTAGAAATGTCGCGGTGGCTGCCGAAGACTACGCACAGTTGGTTAATTCGTTTAGCCACCCGACATTTGGGTCAGTAAGTAAATCTCTTGCTACAATAAGAACGGGACTAAATTCCAATAGAGTGGAATTGCATATTCTGGCAGAGGGCACAGATGGAGCGATAACTACGCCTAGTGTCGGTTTAAAAAAGGCAGTGGACACATTTATTACCGATCTGAATGTGTTGACAGACCATGTCGTTGTTCTTGATGCTATTATAAAGAATGTAGATTTAGAAATGCAGGTAATAATCAACAGAAGAGCAGATCCTACTGTTGTAAAGCAAGCAGTCAATGACGCCATAGATAACTTCTTCGACATCAACAATTTCGACTTGGGTGATCCATTTTATGTATCTCGCTTGTGCGATGCGATCCAGAGTGTAGATGGTGTTTCTTACGTTGACATAATCAAGCCATCTGATAACATTCTTCCGGTTGATAGGTTGGGCGAACAGAGAGTGCTTAATGTTGAGGTCCAAACCAAGACTGTAACACATCCTGAATTTGGCAATGGCGATAATGCTGGATACAAAATAAATGGGATAGAAGGCAAAGAGTTAAATCTTGAGATCGGCGTTGAATATACATTTAATGTCGATGCCGATGGTCAACCATTCTATTTGACTACTAGCAATGTAGGCCAAGACCCAGACGCTATAATAACTGATGGTGTTGAAAGCAGCACAGATGGGTATCCCACTGATTCTGGATCATTTACATTCACTCCATCAGAAAGCACTCCCAGTGCATTCTGGTATCAATCATTAGCCGGTAATAGCCTAGGATGGAAAATAAATGTCGTCCAGCAGGGGATTGGCAGGAACGAAATCATAAGACTCGGAGATCGTCAGCTCAAGTTCTTCTTTGAAAGAAGACCGACGTAATTATTTTCTTAATCCAACCGATGCCGCCCACGGCATCGTAACGCGTACCGGAAAGACAATAATTATAGTACTCTTAGGCCATCGCTGTGCATTAAATTGGATTTCGCGTATTTAGCTAGTTGTATGGCGATTCTGGCTTTATCGTAATCGTGTCCGCATTCATATATTATTGGAGTGTGCGGCAATTCAGGGTCAACCACTATCATCATAGCGGTAGGGATATCCCTTTCTTCGCATTTCTTGCTTATTTCTTCGTACCACAACTTATATAGCTCGTCGTGTTTTTCTTTTAGTTGTTCTTCATTAATTTCTGTATTATTAGATTTTGTGCTACTTTTCTTAGCCATGTCTACTCCAGATGATAAAATTTGGGCGACCTTCAAATACTGTAGTGATGCCTTCGCTTCTGTTGGCCATCCTGTTTCATTTCCGCCTAATACTGATCCAAAAACAACCTACAAGTGGAGATATCTTAAGCGTTTCCATGAACAAGTGACCGAAATGGGCTTAAGTAGCAATAGTATATTTAAAATTGCTGTTGCGATGGCTTTGGAAGCTAAGAAGAAAGGGCACCTTAGAAGAAAGGGCATGGCTATATTGGCATCCGACAATCTATTGGAAGTTGGATGCAAGTTGTTGGAAGCAGAAGATAAAGCGCAAGACAATATAATCGATAGGATTGTGGCTAGCAGGAAATTTGTTGAATCGCTTGATAATCCTATCGACAGAATGATATCATCGGCAAGTGATGAAGCATTGCCTAATATTGTCATGTGGCACATGGATGGTAGTATATCGACAGTATACTTGTCTATTTCAAAGACATGTAATGCGGCTATGCGCAAAATAGACAAGGACGATAGAAAATTACTGCCCGACGCTGTTGAATTAATCAAAGCAAGAAGAAAAGTCGAAAAACCAGCACGACTAAAAGCTAGAGTCAGAGCCATGATGGGCAATGATTGGATCTACCAAGGAGTATAAAATGAAGATAGGATTCACTGGAACACGTGAAGGGATGACGGATGAGCAGAAGAGCAAAGTATCTGAAATTCTAAAGGATTTCGATATAGAAGAAGCTCACCATGGAGATTGTGTTGGAGCTGATTCTGACTTCCACGAGATGTTAGATGAAAATGTTATCCATATTCATCCACCTAAAAACGAATCTAAAAGGGCGTTTTGTGAGGGAGGTATTGTTTATTCTGGGAGACCGTATCTTGTAAGAAACAGAGATATAGTCAATAGCAGCGATATTTTGATAGCTACGCCAAAAGATATGAAAGAACATTTTAGGTCGTCGGGAACTTGGGCTACCATTAGGTTCGCAAGACACAGAAAAATTCCGATATATATTGTATGGCCTGATGGTACGCTAAAGGTAGAGAATGCTAGTCAGAATACTGAACAATCAGACGCTAAAGTTTGAGCAAATTACTCAACCTGAAGAAGATGTAATAATTAAAGAATTCAGTATCAAGCATCCAAGAAGTATATATATTGATACTGAAATGGGCAACTTCGACGGTTGGATACGCAAGTACAGATATAAAACTCAAACTATGAGCAGAGCACTGCTCGGTGAATTGATATCTGTTTGTAAAAAGCATGGGCTGCCGCTTAATATAAAAGATGATAGGCCGCCTCCTAAGTACCCGGCACCAGATCCAGAATCGATCAAAGACGACATATTGCCTGGGATTGTCTTAGATCCTCATCAATTGCGGGCTGCAAAGGCATGTTGTAGAGCTGAATGTGGATTGGTAAGTGTTCCAACAGGCGGCGGCAAAAGCGAGATAATAGCTGTTATTGCTAAAATGTATAACTGTCCGACTGTTATTATAGCTGAACAGATAGTTGTAATTGAACAAATAAAGAAGAGGCTAGAACTCAGAGATGTTGTAGAGGAAGTTGGCTTGTTCTGTTGTGGTAAGAGACCAAATGATCAGCAGGTCATTGTTGGATCTATTCAATCTATCATAATTCCATCCAATCCTCCAAAGAAATTAAAAAAAGATACACCCGAAAGTTATGAAGCTAAGATGAAAGGATATAAAACTAGGCGAAAGAATGCTAGAACGTTGAGAGAAATAATTAAGAAGTGTGATCTTTTGATGGTAGATGAATGCGATAAAGCAACTACTCGCAATTATAGAAAGCTGTTCAGATATTGGTATAAAGGCCGTCGCAGGTATGGTTTTTCCGGGACCTGTGAGGACCCTGCAAAGCCGGTAGAAAATCTCAATATGAAGGAGAATTTAGGCTCTATTATCGCTAGGGCATCTAGGGCCGAGCTTGAAGCTATAAATAGGATTATCCCAGTAACATACACTGCTATGGCTTTCGGTGACCCATCTCAGAAACATAACAAAGCTGCATATGATATAGCAGAAAATGATCATATAGTCGAGAATGAGAAATTTCATAAATTAGTGTCGAAGCTTGCGATTATGAAGTCCAATGAGTCTGACGATCATGGTGTGCTGATATTGGTCGAAAAGATAAATCTCGGCAAAGCGTTGGAAGAATTGATTCCTGGATCTAAATTTATATATGGTAAGACTAGCAAAACAAAACGCAGAAAGATTATAGAGGGGTTCGAGAATAGAGATATAAAAGTCTTGATCGGCGGTAAAATTGTAAAACGCGGCCTTGATCTTAATGGTGGGTGCGAATCATTAATTATCGCTACCGGCGGGCGACTATGGTCTGACTTTGATCAAAAAGTTGGTAGGGCTGTTAGGCAGAACAAACGTGGATTTTCTGAGATTTATGACTTTTACTTTTTGTGTAATTATTATTTATATGAACATTCTAGGGGTCGTTTGAAGGCAATAGTCAATATGGGATATCCTGCCAAAGTAATATTCCCACATGTTGTTCTAGAGGCCAAGAAGTTCATCAAATCTAGGTTTAGGATTCCTAAAAAGAAGTAATTCTTAGTAAAAATATTACCCAGAGTGTTTTTCTCTATTTGTGAAGTGAGTAAATAATTATAGAGTTACTCATTTTACGCGGGATGCTATGGGTAAATTAAAAGTACCTGAAGTAATAAATATACCTACCCAAAATATCCGTCAACTTTATTTTGACAACAATAAAGTTGAGGATCTTCTGGTCAGATATGTATGGACTGGATGCACGGATGTAAAAATGCGTGATGGGGTTATGGAGCATGCCGAAGAATTAATTAGGCAAATCATTAGAGCTCATAATCTGCACAGAATATATCCTGGCCATGAAGAGTCGACATTTGGCGATTTGTTTCAGACTGCATGGGTTCAGATAGAAAAGACGCTATATAAATATAAGGCCCGTCCCTACTGTGCATATTGCCATGATATGAATAGGCCTCAGGATTCGTGCTTGTATGTCCCTGGCCCAATCGAATATGGTATTCTGACGCCAGAGGATGTGGCCAAGAAAAAACTCAAATGCCCTAACAAAAAATGTGAGAAATTTGGTAAAGCGCCGGACAAAATCATATATAGGGGAGAATCCAAAGTCTTCAACTTGTGGTGCGTCAGGCCAGAAACCACAATATTTGGAGTCAACGGTATAGATACCATTGATAATGTTTCTAGAAGAATTGGATATGATGATAGAGAGGAAATGTGGACAATTGGTATGAATGGCAGCCCAAGAAAGGTTATTGCTGGAATTTCTAAGCCATTGACCAATGTTATCGATATCAGGACAGAACTTGGTTACGAAATAGGATGTACACCAGAACATTCATTAATGTGCGATAGTGGATGGGAAAAAGCCAAGAATATTAAAATTGGCGATCTAGTAGCAATTGAATACAATCAACAATTTTATGTTGATAACAATAATATAGATATAGAATTAACAAAGAATAAACCTGGTTGCAGCGGCGTTCGGAATGATGATTGGCATCCTCCCAAAATGTTTAATGAAGAGTTATCATATATTTTGGGGCTATATGTGGCGGAGGGTTCGTGTTCAAAAACGCAAGTTGCTATATATAATATTGATAGTGATGTTGTAAATGCATTAGTAAATAACAATTTAGGGTTAAAATTTGTAAACCATCCGAAAAAACAGGTTACAATATGTTGCAATAAGAGGTTTTCTGAATTTGTCGATAAACTTGGATTTGGAAACAAGGCCTGTGATAAACAAATACCACAAATAATGATGCGGATGTCTAAGGAAAACATCATAGCAATGATTAGGGGAATTGCTGATGGTGATGGTCATTCATCATCCCACAACGGCACTGTTGGATTTACTAGTACCTCAGTAAAATTGATAGACCAATTGAGAATGCTTTTGTTAAATCTTGGGTTACTTACTAAAATAAGTGTAGATAATAGAACAATCAATGAGTTTAGAAAAGGTAATAAAACTTATAAATCTAACAAGAGTATAGCATACCAATTGCAATTGCCGACAGATGATTCAAAAAGATTTTATGATACTGTAGGATTTGGTATTAAGCGTAAGCAGGCCAAACAAAATAAATTAAAGCAACCGAGGAGACACATATATGGTCTAAATGATAAATTCAGAAGATTATATAATAAATATGGCTGCGGTGATCTTGGATATGATAAGATTAGGACTGTTATACGAACGGATAGGACAAGATGTGTATTATCTACTGCTATAACTATGCTACATAATTGGTCTAAATTTTCTGATGATAAAGATTATAAATCTATAAAGAATATAATAGACAAGCATATCTCGAGCGGCGTCAGATCTATATTGGTCCCAGTTATAGGCATTAGGGAAGGGATGAGTCCAGTACATGAAATATCTGTTGACTCAGAGGATCATTCATATATAGCAAATGGTATAGTATCACACAATTCACAAGTTGCAAGAACTGTGATATTGGCATATATCAAAAAAGAAGGCAGAGATTATAAGAATTCCGGTGCATATAAGAAGCACCTTGAAAGTCAGACTAGGTCTGATAGCGATAAGATGAATAGGTTCCTGGATGAAGCAACCGAGATATTGAAGTACAATAATACCCATGCTGAGATATTAGAAGCGTTGAAGCACATAGTAAGAACTGATTCCAGACCATATGAAGGGATAATTGGCAAGCTTGTCAAGCATTCTGGGCAATCCAGAGCCCAAGTCGCGGGGTTCTTGAGAATGATAAGGCTGAGATGCGACGAATTCACTGATTCGCCTCTAAATGAAGATATCGATAGAGAAAAGTCGTACTCTACAGATGACGAATAAATATAATTTGGAGGTTGCCTGTGTCAAAAGACATTAAAGAATCAAGTGTAGATCCTGTAGAAAGAGTACAGCGTAAAGTTAGAGGCAAGAAAGTTGGTAAGGATAAGAAAAAGCCTGAACCAACTGTAAGGCGTGACGCTGAGCCTGTAACAAAGAAGAAAAACGACCCCAACAATACTGCATATGGCAAGGGCAGTTTAAGGGGATCTAAACATAAGTGGATCAATAAGAGAAAATCCAGAGACTACCATAGAGCTGAAGAGTTTTTGCTCAGTTCAGAAAGCAAGCCCATATATGAAGTTATCGAAAATTTGTCAGATATTGATGATTTCTCGAGCATTGTACAGTTGATCGATAGGTTATTGGAAGAAGAAACCAAGTTTGATGATAATTGGTTATCTACGATCAGGGATACTGTAGTGACTATAGCCGAAGCCCGTGGTATGAGATCGGAGCCATTTGTTGTGAAAATTGGCGACGAAGAGGGGCAGAAAAAAGCTGAGAGGAAAATGAAATCGTTGCTAAGGCAAGATATGTATGAGATGTTTACTCATAAATGGATAGAGAAGGTAATTGACAGAAAGCACAATATTATAAGATATTTTGCCGTAGCAGAACAATCTTATGGGGACAGGCTAAGAAAAGCGGAAGAAAATCCTAATATAGAAATTATAAAGATCTTTTCTTAGCAAAGATACTTTAGCTAAAATGGAGAATTTTACTATGGATAGGTATGATCCGAAACTTATCGCTGAGCAGATGGATTTTGAACCAGAAGATGTCGATGTCGATGTGAATGACGTCCCTTCTGACGTCCCTTCTGACGTCCCTTCTGACGTCCCTTCTGATGTCGCTGGCGATATGGATTATGATGCGCCTGATGACTATGATGTTCATGATGAAGGCGAAGATGAAGGCCCAGTTGTTCATCTTACAAGAGAGCTTTTAAAACAGCTAGTCCAGGAAGTCATGGAATTAGAACTTGGCGACTGGGTTGGCGACAGAGATCTCGCCAGTGAATTAGCAGACAAGGCCGAAGAGCTTTGTTGCGGCGATGAAGATGAAGCGGTCGATTTGACCACTGAACATCTTGATGACCTTAAATCTGTCTTGTCGCCAGGAGATGAAGACGAAGATGAAGACGAAGATGGGGGCGAAGCTGGTGATGGTGGCGAAGAGGGCGACGAAGCTAGTGATGATGAGGGCGAAGATGACGGCGGCGATGATGAAGATTATGAAGACGACATGAAGAAGGGTGACTATGATAAGGACCCCCATGCTGCAGCCCTAGGCGGCAAGGGCGATGAGGAGGATCCACATGCCGCAGCATTAGGGCGAAAAGAAGATAAGGACGAGCAGGGCAACCCAATCCAGGAGATGGCTGATTCCATGTGTGCTATTCCTGGGTGCCCGCATGAGTGTGCATGTAAGCAATGCTGCTGCTGCGAATCACATTGCGAATGTTTAGAGCAGGTTGGTCCTGGTGCTGAGATGATGGCTGGCGATTATGAAGAGGCGGACATGGAGGCTCATTGTGCTGCCGGTGATTATGAAAAAGATGAGGAGAGATATAGCGAGTCTCATAAGAAGCTCATCGGTCGCAACAAAGAAGTTGTGGAAGAGGACAAGAAAGAGGCCAAGCCTGAACCAAGAATCAAGCCACTAACTGAAAGTGGTAAAATTCGTCATATCATATCAGAGAGCGTTTCTAAAGTCGTCAAAAACATATCTGAATCGTACGATATGAAGTTTGAAGACACTAAAAATCCAGACATTGTAAAAATAGTGTCTGAGCACAAAGAATCTCAGCTTAAGTTAATCGAAGAGAATATCAACCTTGTTCTTGAAAGCAAGAGCTGGCTCATGAGTCGGGATGCAGAAAAGCTTATTGGATACAATAAATGCAGCCTTATCAAGCCAGAGAAGGCTAAGCATTATTACTTGTTGTTCGATAAGTAAGGAAAGTGATGTCCGATAAAGATTTTATCAAGCGTATCGCTGGCCTAATAAGTGAAGATGCAGACGGCGGTAGTAGGAATTATCTGTTATAATTAATATTATGTTTTCGGTGCGAGATCACTTGTCTCGTATCTATCGGTCTACCACCTAGCTGGTTGGTAAATTTCGCTAGCTCTTGCTCCGGCGTCATTTGGTTATTGTTCATTGTCATCATAGTATATGGCATCAATATATTGGGGTCATTTGTGTGCACCAGCTGAGCTTGATGCTGAGCCAAATTCGCTCGCTGCTTGGCTTCCAATACCATATCTTGGTCTTTATTCTTGATTGGGATAAGCCCAGCTGCATCTTCTGCTACAGCATCATTAATGGCTACGAAGGCTAGAGCTGCGGCCATAACGAGGTCGTCGTGATTACCTCGACCTTTTTGCGCCCCAGTTTTACCGGTCTCGAATCCTAGTCTATTTCGTTCTTTGACGTAAATCACTAATTGATCTAACAGTCTTTCACTTCTTATATAATATCCGTCACCTTCATTTTCTGATATGCAGATTTTCAACATCTTGTTTAATGTTGCTTTGCCAGATTGGCTAGTTGCAAATCCTATTGGGCCTAGCTGGTTTGTATTATGCCTCTTTTTCCTCCATAGAGATGGATAAAGCAGATCTTGCATGTCGTCTATAAAGCTGTCACCTATGCCAGTACGTTCTATGCATGCTAATGCATTATTGTACCATCTTCCTAAATAATCGACTATTTTAGAGAATGTGTCTGGTCTGACCTTACCCAAGTATTCAGCAACTTGTTCCATCGTGTCTACGTCGAATATCTGTATCGCTGAAAAGTCTTGGTTCTTGCCGGTTGCAATATCGACTCCCATTACATAAGTGTGTCCTGGGTTGTCGCTTACTAGTTTGCCGTTTTTCAGGACAGATTTATCTGGTTTTACTGGTTTTCTCCAGATTCTTAGACCTTCATCTGCTGTGTTTCCTCTAAACTCTAGGTGTTCTTTGTTGCCCGTTTGCGGATGTATATACTCAACAATATCGGCAGGAATTTCAGGTAGAAACGATTCATCCACCATTTTCATCACTCTAGCTATCGCGGTTGGGCTAAGGACTGTACTGCCGCTGCCTATAAACTCAGCGAGAATTTCTTGCCTGAATAGGTGAGATTCACCCTTCTGTTGCATGTCACGGTATTCGCCTTCAAGCCAAGGCGACCAATATGGTCCGTATTTTTCTATTCTTGCTTTATCGCGGCATTTTTCAATGTCGTCTATTGGAGCAAGCCTTTTTTGCTCTCCGCTTACGTCATCTTTCCATTCAAGCGCCCAATCCATATCCCACCAATTTATTTCGATGGCATTAAAGTTATTCAAATCTTTCTTTGCGTCAGTCCATGTGCTCCAGTACCAGTTGCCAAGGCCATTTGGAGTCTGGTGACCTATAAATCCATTATAAGATACTGAATGTGCCCACTTGTCTTCGTTGTTGTCCGGTAGCGAGAAATCATAGACTTCTTTATTTGAATAATCTACAGATTCTATTTTAGACCAAATTATTTTGTCGTTTATATAATCACCATATTTAGAAACGTCAATATTGTTTTGAGAAGCAACATTTAACAGTTTTAAAAGTACCTTTCTGCTTACATTTTTCTTGTGTCGAGCCTTATTGCTCAATACGACATTCAAATTTAACCCATATTTGTGTTTTAGTGTCCAAGTACCAAATGGCAAATCATCAAATATTTCTTTACATATTTTGTGCCCGTTTGGTATGATATCATAACTAGTGCCACTTCTTGTGCCTTCGCACAGCGATCGGTTTTTTTGTTTTCTATCAAATCCAAATTTTATTTCATCAAAAAAGATTGATGAATAATATTTACTGCATTCTATAATATAGGTATCATGATTGTGCTGTGATACCTTGGTCTTTTTATTGTTCTTAATATATTCATTTGCTGATTCCGCTGTTCTTATGCGTTGTGTTGTAATTACCCCGAAGTTGTTTAATATGATACGTATTTGTTTGGCTAGATCGGCCGATGTTGTTGTATATCCAACTAGCCCATCGCGTTTTCTGCTGTGGCCATCTCCGTCATACATTCCAGACAGTAGTGATGCGATGATTTGTTTGCTGCATTGCATCAATCTGTTTGGTATTCGCTTATTCGGCGCATTGGTATGTTCAAATCCTAAATGCAACATTAGTTCCCACAAATTAGTGGAAAAAATTTGCCAATGGATTCCATCAGTATTTGTCCACGGCAATTTTAGTCTGTCAAGAACGCGAGATATATCATCGCCGCAGGTTATGGTAATCTTGTGGCTATTGCAATTTTTGGAACTATATACAGACCCCTCGGCAATATACAGGCCGAATAAATAAGCCAAATCTGGTGTGATTTTGGCTGGGTTAAATGGGTACTTAACGTTTGTTGATGGGTCAAATCCAGTTATGCTAGTGTTGTCACCCCAGCAGTTCATGCCATATTGTGTCGATAACCAATCGCCTATCTCTAATTCAGACAATGCATACCACCCAAATCCTTTGTTTTGTTTATAGGCATACATTTGATGTGCTAGCGACCCTTCAATTTCGCCATATCGTGTTGTCAACTTTTTTGTATCTGCCACTCCGCTGTTGTAGAAAAAACCACCTTCTCTTAATTTATTACGACCCAAAACGTTGTATTTGGGAACAGCATATGTGCCAGATTGTTTGTCGTTTATAAAATTATCGACTAGCGTTGGACCTTGATCAGTTACTACATATGTGCCCTTAGGAACACATGATATGACTATCAGAGCACCACCATGCATGAGAGTAGACCTACCGGCAGCCCACATCGCTTCCATGTGCGGCATGAACGCTGCCTCGTCGATGATATTCAATGATGAGGCGTATGATCTAAGTGTATCTGGCGACGATGTCAGAGATCGTATAGTAGATCCATTGGTGAATCCGAACTGATGCTCGTTATCGATTGGAGTCTGCCATATCTGCTTCATCCAATCTGGGAGATTATTATATACAAATTTTACGTTTCTATTTAAGAATTCTTTAGCTTCGAGATCTCTTTTGGAGACTATTAGTATTGTCTTATTGCTATGGAACATAGCAAACCATAAACAATATGCCCCAGTAAGCGTAGAGACGCCCGTTTGTCTACATTTTTTAAAAATATTGAATTGGTGATTCCTAAAATCTTCGAGACACCTTTTTTGATAACTAAATAATTGGAAGTCGAGCAATCCAATGCTCGGGTGTTTGATCTTGCAGAATGTCTGTATAAAGTATGATACTGATTTCTTACATCTACCAATCAGTATTTTTAGTTTATCTGCGTCTGACATAATTTCTCCATATACTTGTTACTATAGTATATTTTCTATCAAATTTTTGTATAGGAGAGTCTGTATGCCAGAAAAAGATCCCGAAAAAGATTTGGAATTAGATGATGATTTGATGGACATACTCGATTCTGTGGAAGAAGAGGAGTCGGGTGAAGAAGTCAAGTCTAAACCCAAAAAAGAAGTCGAAACTATCGAGGCCACTAGCGATTCTGATTCGACTGCAGATGACAGCGGTCCGTCAGAACTTCAGAGAGTATTGGATGATTTCGACTCGATTAAGAGAGATTTGCTATATTCGTTCCAGGAAGACAGAGACAAGATACAAAATTTTGTTGATTATTTAGAGAAAGAATTGCAAAGTGACCCCAAGAGTTATTATGTTGAGGGCATATCTTCTCTCTTGTCAACAAAAGCCAGTATTTCCAGCAACGCCATAAGAGTGCTTGATTCTATTGCTAAAATTGTATCTGCTTCGAAGAACCATCCTGGAATATCTCAAAGCGAATCGCCTGTTTCGCCGAAAGATTTGGATAAGTACCTTGGAAAGTTTGACGAAGAAGCGCCATAATTGTATTTTACAATTGGAAATATTAAGAGAAGCTAATGGCTTGGCAACTATTTGATAGAATTAGAGGGTTTACTAGATCTGCTGGTATATATCAGCAGGACCGCCTGCTTCAAGACCAGCCTTCTATAGATAAGTTAATTTCTGGCAATCAATTTCTAGACTTCAATCAGCAGCAAGCACTTCTAGACCAGACCAATCTTCAAATAAATAGACTTGAGCGATACAAAGATTATGACCAGATGGATGAAGTTGGCGAAGCGTCGCTCGCGTTAGACCTATATGCTGATGAGTCATCGATAGTTGACCCAGAATACAAGCATACTGTCATTATAAAGTCTGCACATTCTTCTGTAAAACATGCTCTTGAAGACCTGTTTCACAATCGAATATTAATAGATAGAATAATCAGGGCGATGGTGCGGTACTTGGTAAAGTACGGCGATGCTCCGTTTGAAATCATACCAACGACTGATAGAGATGGCGTTGCGACCATCAAATTCATAAATGTTTATAACTTCACTAGGGTTGAAACGAAGTATGGTGATCTAGTTGGCTTCTTCCATCAAGATGAGATGGCGGCTGAGCCGACGTTTCTGCACCCGTGGCAGGTTGTGCATTTTAGGCTTACTGAGTATGGTAATATTTATCACCCTTACGGGCGGTGCGCCGAATTCGGCACTAGGGTTTCCACGCCATCCGGATATAAGAATATTGAAGATTTTAAACCTGGGGATGATGTATACTGCTTTGCTAACAACAAATTAGTCCCGACTAAGGTGGTTGCTGCATGTCATTCTGGCGAGAAGAAAATATTAAAAATTAAGACGCGGCATTTTGAAAATAGATGTAGCGAAAATCATCCAGTAATGGTTCGGCAGTGGAATCTGAAGCCGTTTAAGTATGGCAAGAAGTGGTTCGCTGATCTTGTCTATAAGAGAGCTGACGAAGTTGAGATTGGCGATGAATTAGTTGTTCCTAGAACACCTGAATCTAATAATTATAATATTCTTGGCAATATCGGCAGCATGAACGTTGTCGCTGATGAAAAATTCGCGAGATTATTCGGATTCTTGATTGGCGATGGATGGTTGATGCGCAGGCATGGCAAAAACACCGGTGTTGAATTTGCTAATGGAGTAGACTCGAATCTTAATAAATATTATGGAGAATTATTGGATAATTATTCTCCTAATAAGATAAGGTCTTATAAGAAAAATGGGTCTCAAAGCACTTTAGTAGAAGATGCGACACATACATGCTCGAAAGATTTTGCTGATTTCTTAGAGAAAAAATGTGGATTCATTCAGGGTTCATACAATAAGAGAATCCCGCAGTGGGTATATTCTAGCCCAATGTCGGTCCAGAAGGAATTTATCCGTGGGTTGATTGATTCGGATGGTAGTAGTAATGTTGACGAATGGAAGTGTGAAAGGCTGCAGCTTGAGCTATCAAATTATGAATTAATAAAAGATGTTAAGATGCTTCTGCATAAAATGGGTCTCAAGTGTGGGCAGATTCTAAAAAGAAACCGAGACGAAGACACTACTATAATCCATAGCCAAGAGTATGATAGACTCGATTCGTGGACAATATACTTTTATAGATCAGACTTATTTGAAGCTGCTGGAAGACATGTGCAGCATTTAGCTGGTTCTCGTGGGTACAACTCTCGCAAGAAGGAATCTTCTAAATTTGGCAAAGATGTGATTTTTGAACCAGTAGTGTCTATAGAAGATGGCGGAACAAAGCCAACTGCTGATATTCAAGTTGATCACCCAGCATCAAACTTCGTTGCTGATGGTGTTGTTGTTCATAATTCTATCTTAGAGGGCGGAAGAAAGGCGTTCAAACAGTTGCGCCTTATGGAAGATGCAGCCCTTATATATAGAATCACGAGGGCTCCGGAGAAGAGGTTGTTCTCGATACCTGTTGGTAATATTCCAACTAAAGAAGTGCCTGAATATATTCAGGCTATCGCTCGGCAGTTCAAGAATCAACGATTCTACGATCCAAGGACGGGCGAATTTAACGAGAGGTATTCGCCGCTTATTCAAGAGGATGATTTCTTCTTGCCCAAGCGACCTGATGGAAGTGGCCCTGCAATTGACATACTCAAAGGTGCAGAGAATCTTGATCAGATAGCCGATATAGACTATTTCAAGAAGAAGATGGTCGCGCCTATGCATATCCCATTTAGCAGGGTTGGCATAGGTGAAGGTTCTGGTGAAAATAGCGAGAAGTCTTTGGCATCTGAACATTCTCAATTTGCCAAGGCGGTTCAGTACGTCCAAAGAGAGATCGCCATAGGCTTACAGAAGGTCGCTATATGCCACCTGGCTATGGCTGGATATACTGCAAAGCAGATTAAAGATTTCTCGATTACGATGACCGCCACTAATGCTATCGATGAATTATATAGAATAGAAACATGGTCTGGCAGGACCAGGGTCATGGCCGATCTCAAGGACCTTGGTTGGTTCCCGGACGTGTGGATTGTCACGAGATTTACGGATCTTAGCCCGGACGAGATTCAAGAACTCAAGACGATGGAGTCTCAGCTTGGAAGTGATGAAGGGGTGGATGAAGAGGCTCTTGGTCTTGGGGGAGGGGGAGGCGGAGGCGGTGGGATAGATGATCTGCTTGGCGCAGAAGAGGGCGAAGGTCTTGATGAGCTTGAAGGCCTTGAAGCCGAAGGAGAGGGTGGAGAAGATGGCGAGGCTGAGGATTTAGAGGATCTTGGTCTTGGCGAGAAATCTATGTATAATGCATATAAGGAAAAGAAAGTTCTGCAAGAACACAAGTTGCAGAGAAAGCGTAGAATAATAAAGGAATTCGTAGAGAAGATAAGAAACATGGGTATGAATAATGGGGGCGAGAAAGCTAATGAGACATCTGCCTACGAAAATCTTAGGATGGAGAATGAGTTTGACGGACTAGAATCCAAGTCGAATATTGGTGGAGGTGTTTTAGAAGAAGATATTAAGAGCGAAGCCAAAGAAGAATATAAGAAAATATTGAGTGAATAACGCAATTCCAATATAAATTGGAAATTAATTCCAGACAAAAATATTTACGAGTACATCTTCATCCAAATTGTAGGAGTATTATGATGGATAATCGAGATTTTCAGCAATCCGCCATCACGGAATCGGTGGCAATGGATAGCAGGAAATTCTTGTCCGCTATCAACAACTCTGCCCAGAGCCAAATAAAGTTTTTTCAAGAAGCTGTTCAAAAGCTCGGCAGTCGTGTAGATTCTGACTGGAATCTTGTAGCTCTCCATTCGGACAAGCTTTTCTTTGAAGACCAGGATGGTCGTTTTTATGTGGCCAGCCATTCTAAAGAAAAGGGCGGAAGAATAGAGATCAACGACATTAAGCAGGTTGTCGTAACAGAAGGCGACAAGGCCCCTGTGTTCGAGTCTGCCTGCAATCAGCTTGTTGACGCTATCGAAGAAGGCAATACTAAGAAGATAGATGCCGCCTTCAGCAAGATAGCTGCAAATAGGTTTAGGCCAACGGCTGTTCCGAATAGCGGATATGTAAAGACTAAAGACGATATTGTCAGACATGTTGCTATTCACAATCCTGCAGTTGAGGAAGAAGGCAAGGTTTTTGATCTAGCTGATAGGATCGTCGAATCTATAGACGATAAATACAATATTATAGAAGGATCGGTTTCCGGTTCGTTCCGTAGCTCTGATTTTGAGCTGCCGATTACGGAATTAACTGTTCGTAGAGTAGTTGCGAACAGTATGAAATCTGTTGCTGAAAATGCGTATAAGAATGAAAATTTCCAGAAGCTTGTTGAATCAACTGCTGGTTTGATATGCAAAGGAAATGTTGAAAAAGCTGTTGCTCAAGCAGCGGTATTCTTAAAAGAGAACCAAGAATTTAGTCTTCTCAGCAGCTCTGAGACCAGAGAATTAGTGAACAACACTCTTGCCGCCTGCGGCGTGATGAATGAATCTCTGGTAGATGATACTACTACTCTGTTTAGGAAGACGAATCTTAAGGTCAACAGAGGCGACATAGTAGAGGCTTGGAAGAGAACTGCTAAGAGAGCAAGTCATGCTGTTATGTATGAGAATGTTCTTGCTCTTGAAGAAGCCGATGACTTCAATAAGACATACGATAAGTTCTTAGGAACTATTTTCGAGAGTGCTGATAGAGCTAAGGCCGTTAAGTGGGCACTTGGCAAGATCAAGAATGAGGTAGCTGGGGATGAAACCCTGACTGCTGAAATCGAAGAGATGATCGAAAATGTTGACACCGGCAGTGCGCAGGCGGTCAGCAACGCAGAGAGCTTATTGGCCAGAATATCCGAAGGCTTAAACGACGCTAGCACAGACATAGACAATTATGATGATCTGGGCGGCGAAATGGGCATGGAGCCAGAGGATGAGTTTGCTGAGCCTGAGCCTGAACCAGAGGCGGAGCCAGAGACTGGTGATAAGTCTGGCACTACTATCAACATTTATACTGGCGATAATGGCGCGGAGGTTAAGGACGATGGGTCAGAGCCTGATCTCGGCCTAGACGATGAGGGTGAAGATGTCGGAGACATAGGCGAGGAAGGTGAAGAACTCGACCTAGACGATCTACTTGCATCTGAGTCCAAAGATGATGGCGACACTATCGATGAAGATTCGGCTGCTCAAAAGGCGCTGCTTGATGCCATAGAAAATGGTCTCAACATTTCGGAAGATCTGTCGGAAGGCTTAGACGAAGATGAGGAAGTTGAGCCTTACGCGCTTCCTGAGGGCCTAGAATCTGGGGAGATCAATCACGATTATGGCAGCCCAGCGTTAGTTGAAGCTGATGAGAGAGATATCGCAAATGCTAAGAGAGTCCTCTCTAGGGTTGGTGGTGGTGAGCGAGACGATATGATGAAAGTCGAGTTCGAGGCCAGGCAAATGGCTGACGAACAAGACATGAACAGGGATGAAACTAACGAATTCGTCGAGTCCGTTCTTGCTGGCTGGTCAGATGCCAGGAGAGACGACATCGAAGAGTCGCAATACAAGCAACCATCCAAACTATATACTCCTCGCAGAGGCATGAAGCGTGCTGCTATGCGTGAGGGCGTCAAGTGGCTTGACCGTGAAGGTACTGGCGTTCTTGGCGAGTATGGTGATGTGAGGTTTGTCCTTGACCACGCAGATCCGCCTGTATTCCTTAGTGAGGATGGGCAGATTGAAATAGGTATCCCTGAGCAATATGTTGAGGATGTCTTAAAGCTTGCAGAGATAAAAGAAGGCGATCCGGCAGATGAAGCCGCATTCCTTGAATGGTTTAATGAGAATGTGGAGCAGCTTCGCTTGAGCGAGTCCTCGGATGATGATGCTCTTGATGAATCGGTTGCTAGGATGAAAGTCGACTCAGCTGGCAATGCTGAAGTTGAAGTAGACACCGATGGCGGTGCGATACCAGAAATGCCAATGGAGCCAACCGAGCCAGAAATGCTTCCGATCGAAGAGCCTATGGCTGATTATGATGATGTCGACGACTATACAGATGTAGATGTTGACACTGATGATGCAGCCGCAGTTGGAGTAATGGCCGATTATGATGAGGTCGAAGGCGAGAATGACATCGAGCCTCAAGAAGTCGAGATGACCAATTATGCTGGTGATTACGATGAAGAAGAATACGATGAAGAAGAAGCGGGGATGGAAACCCACAAAGACATGCCCGATGAAATGGAAGAAGTAGATGCGGGCGATGGTGACGAAGAAGCTGAAATGAAATCTGAGCTTCCAGACTTCATTAAGAAGAAGAAAGAAGAAAGCAAAGACAAGGGCGATGAGGACGAAGACCCCCATGCCGCAGCTCTAGGACGCAAAAACGGCGACAAGGACGACAAAGAGGGTGATGACGATTAATCGCATCGGTGCTTGAGCGCAGCGGGTGGAAGGGCGGGTTAGGAAACTAACCCGCCCTTTTTATTTGTTCAAATATAAATCAGGAGATTATTATGAATACAGTGATTAATAGAGGCGCTATTGCTCAAACTGGCCAGGTTCCTGCTGGCACTCAGTTTATCCAAGACACCTTCCCTCTAAAAATTTTAGAGTCGAAGAGAGACGTTAATGAGTCAATAGGTGGCAAACCAACCCTAAAGATCACTGGCGTCATCCAAAAGGCTGATGAAGCAAATCAGAATGGTCGTGTTTATCCATATGATGTTCTGGCAGAAGCTGTAGACAATATTCAAGAAGATTTAGAGACTAGAGCTGTTATCGGAGAATTCGATCATCCAAGTGACGCAAAAATTCATCTGGACAGAGTTAGTCATATTATGACTAGAGTTTGGATGGAAGGCAAGTACGTTTATGGTGTTGCTGAAGTTTTAGAAGAGATGCCATGTGGTCAAATGCTCGGTGCATTGCTTCGTAGTAAAGCTAGAGTTGGCATTTCTTCTAGAGGTGTTGGAGACATGGAGGCCGTCAATGAAGGGGCGGACGGGGAGATGCACCGAGTGCTTCCCGGTTATTCATTTGTCACTTGGGACATCGTAGGTGAGCCAAGTGTCAAAGAAGCCGTGATGAGCGTGATGGAGAGTCGCAACAGGATTGTAACTAGAGCCAAGAAGGCGAATATCGATCCATGTGAGGCTTTGGTCACAGAAATTAACAAATGGCTCAGAAGTATCCGATAAGTATCTAATCTTTATGGATTATGTTACTAATCAAGTCGTAGAGTATATATGTTCAGATTGTAAAAAGTCACAAAAAATGAAGTATCGCCGGACCAGATATAATGGTTGGCGATGTAAAAGTTGTAAATTAAAAGCATTACACAAGTCTGGCCATTATGATGGCAAGATTGGGTTGAATAAATTATCTGAAGAAGATAAAGATAAATTATCTAAAATAACTTCTGACAGATGGAAAAATAAAGAATATCGACGTAAATGGAAAGAATCGAGAAATAAAACCAAAGAAAAAAGATCTAAAATATCGAAGGAGATATGGTCTGACCAAAACAGGAAAGATAAATTATCAGAATTGCTCAAAGAAAGGTGGAAGGATCCAGAATACAGAAAATTAAAAAGTGAACAAAGCAAAAAATTATGGAATGATAAAGATTATAGATCAAAAACTAGATTCAATAGAGGCAAAATATCGGGATTGCAGGAAACATTTTATTCTATATTAGATGATTTAGGATATGTTGCTTCTGATAGATCTGCAGAAAAGCATTATTTTAGAGAATATGAGAACAAGCCGGATGATATAGAATGTTCAGTCGGCAATAAGGGTCCTTATAGTGTTGATTGTGTCATTCCTAAGTCAGATGGAACATATTTGGCTATTGATATTAATGGAGAATGGCCACACAGCCAACCAAATCGCGTCAAAATAGACGATGCAAAAATGTCATATATGAGAAGTTATTTATCAGATCAATATGACTATAGAGTTATATGGGAAGTTGATTTTTTAAGCAAGAATAAGCTTGTTGACACGCTAAAAGAATGGCTAGGGATAAATGACATCAAAATATCCGAGTTTAGTTTCTCTGATATAGAGATCAAAAAATGTGTGGCTAGCGAATATAGAATATTATTGGGCAAGTATCATTATTTGTCAACTGGCACAAGAGGTGGTATTTCTTATGGTGCATACTTGGATAACAAATTAACTGCTGTGTGCATGTTTTCGCCTCTTTCCAGGCAAAATATATTGATCCCCAAAGAATATAATCGAAACCAATGTAGAGAACTGTCTAGATTCTGCATTGATCCAAGATACCAGAAAAAGAATTTTGGGTCTTGGTTTATATCTAGGTGCATTAAACTCTTACATAGAAATATTAAATTTATAATATCATATGCAGACACTACATTTGATCACGATGGGTCAGTATACAAAGCGAGCAATTTTAAATTAGATAAGGAAGTCCCACCTGATTATTGGTACATGAGGCAAGATGGTTGGGTGCTGCATAAGAGGACAGTATATGGGCACGCCGTTAGAATGTCTATGAAAGAATCTGAATATGCAGAAAAACATTATTTAAGAAAAGTATATGGAAATAAAAAACTTAGGTTTGTATATAACCGGTAAGCAGTAATCATACCTCAAAATCTGGGTCGGTTGCCATATCTAGGATTTTGTTGTCTTTTAGAGCTGCACGAAGCTGTTTTGACTTTATTAGCATTTGATAGTCTTTGCTATCAAACCATTTTTTGACCATATTGTATAGTGTTATTGCATTTTCATTCGTCAGATCATGATCTTCTGCAAACACGGGTGAAACGTAATCATTGCCGATTTTCTTTGGAGTCATTCTTATCTGAATAGCTCCCCGCTCTTTAGACTTTAAAATGTGCTTTGGGTCTGCACCAGGCACTTCCAACATCCTAAATATTATGTTGCTTATATCATCTGTGATATAGTCTGTAAATATCCAATAATGACCGGATGACGATTCTATTGTCGCGGATCCGAGATTCCACACAGATTTTATCCAATGCTGCCCAGCTATCAGGTTTTCTCTTGAGTCACAATCTAAAACCAAGACGTGAATCGGCTTATCTCTCTTCACAAAACATTGTATGGTGCCGTAGTTGGCTTCGTCGGTAAGCAGATTATTCATAAACTGACTATATCCATCGGAACTTACTTTGCGGCTTCTGTATGTCTCGTCATATGGGTTTTTGCTAACTTTGTCTGTTTCTAGGACAAAGTATTTATCCATTGGGCCTGCTAATTCTAAGAATGGGTTCTTGCTTGTTGTTGGGAATTCATCATCATTGCCATCAGCGTCTTTTAGCATCTGCACCAATTCTTGCATTTCACTATCTTGCTCGTATTCATCTGGTTCATTCTTGAAGAAAATGTTTTTCAATATCGACATCTTGTGTTATTCTCCTGATTTCATTAGCTAGAGCTTTGCCAGTTATTGTGCCTGCGTAGTTTGGATCTTTCCATTGCTTCTTGGCTTTATTGCTAGCTTTCTTTTTCTTTTCCTTGGTCCAGGCTGCAGTTCCGGCACATGATTTGCATGTGTATTTCTTCTTGCCGCGTTTGTTTTGCCTATATACAGCACCGATCGTCACTTCAAATTCTTTGTTGCACTTCGAGCATTTGATTTTAATCTTGGAGTCAATAGTCTTAGGTGCTGTGTATGTTATTTCCCATTCACCCATATTATCGATTGCGTCTAATATTTTGCTCATTTGTGTCCAGTGATCTGATTTGGCATCTATAATAATTAATCAAAGATATAACAGAGGGTAGAGGAATCCGAGTCAGGAGCCAAAATGATTGATCAGATTTATATGCTAGGTACAATAAGTGAAACGTGGCTAGCTGGCGTTATTATAGCTGTCGCATTATTGATTTTAAAAGTAGTTGATTGGATGATTTCTAAGGCGGAGAAGAAGGAGCTTTCTACTCTTAGAGAAGCAATCACTAGTTCTATTAATTCAGTTGGGTCTACTTTATCAGAAGATCTAGGTGAAGTTAAAGGATTAATACACAAGAACATCGAGATCTCACAAAAGACGTGGGAGCTTCACAACAAATATGATGAGGATGGAGTCCCACTTGTTTATGTTCCAAGAAGTTGGGTAAATCTTCAAAGTGAGATTGCCAAAACATGCGATTCTATTAGTAGATCTCAAGAATCCATAACTAGAACCCAGGAAGCTTGCCTGAAGGTTTTGGAAAAGATGAATGATAGAATGGTTGATGGCAAGATGATAAATAAGGATTCAAGCAAGAAAGACTGATGCAAATATATTTATGATTAATTTGGGATTGATAAATCCTGTCAACATTCAAGGAGAATCGAAATGCTGAAGCCAGTACGTTCAAGTCTAAAAGGTGGCGTTCACAATGCAGGCGGAAGTCTGTCCGGTGATGGTCATCGCATGAAGGGCCAGGGCAAAGGCGTCAACGTCAATGCAGGCAGTGACCAGGTTGGTGGCAAGGCCGTCAAGATGGGTATGCAGGGCGGCGATAATTCTGCTTCTGTTAAAACAGTAGGCATGGTTGGCCGTAGTCATGGTGATGGTAATGGTGGCGGAACAACTGCCAAGATGGGCCAGCAGGGTGGTGACAACTCTGGTGGTATCAAGACCGTCCCAATGGGCAAGTAATTTCTGTATTATAGAAATTATAAATTCACTCAAAAATACCCTGGAGCCTGAAAATGGACAAGATTCGTGAATTACTGAATAAGTTGGGGTCTGAGGAGCTTACAAAGAAGATCCTTGAGGCTTTCGACGGTCACGAAGATGAAATTCGCAAGACCCTCGAGGAAGAGTATGAAACTCGCCTCAAGAAAGCGAAAGAAGTTTGCGTAGAAGAGGTTGAGGCTTATAAGCGTGAATTGGCACGCAAGGTCCAAGTCTTCTGCGAATCTCGTGCAGATAAAATTGAAGGTCAGATAGCCAAGCAAGTGGCAATTCGTGAGTCTGATGCTGAGACCAAGCTTAAGAAGATCGCCGCAGAAGTTGAAGGCGTAGAGCTAAATGGTCCAAGCGATGATGACGTCCGAGCCATGCAAGAGGAACTAAAATCTCTTAAGAAACAGCTTGCAGCTATCTCTGAGCAGCGTAACAACGCTGTGAATAAGGCTAACCGTGCACACGGTGTGGCCGAAAGTGCTCTCGAAAGGAACCGTGAGCTAGAATCGAAGCTTGAGGAAGCCAAGAAGGCTAAGTCTGAACCGATCGAGGAGAGCAAGAAGGGCAAGAAGGACAAGAAAGAAGTCAAGCCTTCGAAGCCAGCTAGCACTCGCAAGACCCTCAAGGAAAATGTTTCGAAGTCACGCAAGGGCGGGGCAAATTCTGAGCCCAAGCCAAAGCCAAGTGGCTTCAATCCAGAGACAATCGCGTCCCAGATGGACGAGTAATTTTTTAAAGGAAATTGACTATGAGCCACGTGCAGAACACGATTACTGAGACCGCAGACGCCCACAAGGAGTCTGTATTGGTTGAGGCACGTAGGAATACTATGGTCAAGAAGTGGTCGCCAGTCCTTGCCAAGTGCAAGGAGGTTAACAGAAAGAAGTATGGCCTCATGGCCCAGCTTCTTGAGAACCAGCATCAAGCTTGGAACCCAGAGGGTGGCAACTCGATGCTGTTCGAGGATGTTACCACAACTGGCAACGTAGCGGACTTTACCCGCTTCGCACTTCCTCTGATTCGTAAGTCCTACCAGCGTCTGATTGCCGACAATCTTGTTGGCGTTCAGCCGATGACTCAGCCAGCATCGCTGATCTTCTATATTCGTTATCGTTACGCCATCTCCAAGGGCCAGACGGTTGCGGGTACGCAGATCATGCGTCAAAACACCAGCCAGCAGTTCGCTAAGCAGAACGGCTGGGCACTCGATCCGTTCTACTCTTCGCAGTACGTACGTAACGAGGAAGCCACAGTCGCTGCCGGTACTGGCACTGAGACAGTCACCAAGGTGCTGGATCAGCGTCCGATCTTGGCTGGTACAGTGGTTGTTAACGTTTACGAAGCCGATCAGTTCAACCAGCAGTGCGATCTTGACGATGCGTTCCTGCAGGTTACATATGATTCGGACGGCAACGTTGACACCGTTCTTCTCAACTCCGACGACACTGATGTAACAGCGGGCCTGGTCGTTGACGAGATGTCCTCGTCCTTCGACGGTTCCACTGGTACTGTCACGCTTGTCGTCACAGGTGCATTCCCAGCGGGTGCCCGTGCTTTCGTTGACTACGAGTACGACCTCGAAGCCAACCCATTCCAGCCAGAGCTGACTCTGAGCATCGACAGCGACTCGGTCGCCGCCGTTACTCGTAAGCTCAAGACCGCTTGGTCGCTGGAGGCCGCACAGGACCTCAAGGCTGTCCATAACATCGACGCAGAGGCAACTCTGACCGATCTTATGGCCGACGAAATGGTCGCGGAAATCGATCGTGAAATCATCAACGATCTCATCATCGCCGCAGCCATTAGGGCTAACCACAACTTCGCCACCGCAGCCGGTGCCTCGGTCAACTTTACTGACCGTAACATCGCCCTGCTCTACAAGGTGCTCGAAGTTGCCAACATCATTCACAGAGCCACCTTGCGTGGTCCTGCCAACTGGATGGTCACCTCGGCTGACATCGCTTCGAAGTTCGAGCAGCTGAATGACTTCCGTGGCAGCGACGCTCTGGCGGATGAGGGAATCGATATCGGCATCATGAATGCCGGTACGATTCAGGGTAAGCTGAAGCTGTACAAGGATCCGCTGTTCCCGAACTGCCGAATCCTGATGGGTTATAAGGGTAATAGCGTCCTTGACGCTGGGTACTTCTATGCTCCGTACATTCCGCTTCTCAGCACTCCAACCGTGCTCGATCCTAACTCCTTTGTCCCGAACAAGGGTGTGATGACGAGATATGGTAAGAAGCTGATAGAAGACGGTGGGCTCTACTATGGAACTGTTACCGTGTCCAATCTGTAATAATTTTTACGGAACACGGTATTAGCCATAAAAAGGCGGCTTGGAGACAAGCCGCCTTTCTTTTTTATATAATAACAATATATTAGAGACATATCATCATTACTTTTTAGGAATATAAAATGCCGAAATTTAAACAAACTCTACCAGCCAAACAAATTGAAAAGTGGATACAAAATGGAATGTCAATGAGTGAAGTTGCGAGGCGACTAAATAAAAGTGTTGGTAGCATATCTAATTTCTGCAAAAAGCATAGTATAAAATCTAATTTTTCTAGTAAAGCCGTTAATATTCCGGTTGATGAAGCCTATAAACTATATCAAAATGGCGTAAGTATGTATAAGTTAGGAGAGAAGTATAACCGCCCGCCGTCTCTCGTGAAAAAGAAGCTATTAAAGAAGTATCCAGATCTTTGTATTAGAGATATGGATTCTGCAAAAAGACCAGAATTACTCAATGACCCAATAATGCTCGCCGATGAAATGAAGTGCAAGTCATTAAGGCGCATCGCTAAAGAATTAAAAGTTAAAGTTCAAACTGTTAGCAGCGCTGCAAAAAGGCTTGGGCTAACTGAACTTATAAGAGATCAACTTGTTACAGATAAGCCTGAAGATATTCGGTTGCTATATGAATCTGGACTTAGTCTCACGAGTTTAGCGGACATCTATAATACTTATCCAACAACGATATCGAATATTATAAAAAGAGCGAAAGGGGCGACTAGACCAAGCGGGGGTGTGATACGTGATTCTAAATATGATGAATTAAATGATAAGGAATGGTTAAAACACCAATATCATGATCTTGATAGATCTATGGCGTTTATAGCGGCGTGGCTTGGTACGTCTATTGGGAATGTGTCTCACGCCCTTGACAAACATGGTATTTTAAAGAAACCAAAGAGAAAAGTATACTCTAAATTACGTAGGAAAATTTCGAAACATACGCTCACCACCAAATGGGGAACTTGGAAATTGCAGAGCAAGGCCGAGATTGAATTTGTTAATAATATTCCTCAATCCGCTAAATTTGTAGAGTATGAACCTGAAACTTTAGAATATAATGGTGTTGAATACACACCTGATTTTAGAGTAGATGGTGAATATATTGAGATAAAACCTCCATCATATGCTTGCGAGCCAGGTGTAGATAGACAAAGATTCGTTAAACAGTTGTGCATTGCTAATAAGAACAACATAGCAATCAAGCCGTGGTATAACGGAAAGTTTTTGGATTATAAAGAAATTGAAGACATTGATAAATATTTTGCTTTAAATTGGAAAGTTGTGTTTGATTCATCAAATGTATGCTTCGAATTTTTAAAATCATATGGTTTTAGGCCAGTAGAATGGAATAAAGATTTTTTGCTCGGCGCACTAAATAAATTACATTCTATTCCAGAAAATCAATGGCTTAACGCCAATTATCAGTGTTCTAAAATAATTGATATGATTAGACATTTTAATCCACACTTCTGGTCTTCAACTCACAAAGGTTACAACACTATCAAGATGGCATTTGAGCCTGGTAATCAGACTATACTTAAACAGGCCTTAGAAAGTTTATGGGAGAAGAAGAGAAATATTAATATTTATGGTCTCGTTCGGATAATAGCGAAGAAGTTTAAAGATTTTGCTATGGTTAGTATTTTTAAACCGTGGGTCGCTAAGCACGTATATAATAAATTACTTCCGGATGGCGGTATTGTTATAGACCCATGCATGGGTTGGGGCGGTAGATTTTTGGGTACTATAGGATATGATATAAAGTATATCGGGTATGACCTAAATAACAATGCGGTGCAATCAAATACTAATTTGGTCGAATTTGTAGGATCTTTGTCGATGCACGATCCTGATTTTTCCGTTGCTGATTCTTCTGTCATTGATTGGCCAGATGGTGATTTATTGTTTACTAGTCCACCATATGATGATACCGAATATTATGATGGATTAAAAGAACAGTGTCGAGATACGACGCCGATTTATGAGAATATTATGAGGTTTAAGGAGAAGATTGCTTTGAACATCCCTAAGCGTCATACGGATAAGTGTGTCGAGATTGCTGAGAAACATGGTCGGAAGTTAATTGATATGTATAAGATGAGGACTTCTAATTTTATGGGGAGGCGTGAGAGTACGTTTGAGCCGATTCTTATATTTGATAAGCTTCGTGCCAATGGCGTCTTGCCGCTGCGTGTGGTTTAGTGTGGTGTCTGTTCGGTCCTGCCGCTGCGTGGGATCAGGTAAGGTAAAGTTTTGCCGCTGCGTGGAGTCAGGTATAGTTCAGTTAGATCATGTTTTGCCGCTGCGTGTGGTCATGTGCAGTTGAGTGCTGTCCTGCCGTTGTGTGTGGTGTAGTGGCATTCTGTTCCGCCGCTGCGTTGCGTACAGTCCTGTTTCGTCACGTCAAGTCCTGCCGCTATTTTTATCCATTGCTTTAATTCTTCATCAAGAATTGGGTCGCCGTGTTGTGGGTCTGCCATATCGATCTCCTTGTATTGCGACATCAATGTCAGTTGCATTTGTTTTCTGAAATTAGTATTTCTTGCCACTTGTCTGTGTGTTATTAAAATGACTACAGTTGGGTGCAGATAACTATTGTGGAAAGCTAACGACAAGCTGCGAGATTCGGATCTAGAACCAATAAATATTAAAGATAAATGAAATTCGAAGCAATAAAAGTTGTTGGTGTCAAAGACGATAGATTGTGCAATGACATCCAAGATCCCGACGTAGAAGCATGGGTCTTATGTACAGTAGAAACTAGCGAAGTACAATATGGTGCATTCATAACTAACGGTGATAAGCATCGGGGGGTGCGAACGACGATTGGGTGGAGTATTGATGCTGCAAAAGATCTGCAATCGTTGCATGGCTTTAGTGTCTACGATACTTTAAAATCGATATATATTGACGAATTGCAGAAATGTCTTAACAGGGGTTGGGCTAGCATAGAAGGGGAATGTTTCTTTGATGGCCAAGAAAATTCGGAGATCAAAGAAATAGTTAAAACATATCTGAGTTAGGTCATGTTAGAAGACGAAAATATTAGATTCATCCATGTACCAAAGACTGGTGGGTCGTCTGTCTCATGTGTCTTGTTTGGCGATGGCAAAAGGGGAACTGGTCATCAGCCGGTTTGGCAATGTCCTCCGAAGTTAAACCAAAATCAAGTTACTGTGGCGTTTGTGCGCAACCCATTAGATCGTTTGGTATCGACTTATTCGTACCTTCTTGCTGATGGGCAAAACAATAGAGACAAATCCGATAGCCAGAAGTTTATAAAACCGCATGGGGGATTTAAACAATTTGTTGAGGCTTTAAGTCAAGATCCGGATTTTTATTTCGAGCAGCAGCATTTGAAACCACAGTTATATTACCTGTCTGAATCTGGTAACAATGTCTGTGCCAATATAGACTGGTTGTGTAGATATGAGAGATTTGACGCAGATTTACGCAGGCTATGTCTTGCATTCGGCAAGGAATACCGAAATATCAGAATAAATGCCTCAAAGCATGAGCATCATATCTATTATTATGATGATAAAACAGCTGATTTAGTGATGCAGGTATATCATCAGGACTTTGAAGCTTTCGGATATCCTACTTGCCTAAAGACGGGTTAATGCCGAGACCGAATGTTGTATGTAGCGGGAAAACGGGAAAATTGAAGCTATGAATAATGGTTGGGATTGGCAATGCTAAGAAATATCATAGAATTTGTGTTTTTTAGATCCGGTAAGTGGTATCCAGTCGATAAGTTCGTTGCTCGTGGAAAAGATTGGGACCAATCCATTTCTCATTTAGAAATTTCTAAATTAGAAGAACAGGCTGAGCCATACATGGGCGATCGTGAGCAATTTATGTTGTTTTATATTGATAAAAGCGATGATACTAGATTGAAAGTGGAATCGTGCATCGGTGAATTTAGACGTGGAAAACTGATGATAAGTAATGATGAAAACGTAATTAGGGCATTCAGACGCAACAATAAATGAGTGCGATATATGTCCATGATATAGTAGCGCCAGCCGGGGAGTGGTTGCCTAGAAATTCTATGACCAAGCTTGAATGGGACAGAGTATATTCTGGTATGATTTACTCTGCATTTGGGGCAAATGATCCGTCATTTGATAATCTTAGACTAATGCTGCGAGTAGGCACTGTCGAACCATATGGCGGTTTATTCATGGTAGATATTAAATGCATGGATGATCAATACTCGAGAATACATATGATACCAGTGTGGGAAGTGGGACGTGATATCTTTAATGACGGCATTGAATATAGACTCCATAATTGGGTGTCTGATGGCTCGCCTATTAAAACAGGAATGTACTTAAGGTCTAAGCAGAAGAGTTCTCCTATTGCCAACGATAGGAGAATTAGAGAAGTGATCCAAGACTTTTTGGATTCTATGTGATGAATAAAATAGCAGAATTGATTGCCGATCGAATTTGGTCGAGATTGTCTCGCGATGGCAATTATTATATTAACACAATGGACCCCTCGAAAATTTCCTTTGGAAGAAAGATGTCTGATATCTTGTTGACCATTAATGATGATAAGGTTTCTATAGAAAGATTAGTTATTTGGTCATCTGGAAGGCGTATTAGATCTCCAATGTGGGGCAAACGATTTCATGATTTTGCTGATCCAGACTTTGATCCAGAAAAATGGGTTATAGAAGCAGAAGCGAAATTCAGGGAAATGATTGAATTGTATTCATGACTGATAACGAACGATGGCTAGTTAATACACTGCGTCAGCTTGATGAACTCAATACTGAGATGAACCAAGCCCGTAAGAGAGGTAAGAATACTGGTATTCCTGGGATGCGCGGCGGAGATTGGCTTGAAGCTAGTGGATGGGAGGAAGTGGACGTAGAGAGTCCATATCGCTGGAAGTCGCCTGAAAATGGCACTGTTTTGTGCTTTGAGAGAGCTTTCCATCAAGAACGGAATAGAATACGAAGAGATATGGAATTGCTACTTGAGCAGTTTAGAGTAAAATACCCTTTAAATGGGTCTTCTGCAAAGGTTCAAAAATGAGACAATATCTAGAAATGCTTGACTATGTTTTAAATTGCGGAGAAAAAAGGCCAGATCGCACTGGCACAGGAACAATCTCTGCGTTTGGTGGACAGATGTTTTTCGATTTGAATGAAGGATTCCCGCTGGTAACCACTAAGAAAGTCCATTTAAAATCGGTTATTCATGAACTTTTGTGGATGCTTAGTGGAAATACCAATACAAAATATCTGAACGACAATGGTGTGACAATATGGGATGAATGGGCTGATGATAACGGCGATTTAGGTCCAATATATGGGCACCAATGGAGGTCTTGGCCTGATGGCGAGAATGTGTTTGATCAAATTGCGAATGCACTGTATTCGATCAAGACAAATCCATATTCTAGAAGACATATAATCTCTGCGTGGAATGTTGGTCAACTTGGTGAGATGGCTTTGGCACCTTGCCATGTAATGTTTCAGTTTTATGTATCTGTCGATGGGACTCTTAGCTGTCAGATGTATCAAAGGTCAGCGGATTTGTTTTTGGGTGTACCATTCAATATTGCTTCTTATGCTATGCTCACACATATGATGGCACAAGTGACTGGATTAAAGCCCGGCCACTTCATTCACGTGCTTGGCGATGTTCATATCTATAGTAACCATGTTGAGCAGGCCGAGTTGCAGCTTTCTAGAGAACCGAGACAATTACCTAAGCTCAAGCTCAATCCCGATATTATATCGATTGATGATTTTACGTATGATGATATCTCTGTTGAAGGTTATGACCCACACCCGACAATAAAAGCATCAATATCTGTTTGAGGGTCAATAATGGATGATTTGGAAGTTAAAGTGCTCGAAGCTTTAGTTGATGGTCCGTTGCATATGGCGGAAATTATAGATAAAACGTTATATGAAGAAGATAGATCTTCGTAGAGATCGAAAGCTAGAGCTTGCGTAACAAATATATTATATGAAGCTTAATTTATTACATGAAAACGTAGATCCAGATGAAATTGAAAAAGGTGATTGGATTAAGCTTTTCGGGATAGCCGATGACGTTTATGGACGATTTCTCGGTCGCAAGAAATCGAAACGCAGTCCGGTGGGAGATAGAATATTAGGACAATTTTTAGTCCCGGCGTTTGTCGGAGAAGTAGATCCTGAATCTCCATCACCATATTTGGTAAGATGGATACCATTAGATCAAGCCGAGAAAGCGACGCCAGATGGCACATGGGAATCGTGGCGGCACGATCTGACTGGTGAGACGGTTACCCATCCGCCGAAATGGCGTAGATTTTATGAGATGGATAAGTATAAGAAATATTGGTTATATTAAAATCTCTGAATTACTATAAAGCATAAATAATCTAGGTTTTTGGGTTTCTTTGGTGCGTCTAAGATTTGTCTAACACCATACTTGCCATTTCCCCATTTAGTTATGAGGTATGGCATTAAATGTAGATCTGCACCAAATGGATCTAATTCGCATGCTTTGCTGTGTGATGAACTATGTTCTATTATGCACAATCCTGTCTTTCTTAGGCAACTCATCCATGTAGTTAAGCATGTTTCCGGATCATAGCTATGGTCGAATGAATTGCTATAGATAAAGTCGGTATTGCACACCCATTCTGGTTTGGCATCGTGAAAATCCCATTGGATGGTGTTCGGAAAGAATTCTGCTGTTTCTGATATTTCTGTGCCTATTACATGACACCCTAGATATTTATAATAAAGTCAAATGTCTGTAAATGGAGGTAAATTATGCCAGCAAAAAGCGAAGCACAACGTAGGGCAGCTGGGGCGGCCCTCAGTGCAAAAAGAGGTAAGACCAGTCCTAAGACCTTAAAAGGTGCATCTAAGCAGATGCATGATTCTATGACAGAGAAAGAGCTTGAAGATTTCGCCAGGAAAGAGTCGTTTGAATTGGCATTGGATACTGTTTTAGAATCAATAGGCTGATTTTTAGCACGCTCATGTCAATACACGTTTGACATGAGCGTGCTAAAAAGAGCTGCAGTCGAATCAGAGGAAGGTTGGAGAGAGAAAGTTCTCCCAACTATGCCATTTATAAAATTCCCGGACGGCTGGGAAATAAAAATTATTCCACCTATTCAAGGTGCTACAACGAGGTTTATTGCAAAAATTGAGGGCATTGAGATATCGGTTTATTCAGATCATTTTGAAAACCTAGGCTGCTATGGTAAGCCGTATTGGGAAATACACCCCATCGGTGGGGATGTTGCTAGATATGATTTGGACAAGCCAGATGAAATGATACTTGGAATATGCGAATCTGTAGTTGAACAAATGTCTAGAAAACAGACGAAATGAATTGGATATTTAGAGTATTTACGCCGATGATGCGGCCAGACATATCACGCGCTCTAAGTGATCCAAGCACTATTGCTGCTTTCAAGAAATTCCAAAAATCTTTATGCGCCAACATAATAATGATCCCCCGATGCCCCTCAAATAAAAATGCACATATTCAGCGCAGCAAATCGAAGGTCCCTTGAAGAAGCGTCGGTTTTGGGCTTATGTTCAATTCGTGACGGAAAGATTGTAACGGACATAGATGGCCCACATTCTGACGCATTTGTGTGCTTTAGATTTGTCCTTACTAATGATGCCAAAATAGAAAAGATGGCATCAGATGTTGCTGCAAACATGGCATTCAAGGATATGACCGAGAGTCTCGTTCTTGGTTATAGAGGCAAGAGTGTTGTGGATGTAGGATACTTTTATGCGCCACGTGTGTCACTCCATATCATCCCGGACGATGGTTTTGAATTTGTTTTGGGCGATACAATATTGGTTAATTCTGATTGTGATGGTTGGGTATTTTGTAAGTCAGGTAAAGTGATATCTCCATCACCATTTAATTTATATATCGAAGATTGCAATATGTTGTTGTCGTTGATAAAAGAATATACTAATGAAGTCGGTGAATGATATGGATATGAGCGGAATTGATCTTAGATATAAGTCGGTTGATGGGTCTATGATTGCTGGGATCGTTGATAAATATCTGAATTCAGTGTGGCCGAGGTTGGTTCTAGAAGAAGGCGGTCCGTGTGAATTGTTTTATTGGAAGTCGCATGAATCTAAAGTCAATGAAAACTTTGCTGAAATGATTTATGTGATATGGGATGGCAACGAATGTATTGTAGTTGTTGAAAATGACATGGAAAATGCTATCAAAGAACTAATGAAGATTCACATAAACTCAGTCAAACCCGCTTAATTTAGTCCATTTGTCAATCGCTAAGTATTTCCCCCAATGACCATGCATTTTCCCGGGTTTGCCGTGTTTTGTTATAGTTGTTGATGGTGTTATCAGAGCTTCGTCGGTATTATTTCGACCGTAGATTATCACTCCATTCTTATATCCTATTATATTTATTGCATCATCGATGATTTGTATTTGGTAATCGTTTACAAACAACCCATCATTGTCTATCTCGCTCCATTTGCCATACAATATTTTTATGTCTCCACACCAATCTCCATCATCTGCAAAGTCCAATGATAATCCATCGTCGTGAACAAATTCGTGCTTGATCTTAGTTAGCTTAGATTTTAAGGCGGCACTGCCTATGTCAATAAAATGTTGTTCTTTTACTGGATATAATGGATCATTTAGTTTTGGGTCTCTAAATCCACTCCTCTGTGCCCACATAGCATAAAGCCAATTTGTGAGTTCTTGTTTCATCTTATTTTATATACCATAATGACAAGAAAATATAAAGTAGAATGTTTTCGGCAATCAAATCATTCTTTAAAAAACGAAAATCTATTGCAAATAAGTCTACCCCAAAGGGCATGTCAAAAGTTATTGTTGTTGAATTCAAAAAAGATAAGATATATAAGTCAGTCAAATATGTCAAGCGCGACAATTTATAAAGCAGTTACTTGATGTCACTGTAGGGAGTGAAAAAGCCATATCAATACGTTCTTGAATATAGAGGGATCGAGCTAGTTTATGTGCGTGATCTTGCGTTTGGGAATTATCAAGAGATCGTGCGTTTAGAAGATCCAACGGTTAAAATTGATCGCGAATTGTATTATTTAGTTTGCTTCTTAGTTGATGGAAGAGCACCAGACTCATCTCGATCAGACACGCATGTTGCATATGTATTAGTGGATAACAATGAATATTATGAAGCAAGTTATTTGGCCCATCATTTACTTAAGGGATCTAGGTTGTTGAAAGGCATTAAATATCACGACACATCACATGAACTCATAATAGCGTGTAAAGACGCTATCGATAAGCATATAGAGTCTATTGCATAGACTCCAAATAAAATTGCACAGCTTTATCTAACGTTTCTTTATCATATTTATATAATCTGAAGTCTGGTCGACAAATTTTGTTCGGATGTGGCCTCCACCACCCGACTTTTTCACCGTAAGCCTTTGGTGTTGTAGTGTAAAATGACCCATCATATATGACAAATTCTAAATCATCGAAGGCTTTTATCATTGTGAGAAAGCAGATAGTTGCATTTGGTCTTGAGATATTGTAGTCTATTCTATCTTCTATTACAGATACAGTATCTAGTACCTCAGCATCCGATATCAGATTGCCCCTAATCTTGATCCCCCTATATACATACGTTATATATTTATTAACGTTTTCAAAGTCCCTCCATAATTTATTTGCAATCCTCATCTCTCTAAAGTATATTAAATGCGAAACCAACAATCTTACCAATTGGAGACTACGATGGAATCGCAACCAATGACGGACAGACCACAATCTAATTCTGAGCGCTATATTGAGAGAATAAATGTTCAAAAATGTATAGTTGCACAATGCAGGTTAAATGTTTCCGCTATTTCAGACGAATTAGACATGAATTTAAACGGGAGTGGTAGAGATAATGTTGAATGCGAAGAAGGGGATTGCAAAGATGGCGAGCCAACTAGCGTAAATATTGCCATATCCAAATTAGAGCAGGAAGTTGAAAGGTTGTCAAAACATATTGAAGCCTTGAGAGAAATTATATAATTTTCGCCTGGTTAAGCTTGATGCACTGATGCATAAGGAAGACCAGTGGTGGAAAACACAGAACGAGTAAGATGGTACCACGTAGTTTCTAGTTTATCGGGTGGCGACGCTGTATTGATCGTTGGTGTGTTTGTGCTTATAAGTGCCTTGATGGGTTTTGAATATGAGACTCCGATCGATGCTGTTTGGAATCTAGCGTTTTGTGCAGTTGGTTGGCAGATTGGTGGTCTTTTTAAGTGGAGAATGGGGACCCACCCGCATTTCAAATATAATTCAGATGGCAACCTATCTGGATCCGAGGAAGAAGAAGACGAAGAAGCGTAAGTCTAAAGATAGGCTTAAGCGCAGAAAACCATGGCCATATCGGTTTGCTAGAAAGCCCAATATCGGGTTTGTATCGCAAGCTGGTCCTGGGTTCGCTGGCGGTGGGTTGGTGGGTGGTGGTTCGTACGCCGCAGCAGTTGGCGAAAGCTATATTAAAAAGCTTGATGATGTATTGTTGTCACCAATCTCTTAACGCATAATACGTTGTGAACCACAAAAGAGTGCATGTTGTTGAATTTTCTGATTCACCAGATGGTGAAGTTCTGTCAGTCAATGTCATTAGTACCGTAGCTATAGATTATAAAAATATGAGGCTTTGTGATGATATCGACAACCCAGATTTTACTCCGGCATTTAGGATAATGGTTAGACTACGAAGGAGAGATGTATCGATACAAGCTCAATTAATCGTAGCACCAGATGTATGGTATCAGGAAGATATTTCAACACAATTTTCATACTCACATTCACATCAAAAGAATGACATGATATTTGAAGGTGAAGATGCGATGTCGAATGGCGAGAGAAAATGGATAGAAAATTGCATTCAAAGGTATATTGATAGTGCTATATGTAAATCATAACAAATATATTAAAGTGGAGGAGGATAGGTTCAATTCGTTTATTGATGGTTATAGACCAAATATCATAACTGGGCCAAATGGTGCTCCGGAGATAGAGGTCATAGATATAGTCCATATATCGAACAATAGGGCATATTATGGTGCAGATAAGCCGGGTGTCATCCCGTGGGTGTTGATGTCAATAAAGATACCAAATAGGGTTTACATAATAACAGATGGTGATAAGTGGGCATATGTCAGGCTGTCGATCTTCGGTTTATTATTGCCAGACAATGTTGATATTGAATTGAATCAGAAAGATAGAGCGATAATTATAGGTGAGATGTTGCAATTTTCTGATAGTGTTCTAGCCATATGATTTCTCTCATCTTTGGCTTGTTGCAAGATAAGATATGAAAACGGAAGACCTAAAAATTGGCAAAAGCGTTAGTTATATTTTTAGGGCTGTTGTGCCGTACAAGACGACCGGAATTGGGCACGGAAAAGTTGTTTCATTTGACAATGACACTGTTTGTTTAGTTGATTCTGTTGGAGATCAATATTTGCATTTTGTTCCAATGCACGAGGTTTTTGATGCACAGCATCAAGCCGAAATGTTTATTAAAAATGAAGAATAATTTCTGGCATCGAAACAATGTGCCATCGGTGCAAAGATAATATCGAACGTATTGTAAAAACAGAACAATGATCCAGTTACATATGCCATCCATCCTCTCGCCCAGAACCTCAACGAGGTCACGCCTGTCTTCTATAAAAAGGCTATGCGTACTCGTCGGTCGCGGGACAGAGGGTAAGCATATGTAACTGGATCACCAAGCATTGAGAGCGGCACGTAACGCCCGGTGATCCAGAAGGTCACCGGGCGTTTGTTATTTTAGGAGGCAATGATGACTAGCGTTGAACGATTCCCTTAGTTATCTAACTAAGGAGAGTCGAATGACAGACGAGAGAGTAAAAGAATGGCGATGGCTAAGACACCCAAAGACTACGCAAGAAAGGAGAGCCAATCAAGACAGAAATGGTGGGTATCATAGGCCGAGGAGAAGAAAACAGAATGTGCCTTGTGCTTATGATGATATTCATGTTTCTTGTTTAGATGACAAATGCTGGAAAAGATGGCGTAAGACCCAATACTATCCAGTAGACATGTAAATAGGCGGGTGTGGCGGAACGGAAGACGCGGCAGGTTTAGGTCCTGCTGACCGCAAGGTCGTGGAGGTTCGACTCCTCTCACCCGTATTCGGATGATTCGCACCTTAGATCAAATATAAGAAGGAGTATAGATCTGAGGTGCGAATATGGCTGCAAAAATTGATGAAACAATTGTAAAAAAGATTATAAAATTAAGGCAAAATGGAGAACCGGTAAAAAGAATAGCAAAAATTGTTGGATGTTCCAGTAGCACTGCGTCAAAATATTGTCAAGATGTAAATATCGACAATATTGACAGACACAATAAGATTTGCAACGATACAAAAAGAGAAAATGCATTGGCAGCAAGCGATGTTGCTAGAGAAAAGTGGCGGCAAAGAAGGGATGAGGTAAAGCGGGCTGCTAAATCTGAATGGAATGAGATAAAAAGTGATCCTCTTATGGTTGCATTTTTAGGATTATATGCTGGTGAAGGTAAAAAGACAACGTCAACGATAGGAATATCCAACAATGACCCAAGAATTATAAGACTGTCACTAAAAGCAATTAGGAAATTGGATCCTAATAAAACATTGTCAGCCAGGGTGGTTTATTACGAGTCACACAACCCAGACGAATGCATGAAGTTTTGGCGAGAGATTTTTGATGAGAACGTCAAAATAAAATTGGTTAAAAATTCAGACAATAGGTGCCAAAATTTGTCAGAGCCGCATAAACGGTGCACATTTGGGAGATGTGATCTGGAATACAATAAGTTCCGAACTTATTGGCGAATAATGCAGTGGATTGACTGCATGTATGATATGTGATCTTTTGAAAGTTAATAACCGTGATCACTTGCTTAGGTAGAGCCGCAGCCCACTAAAGTAGCCGTGTTGCGTACGGCAGCCGAAGTAGGTGTCTACTGGTGGTCAGAGCCCAATATGATGGGTGGCCACCAGTATCAGCCCCTGTCGTCTAGTTTGGTTAGGACGTCGCCCTCTCACGGCGAAAACGCTGGTTCAAATCCAGTCAGGGGTATTATTGGAAGAGTGGCCGAGCGGTAAGGCAGCAGTTTGCTAAACTGTAATAGGGGTAATTCTCTATCGCGGGTTCGATTCCCGCCTCTTCCGTTTATGGAATCGTGGCAGAGAGGCTGAATGCGTCGTCTTGGAAAGGCGATATGCACTTTTGTGCATCATGGGTTCGAATCCCATCGATTCCGTTCCAAATATATCGAGGAGGAGAAGATGGGGGAAATGTGGTTATATGTCAGAGCGTTTTTTGACATGTTTTTTAAGTTCATAAAGGACGTCTTTGGGTCAAGATGACGTCTCGTTGGCTTCCCTTTGCCTTTGGAGGTTAATAGGGTGTCCAGACCTATCCCAGAAAAGACCGCAAAAGAGAGCCCTTCCGGGCCTTACAGACCCCGTAGCTTAATGGGCAAAGCATCGGTTTCCGGAACCGACGATGCGGGTTCAATTCTTGCCGGGGTTATTGATAAACATGTTAGGGATAAATCGGTAGCAATAATAGGAAATAGTAATTCTATATTTAATGGCAATTATGGAGATACAATAGATTCTCATGATATAATTATTAGGATTAATAGGGGGCATGAGATAGAAAGCCCTAAATCCCAAGGATCAAAAACTGATATTTTGTCAATATCTATCCCAATACCAGAAAAGCTAGTAACACCGATAATGCCTGAACTAGTAATATGGGCCACAAACAAGATTGGCAATATGCCGAAGTATAACAATATAGTTATGGTCAGGAATAGTGACAGTGCATGGAAAAAGCTCTTTGACCAAATCGGATCGAGACCATCTACCGGCTTGATCACAATAAATCTGTTTGCTAATTATATGAATTGTAAGAACATATCATTATTTGGATTCGATTTTTTTAAAACAAAGACGTTCTATCATACAGATAGGCGAATAAAGATGCCGCATGACGGCAAATCAGAGGAAGCATTCGTTAGAAAATTGGTTGGTCGGAAAAACCTAATGCTCTATTGAATTCTACCCCACCTGCCAGTTTAAACCATTGTTCCGCTGCAGGTGTCCATTCCTCTAAAGTAGTATTCTTACTTCTCTTGGTGAGATTTTGTTTTCTCAATGCTTCGTCTACTACAATGCTTGGGTCGATATGTTGAATGCCGAGAAACTCGACAATTCTGATAACTTCAGACATTGCTGTCGATTCATTTGTGATTGATTCGAATTTACATGGTAAATATTTAGATTCCATCCATCCGATATTCAGTTTTGCATGATTTAATATATAATTACCGCACCGCTTGATTGAATCAAGGTGATTTTTGAATTTACCACCCTGAGTGAGTCGGTGTCTACGCCATGACAAAATGCAGTGGCGGAGTTCTCTATGCATAAATATAACTTTGCAATCTGATAATTGATTATGACACTGATATTGCACATGGCCGATACTGAATCCGTTTTCTGGTATCGCGTCTATTGACTCGCTGAGCGATCGTTTTATGGAACCATATTTTCCTTGCTCTTTTAGTTTGGCCATCTGCTCCAAACTATTGATACCTTTATTTACAATATATCGATCTTCTCTCACATGATGGCCGGTCCAATTAAGACCTAGTATGTCAAGATACTGGCACATTAGGTATGTACCTGATTTTGGGATTGATGTTACGAATGCTTTCATTTTGTTATCATTGCATTGCCGCATTCTAATGCAGCAAACTTCATGGAATAATCGTTGCTACAGAATTCCATAACTGCTTTTGTGCAACCTGGAAAATTTCCGCCTTTAGGCCACGGTCCAAAATCATCGATTATTATAATGCCGTGATCAACCATTCTTGGATAAAAGTATTCTAGCGATTGTTTTGTTGGATGATATAGATCAACATCAATATGAACGAAGCTGTACTTTTCTGTGTCTGATTGTTCAAAGACTTCTGGGATCCAGCCTTTGTGGACGCTGATGTTGTCGGCCTCTTTAAGAACCCATTTTAGGTTATCAACTGATGATTTGAATTGGCCTTTTTTGCTTTTTGGGATGCGGTCTTTATCAGACGGCATGCTAAGGCCTTTAAATGAATCAAATATGTCGAATTGGCAATAATTCAAATAGTTTGATATTAAGTATGATGATAATCCTTTATAGCATCCAGCCTCCGCTATATTGCCATAGGGACACAAGCGAGCTATCTGGATCATATTGTAAAACCTTCGTCTCCTACGAGACAGATCCGGCATATTAGTCAGAGCGATAGCTCTGTCATATATTGTATTAAATTCGCTGAAAGGATGCATATTTTATTTTTGTGATGATGGTGGGATGGCAGAGCGGCTGAATGCGTTGGTTTTGAAAACCAATAACGATTAACTTCGTTCGTGGGTTCGAATCCCACTCCCACCTTTTCTGCCCATTCTGCTGCCAAGGTCCTTACGCTCCCCCAAGTGAATTAGCCCCGCTCGGCCTCGAACCGAGTTTTCCGGATTTAAAGCCCGGCGTGCTAACCAGGTACACTACGGGGCCACTTCCCGGACCAAGGATGACGTCCAGCAGGATGGGTATTTGGAGCGTCAAGCAGATTGGCGACTGCACTGTTTTCGAACAGCAGCGAGCCTGAACAAGGCCTTGGGGGTTCGATTCCCTCACGCTCCGTTATGAAGTTAAGGCATAAATTACCAAACAGTAGCAAACGACCAACCACTATTAGAGAAGTGCTTGTTGTCACAATCGATAGAAAGCCAAAGACGCTGATAAGCCTAATTTCTCAATCTATAGAGGATCCAGATAGAGAGATATTTTGGGTCATAACATATAGTTGGGATGCGTCGAGAGATGCTACATCGAGGCATGCTACATCATACCTAACTAGATCTGTATTGGTAGATGCGAATTTGGAGAGATATGGTGCTATTATCAATGTTGGTAGTGATATCAACCCAGAGTATGGTGTTGACAGGACAACTGAATTGGAAATAATTCCGACTAAAGAACAAATAATAAAAGCGATAAATAATAAATTTTAGCCTCCGTAGCTCAATTGGTAGAGCAGCGTGCTCTTAACGCGTTTGTTGTAGGTTCGAGCCCTACCGGGGGTATTGGGAGTGTAGCTCAGCTGGCAGAGTTCTCGGCTTTTAACCGAGCGTTTTGGGTTGCAAGCATTAACGGTGATGCACCTGGCCTCCTAACTCAATCGGCAGAGTTCTTGACTTTTAATCAAGATGTTCTGGGTTCGAATCCCAGGGAGGCCATTTAAAGCATACTTATGTCATTAAAATATAAGTTATGGACCCAGATAAAATTCTTATTGCGTGGTATCGTAAGAACAAAGAGACTTTGTCTGCCAATGGAATGAAAAGTCTTGATGATGTTATTGGTTTTATGGGCTGGCCATCAGAAGAGGATTTTCAGCCTTATTTAGAAGATGGCGGAAGCGCACTAAATACATATGAAGAAGATTTGGGTCTCCCATTGCCAAAAGAAATAATGCAGTATAAGATAAGCAAATGGCTTGGTAGAGAGGTTAAAATCGATCACCCGCTTGTGGTCAATCCAGATAAATGGCGGGGGATAGAAATGGATTCGCAATTTGATTCCGAAGATCCAATTGAATATAAACAATACTGGTTGCTAGTATACAATTCTGCTGGCCCAGAATTTAAGAAAAATATGGGATCATATAAAGATGTTACGGGCCGTATCGAATCTCCGGAAGTTCGAGGGAAGCTATATTATACTAGCATAAATGGCGTACCGGTTTCTATTGTTGCTGGCGATGACTCTGTTGCATTCTTAATCGACAACGAAAAGATCAAAATATTCGATTATGATGGAAACAGGTTATATAAAGAAACTGGTAGTGATCCTGATGACTACCCGAAAGTGATCAGTTGGATATCTGGATATCCAGGCCTCGGGATTAAATTAGATGATTTGAACCAGTTGCACGCCATCCTTGGTAATAAATTAGCTAACTTAGTGATTGGCAAAGACGATATAAGTGTGCTCGATTTGCCGTAATTCTTAATATGTGCCTATAGCTCAGTGGCAGAGCGTCACCTTGCCAAGGTGAATGTCGTGGGTTCAAATCCCACTAGGCACTTTCTGGCCCCGTAGCTCAATGGATTAGAGCAATGCACTACGGATGCAAAGATAGAGGTTCGAATCCTCTCGGGGCTATTTCCAAATATAAAGTGTGATATTTAACTCCAAATTTCAATTTTGGTGTGGCGCACTGGCTTTTGTGTTTGGGTTTATTGCAACATCTATATTATCTGAACTGGTTTGGTGTGTTATAGGTGTTGTAAGCCTTATTTGGGGATCGATCTTATATGAACTTAGAAGATGCGGCCAATAGGGTATTTTTCGTCACAGTTGGTGATGTCATAACAACGTGTAAAACCTCAACCTCATAGAGTGCAATAGCTCGGGAGAAAACAATGTCTGAAAAGAAGAATCCACGTCTGAACCAGATCATCGCGGTGCTGACCGCCCGCAAGAACCAGTCCCAAAAGAGACTGACTGATCTGTATAAAATGGTCCAGAGACCCGATGCCTTTAACGGCATGAGCAAGGTCTACACTCCTCGCGATGAAGATGGGGTCAAGTTCCCGACTGACTCGAAGCGTGTCCAGTTTCGTGCTAAGGATGTGTTTGATCGTGCCGAAGAGATCCTTACTGATTTCTTCGATCTAGCACTCACCCAGGATTCTGGCAACCAAGTGGCTAAGGCTGATGTGGTTGTTGGTGGCGAGACGATCGCTACTGATGTTCCTGTCTCGACGCTGCTTTTCTTTGAGAAGCAGCTGACCGACATGAGAACTTTGATCACTAACGTTCCTACTCTCGATCCCGCCCACGAATGGGATTTCGATGACAACTCTGGGCTGTACCGGACCAAGGACGAGATCATCAGTACCAAGACGCAGAAGGTCGCCAAGCCGATCGTTCTGCATCCGCCCACCAAGGAACACCCGGCCCAGACCGAAATGGTGACCGAAGATCAGGTCGTTGGCGACTGGCATACGACCTACCTGTCCGGTGCTATCAGCCAGAGACGCAGAGATCAGCTTCTGCAGCGTGTCGATAAGCTGATCGATGCCGTCAAGACGGCTCGCGAGGAAGCCAACGCGATCGAAGTCGAACAACGCAAGGTCGGCAACAAGCTTATGGCCTTCCTGTTCTCCGAATAACTATCAAACCCCTCCCCCTAGGATGGGGGAGGGGCTCCCATAGCTGGAGCCAAACTTAGACTTAAGCTCAAGTTAAATAAAAGCGTGACAGTGTGTGGTTCGAATCCCGCCCCCGGCATTCAAACTAACCCTAAGCCGGGGTAGCCCAATGGCAGAGGCAGCGCGAATAAAAGTCAAGTTATTGCTCCCAAGCTCAAGCGTGCTGTTCATCGTCTCGAACTCCAACCCCTGGATGCCTGGTGCTGGTTCGAATCCGGCCCTCCCCTTTCTGGTTTGAAGCACGCGAAAACATCGGGGAGGTAGCTCAAGGGCAGAGCAAGGTATATGAAGCTAAGGGAAGGATTAAACGGAAATGTGGCGATGAAGTGAGCAACAGGCCAGCGCGGATACAAAGAACTATCTCTTGAAAAGATAGTGGACTTGTAATCCACTCCGCCCCCGTAGCAGGGTATGCTACGGGGGCTTTTTATAAAACAATCGGCAGAAATGCCGTTGCGATAACCGGTTCCAGGCTCCAAAGGTTGGAGCAAAAACTAGGGATTGCGCACTAATCCCGCCTCTTACTGGTGCCGATTTGCCCGTCTCCACCCGAGCGGGCAAATGCGCTATTGGTGTAATAGGAAACACGCCACTCTTCCAAAGTGGAATTATCAGTTCGATTCTGATATGGCGCATTAGTTCGAATAATGCAGAATCATGAATCTTCATAAAATAATTGCAAAGACCATTGTCGATGAATTGAATTTAAATTCTGCTTATATGGTAAAATCAAATAAACATAGGTCGTTCATAAGACAATATGGTACCACTAGAGAAGATGCGATTATAGAAAATGATAAAGTATATATAGGAATCAGATATAGAAGAATCGAATTCGACCCATGCGATCCAGATTTCGATCCGATAAGAATCGAATTCGACCCATGCGATCCAGATTTCGATCCGATAAGAATCGAATTCGACCCATGCGATCCAGATTTCGATCCGATAATATTTTCATCAAAGATCGCAAACAAAATAGACAATTTACCGCCACTTCCTTAAAACAGGTATTTTATTGTCATGGCCCAGAAAAAGAAACAGCGAGAATATACTCAGGAAGAAATTTCTGGAGCCTTGGAGAAGCTTGATCAAATATTAAGACATATCAAATTAGTCCAAGATGCTTGTCATCTACTCGGTAGAAGATTGATTCAAGATGGGGATGTTCAACTTGGGTTGAATCTAATAAGAAATAGCTTCAAGCACGACAATAGCAAGTTTTATGGTCTAGAGTGGGAGCATATTGCTACAGCCGTGTCAGACAATAAAGATATTCAACAATTAGTTATTTACCATCATCGAATGATAAATGATCACCATCCTGAATTTTGGGACGGGATCGACCATATGCCGCAGGTTTCTTTAGCAGAATGCGTATGTGATTGGTACGCTAGAAGCACTGAATTCGCCACTGATCTCAGGGAATGGATAAATAAAGAAGCATTAGATAGATATGATGTTTCTAAACACAGCAAAACATACAAATCAATAAAACGGTATGTTGATTTGTTGGTAGAGAAACCATTTAAATGAGGAATATTATGGATCGTCGCAATTATAAAGCTGCTTGATGTGAACGATGATTACAAGCCATTTATGATATATGGTTGGATAGAATTAAGGCAACATTGTTTTGATAACAAGAAGTTGTTGTCCATTAGCGATTACACCAGAGCAAATACAATGTCTGTCGATAAGTGGGAACAAGCATACTTGTAATTATGCCGATGTAGCTCAATTGGTAGAGCAGTTCTCTCGTAAAGAACAGGTCGTCGGTTCAAGCCCGACCATCGGCTTTATGAAATCATTGAGAAGCTTTAGGAGGAAGGTTCTCAGCATTAAAGCCTCTGCGGAGTTGAGCTGCGCCAAATCAACAAAATATCATAGGCTGTTTCTTGAATGCGGCCATATTGTAAATCAACATAAAGACAGAAAAATGTGGAGCATGAGAGTGACACTTGTTAAAAAGGGTTATGGTCCCTTTTTCACATGTTGCAAAATGTGTCAATCAAATGAGCCGCCTTCATTGGATATCACGACAAAAGAGTATGAAGTATTGCCGAAAGACGTGAGAGCCAAAATAGATAAACAGCTTGACAAAATGGTCAAATAATGTATTATGGCAGCCCAGAATATCACCGAGTAGTTGGATATAAAGGCGGAAGAATCATATATAATCCTGATCCTGAGACGAATTGTGCAATGTATGTGATTAATGTTAATCACAAAACAAAATGTGGTTGGCTCGTGGATGTTAATGGAAAACGCGTGAAACCGATAATAAGCAAAGAAGTAACTGGAGAAGATATTTGCCACAAGCGATGGTACAGAGTCGGCAGCGGCATACATGTTGAGCATTTAGTAGAAGAAGCCGAGTATTATTTGCGGTGGTGCATGGCTCCATAGTTAAATGGCATAACACGTTCTTGGTACGAACGGATTGTGGGTTCAACTCCCGCTGGAGCCTTTATTAGGAGATAAAATGAGCAACAAGAAAGATCTTAGAGATATGGCGGCTATCATCTTTAATGGATGTATTATTAGAGGGGTGGCAGGTCCCGACCACTCTGCTGGCGATAACAATAAAGCCATTAAGTTTGCTGTTGCCTGCGGGAAAAAGTTGATTGACCGTGCCGATAAAGAAGCCCCAGCTGAGTCAGATATGCCTCCTCAAAGTGTGCTTAATGCTCCTTTGCCAGATCAGAATGTTTGACAGACAAATCCAATCAAGCAGATGGGTTCTCGATAAGGCTATGATTGTGTTCTTTGTTAATGTATTTCTCGACAATCCGAATGAAATATTTAAAGACTTTGATCCGGGCAAGAAGCCAAAGCCGAAGATTTGGGTTGAATTAACTGGATTCTTGTTTTGCAGGAATTCCACATTTACTGAAACTCAAACAAGAGCTGATGCTAAAATTAGAGCTGCATTTGATGTAGACAAGATGTTGACATGTGGGGGATTATGATTTCAAAATATAGTGTTAATACCAAAACTAATTCATTTCATCTTTGCCATGTTTTTGATGCATCAAAAAAAGAATTTGTGGTATCTAATAATCCGAGCATTGCATGCCATGATAGTAATTATATAATCAATAGAGATGAATTAATGGAACACATCGGAGAATGTGTTGAAGAAATACTAACTAATGAATAAAAAGTTAGAACAAATACCGAAAGGTCACTATTGTTACAATAAAGATGGCGTGTGCCCGCATTGGGAGAATCATCCAGAATATGGTGAGCAGAACAGTGGGTACTGCAGCTTGCTAGAGATTGGAGACTGGATGTTTGTTCCGGAAAATCAATGGATTGGGAAAGATGGCATTATCCGGCACATGGGACTGTTGTGGGACAAAGTCAAAATCTGTGAGAAGAATGAAGACAAATGAAGGAAATAGTAAGCAAAATATGTAACCAAACTCTTGTGCAAATAAAAGATGCCATATCTGATTTATTGGAAAGGCGATCGAATGGTGAATAAAGCGTCCAGTATGCTTTCAATAGCTAACCTACTAATTGCAAAAAACATGGTAGATAAGTCACTTGGCGATGAATCCAAATTACCGTTTTGGATCCGCAAAGAATGCAAGCATCGTGACTTATCTTTATCGGAGTGGATAAAAGTAATACCTTGATTGTACGTGATAAAACAGATCTCAGATTATGTCCCACAATAGAAGGCCCTGTATCCCAACTGGCAGAGGAATGACGCTTAAAACGTCAGAGTTGGCGGTTCGAATCCGCCCAGGGCTATTATGCTTGACAAGGATGGCCTTTATTCTGTTGACTTGCCATATGCTTGTTATGGCATTGTGATTGAGAATGGTGTTGTTATAGAAGCGGCTAATATAGCGGGATGGATGACGGGAAAGCGTGCTGAGGATGTCGAAAGATGGTTGATCAAAAAGAACGCGAAAATGATCGGTCCGCTTGAGCATCATTTGCCGAATTCATAACCAAAATATTTTATGTCTTTCTTGAACACTTTGGCGACTATATCTTTGGTTTTGTCTGTATAATGCTCCCAGTATGGTTTTCTTGGTCTGCTTGACTTATTCAGATGCGGTATCTTGTGCTTGCCAAGGCCAATTCTGTCCAATACTTCATTTGTGTCGTGTTCAAAATTTTCGAATCTTCCTATGAAATCCATTGCAACATTTCCGTTGTGATCGGTTATCCAATCTAATTGAAGCCTATGGTCCCAATTAGAGACATATTCTTCAAACGGCATGTTTTTGGTTGAATATGGCATGCCATCGAACATGTCGTCCTTTTTATAAAAATAGTGCGACACGGCCCTGTCCCAGGGATTTCTGACAAACGCGAATTTGAAATAATCATCTAGGTCTATATTGCACCTATCTACATACTCTCTTATTGTCCAATGGCCACCGGTCCAATTTTTAAGTGCCTCTTTCGATTTTTTAGTCTTTTGTGGATAAAGATTGGCTATGTCTTCATTAGAAATGTCATCTAATACATCTAGGTCGTGGGTATTAACCAGGATGCATTTTAAACTTATGCCCCCAGTTTTTGGTATCCTAACGCCCAGCCACTTGTGCTCGGAATTCATCATGATAATTAAATACTGATATGGGACGATTAGACACTGAATTTATATCTTAAGTCATTAACTGCAGCAGTTGATGATGGTGCTGTACGCATAGGTCGGTGAGCATAGAGCTAACCGAGGATAAAATGTAATAGATAAATCCATTGATAAATGGCTTAATACGCCCTCGTAGCTCAGCGGAAGAGCAGCTGCCTTCTAAGCAGCAGGCCGCAGGTTCGAATCCTGCCGGGGGTATTGTGACTGGAGCTCGGTCTGGTAGAGCACCTGATTGTGGTTCAGGGGGTCGCGGGTTCAAATCCCGTCAGTCACCTTTACAACAAATATTCTATGGATGTCAAGATATAGACCAAAAGTATATTTATTAAATGACACGAGCCGAGAACATGTCGGTTCAAAAGCTGCATCATATGTCATAAAGTCAGCGATCCGTAAGAACTACAGATTATATGCTAAGCATTTTACAAACACTCCGGTTGATTATGATATATTAAAAGCATCAAATATTGTAGTTATCAATGGCGAAGGAACTATGCATCATGATACAAGCAGGTCTATAATTTTAATGACGGCTATTAGACGAGCAATTAAGATGAACAAGCAAGTTCATCTCGTTAATACCGTGTGGCAAGATATGCACAGAAAATGGACTCGCATACTAAATAAAGTTGATAGCATAGTTGTAAGAGAGCCGAGAAGCAAGGCCGCATTGGAAGACATCGGAGTCAATAATGTCGAGATTTACCCAGACATTTGTGTTGGGTTGAAAGCTAAGAAAGTAAAACCACAAATAAACTTTAGAGGCAAAGTCGTCGTGGGAGATAGCGTTAGAAAATTCAACGACATGCCACTAAAGGACGATAGAGTGTTTAGAAGGACGCCAAATTACAATATCCCGCGTGACAATTGGGCGCATTTTATAGCAGTGTTAAAGACTATAGGCGTATATGTAACTGGTAGGCATCACGGGATATATGCCTGTTGTGCTGCTAAGACGCCGTTTGTGGCGTTTAAATCCAACACGCACAAAATGGAGGGACTTCTTGAATGGGCTGGATCATCCATCCCAATTTTAGACAACCCAAAAGATGCGCCATCAGCTATAAGATGGGCAAAGGACAACCAAGAAGAATATGATAAGCTCTTCAAATGGATGAGAAGTCTACAAAAATGGCCAGGGTTTGATGATACTCGAGCACGACGCAATAATAATTCCGGAAGCGGCGGTTGATTACCAAGGTTATGGGTGGCCGCATTCTAATTTGTTCTATATTTACAATGCCAGTTTCTCTTCTAAACGGATTGGTGGGGAACAGATTACATTTCTAGCTGAACAAGCCAAGGTGGTAATATGCAATGTAAAGATGGATTTAGATATATGCCTCCGCGACAGGTCTCGATATTGTGTAGATCTTAATATTAGTGACCCGAGTATTCAACCTTGGATTATTGTGTTTTTTGGGCTAGATAAGTTTTTGTTGACCGACTCAGTGAATTGGTACGTTTTAAAAAGTTCTAATCTATATCATGATAGTAACCATGGTAGAGTCGGCGTACCTAAGTCTGTAATCGAAGCATGCATAGAGGCCAATATTAGGTGAACCTGTTCATTCTAGATCGAAATCCAATAAAAGCTGCAGAAATGTATTGTGATAAGCACGTTTGTAAAATCATACTTGAATCTGCACAGATGATGGCGATGGTTCATTGGATCCAGGGTTTTGATGTTCCTTCGGAATTAATATGCAAGTCGCATAAAAATAATCATGTTTCTAAATGGGTCAGGCAAACTACTGGAAATTACGAATGGACTGGGATCCATGCTAAGGCGTTATGTTCAGAATACACATACCGATATGGTAAGACCCATAAATGGAATAGCCATATTGATTGGTTAGCAACTAGCAATTCCTGCATCAGAGACCGAGGGATGACCGAATTCAGGCAAGCGGTCGACGATCCATGTCGTGACCCAGACCCAGTATTGGCATACCGCAAATATTATATGACTACCAAAAGAAGCATCTGTAAATGGGACAAAGGTAGACCAAAACCGCGTTGGTTCATTTGAATGCCAGAATATGAATTTAGTTTGGTTTGTATTGATGGTAACATGGTTGTTGATATTATAGACAATCCTGGGTCTAAGCCATATGTATTGGTAAAGCACGACTATCACAATAGATTGGTTGACTTAGATGAGTCTAGAATAGCTGACTGTTATCATGATCTCAAGAACACGTATATTCTTAGCGAATTTAGAAGGTGTCTTAGGTTCAATGATGGCCCGGTGATAGATGCCGCCATAAAATGGATTAGGAGTTTAGATATCAATGCCTAAAGAACCAAAAGTTAGCGAGATAGATCTTAAATGTGTCTGTTGTGGCGCAGGCATAGATGAAGTACCGGGATCTCCTGACTCTGAAGCGTCTTCGTCGTGTTGGGATGGTGCTGTTGTCGATAAGATTTGTGGTGGTTATGGGTCTAAGCATGATATGTCATTGTTCATTATTGGTATTTGTGATAAATGCGTGTCTGAAAGAATAGAAAGCGGGCTGCTAATAAGATTCAGAACCATGGACGATATGCTCGAATCTCCTGAATTTAAAGCACAACAAGCTGGAATTTTAGAGATAATTAGGGATCAAAAAGGAAATGCAAAAAAGAATTCGCTCAAAAGATTCTGGAGAACACTTAGAGAATACCTCATTAATCCCTGAGTGCGACCACTCCAGTATGACTGTTGCAGAATCTTATGTTAAATCAAAATGCATGATTTGTGGAAAGATTTTGATTTGCATAGAGACACCAAACAGCGTTATGCCGAGCGGTTGAGGCGCTGCGTTTGGGGCGCAGATCTGGCTGGTTCGACTCCAGCAACGCTGATTGAAAGACATGATTGATAGCGAACCCACAAAACACAGAGAATTAAAGCAGAAGCGAGGACCCGATGGATGACACACCGAAACCATGCCCGTTTTGCGGGGAAGATGATGCATACTTCACCAGCCACTATGTATCGCCTAACGTAAGGGTCGCGTGTGGGACGTGTGGAGCATCCAGCATTGACAAGTGCTGCAAAGAGGACGCTGTGAAATTGTGGAATGCACGCGCCACCCCGAAGGCAGAGACAGTGGGTCGAATCACAGAAAGGAAGTGCAAAATGAACTTTGAGCCAACACACACAATGGGAAAGAATGGACCAAGATGCAAGCCCCTAAACTTTGAGTCTGATCATATATCTAACGAATGCCTATTAGATAACGGCGTGGTTGTTGAGGTTCCAACGCTTGATCTCATTCCCATTAACCCACCGCTCAAGTGCGAGCCGGAGTACGTGACGGTTCGGAGGTTGATCGACGGGTACGGTGCAATGCATCGTGATTGGTGGACCAGCCGGGACCCGGACAGCGTGAAACACCACACGAACACAGGCGATGAGCGCACGTTCCTCGTCGGAGTGCCTATGGTCGAAGAGTTTGTCGAGCATTTCGACGTAGGGATCAAGGGCTATAAGTGGGGTGGCATCTCATTCAGCCCGCTCGGAGATGATTTTAAGTTCCGATCGTTAATACCATGCAAGGAAACGTTGGACGAAGCTCGCATTGCGGTATGGGAATACATGATCGAGCACGAGCCCGACAAAGCACGGGCATGGATTGAGCAGTGATTTGGGGTGAATGTGATTGAAATTAAGATTTATTGACAATATCTCTATTGCTAAGATAAGCAATATTTGTTGCTTTTCTGGAGCTCATAAGCGTGAGGAAATCACGTTTAAGGCTGGTGATGAAATTGAGTATAACGGACTATCAGAAGAACGCAGGTTAGATGCTCCTAATGGTCGTAAAGGCGATAAGGTGGTTGATATTTTCATTAGCGATAGAACATTACATCCTAATAGGTATATTGACGTCCCTATTAAATCGTTTGAGGCAATAGAATGACCGCATTTAGCTCAATTTGGTAGAGCGCTCGCTTTGGGGCGAGAGGTTGCAAGTTCAAATCTTGCAATGCGGATTCACAAAAGTTTTGATCCCAATCAAACATAAGCTATGAAATTCAATGAAATCGACTGGGATCTAATACAATCAGATTATGATTCGGGCCTTACTCTTAGGCAGGTTGGCAAGAGACATAAAATTGGCAATTCTAGTATCCATAAAGCACAAAAATCAGGACTTCTTAAGACTACGCGGAAGCGATCGTTATCAGAAGAGCATAGAAAAAAGCTTTCTGATAGTATGAAAAAAGCTGGTATAAGACCGCCCACAACTGTCAAGAGAGAAATTTCAAGCACTAAAGCATGTACTAAATGTACATGCTTGAAACCTATTAATCAATTCCATAAAAAAGATGGAGCATATGATGGTAGGCAATCAATATGCAAATCGTGCCGCAATATTCATGGTAGAAAATATATGTGCAAGCCGCATATAAACAAAAAACTCAAGAAACGAAAAGAAGAAATAAAATACAGAAATCAGAGATATATTAAAGAATATTTGTCGATGCATTCATGCAAGTGTGGTGTCGATGACATCAGACTTCTTGAATTCCACCATCTTAAAAATAAAAAATATGAAGTCCATCAAATGGTGTGGCACAAGTTAGAATCCATAGATAAAGAAATCGCAAAATGTGTTGTTTTGTGTGTTAATTGTCATAGAAGAGAAACAAATAAAGATAACCCTAGAGAGAATCAGAAGCATCGCAGGGCCATAAAATACAAATTAATAGAAGAAATTCATGGTACTAAATGTGTGGAGTGTGGGCTTGACGATAAGATAATTATGGATTTAAACCATATCGACCCAACGACCAAATTATTCAATATTGGCGGGTGGTCTGCGGGCGATACTGATGTATTGATTAAAGAGATAAAGAAATGTGAGCTTATCTGCCCTAATTGTCATCGTCTCAAAACTATTACACAGTCCGACAATTACCTTCACAGGATAAAGGAGGCCTAAAATGGCCAGGAAACCAAGAATACCGGTTAAGAACAGGGGGCGGCTTTGACTCCGCTAAGAATGGTGGAGTAAGGGGGTGTCTTTGAAAATGCCACTGAAATTATCGTCGAAATCCAATTTGGCGAAGGTGGCGATGATAGCAAGTTGTTTGTGGACGACCTGTTATCTGCTTACTTGAAATATGCCAAGTCGCTCGGTTTTAAGTCCGATCTGATATTCTCAGATAACGGGCATGCTACAATTAAAATCATTGGTAACAATGTTTGGAAGGCTTTTAGATATGAGCCTGGTAAACATTGTGTTCAGCGTATCCCACCAACAGAGAGCAAGGGTAGAGCGCAGACTTCTATTGTTTCTGTGGCTGTGTTGCCGATACCGCCCAAGATAGGCACTAAGCTTAAATCGAGTGATCTCAAAATTGAGAGGGTTAACCTCGGTGGAAAGGGCGGACAGCACCAGAATAAGACTCTATCTGGTTGCAGAATGACTCATATTCCAACTGGCCTTAAAGCAACCATCAATGGTAGAGATTACCATAGCAATGAGCGGGAAGCTAAGAGGATACTGGCTGCTAGAGTTCAGGAGCTTAAACAATCTAAAGCCAATGCTAATTACTCCGCAAAAAGAGTTGAGCAACTTGGGGGCGGAGGCAGGAGCGATAAGGTGAGAACTTACAACTTCATTAAATCTAGGGTTGTAGACCATAATCTTGGCACTAAGACCAGGAACATCAAGCAAGTGATGAAGGGCAACTTTGAGCTGTTGTTGAAATAATGGAAACACCGAACATAGGTGTCATATGGACAAACCGCACGTAATAAAGAGGAAAAAAGCCATAGATGTGACGCCACTAGATCACGGCATTTGGTGCACAGTATGTGACAGTGAGCCGTTCGTCAACGCTATTGTACTGCGAAAGTGGTCTGAAGATGGCAAAAAGATATGGTTTATGTTAGACACTCATAATTTCATGGATGCCGACCCTGATGAAGAGATAGATGTTGTTGAGATTGAGCCAATGTATCCTCCTAAATTGTTTAGAGAATGTCTAGAAAAAGACAAGATAAAAATGGCCAATAGGCCGATAGAGCAGCATAATTGTCCACACTGCAACGGCTCTGGAAAATCCCCGTTGCCAAAGAGCCTGGTGGTAGAATAGTATTTAATATTAACCAAGTAAATGACGATAGAGAAGGTAAAGACCACCGTTTGTTCTTGGCGTTGAATATAAATGTGTCCCTGTAGCCCCCATCGGTTAATTGGATAAACCACGGGCTTCCTAAGCCTGGACTGCAGGTTCGAATCCTGCTGGGGGTATTAAGGAGTGTCAAATGGCTAAGAAAGTAATACTGCAGGTTCAAAAGTCTGATGGCTGGTACGTTGGTAAGGCCAAGGACTGTTTGGGTGTAATTAGTCAAGGCAGGACAATCGAAGAACTAAAAGAAAATATTATTGATGCCCATTTATTGATGTATCCTAATGAACCTAGAGAGATAGATATAGAAGTAGTTACTATATGAAAGACGAATGTGACTAGGATGAAGTGTCATAAGAATCCGTATGTATGGCATGAGACGAAAAACGCTATTAGAGTTTATTTTGAGTCTGTTTATTGGGCGTTTAGCAAGACAGGCAGAAAACTGCCAGTCTAATTAAGTGGCTCTTTGGGAAGAGCCACTAAGCAGTTTTCCAAACATACCATAGAAAGGAGGTGGTGGAATGTCTGCTGTACTTTCGCAGCCGGTTCTTGTTATCAACAAGAATTATCGTGCCGTTAACTTCGCAAGCGTCAAAAGAGCTTTCTGCCTTCTAGCTAATGGTGTGGCAGAAGTCATTGACGTAGAAGACGGCAAATACTACAATTACGACTTTGAGTCGTGGCAAGAACTTAGTGAGTTTGAATCTGAGTTCGAAGACAATAGGTATGACTGGGTCAATTGCGTTGACTACAAAATTCCTATACCAAAAATTGTTCGTCTGTTAGCATTCGGAGAATTCAAGAGACCGAAGGTTAAGTTCAATCGTAGGAACATCTACGCAAGGGATAAGAACACTTGTCAGTATTGTGGAAAGAGGTTCTCTACTAAGGATCTTAACTTGGACCATGTTTTGCCAAGATCTCTTGGAGGCCAGAGTTGTTGGACCAATATCGTATGCAGTTGCATAAAGTGCAACACGAAAAAGGCCAACAGAACGCCAGAGCAGGCTGGGATGAAGTTGATAAGACCTCCGAAGGCATTAGATAGGCCAATTTTTATGGTCAAGGAAAAGTATCACCACGATTCCTGGAAGCATTTCGTGGACGAAGCTTATTGGAATGTGACCCTACGTGACTAGGCAATACAATATGTGCCTAAGACAACAAAAGTGTAGAAGTTTTGGGTTGAATTGGTTAGAGCAAGCAGTTTAAGAATTAATTACCGTGTTGGTAATAACTTGGGATCGTAAGACTAACGCCACCCTGTCTGATCCCTCACTCTCGGTAGGTTAAGCCGAGTTTGGGGCCTGTAGCTCAGCGGTCAGAGCTGGCCACTCATAATGGCTAGGTCGGGGGTTCGAATCCCTCCAGGCCCATTCAAGCATATGATATGAAGATACAATGCAACGAATGTGGGAAATATTCAATAAGAGACCAAGCTAAGCGCTTATTGAATTCATGAAACTGACGAATTCTGAGTCAGCATTGAGATCAGCCAATACTGCTGCTAAATCTGCGGTTATTTGCTCATCTATTGAAGACAATTCTTTGTTGCTGCCTAGAACGTTAATGGATCCGTTCGTAGTTACGGCAGCAAACCTGAATGTATAATCTTCTACAGTATTAGGTGTGGGGTCCGGGGATCCCTTGCCGTATCCTATAGCCTGTAGAAATGTATTTAGTTCTGGTAGTGTAGTAGCAACAGAGAAATCAGATAGCTCACCATTCACAAATCTCACGACGCCATTTGAAGTGTTATCCTTTATAGCAGCGAAATTATCTTCTAGGCCGTTGGTTCTGGCTAGTTGAATTGATAGTGTCCAAAGAGTTTCCATTTAATACCTCCTTGATATGTTTGATAAAATATAATTAGGAGGTTTAACTATGTTTATGTTTCTAAAGAAATTGTTCACAAAGACTCCTTTGGGTCTCATTGTGAGGGTTGAAAACAAGAATAAGCACCATGCTGCTGATAAGCAGTATTATGTTGTAAAGGTGAAGTTTACTAATGGTGTCAGACATCTGATGTTGACTGATACTGAGGTCGAGCGTGCCCTCAAAAGAGTAGAGAAAAATAAAGAAGATCTACCTAAGTAAATAGCAAATTCAAGCCCATTGGAGATTATGATGCCGAGACCAGATAAACCACGAGCAGACCTGACTGCCAAAGAAGCTATTGCTAATCTAAGTAAAGAAATATCAGATTTCATGTTATCCAGGCGCATGAATTCAATGGTTGAGATGGGCGACTTTAAGGGTCTTCAGGAATGGGCGTTGAGGGCAGCCGAAAAATATAAAGAAAGAGGGCTTAGTAGAGCCCATTATATGGAATTCGTCAACGCTGTTAAGGGCACGCCTTTACCAGGGAAAGAAGGGAAGTTCACTGGAAGTTATGGTCGAAAGATATGGGACCATATCCAAAGGGGTGACGTAGCCGCTTTGGCTCAAATGTTGTCTAATTATGCCCTGTCCGGTGCTGACTTGTCTGTATTGTCACAATCTAAAAAACCGTATCATAGAGAAAGTTTAAGCGATGTTGATATCGTTGCATCTATGATGACGGAAGATCCGAATATATTTAATGATTTGCCCGATCGTTACAAGGAATTGGTTGAGGCATATGCTGAAATGTTTCCGGGCGATGAGAGTATAGCGATAAAGCTTATATATGAAAATGCACAGATATTTGAAGATGAAGAAGTTGGTGACTATGCTGGAGATTATGGACGTGAAGAAGCGGATATGTCTTCCGGAGATCTGACTAGCTCAGAGGCAAGACCAAACCTCAGCAAAGAGATCTCAGAATTTATGAATAGTGAGCGAATGGCCGAAATGGTCAGTTCCGGCGATTTAGATGGTCTTAAGCAATGGGCTTTGGAAGCAGCTGCAAAATATCGTGGCAAGGGGTTGAGTGAAAGAAATTACAAAGAATTTATCAGGAGAGTACATCAAGCCAGAAATATTGATAGACTGAGTATGATGCTTTCTAATTATATGCTGAAAGCAGCGGGTCTCGGTGTTCTTGAATCATCGAATGCCATAGATGCAATAGCGCGTTGTATTACTGAGGATATCAACACATTTAACAATATGTCTGACGAGCAGAAGAGGCTTGCCACTTTACATCTTGAAATGTTCCCAGACACGCAAGTTGTGATGCTTGAAGACCATAACGATTATGAAGATGGAGTAGAAGCCAGTATGTCTGTTGGCGTTAGCAAGCCTGAACCGGAGCCTGAGGCAGAGGACCACGGACACGACGAAATGGTTTTGGTAATTGCTGATATGAAAGACCAGCCGCCAGCGGTCTTTTCTGGAAATTATGGGTTGTTGGAATCTTTATTTAAAGGTCAGGGTCGCGAATACCATATAATGAAAGCCTCTGAAGTCCATGATTTCTTAGGCGGCAGAGAGTTTGTAACTTCACATATGTCATGATTAGATATGCTAGAATCGAAGATTTAGACGACATATTAAGGTTATTAGACCAGCTAAGCCCAGCTGATAAAACAGATAGATCGGAATTTGTATTCAGAATGCTCATAAATAATGGGCATTATGTTATAGCTTTATATGAAGATGGTAATAAAGTAATTGGCACTGCAACTTTGATGGTCAGGATAAATCTGTCTCACGATTGCAGGCCGGTTGGCTATATAGAAAATGTTGTTGTTGATGATTCGTACAGGGGTCAGGGCATAGGGAAAAAACTTGTTGAAAATCTTCTTGATAAAGCAGACGCTCTGGACTGCTATAAAGTAATATTAGATTGCTCCAAACACAATATTAAGTTCTATGAAAAGGTTGGCTTCTCTGTAACTGATGAAGTGAATATGAGAGTTGACCTGTAGAACAAAAATATTTATGGAGGATAGGAGAGATGAGAATATTAATTGCTATGGTCGTGTTGTTGGTGTCGTCTGCTGTTCTAGCAGACAATTTAACTGATTCAGAACGTAAAGAAAAAGCCGATGTTGTGCGTTCTGAATTGGCGCATAATCAAATGCAGAGGCGAATGATAATTGAGAGAGCCAAGATGCTCAACTCTGCTATGGTTATGCTGCGTAAAGAACGCCCTGATGCCAGTGACGAAGACAAGAAAGAAATCGACAAGAGAATTGATCGCCTAAAGCTTGAGCTGCAATCTCTTAGAATAGAGTCTTTGAGGTTGTCGCATTCTAGAATGCGACTAATCCATGAGCAAAATCGAGATCGTGCAAGAGAAAAAGAAAAGCCGCCAGTCTTCAAAATGAGGACTAGGTATAAGATTAAGAACAAGAGATTTGTGCCAATTCCGCCACATATTGCTGCTACAAGTTACTACTTACGTGACCCACGAACTGGCCAGTATTATTATGTCAATATGCATGATGCTGGGTCTGCAACGCCTGGACTAAGGCACGCTCCTAGGCAGCCGAAGGTTCTTAAGTATGATTATGAGAGATATCACAAATATAATCCAGTCGAATCTAAAAGTAAGTGATATCAAGCATATATAAATGCATATTTGTGCACATCCCGCGAACGGGCGGCACCAGTATAGAGAAGCAGCTTAATCCTTCTCTTAGGGATGGCGTAAAGAGCGGTCATTCTAAACACATGACCGCTAAGCAGATTTATAGTTTACATCCTGATGCGTGGGACAAGTACTTCAAATTCTCATTTGTTAGAAACCCATGGGACAGAATGGTATCTATGTACTACCAAGGATTCTATAATAATCCTAAAATTCCAACTAGATATTATGGGCATAAATCAGGACATTCTTTAGAAGAATTTATTGAATGGTGGAAGCCCACCAAATGGGAAAAGCTGCTGCAAGTAGAATATTTTGACCATAGTGAGATGGACTTTATTGGTAGGTTTGAGAGACGCAGTAGGGATTTGACATACATCTCTGATCAGATAGGTCTAGATTTGACAAGCAGCATAAAACTTCGTCCTAGTCGCGGCAGGCCGAAGGATTATACGAAGCTTTATACTAGGCAAGCAATTAAAACGGTAGAAAACAGATTCGCAGAAGATATTGAAGCGTTTGGATATAAATTTGGAAAATAAAATATAAAATATGGAAGATTCGACTAAGAAAACAATATATAAAACTGTTGCCAGTGTTTTGGCTGGCGCTGTACTAACTTGGGGCACTTGGGTAACGGTTAATATATATGGGTCGCAAAGCAAGCAAGCAGAATATGACACATATATTCAAGCGGCGTTTAGTACTCTTGCTAAAGCAGAAGAAATGGCATCTAAAGCCGATAGAGAGTCATATGCTAACAGCAAAGTAAACGAAATGCTGGTTCAAATAATGTCTGGACATGGCATAGATCCAGAAAAAGTTAAAAACGCTCTAGAAAGTGTTGATCCAACAGAAGATGGCGCAGAAGAGGACAGGAGCTTGCCTAATAGGAATACAAGCTCGGATCGTAGCTCTCCACCCAGGACAATTACTGGAGAAGAGTTAGATAGATACATGCAACGCCAGGTCCAGCAGGTAGCACCCGCTGGAAAATAGATTTAAGCCCCCATGATGGAATTGGCAGACATGTGGCACTCAAAATGCCATGCCGCAAGGCGTGTAGGTTCGAATCCTACTGGGGGTATTGGGCCTGTAGCTCAGTTTGGCCAGAGCGTTCAGGATTGTACTTTTGTCCACAAATTCGAGCAAATATGATAAATGGATAAATGGAAAAACGAACAGTATCTTACTAAATTAATATCAAGCGGATTGACTCAAAGAGAAATTGCAAAAGAATGCAATGTTAGTCAATCGACAATAAAATATTGGCTTAAAAAGTTTAGCCTAAAAACAAGCAATGACAATAAACCACGACCACGACCACGACCACGACCACAATGTAGATACTGCGGTGACGACAAGCTTGAGTCATTTTACAGAAAACAACGCAGAATGTGCAAAAAATGCGACGCAAAAAGAATAGTGGAATTGTCAAGGTCCAAAAAAGCTAGAGCTGTTGAATACAAAGGCGGTGAATGCGAACGATGTGGATATCATAAATATCATGGGTCATTGGCGTTCCATCATGTAGATCCATCTTCAAAGGATCCAAATTTTAATTCTATGAATTTATGGAAATGGGATAGAATAAAAGAAGAAATTGATAAATGTATGCTATTGTGCACTAACTGTCATCAAGAATTGCACGGTGGTGTTTGGGCGATTGGCGCAGATGGCTAGCGCGCCGGTGTTAGTGCTTACACCGCATGTGAGTCGGGGGTTCGAGTCCCTCCAGGCCCATTACATAATGCCCCCAGTTCGATCCTGAGATCGCCCATTATAAATTTTTGTTGTTTGCTATGTTATGTACATTAAAACATGGCAGATCCCAAAAAAGCCCAAGAAATTTTAAGAGAATACTTCAAGAGCGTCTCCAAAGAGCAATTTCTCAAAGACGTTGAAGAATCCAGTCCAGGATTCTTAAAAGAATGCGCCGATGTAGCTCAACTGGCAGAGCAGCCGCCTCATGAGCGGTATGTTGGGGGTTCGAATCCCTCCATCGGTATTACAGTAGTTGCTTCGGCATTAGTGCCGGGCAATGGTAAGATCTTGCTTGGTAAACGTAAGAAAAGTACCAGCCAATGGTGGGGCATGCCTGGCGGGAAGGTTGAATTTGGCGAAAACCCTATCGAGGCTGTAAAGCGAGAAGTCTTCGAGGAGACAAACCTTAAGATTGATAAATTAAGCTTGTTCGATGTTGTGTCATGGGTGGGAGAAAATGGGCACAAGATAGTTATAATTTACGCAGCAAGGTCGAAAACCGGCGAGCTTAAGAATATGGAGCCCGATAAGTTCGAAGAGTGGCGATATTTTGGCGTAGATGAATTATCAGAAACCGGCAACCCTTCCATCGGGAAGTACCAAAATGAAGAAGATTTCTGGTGGAGATTTTGGAAATGACAGAAGAGAATGCTAGAAAACAGGCGAAGAAAATCGCTGAAAAGATCCAAGTCGAAGCGAGAAAAGAACGAGAAAAGTACCACGACATTATCATGCGGGGCGGAAATGCCTCGGAATATGGAATGAGAGGAGATGTCGAATTAATAACCGACATTCTCGCTCCTGAAATTCTTAAAATAAGTAGAAAATTGCCATTCTCTGATGATCCCGACTTCACTTTCTGAATGGCACCTTAGCTCAGTTGGCAGAGCGGCTCTCTTGTAAAGAGCAGGTCGTCGGTTCAAGCCCGACAGGTGCCTTTATGAATTACTTTACAATATCGATAGCGTTTTATGCTGGCGCATCTATTATCACTTTGGTAATGATGCTTGGCTCATATTGTGAGAATGTGTGTTGTAAAAGAAATTATTCTCATAGTATAAAAGTGTTGTTATTGATATTCGCTTGTTCGTGCTTATGGCCGATTCTTTTGGTATATACTACAATATATCTTTGTGATTTGAGATCGAAAACAAAATCATGTGAGGATGATCGCTCTGAAAGAATATCGCACATTGTGTTTGATAAGCCAGTCGATTCCGGTCAGTGGATTACTGGAATAACTATACGCAAACCGGCGATTTCTCCAGATCCAGATACAGAGGCCAGATTAAAATTTGATATCGATATCGAGTTAGATAGTCCGTTATCTGGTATAGGGGCACAATCATCGGCATCTACTAAAGTATATATGAATGATAGCGGCGAACTAGAATTTGTCGATGGAGATCTTGTTAAAGCAGGCAATCTTGATATTGCAATAGATACTATAGAAAAGATCATTGGTTGGCATTTTGATGGGATACTTAAGTAAGTGGTCACGGTTAAATTGGCCGGGTAGCCAAATGCACGGTTGGCCGAGTGGTTGAAGGCGTTGGCCTGCAAAGCCAATGGGCGGAAGCTCCACGTGGGTTCGAATCCCTCACCGTGCTTTTGCCAAAGGTTTGATTATGAATAAAATAACTTTTAATCAATTCATTCCTGGCAAAGAGACTCTGGTACATATAAATGTTGTTCGTGTAGTGTCTATGAATGAAGTTGGCGACATAGAGGAAGATATCGCCAATCCTTCAAAATCTGTATTTCTTGAATTAACCGTACGTAATAATGCTAATATTAGTTTTACTATCATAACTGATGGTGACAGTTGGGCCAATGTAGCAAAAGTTTTGGCCGATATTTACAGCTATGATAGTCTTGGTGCTGACATGAAGTATAGAATTGTAGACATGTCTGACTTAATTCAACTAACCACGGCAGACCAAGACAAAATAAAATCTAATATCCAAAAATTCTTGGAAGATTTAGACATATGAGATCGATAATCCATGTTGGTGCACATAGAGGTCAGGAAGCCAAGAAATATCATAATTCTGGGTCGCAAGTTGTGTGGGTCGAGGCAATACCGTGGATCTTCTTAGACCTCCAGGAGAAAATTAAAAAATATAAAAATCAAGTTGCCATAAATGCATTGGTGTCAGACAAGCATGATTCTGAATATAACTTTAAAATATCAAATAATAGAGATGGTGTAAGTTCATCTATATATGAATTCGGTAAAGATGGAAATGAAATGTTCGACATCTCTATGTGCAGTTCTATATTGTTGCGTAGCACTACATTAAAAATGCTGTTTGATAATTATAGGTTGCATAAAAGAAATATTGAGCATATGGTTCTGGATGTTCAAGGTGCAGAACTGTTGGTATTAAAAGGTGCCGGTTCTCTGCTAGGTCAGTTCAAGATTATTAAAACCGAAGTGAGTACGGTTGAAGTTTACAAAGATGGCGTTCAATGGCCAGAATTGAGACAGTTCTTGAACAATAAGGGATTCAAGGAAGTTGCGGCACCATCTAAAGAACATTGCGATGTAGTTTTTAAACGCGTATAATTTCTGTGCAATAATGCGTTTGATATAACGTATTCAAAGATAGACTGCGGCAATGGGCCGCAGAAGAAGAGTGGCAGCAATCGGCTGCGAAGAAGAAGGAGATTGTCATGAGTATTGGCGAGAAGTTTCTATCTGTACGTAGTATCCTCCAAGAGCACAATAAAGTTATTGGCGAAGGAAATGCGGGATTTATAGATCTCGACAAATTTTTTGCCAATATCAAAGCTGCTGGAGGAACGTCTGAACCCCGCTTAAAATCAATGAAGTATGAGGATATCCTTGCATGCTTCCCTGCAAGCGGGTCTACCGATGGTGGCGTCAAGCCCACAGCACTTGCCCGAGACATAGCTAAGGTCTTTAGGGGCAAGGAAGACACAACGGCGAGCCGAAGGCCAGTATCTTCTAGGCGTGCCGAATTGATGCCGCTAAATGAGCTTATCGGAGCGTTTGATCCCGACGAGCCGGATAACCCCGTAGCGAAGCGGCTTAAAACGATTAGTAGTAATCGACCGTTTATTGTCTACAATGATGGTGTAGACGTAAATGTCGAGGCTACATATCAATTGCTAAAAGAATTGAAGCAGGGATATCCGCCGAGAGACAGCTTCGATGTAAATGGAGTCCCCAAGAAGATATATTCTGTCGGTGACAGGCCAGATAGATTGGTTCCCGAAAATCCAATTTATCACGGAAGGCCGTTGCGTCCCGATGGGACATGTGATCAAACTGGCAGATCATGGGATGGTGTCGATAAGGAAGTCAGGCAACTGATACGTATTGGTACCAGGATTGGCGAGATCAAGATCAAGAGTATCGATGATGCCCATTCAGTCATGGACCTCGCCATCTCTGAGGATGCTGCTAATAAGTTGAGATCTCGGTACAAGAAAACATCTCTCGAATTTGATAACAAGGACAGATTGGGCAACCTGCCTAATCTGGTTGTAGAATTAGGTAAGTCCGGCTCTAGCTTTCCGGACGGCAAAAAAGTTCTTTTGGGCTAAATTGACAAGGAGACAAAAATGTCTGGAAAAGCTCATGTTGCGATTGTTTTAGATAGGTCGGGCTCGATGTTCGACAAGGTCGAAGAAACTGTTAAAGGTTTCAACGAGCAGGTTCAGCAGGTAAAGCACAATGCTGAGGAGATTGAAACCGAAGTGTCATTGATCACATTTAATGGCAATGTCTTCGAACACTTATGGAACGAACCTGCTGGTTCGTTGGTCGAGACAACTGCTGAAGGTTATGAGCCCAGTGGAGTAACGGCTATGTACGATGCTCTTGGGTATGTGGTTGACAAATTTAAGGAAACTACTGATTATCAGAATGAAGACAATACATATCTGATAGTTGTGATTTCCGATGGTGATGAAAATTCATCTCGTCATTACAATTCGAGTTCTATAAAAGAGATAGTCGAGGGATGCCAAGCGACTGGAAGATGGACGTTTACATTTATCGGCTGCGATAAGAGTTCTCTTGAGAAGTTAGCTAGGGCAACTAGCGTCCCAGTTAGCAATATGGCTGCTGTCGATTGGAGTGCCAGGAATGCTGTGTCGGCTGGATTTGCTGCCACTGCGGCCAACACTGGTAGATACTTGAGAAGCAGGGGCGAGGGCGTTATCAGAACTGCCAATTTGTATAGTAAAACTGACAATTTGGTGGATATATCAGCAGACAATGCCGACATGATTGTTGACAATCTTGCGGATGAATCTGGTAATGTGTTAAAGACCACTACCAATGTGCTTGGGTCCGGCAATGTGCTTGGATCCGGTAAGCAAGTTACGATTAGCCGCAGCGATTCTTAACGTACCAGTCGATCGTTCGTTTTAGACCTTCATCAAGGCCTACCTTGGGTTCCCATCCGAGGTAGGCCTTTGCTTTAGATATATCTAGGCATCGCCTTGGCTGCCCGTCCGGTTTTGATGAATCCCACACTATCTCACCTTCGTATCCACATAAATCGGCTATTTTGTTGGATAAATCTCTTATTGTGATTTCGCTGCCTGTGCCGAGGTTTATTGGCGTGGGGTTATCAACCTTTTTGGTGATTTCGATTATTCCATCTGCTGCATCACCCACATATAGGAATTCTCTGCTTGCAGATCCTGTGCCCCAACATTCTACTTGTGGCTTCCTGTTTTCTTTAGCTTCCAAAAATTTTCGAATAAGAGCTGGTATTACGTGGCTGGTTTCTAAATTGAAGTTGTCTTCGGGTCCGTAAAGATTTACTGGCACTGGAATAGCACTACGCATTCCATACTCTCTATTATATGCATCTAGCATGACGAATAGAGATTTCTTAGCAACACCATATGGGGCGTTTGTTTCTTCAGGGTATCCATTCCATATGTCGTCTTCATTAAACGGCACTGGTGTGAATTTTGGATATGCGCACACTGTACCAACTTGGATAAATTTATATATGCCTCTTTTTCTAGATTCTTCGATTAAATTAAGACCCATAGCTATATTGGCAAAAAAGAATCTGCCGGGCCGCTTCATATTTGCACCTATCCCGCCGACTTCTGCTGCTAGATGAATCACAATTGTGTGTCTAGGATCCCTGCATATTGTTTGGAACATTTCTTTTGCGTGGCTTGATTGAGTCAGATCAAATCGCTTACTTCTAGGAATCCATATGGATCTGCACCCTATATCTGATAATTTTTTGACTAGTGGCTTACCCAGGAAGCCCGCACCACCTGTTACAATAAAATCAAATCTCGAAAGGTCCAAATCATCCTCCTTGAATGTTTGGCAATCCTTGTCTCTGTTTGAACATGTGGGCATCACGTCGAATATTATATTCTGGGTTGGGCTTCATAACCCTATTTACTTTTATCTTTCCGGAGTCTCTATTGATGCTGCTTCTCTTGTAGCCCTTTTTGTGTATGGCGGGCGATTTGTATTGCGAGCGGAATTCCGTTTCTTGATCTTGTTTAGATTTGCTGGGCAGGTTTCTCAATGTATCGTTGATATCTCTAAGAGCATTTACATCGTCAATTGATAGATCAGCTATATCTATCTTAGATGCATTTTTTATTATCTCATCTATTATTGTGCCGTTGTCAGTCTCGGAGTATGATTCTGTTTCGCCAATAATTGAGTTGAGTTTAGATTCAAAATCAGTCGTTTTATAGTTTATATTCATATTATATCTTTGGATAAGAAAAGACCCGTTGATGCGGTCTGCACCAACGGGCCTGGATCCCGGCCAGCGGACCTCCCGCCGACTTCACGGGATGCCTATTACTGTGTGATTTCTTTTAAAGGTTGATCTGGCATGTTCCACCAGCACATGCTGCTTCACCAGACAGGTCAGTGTTGTCTTCTTCCTCGTGGAAGTCTTCCCAATTTATTTTTGTATAATTTGAGATTAGCTCTTTCCACTTTGCTTCATCTGCGTCGGTGGATATTTCTTCAAATGGAGCGTTTTCATACTCTTTATCACCAGTAAATGCCAGCATTGATACGCCCGAGAAGTACTTCTTATTTTTCCACAAGAATTCTTTAACATCATCCCATTCATCTTCCTTGACGCTTATCGTGTTAGACACATTGTGCGTGACCCCTGGAGATGAATCAGGCTTGGCGGTTCCGGGCGATACCCAATTCTTTTGAGTAGACATGACACGCTCAAGGAATTCAACAGCTGTGAAGTCCGATCTTATAAGTGCCCCATCTGGTGCCTTGACTGGGAACATTAGAAGATCTTTGTTCTTATTGACAGTAATGCACATATGCGGATTATGTTTTTTAAATTCCTTGTATGCTTCGCATTGCGGATTTACTCTTATTCTTCTGAAATATCTTCTAGCGTGGTGGCAATGATGGCCAGCACCTACGCCTCCAAGCACTAATGATGCGGTGCCGCTTGGTTTGACGCATGTTACTCTAGCTGCCGACCTTATTCCAATTTTGTTTGCGATTTCAATATTGGTTTCGACAGCTATTTGAGCTGCTGTCTTCTGAACCTCCGGGCTTAGAGCAATATCTGGATTGTCCATTATACCAGTGAGAGATACTCCTAGAAGTGCCTCTCTAGTGCATATTGCTTCGCTGACCCATCCAAGATAACCAAAATCTGTATATCCTGCTTGAGCTGTGCCAAGTATAGCTGCTGCTTTTACTCTGTCATAAAACTCTTCTGTTGTGTCTGCAGTTGCACAATTTACCTCAGATAAATTACATTGCTGCCAGCCCCAGTAGGTTGAGCCGACTTTCAATTTTGGGGTCTTTTTGCCATTCTCTTTGGCCCATTTTTCTGTCCATACTTTTATCTGTGGCGTGATTTCGAATTTTGGGTTCAACCCGATTTCGACGCATTGTCCTATTTGAATAGTATTGATGAATACTTCATTATTTGATGGTTCGTTTAGGCAGTACACCTGCTTCTTGCCAATATATTCAATAGCTTTAACTTTGGTATAGTCGTAAGATCCCTGGGGATAAGCTAGCGGGATTCTATCGCCAATTTTTAAGTCTTTGCATTGTTTCCTGATTTTAGTCCTACCAGCAACAGCAGTAGCAGTAGATCCAGTACCGTTTTTGCGCCAGTTTCTCTTATCTTCAAGGACTATCCATTGATGATTGGAAGTAGTCTCTATTTGGTCACCATTCTGCAATGTTATTCTATATACCTTAGCAGATTTAGATGTCCTAAAAACATTCGATGCAATTGATCTACCGTGACTGTTGACTATATTCTGGACGCCATAATCATCGAGAGTCTTATGGCTAGCATATTCTTGGCGTCCTCCGTTTTCCCACAATTCTTCGATGGTCTTGTATCCATCGCTTGTCATTAGCTTCATGTTGCCAGTAAAGCACGGATTAGCCCCTGTATCTTCGTCATTAGTAAAATAAAATCCAGGCTCGCCCCATTGTCTTGTCGATTTGAATATTCTGTCGTATTGTCTCTTCTTTGTCTCTTTACGATGCAAAACAACAGAGTTGTTAGACCTAGCCCTCCATGGATGAGTCTCGCCCCATTTGCCAGTCTTGGCATTCATCATTTCGCCATCGTCAATAGAAAACAGGCATATCATTGCCGCTTCTCTGATGCCGCCAGCGTAAACAGCGTCTGCCAATGAGCACATGATGTCATAACATTCTATTGGTCTTAGGTGTCTTCCTTGTGCTAAGTCTAGAATGCTTCTGGATCTATCTAATGCCTGCTTAAGCGGTAAGTGTCCAGGTGCCTTCCCGCCGCTTGTTTTAAGAGGAGATCCCTTAGGTCTTATCTTGCCGTATGAGAACTCTACGTATGTTCCCGTATGCATATAGGATCTGATCAATTCGTGTGCTGCATCTGCCCAGCCTTCGATTGTGTCTGGTATAGCAAAATGTTTTACATTGTCACTATCGATTCTTTTAAGCTCTGGCAACTGATCTACATGCTGGAATTGAACAGAGAACCCAACTCCAGTTCCACTCAACAGCAACCAGAAAGCTTCTGCAAAAAATTTTGGTCTGTTGCAAACAGAGAATGAGCAGTTGTAGCCTTTAGCGTGATTCAATTCTTGAGCAGGTCCTCCGAATTGCATAGATCTCATTGATCCAAGCACCTGCTTGTCCCGTACCTTATCCATTACCCAATCTAATTCGCCCTTAATTTGCGGGTATCGGTCAGCGTGCATTTTGTGCACTCTGTCTACACACTCTTCATAGGTTTCTCGCCTTTTCAGATCTTCTCTGTAGCGAGAATATCGCATTCTTACTACGAGATCTTCTATTATTGTTGGGTCTGGGTCTAGACGAGTCTTTCTTAGATCGTCTTTGTGTCTACTATATAATATGTATTCTTCTGCAACACCGTGAAATTGATAATCCATCAGTTTACGTTTGACGATTTGTTGAATGTCGTCGACGCCTATTCGATTGTCGCTGTCTAATCTGACAAATGCTTCATCTTCTATCGCTTTTAAAAGATGATCGAATTTCCCATTAATGTCTGTGCTAGCATCTTTTGCTGCTTTTTGGATCGCTATCTTTATTTTGTCTGGATTCCAGTCTACTGATGTTTTCCCATCTCTTTTGATAACTTTAGCGGACGCCTTCGTAAGTGGTGACATCATTACCTCGTGTTTATGAATTAAATTTCTTGTCGGATTGACCAGTGTATCTTTGACAAATGTTTTGCAAGCTCATGCCACATGTTGGATAGCGCTGGTCACAACAGACTGTCATTTACATTTTGTTTATATACTTAAACGACAAAAATACTATAATGGATATTTTAGAAAATCTGAATCTTGCGATTCAATCAATATCTGAAGATATCGATAAAGGCGATCTAGATGCATTTAATACTGCCGGTTCATATGTTGATGCTCCTGGTTATCTGATAGCGTATAGGATGCTAATTGGTGGCAGAAGATCTGGTTATTGGATAGTAAATTATAATGACCAAATGGTTGGCACAATAAACATAAAAGGAACTAAATGGAAGCACGAACAAATAAATCATACATATAATTATCCTAATAAAGTAATGAATAAGGACAATAGGAGGTATCTAGATAGCAAAATGCACGATTTGGGCAGGGAGATAAGGAAAGCGATTTCTGCCAGAAATGCCGACATTGTAAAAATAAAAGTAGATAACGAAGAGATCAATGCATCTGAAATGAATTATACGATACCAAATTATAGGGGAGGAGCCGCATTTGCAGACCCAGAAAGGCGGAGGCCAAGATGAGTTGCGATAAAACCCCATGGCCGCAGTCAAAGACTGCTCAAGTGATGCTCACAAACAAGGCTGTAGTGCATTCCAATGCACAGCCAGAAACGCCAGATAGTGTAGTCAATCAAATAGCTGCCATGATGGATGAGAACGATGAGCCAAAGCCAGCTAAAACTAAAGACGTTAAAATAGAAACTAGTCCGCTGAAGCTCAATGGCAATCTGCCTGCTGCGAAAGTCGTTGATATGAGCTCAGAAAAAGTGCTTGTTGACTTGCTATCGCAGGGCTATGAGATATTATGAAATTCGATGATATACTAAACTTGGCGTTAGAGACTATCGAACCAGAAGACAAAGCTGGGTCGCAATGGGCTAAAAGCGGTTCACAAGATAGAGAAAAGGGCAAAATCGGGCCAAAAACTTTTAGCGGCGAAGAAGATAAAGTAAAAATCAAATTCGACCCAGACGACCCGGACATTAAGGGTGAGTATATTGAACATACCCATCCGATACCGGATGGAATGGAGCCATCTGTTGCCATAGCACTTCCATCTCATGAAGACTTAGAAGTAGCCATGGATCATATAGACCATAATATTGCTGGCATAATAGTTTATACCAGTGATGGCAGATATCAGTCTAAATTGACTTATACTGACAAAATAAGACCAAATGCTGACACATCAGCTTACAAACAAGTATTCGAGATAGCCGCTAAAGATCGCACAGATGAAAATATTCAGAGGGCGATAGATGAATTAAAGAAGTTGGGATTTGATGTGGATATAATCGACCACGAGAAATCACAAGAATTAGCTTAACTTATTCTAACGACCCACAATCCCTTCTGATAATATCATTTGTGTCTAACTCTGTCCAGTAAATTTCATAGCAGATCGAATCATTATCTAAAACTTCAAATCTATGATATTCTTCTGGTTTTATTGTCATAGATTGGTGTGGTTCTAATATTGTTTCGTCGACTAAGTCATAATCATTTTTCTCAATTACTACTTTTATTCGCCCTTTTTCAACAAAAAACATCGAATATTTATGGCTATGCTTATGCATAGAACTTTTGCCGCCGGTTTTACCGACTATTCTAAATATTTCAACATTGTTTTTGGAAAACAATTTACTTGTGCATCCCCATACTTTTCCGCTAATATCCATTTTTGTTCTCCATGTGAAATTTACACAATTGATAGATCCAACCATAAAATTCGTCGATGGTTTTGTTTGATTTTGCTGAATTACATGTGGTACAACATGGTACTACATTGTTGACTGCATAATGCTGTAGATTGTCTACTCTATCCAATCCGTTATAATAATAATCTCCATTGCCTCTTGGATTTTTAATAATTGACTGAGGCTTAGATCCACAATAATGGCAATTCATTGATGTCAATTTAATAAATTCGCCAAATGGTATATCAAAGACCAGATTCCTGTTGCCAGCTGATGATTTATATATATTAAAAAGCGCCTTTTTTGAACTCATCCCAAATTCAGTTTTGCGTTTTAAATAGCACCCGCAACTAGACATTTTATTTGGCTGCAAGCTAGAAGTGCGTTTTGTTATTTTCTTGCCGCAGTCGCACCGGCATAGCCATATTCTGTCTGTGCGTTTGAAATTTTTGCCCCTAACTTTTGTGCCAGCTGACTCTAGTACTATTAATTTGCCGAACCTCTGCCCAATAAGATTTTTACGACTTCTGCACCCGCAGTTTGTGGATTTTCCATTAGCTAGGTGCCCAAAACTTACTAATTTTATGCTCCCACATTTGCATTTGCATTCATAATAATTTGAATTAGAATTTTGGTTTTTACAAGGTCCATTTAGCACAGTCCACGACCCGCATTTGCTGCCGGGCTTTAAGTTTGCCGCTTTACGCATATCGAGTTATATTTGAGTAAGAATGTGAATGTTTGTGTTTTGCCCCAGACCTTTCCTTGGACTTCCATGATAGCCTCCTAATTGCTGGAAAAGCTTCTATGATATATTTTAGCAGGGGTTGACCGAAGAGGGATTATGAAAGACGGCTTCGATAGAGTGTATATTGACGATTCGTTTAAGAAATCGAATTGCATGAGAGTGTATGACATCGACATTGATGTCGAACGCCAAGTGGTTTTGTTTTATGAGCCGATATCGAAGTTCCCTAAGTCAGATGAACAATTTATGTTTAAACAGTATAATTTCTTTAAATATAGATACTTAAGATTTAAAGATGAACAATATTATCATAAAGCCAAAATCATAAAAGACAAGATTGGGAAACAATATATAAATCTTATCAGAAAAGAAGCACAGAGGTGCGCAGAACGGACCAGCAGGACGGAATCTTATGATGATGCGTTCTCTGAAGCGAATATATTGTTCTCTAGATCAATAGATTTATTTAATTTTAATCTGGGATATAGATTTTCAACTTACATTGTTAATTCCATAAGAACTACGTTGCCTAGAAACTTCCTACGATTATTTAGGCACCATAGCAAGGAATGGAATTGTTCTAATGCTGTTGATAGTGACGATGCATTTATCAAGATCATAGACCCAAAATCTGGCAAGGACCTGGATGGGGCGTTAATAAGGTCCGACATTGATATGATATTTAATGGTAATGTTGAATTGTTAGATGATAGAGAACGAGAGATAATGCGTAGAAGGTATGGTTTCAATGGCGAAACAATATCTATGAGGGATCTCGCCAAAGAAACAGGGATTAGTCTAGCTAGCGTTAGCGGTGCAGAATCATCAGCTAAAAAGAAGCTGCGTGGATTCCGCGAAAAAGGCGGTATTTAATTCCGGTGAATAAAATTGTATTTAGACATCATTTATCGCCTGGAGATATAGTGTGCATGACTGCGGCGATCCGCGATCTGCATATGAACCATAGCGGTAAGTTTGAGACTGGCGTTGATACAACTGCAATGCAGGTTTGGCAGGGCAATCCATATATTACCAAATTCAACCATAAAGATATAGTAAAGCTAGACAACGACAAAGATGATAAATATAGAGCTACCCACGACGAAATAAAAGAAATATGGGATTCTGGCAAGATCCCATCAGTGAAGCTTCATTATGATTTGATCCATCAATCGAACACTTGCACTGGCCATTTTATAGATGGGTTTTGCGATGGCATAGAAGATCTTCTAAATGTTAGAATAAAGAACCGCAAATGTTATGGTGACATATATATATCTGATGTCGAGCGGTCATGGGTGTCTCAAGTCCAAGAAGTGACTGAATCTGACACCCATTTCTGGATAGTTGTGAATGGCGGAAAATACGACTTCACATGCAAATGGTGGGATCCATTTAGGATGCAGAAGGTCGTAAACGCTATGAGACACATAACATTTGTGCAAGTTGGTGAAAAAGGGCACAACCATCATCCATTGGTTGGCCCAAATGTGATAGATTTTATAGGCAAAACAGACATTAGGCAGCTGATAAGATTAGTGTATCATAGTAGTGGAGCCATATGTCCGGTTACATTTATGATGCATCTGGCGGCTGCTGTGCCAGTAAGGCCAGAAAAGACGTATGCTAGAAAAACAAGGCCTTGTGTTGTTATTGCTGGGGGCAGAGAGCCCTCCAGATGGGAAGCATATACCAATCATGCATATTTGCACAAATGTGGTACACTAGCATGCTGCGACAATGGTGGGTGTTGGAAGTCTAGAGTTGTTCCTTTAGGTGACGAAGATGAGAAAGATAAGGATCTCTGTTTAGATCCAGTTACCACAGAAAATGGTATAATCGTCCCTAAATGTATGAAAATGATAACAGTGTCTGATGTTATAGAAGCTATTGAAAGCTATTTACCATAGGAGTTGTAATGCCGAAGGATATCATTTTTGATGAGTCAGTTAGAAGCAAGATCCAAGACGGTCTCAACAAGCTGGCCCAAGCAGTCAGAGTGACTTTGGGGCCGACTGGCCGTGTTGTCATGATTGAAAGGGATTTTGGAGACCCTATCATAACGAAGGATGGGGTCACTGTAGCCAAACACATAGATCTTGAAGATAAGCTGTCGAATATGGCTGCAATGATGGTGCGTCAGGCGGCGTCCAAAACTGCCTCTGAGGCTGGAGATGGCACAACGACTGCTACTATTTATACTGAAGCAATATATGGTGCTGGTATAAAGAGTGTTCTGGCTGGGGCTAATCCTCAAGATCTCAAAAATGGGATGAATAAAGCTGTACAGGCTATCGTCCATCAACTTGAGAGAATGGCTAAGCCTATAACCAGCACAGAAGAGATAAAGCAGGTCGCTGCGTGCAGCGCCAATCAAGACAATATTATAGGGTCTATAATTGCCGACGCTATGGATAAAGTCGGCAAAGATGGCGTTGTCACAATAGAAGAAGGCAAGACGTTGGATACTTCGGTATCTGTTGTCGATGGTTATCAATTCGATAAAGGATATATGAGCCAACATTTTGTGACCAATAAGGAAAAGATGGTCGCTGAATACGAGGAGCCCTATATACTGTTGAGCGAAGATCGAATCGACGATCTTAAAAGCCTCTTGGGGATGCTTGAGCTCGCAATCAAGAAGGGCCAAAGGCCGATAGTTATCATAGCCGATGATTTTGATGATACGGTCATGACGACTTTGACTGTCAATCACTTAAGGGGGTCGTTGAAAGTGTTGGCTATAAAGTCCCCCGGCTTTGGCGACAGACGTAAGCAGATGATGGAAGATATAGCAACAATAACTGGTGCGAAGGTCTTCTCCAAGGCATCTGGCGTGACAATGAAGAATCCTAGCATAGACGCTTTTGGGTCGTGCGAAAAGATCACTGCGTCTGATGATTCCACTATTATAGTGGAAGGTGCTGGCGATGAATCTGAAATAGAAGAAAGAATAAATCAGATCAGGACTCAGCTCGAATCTGTTGGTGGCGATTTTGATAAAGAAAAGCTCCAAGAAAGGCTTTCTAAGCTGATAGGCGGCGTTGCTAGAATTGTCGTCGGCGGTGCTACAGAAGTTGAAGTTAGAGAAAAGAAAGATCGCATCGACGACGCTTTACATGCTTGCAAAGCTGCTGTTCAAGAAGGAATATTGCCTGGCGGTGGTGTTGCTGTTCTACGAGCTTTCCAATCTGTTTCTCTGGAGTTTGATTCTAGAGATGAGGAAATGGGAGTTGGCATAATATTCAAAGCCATAGAAGATCCAATAAGGCAAATCGCCAAGAATACTGGCAAGGATGATGGTGCTGTTCTCGCTAAAGTGATGGAAAGCAGCGATGCCAACTTTGGGTTCAATGCTGCCAAGGATTCCTTCGAAAATCTGATCGACGCTGGCATAATCGTCCCAGCCAAGGTTGAGAGGATTGCATTGCAAAATGCCGCATCTATAGCTGCCTTACTTCTTGCTACGGATTGCATGATATCTATAATTCCTGAAGTCGCACCCGCACAGCCTGACGGGATATATCCAGGGATGTAGTCAAAGATATCATGGAATGATTTCTGATAGATTAGATACGGCCTTGGAGCAGGTCGGTCACTGGAGACCCCATACTGGTGGCCGAGTTAGATTTACTGCATATCCAGAGAAATATCCAGACTCGATGGACAAATTAGATTCATCTGGTAAAATCAAAAAGAAGCGAAAGAAGAAAAAAGGCAAGTTCTTCGAAGATTCTAGTAATCTGACCGTGTATCTATATATACCAGAATGGGACGATTACGATGCTTTTTCTGGCAGCGAAGAAGATCTACGGAAAGAATTATTCGGCTATCTTCAAAAATATGATTCGAAGCAATTGTTTAATATAGCCAAAGAAGGCCATGATTTTAAATTATATTATGATTTGCCAAGTAAAAACGCTGTGATCAGGAATCTTATTGATAATTTAATAGATCGTGCTCATGAGCGTGCGAAGGAAGATACAATGCATAGCCCAAGAATTCCTCCAAAAGGCCCTAATCCATATAGAGCCAGGGCACATAATCCAATTAGGTCGTGGGTTGGTGCTGAAAATTTGGATAAAGTAGATGATGTTTTAAATGAATTAGTAAGTAGCGGCGCTGTTGCTATGGGCGATGTGGCGGCATTTCATGATGTCACTAAGAATGCTGCCACTCACGGAGGATACGGAAGAGTTGACGGGCTTAGCGGAGGAGACCACAAACAACCGAAACCGGGTCGACTACTTCGGAAAACGAAAAAGAAAAAGAAGAGCAAAGGGAAGCCAAAAAAGATACATTCCCGGCTCACCCATAAACTCGCTGGGATAAATGAGGAAGGTGAGCGTCCTCTAAGTGTACACCCGGGGGAATTATTAGATAACACTGTTGAAGATATATATTGGATGTTCCGCAAGTTGCAGTCTAGAGAGAAGCGGACGGAAGATGCTATTCATAAATTAAGATATGGATTGTTGTTCCTAAAAAATTTCAAATCCAGTGTAGAGCCTGAGAAACAGAGATATTGGTTTAGAAGGGCAGTTGATAGTCTTGAAGCAGTAGCTGGATTCTACGCGGATACAGATGAGGGTAAAGAGCTGGACAGTGTTTTGAAGTCGCTCGATAAGTATATAAAATTAGTAAATGATCGATCTGAATCTGACTAATTTATGAAGAAGAAGCCATATCTTAGAATAGGTAGAGACGAGCCAGCTGAGGGGAAAGCTGTATATGAGTTGGTCGTAGACGACTACTTTGAGGAACTCAATCCTCCGAAACAGCTTGGTGTCGAATCGATGAGTCCAGCAATGTATTATGTCACTAGTGGTGACGCTGTGCAGAAAGCGTTGAAGCTTAAGAAAGACTTATACGCTTATGCTGGAAATGCAAGATCAGCTCTAAATTCTATTAAATCTCCATCGAAATCCAGCAAAGAATTTGTCAAAAAATGTTGGTCTGCCGCTTCTAAATGCAATCAGCTTATAAAGGATTTAGAAGCAGCTCGTGGGGATGATGTGTTCTTAGAGACCGAGAGAGACATCGAGGGTAAATTAAAATGCATTCCTAAAAACCCACGAATTAAGAAGTCTTCTTAAGTCCTCTAGAGACCCATTGTTGCTTATTGTTTCCGTCGAATCTTCTGGGCCTATTTGATCTGTTGTATTTCTGTTTGCAGATGCCCTATCTATCCATAATATATGATCAAATAAGTGCTTAGATGCTTTGATTTCATCTTTATTTCTTACGCCTACTATAATATTGTGATTTTCAAGTCCCTTGGATACTGGATAACTCGGATCCTTGGCTTGCTTTTCCCTTCCGAATTGATATAGGTCATCTCTCAAATCTTTTTTGTTGGCAACTACGTAATCAACATCTAAGTTATTTGAATCGGCAAAATCTTGCATGATTATATCAGATGTGTTTATAGCAGACATATTAAGCTTTTCTGCTAACATATCTGCGGCGGCGCTTTTGCCGGATTCGCTATATCCAAGAATCATGATGTTCATTGCACATTCCAAACATAATAGGCTGCTATCAAACTTGCGCCAACTGTCGATATGATAGCAACAATCACGCATATTGTTGCTATCCTGTTGTTGGTTTTGTCGTGGTTTTCTTCGGGGTCTTGCTCGTCTATTCCCATCAATTTGTTCCTGTTATTTCTGAGTTTTGTCAGCTGGATCTCTCCGATTTTCAACACATCATACTCTGATTTGCTTATCTGCATAATGTCGCTTGGTGTCTTGCCGTCTTGCAATAAACTTAATGCGACGTATTCAAAGCTTATAGCTTGGTCGACACCACTATAGTAGTTACCATTATCATCATAGGCTTTATATTTAAAGTATCGCATTGGAGGTTGCTGTGGATTTATTGGTAAAATACCAGTCTGATGAGATAAGGGAGCATATGTCTGTTAAATATGCCAAAAGAGGCGATGCTGGCATAGATCTATATAATGCAAGTGGTAAAGAAATAATCATCAAACCAGACACTAAAGAACGGGGATCGTGGCGCACCGTCTTTCTTAGAAAAATAATCGCATAGCACATGCCAGCCAATCGAGGTGGTGATTTCTTGTCGTCAACTATTTTAATTTATGTAGATTAGGGGCAGCAAAATGCCATTGGTCAAAGTACTACCAACTGCTAATTATAAAGAACTTCCAAAATTAAAGCAGTTCACAAAAGGTTCTGTTGGCATCGACCTATATTGCGCATCCGATGCCACAATCATGCCCAGGCAAAAAATAGATATTCCATGTGCTATAAAATTAGAATTGCCAAAAGGGTATTATGCTAGGATTACCGGCAGATCTTCATCATTCATGCTTGGTATAGATATTAGAGAAGGCATAATCGACCAAGACTACAGGGGCGAGATTTATATTGGTGCCTATAATTTTAGCGATGAGACGGTCACGATTAGCAGAGGTGACCGGCTAGCTCAAATGCTAATATCAAAATACGAGGATATAAGCATTGAGTACGTTGAATCAATAAATGATACTCAGAGGGGAGACGGGGGTTTTGGCAGCACAGATGTTACTGTTGGGGTAGAACATGCCAATTTTATCAATAAAGAATTCTTAGATGAATTCTACATAAAAAAAGGGCTGTCTGCTGCCGAAATCGCCAAGAGATTCAACGTTGGCAAAACAACAGTACTGAGGAAAATGACAGAAAATGGTGTTGCCGCCTTAAATTCGTGGGAAAGACATCCACCAGAATTAGACGAATTACAGAGCATGCTAATTGCCGGGTCTATAATCGGCGATTTATCCATCAAGCATAGCGAGGCTTGGACGCATGCCAGGTGTGACTTCGCACACGGGCCTAATCAAATAGACTACTTAAGATATAAAAAAGACATAATGGCGAAATTCGTTACAATGGACATAAATTCTAAATATAACAAAGAATTCGATTCCGTCACTTTTTATTTCTCGACCATCACACATCCAATATTCACGCGACTGAGGGAGGAATATTATCCTAATGGTGTGAAAGTGGTGACCGATAAGCTTTTGAATAGATTGAATCCTTTTTCACTATCTGTTTGGTATATGGACGATGGGTCTCTGCACATTAGTAATAGCAATAGTAGGTGGATATCTATGCATGTGGAGGGGTTTGACCCCGACTCACAAGTTAGAATCTTGTCGTGGCTTAATGATAACAGGTATGAGGCTAAATTCAGAAACGACGGGAAAGGCCATAGGTTTATCGTTCTCAATTCGATTGGTACAAGAAGGCTTATAGACACAGTAGAACCACACATCATCCCATGCATGCAATACAAAATTAGGTAACTAGCGTGATTCCGTATTTAAGTGCTAACATCATAGAAGTGAATTCGTTGCCGGACACCGAGAGAGAGCATAGTGGTTTTGGGAATTCCGGTCTTTAATAGTTCAAAGATAATAAAATGTTTTTAGTGGTATATTGTAAAATTAGTGATGATAAATCCGAAGGCATAGAGCTATCGACTGTATATTTTGGTGGTGTCTGTGCGACTCAAGAAGAAGCGGATAATGTCGCAACTGAATGCGTTAGCAACACACAGGGCGGGATAATAATACCTAGAATATTGCAGTTTGAAGGCAATATGTTTGATGCCATAGATGAGGTCATTGTCCAGCTTGATAAAATGATACAAAGAATGCAAGACAATGATGATATTATGCGGAATACTAAATATTATAAGAGGTAGTTATTTCTTGTTTGCTCTTGATTTTATGGTATAATCCTTGCCTAAAGGATGCATTTGTTTTTCTATTGTGCATTGAATCTTTATAGCTCTAATTTTATTTGAATCTTTTACGGTTTTAACGAAGAAGCAATTTACATTTATGCTTCTTGCATGGATGTATCCAAATTCAGATAGGAAACTGATCAGTTTTGTTTTGTCTTGGTTTGAATTTGCTTCAGCAACAATCACATCTGGCTTGTTGGATTTTAGGTCCATGCCACTTAAAACATCAAGCTCGTGACCTTCTACATCTATAGAAATGAAGTTGATATGTCTATTGGGCAAGACATTAGACAGGGGTTTGCATATGACTTTGTGATTCTTGACGCCAGGATATTCTAATTTCCTGCCTCGATATCTCTTTTTTAGGTCATTTTCGTCAACGTTTATCCCAGACAAAAGACCTATGTCCTCTGCCATAAAGTCAACAACGTATTCTTTAGACCCACATGCTATCTCTAGGCATTTAGAGTTTGGTCGATTTGATTTGCACAACGGAAAATATTTTGGATGCGGTTCTATGCATATGCCGTCCCACCCGGCTAACTCGAACGAATATGAATTACTTAAATGTACACCATCAAATGCACCAACGTCTACGTAAAACCCATCTGGCTTCCTGTCAAAGAATTCCCATAATAAGTAATCCTCCCCATGCTGACTATAGTATTTATATTCCATGAAAATAGCTCATATAATAAATCCAGTTAATGTTAAACCGAATTCCAATCTCGGTATTGCTCAACCAATAACATTTAAGACGATGGAAATCGCCAAAGATCATGTTAAAAATACTATCGATGTTAAACTATATTCTGCACAATACAAAGAAGATAGGGTGGCTGTGCCTGCCGGATTTATTATGACCCCGGACCTAAAAGAATCGGTGTTGGATTATGGTAAATTTAATATTCCTAGGAAGTTGCCTATTCTTGACGATATAATAAGAAGGTTACATCATTACTCCAACGAAGATTATTTGATATATACAAATGCTGACATAGCATTGATGCCAAATTTTTATCAAGAAGTTGCAAGATATATAGACGATGGGCACGATGCCATCGAAATAACAAGAAGAACGATACCATCTACATATAGTGATGTGAGCCAGATAAAAAAGATGTTTAAATTAAAAGGGAAGAAGCATCCCGGCCACGATTGTTTTGTGTTCCACGCGTCTCTGTTTCAGAGAATGTTTGAATTGGCCAAAGTTTGTATAGGTGCACCTGCTGTCGGTAAGTGCATGTTGTTGAACTTGCGGTGCTTCGCTAAGAAATTTATCAGGGTCACTGATCGTCATTTAACATTCCATATTGGTGACGATAAGATTTGGAATAAATATGCTGACTATAAAGAATACAATAGGTCAGAATATAGAAAAGCACACAATAGACTGCTAGTTAGGCATGCAATCCCAAATAGACTATTGGAATGGGCCGAGCTATGAGCAATAGAATATGTAATCTGTGTGCTTTGAGGCTATTCTTGTCAGCACTTTTATGATTCTGTGTGGCTTGAATAATTTTTTAGCTTCATCGTACTGATAATTGTTGACAAACACGATTGAGTTTTTATATTCTCCAGACACTTCAGCTATTTCTCTTATATCAGCTTTCCTGAATCTTCTTATGGCAATAAGAACGTCCTTGCTCCTCGATAGGCCCAACCCTATTGCGTTGTAAAATTCGTTGCCAAATCTATCTTCGTGTCTTAAGGGATAATATTTGTGTCCTTGGAGTGCACATGCTACGGCCTTTTCTCCAACGTTTGGAAACATGTCGTGTATCGTCCTGTTTTCACTATCTTCTAAGAGGTTAAAGATACCTTTGTATACTGCTGGAGATACCCATTTCGGCCCACCATATTTATAAGTCTTTCCTATTATGTTGTTTATAGTAATGTCTTGCGTGGCACTATTTGCCATTTTAGATATTACTAAATAGCGTATTCTTTTATCATCCATTGTCCTTCTGAATGATTTATCATACTTGTTCTCGACTATATCTTGAAAATTGACGTACTTCTCGAATATTTGTCTTCCTGCTTTTCTCCTGTGGTAAGCATGGATATGATCGGACACCTTTATCATCGAAACATCATCTATTCGTTTCAATTCATTGTATGTTTCTGTGTCTGTATATACTGGATCTGTATATCCAGTGACTCTCAGCAACAGTTTATGGATAAGTATTTCTTTATCCATATATGTTGAATTTTTTAGGTCGCTCTTTTTTACTAATGGATACTTATTTGAATCTCGGTCGTGAAATTGATCATGTATTGGTATGTCGCGGCTTATTACGCCTTTTTCTCTGTCTATCGGCCTTATATATCTATATCGTTTTTTGGGCTCTAGAAAGCAATAATTTCTTTTCATCCCATTCTTGTATGTGACATATATTCTATCGGTGTCGAGACGTAATTTTTCAACCACGTCTTTCGCCTTTAATGCCTCGAATAACCTTCTAACCCATATCGGGGGTGACATTGATAATACCTAATGCTAATTCCTGCCTTGGTTAACCATTGCCTTATTGTGCTGGCACTAACCCCAGCCAGCCTGGCACATTCTCTCATACCCATCATCTTATCGATATGATGCTCTTTAAGCCATTCTATATTATTTAGTGGGTGTTTTTGCTCATTGTTGTCGATCGTGATGTTTTCTTTTGCTAACATCCTCTTTATTCTTTCTTTAGAACACTGAAAGATGTGAGCTAGTCTTCTAAGGCTATAACCTTTTTCATATAATTCACATACTCTATTGATATTTAGTGGCTCTATTTCGTCATTGTACTTAGGTTCTCTTGGTGGTTTGTATGGTTCTAGTCTCTCTATCTCCGCTAGGCAGTTGCCAAAGTCTATTATGACTACTTCGTCTACTCCCCATCTCTTCTTTGTATGTATAATTGACTGTTCTGATGTGCCGATCACGTGTGACAATTCGGCATTAGTAAGGTCTTGATGCGACTTAAACCAAGATCTTAATGATTTTATGTCTTTTTTGCCGATCGATTCGAATTGCTCTTTGATCTTATCTAGGTCTTGATCTTTCATGGCTGGTTAGGATCAGGGACCGGTTCCCACACAGCGAGTTTTACGCCGCGTCTTGGATCAAATGCTACCCATTTACGCCTAAACAACACATTAAGCCTTGTGTTGTAATAGAAATTGTTTCTATGTGTTGTCGCATCTGGCTCGTGAGGCAGGTAATCTATGATAGCACCACCAAACATCTCGACAAATCTATGAGGATTGTCTCCAGGCTCTCTAGGTCTAACGGCTGTAGACGATGAGCTTGAACTGGACTCGCTCGATTCGGAGCTTTCGCTGCTTGCTGAACTTGAAGCACTAGATCCGCTTGAATCGCTGGATCCACTGGATGAGCTTGATGGTATCGAGCTTTCGCTGCTTGCCGAACTTGAGCTGCTTGGGAATGTTCCGCAGGCAGCGAATTCGAATCCAGCAGTTTGGTTGTCGTTATCATCTACAGCCACGACTCTAAAGTCATATGTACTATTAGCGTCTAATCCAGTAACAGTAAATGTAGTTGCTGGTGGAGGCAATGTTCCGCCTCCAGAGTTCGACCCAGATAAAATCCAAAATGCATCACCAGTCATTCTGTAGTAGATATCATATCTTACGACTTCTCCGTCTGGGTCAGTCGACGCATCCCATTCTATGTCTATGGTAGTAGCGGTGGAGTCGACGCATCTAATATTTCCTGGTGCAGTCGGCGGAATATCTCCTGGAGATGTAGAGCTGCTGGAACTACTACCGCTAGATGATGAGCTTTGGCTCGAATCTGAGCTTTGGCTGGAACTGCTGGAATCGGAGCTTGAGCTTTGGCTAGAACTGCTATCACTGCTCGAGCTACTAGAACCAGAACTGGAGCTAGAACTAATGCTGCTGGAGCTGCTAACACTACTAGAACTTGAGCTCCCGCTCGATGAGCTCGATGAGCTTTTGCTTGATCCTGAGCTTGAGCTGCTTCCGCTAGAACTGCTTCTACTGGAGCTTGATGGCAATGTAAATCCAGACCCAGCGAAGGCCAAGCCACCAACAACATCATCAATTACAGTGCCAGTTATTGGGTATGCAGCAGAGAATCCAGGACTAGAAACCCTTAGTACATCCCCACCGTTAGTGTCCAATATCCATAATCTACCGTTGGCGTCATACGCCATGGCAGTTGGGATAAGTGAACTATCTCCTGGATCGATCGAGTGCAATCCAGTATATGGGAATGGCACCCTTGTAAATCTTGTGTTCGCACTAGGAACGGGACCTATCGCAACAACTAAGTCCAAGTTGGATGGATCTATTGCACAAGCGCGGATACCAGCATTATTGGGGTTCGCTATACTGCCAAGAAATGTCCTAACGCCAGTAGCTATGTCTACTTCTGCGATTCTAACTGCTGGCGTTAATCCGCTCGATGGGATGACTACAGAACCTGGAGTAAGAACATAGTAAACACCGGTCACATCACTTTTAGTGAAGCACCCGTCGTAATTTACCTGCAAAATGTTACTTGAAGTGTTGTCTACGGCACTAATATCAGCGAACTTTTGTCCGAGGTTTAGTGTTGTGGAAGCGCCGTGAACAACTATATCATCAGAAATGTCATCTCTGAACGCTGCACCGCCGACTGCCGAAGAGAAAATTTCGGGAGTTCTTATCCCATCGACTCTTACTGTCAACCCAGCAGATGGACCTTCTGGCACTACCCTGTAAAGTCTTCTAGTTCCGACCATATATAAATCAGTCAGAGACTCCGGAGTGCTTGACGATGAAGAAGATGCTGTAACTGGTTGATCCAGGAATGGCGATCCGCTTATTATAAAGACGCTACCATCGAATGTCGCTAAAGCTGTACCAAATTGGTCGCCAGCCCCAGCGCCAGACTCTTGGTCGAAATCCGATGTAGTAATTTGTTGCGACTGAGAAAATGACCCACCGGACCTTGTAAATGTTACTATCGATCCGGAATTAGATCTATCGTTGTTGTTTGTTGTGGATGATGCACAAACAACCATCCTATTGCTGTCCAATAAGGCGATTTTATTGCCGAGACCGTTGAATTGGCCTCCAACTATTCTTTGTGTTTGGGTCGCGGTGCCGTTGCTAGTGTTTAAACTGAATACATATACAGCACCATTGGCATCGCCTAGTGGGTCCTCTTCTCCAGGCGCTCCAGTCACGATAGTACTGCCGCTTATGGCTACCGATGACCCAAATAGGACATCTTGGTCGCTTGGGTTACTGCCGGATGGCCTCAACACATCTGTTTCTATATAACTTGGCCCAGTAAGTTCATAGATGTGGAAAGCGCCATTAAAGTTTGCAGGCGACAATTCGTCTTGTCTGGCCCCGATTACAACAAAGTTACCATCAGTATCTATGTCGGAGCCGAAGAACCTGAAGTTGTTTGTGCCAGATGGCTGGTTGGGGCCATTTATGGCTTGGACAAAATTGAATCCCGATCCAGTGTAATCATATATAAAGACTCTACCGTGACCACTATTTGCGGCGATAGACGATACAAATATTCTGTTTCCGTTTGCATGGATTATGTCTAAAACGTTGTCCGATATAGATATTGTAAGCTGTTCATTTAATGTATATGTACCGCCGCTTCTCTCGTACGCATAAACTTTCTTGAGAAAGCCACTTACGATAAACAATGTGGTGCCATTAAATGCGATTGCCTTTCCAAAGCTACCGAATGATTCCTCTGGCGATTCGATAGTTTGAGCAAAGACTAATTCATCATTTATTATATCATATATATGTACCGCTCTGCCGACGCTCGATCCTGTAGCGGAGTTTAATTTAGCACCTATGGCGACTATGCTTCCATTTGAAGCAATGTCATCGCCAAAATTTTCTTGCCCAAAGACAACCGGCGGATTGACCTTATCGACTTCTACCAGTGATGATAGGTCGTTACCTTTGAATAAATATGCTGCACCAACATCGAATGCCATCTGATTATCCTAACAGGAAACCGAATTCCGTCTTGATTTCTTCTTCGATAGTTCTCAATTCAGGCCAATCAGATTCTGATATTACTTGCTCGCCATCGAATATGACTCGTACTGTTTCTTTCGATCTCCAATCGGCTTCTCCAAGCACCTCTGCGACATTGTCGCTAATGTCAATAATTGATTCTCTAGTCCTAATATTATATATCAAGATCAATTTATTGCCGTTAGAGAAATCAAAATAGCTACCTTTGTTCTCTAATTTATGATCGAAGAATTCATCTATTTGGTGGCATTTTATATATTCAGATGGATTACGCCATTGGACATCTTTTGTATTATCCAATTGCTCCACTATCCTCTCTAATTTGTTTTCAAATGATTCTTCTACGTCTTCCGGCCCTTCCTTGTCCGTCTCTTCTCTACCTCTTAGCTTATCTACTAATCCTTTTATTCCGCCGCCTATTTTCTTGCCGGCTTGCTTGAGCTTGTCAACGATTTGTGATGCTATTTTCTTAACTTTTAGTTTGTCTGCTGCTGATTTAACGTCGCGTTTTATTCTGCTGACAATGTCATCTTTTTCTGGTTCTTCTGGTTCTTCTGGTTCTGGCTTTTCTTCCTTAGCTTCTGGTTCTGGTTTTTCTTCCGGTTCAGATTCCGCTTCGGGTTCCTCTGGTTCGGGAACCGGCATCTTTGGCTCTTTTTCAGCTTCTGGCTCCGGTATCCTCGGGGCCTTTTCAGGTTCGTCAGGCATCTCCGGGGGCTCTTCTTGTGGCTTCGTTGGTGGTTCTGGCTCATCAGGCTCAGGTTCTGGTCGTTCCGGAAGTTCGTCTGGGTCTGGAGGAGTCACAGCTTTCGGCTCTGGCAACTTTCTTTCAGTATCTCTAGGATTGCTAATATAGGCTTGATTCCAGTGCCTATAGGTCCTTTTCATAAATTCTATGCCAAGCAGGTCTTTGGCTTTGCTATATCGCTCGCGGGGGCTAAGTTTGCTGCTCATTATTTCTGGCAGCGCTTCCTTAAATTGCTCTTTCGCTTGTTGCGGCAAAGACCTGATCTTCTTTAGGTTCATTCCATAAAGAAGCTCGTTGTTGGTTCTAGGGTGCCTATATGCCCCGAATGGTATCACTAGTGGATTAGGGTCTGTTGTGTTTGGGCCAGCGTAATCCATCTGTAGAACCCTAAGCACACCCTCAATCAATAAGTCGATGTCATTGTGGTGGTCATATTCAGACAGCAACTTATCTAGTTGCGATTCTGTGGCTGAATGTGTGATAAATTCGTGTAAATCCATTTACTTGTAATCATCCAAATCTAATTCCTGGGAGACATGATCTCCGTGGTCTTTTACTTTATCGTCATCGTTTTCTAGGTCTCTTTCTGATATTTGATTATCGTAATCACTGACCGTCGTGTCCACGACCTTACCTGGCCCTACTGCATTAGGGATTCTATAGGTCCATTTCTTTTTAATGGATTCTAATTCAGATTCTATATCTGGTTTCTTAACTACTTCTGGTTCCGGTTTTTCTTGGTCTGGGGGAGATACAGATCTACCACTACCGCGTCGCTGTTTCATCTTTATCAGCTTTTGCGGTAGTGGTAGATCTTTAAATGGGATTCGAACGAGTCCCTTGTGAAACTTCTTATCTACAGTGGCAGGCAAATCCTGTTGAGGACTATTTCTTACTCGCCGGGAGTTCCTGCTTCTGTTTTTCAATGAATACACTCGCTTGCTTGACGGAATCGAAATAACCTTCTGGATGGTCTTCCGCCCTACGCCACTCAAACTTCTCGCCGCTAGAGGTCTGGCCCGCCTTGGTTATTTCTTTTTGCCATTGCTGGACTTCATATTTGCCTTGTATCGTCTTTCCGTCATCGTCTTTTGCTGGCATTATCTTAAACGCGCGTCCGGTGTTACCACGCACATCCTTGTACTTCTTGCTGAGCTCTGGATCTTTTTCAGATACATGTCTAAACTTCTTAATTGCGGACTTGATATCTTTGTTGACTTTAATTCCAGTCTTCCCCATGATCTTGCCAATCGCAGTAGGGCCATGCTTGACTCGCGGCCGCTTAATATATTCTTTGTACTGCTCGATCTGCGCATTTATTTGATCGGCGGCTGGATGATCAGCTGGTGCCTTAAGGCCGAAATAAAGTCTAAGAGCCGTTTCCTGGCCTGGAGTTAGGTATGATTGGCCCATAAAATCTTGGCTAGATGCTTTATCGAAAAAGCCCTTGATGAGTGATGCTCTAAGGGCTTTTTCATCTCTAGTAGCCATTTGTGTTTCTGGTTTCGGAGGTTTTGGCTTTTCAGGCGATCTCTCATCTTTTACGGCAATCGTGCCTTTACCGGCCCTTCCACCCTTGCCAAGCTGTTTTGCGACACCGCCACACATATCACAGCCAACTAGGAATTTGCGGCCCCCATATTCCATTTCTACGACGCCGCCGCCGCTTAGTTTCAATTCCACTCCCGGATTGATGGCTTTATCGTCCGCGCGTCGCAGATCTGCAATTCCAGCGTCTTTGAGTGATTTGCGGTTTTGTCTAGCGATCATTTTCCAGAGACTTTCATCACCAAATACGTCTCTGGCTATGCTTTTGAGAGTATCACCCTCTTTTGTTTCGTATGTTTCTTTAGATCCGCACTGTGGGCATATCTTCTTGGCCATAAATGCATCAACATGGCCCTGTATGTCATGCATCGACCCTTCGTCGTCGCCAACGGGAGCATCCATTGATTGGATTACATCGCCGACTTTTTGGCCTTTCGTTCTGGCTGTTCTAGTATCGACCTGAGAACGACCTTGCTTGTATGCACGGCGGTCGGCTCGTCTGCTCATTGCATTGAAGACGTGACCAGAGAATGGCTGAATACCCTTGTCGGTCTTCAGTGCCTGCATGATAGCAAACGTGGCTTCTTGGAATGCATCTCCAAGATCCATGCTGCGTTGGCGGCGTACGATTTTAGAAATCGGGCCTTTAACGCCGGAAGCTTCCCCACCCTTGAACTTCAGTCCGCCAAGGGCTTCAACGATTTCCGCTATAGTCCATGGTTGTCTACCGATTCTGTCGAGAGCCAGGGGAAGCTTGACATTCTTCAGATGTCTATAGTCCGGGAAGTCGGGATCATTGCGATACCCCTCTGGGTTGCTGTCCGACACTTCTCCTACATGCGTCTTTTCTTTTCCAGTTGCAGTTCTGTACTTCTCGTTGTCGGCTCTGAATTTCTGGATAGCAGCGAGGATTTCTTCGTCGAAGATATTGCCTTGCTCGTCTGCATTGCCAGCGAGGTCATATTCCTTGCCATCTACAGTTATCTGGTCTGGAAGACCACTGATACTCTTTTTGGATTTGTCTTCATCTCCTTCATCGGCCTTTGTGATTATTTTTATAGCATAGTCATCGTCATCCAGGCTGCTGCCGAGACCGCCTTCTTCCTTAGACATCTCAATGTATTCTGCGGCACCCTCGCGGTCCGTGAATTTACTGGAAACGGGCTCCCCTGATTTGTCTACAACAACATACTCATAGTTATCCTCGTCGAAAAACACATCCTCAAGCAGGATCGGTGCTTCGACAAGATACAATACACCATGACTACGTATGAACATAACGAACCTCCTATTAGTAGATTTGCCCAACTGGTTCTTTTATCGCCCTCTGATATATTCTTCGAACAATTCGCAGGCGTTATCCTTGAATTGTTCGAGATCATTCTTGGTAGCAAGCCCGTTGCTCAATGCAAGATCGAACTCGTCGTCGAGCCTGCAGCCGAATTGTATGGGATCGTCTGTGTTTAGAGTGATCCTACAACCGGCTTCAATCATTCTTTTTATAGGATGGTCCCCTATCGATTTTACGACCCCAGTGTAGAGATTGCTGTGGAGGGCCAAATCAAAGGTGATCCCCTGGTTGTTGCACATGTCAAGAATCTCTTTAGAGGCTTGGATTCCGTGTGCTATTCGATCGACGCCACTACATTTTACCACATCTTCAACGTGCTTGCAAGTATCTGGCAGCTCACCCACATGTGCACGAACGTGCTTACCGGCTTTGCGCCAGTTTTCGATGAGTGGTTTGTAAAAGTCGATATCAAAGGCTGCCTCATCCCCAACGAGGTCCATTCCAACAAAATGACGCGCTATCTCATCATCAAAAATTATATCGGCAAATCGCTTTTGATCATCTCTAGAGGACTCGTACTTTAAAGACAATAACAGGCCGACATTTACGTTATGTCTTTTAGACGACTCTTCGAGGTTGCGTGTTATTATCTCAGCTGCTTTATGGACCGACCAGTTGTGGTGCTTAGTAAACTTGTTTAGTGACAAGCTTATTTCAGAGAAATCAATATTATCCTCTCTGAGATCTTTACAGACCTGGTCGACCATTATTCTTATGGCCCACTCATCCCACGTAATCTCATCCAGAATTTGGAATTTAGTTAAGAATGTCTTGAAATCATTTTTGTCGCCACGAGAGAATCTCATGGCTTTGTTTACTTCTCGAAATGATTTAGCTATATGGTATGATTTAGATTTATTTATTATTGACCATACAGTTTCAGGGGATATAGACCCACCTAGCTAAAGGTGGCGATGAATGTCGCACCTTGGACGTTCAATCGCCACAGTCCTCCTATCCTGATATTAGATCCCTAATAGAGATATTTAAAGAGTTGAGCATTCTGTCCGTGATTCTATCCATCAAGTCATTTTTTCTATCATACGAATGAGTCAATAGAACTATTTCTTTTACTGTTATATCATCGAGACTTTTAGACAAGTTATATTTCTTGTCGATAAGACCCGACTTTCTAAGAACCGCAACCACTTTCGCTATATACGATTCTGATCCATCTATATTTTCTGATATGCCAGCAATGCTTTGAGCGCCGTCATCGACAGCTACTAATATATCGATAGCATACTCAATCCACTTTTCGTCTCTAAGCATTGTCAATCCTTTTCGGATATCGTGTCAGTTTCTAGAGGCGTCGGTGGTGCTTGAAACACTTCTGGATTATAAGCCTCTAAAGACTTCTTAAAAACTTCATATGTTTGCCGATCTTCATTATGCGATGGTATTAGCATACAGGTATCACCATTATCGGCCCATATTGTGTAGCTGCCAACTGGTATCTTTATAGCGTCAGATACCACAGCATTGATGTTAAGTGTCATTCCTTCCTCTATGACGAGCTCATTTTTGTCTAAGCTCTCTAGAGCCGCATGCAATTTATTGTCGAATTTCATATTTCACCTATAGTATTTTTATTTCCATACGCAAGATAAGGCAAATCTATTAAAGAGATCTGGAGACTATATATATGCCGATTTTTAACAATTCTTTGATCCCGTCAGTTAGTGCTGGCAGAATCATTGATAGATTTCTGTCTGATGAGACTCTGAATGTACGCTGGCTCACTCCGGAAGATCCTGCGCACTTTAGTGCTTTGAATAGGCCGTTGTCTGATCTTGCATTGAGGCAATTGGTAATTGCGAAAGTTCTCGACACCATTACATTAGATTTGAAGTTCGTTGAGAAGTTTCCGTTTGTGTGCCAGCCTGTTGTGGAAGGTGGTTCATTTACTTTAGATCTACCTCTGAAACTAATTAGAGATCTTCATGTGGCCTTCCCTGCTAAGTACGCGAATCCAAGACTAGCTAGGATAGATCGTTTAAATGGCTCGAATGATTCTGGGACTGATCCGAAATATACTGGAACGCTAAGATTTATATTTATTGCTGATTCTGGAGATGGTAGCGATGTTGCGTTATTTTATGCTGATTATTTAATCGATAGTAGTGATGATTTACAATTTGTTAGTGTAGAAGCCGCATCTGACCAATCCAAAGTTCCTGGCTTAACTCCGCTCCCAAGCGAGGATTCTGGTTTCATTACCGGTGTTATGATATTTAGGACCGGTGACCAAGATTTATCAGATATAACTACATTTTATGATTTTGTTGCTCCAAGCGACGTCAATGGTATAGCCAATTATCCGATATTAGATGCACAAAGCTGTGAGATAAATATCGGAACTGACGTTTTAGATAGCGGGAGCGGCTTACTAACATCTAGTGCTTATAATCAGATAATATCTGGTATTAATATAGAACCGGCAGCGGAAAGTGGAATAACTGTAGAATTTGATGAGGATCAAAATGCCTTTATAATTGGGCTAGATCAATCTCAGATAGATCATACTCAAATTGCAAATATTGGCGTCAACACTCACGACCAAATTGATGCCCATATAATTAACACCAATAATCCCCACCAAGTCACGCCTACGCAGCTTGGCAATGGCTCTCCGATATGGAATACCAATAAAATTCAGAGCAGAAACGTCAGTAACCAAGCGCCAGAAGATGGCCAAGCTCTGATATTCGACCAAGCAACTAACCAATATATACCATCGGATGTGGCAGCTAGCGGCGGTGGCAGCGGAAATGTTGTTGAGAGAACTGTATTTATCGACCCAGTAACGGTTGATGAATCCGACTCATCCGACACTAAAGCGTTTACGACATTTGATGCATCTGACTTCGTCGACAATGATGCTGTCGCTGTCGTGCTGCAGGCCAAAGGTGATGGTGTTGCTGGCGTCGCTGGTAGTCTTTCATGGGTTGGCTTCACTGCCCATCAATCCGAGCCGCTGGGCAGGGGTGCTGGCAGTCTTAATATACCTATATATCCTGGCGTTGTTGAAGTTTCCAGATCTGATGGTGTTCAGACTTATGCATATGATGTGTCTGGCTTTGTTGGTAGCGGTTTCAACCAGAGCCAATTGACATTTATTCAGATCCATGCATATATAGATATCGGAACTGCTGGTGCGAGTTCATCTGACTTCATAAGAATACAAGCTAGGTGGCCAGATGGCTCATTTAGGGATTTAGCAGTAGGAAGAGCCGATGGTGGTGATGATTCTAGGCACGGCAAAACATTGTTGGTTCCTATTGCTCCTGGCCAAACGCAATTTGAAATAAGGATTGAGCAAACTTGGGACGACGACGGAGGGTGGGTATACCAGATTCTTGGTGCTGTCCAACAAGGAGGTGCTCAAGGGGGCAGCAGTGCCGGTCAGATAACCGTCAGAAAAGAAGATGGTGAACCAGAATACAATCTAATTATAGCTAGTGACGGTTCTGAGCAGGCGATCTTCCCGCTAGCCAGTGACAAGAGCTTTGAATATGCAGTACCAGCTGGGTTTGCTGACGGCTATAAGATAGAGCTTATAGGCTATATCAGAAGAAGTCTAGATGGTAGAAGTATACCGAGAGATCTTGCTGGCAGGACTTTCTTGCCAGCTGATTCGTCATCTACTAGATTCCATAGAGTAGGTGGATTTGGTACTGGTTCGTCAAGCCATTTCAAGAATATAGATAGGCTTGAAAAGAACCCCAATATGAACAATAGGTTCGACTATTGGGCTAAAAGGGTTAATCTCAACACCGGATTGACTAACGAAGCCGTGCCAGAGAATGCCACGCATGTCATGTTAAGGGTGTTGGCTGATTACAATTTACTAGGGTCTGATGAAGTTACGCTCCATATTGGAAAATTTGACAATAGCTTGCCAGAATCATATACTGGGTCTACATTCAATGATGCCAATTTAATAGGCACTACGCAAGCTACTTCATTTATCAACACGCCTGGTACAGACAAAGCGCTGGCGTTGTCTAGAACAGCCACTACTAACTTGGATCAACAGGGATCGACAGTTGTGGTCCCAATAGAGCCAGAAGATACCAACCACATAACGTGGCTTCTTGGGCTAAGAGACATAGCAGATAACACATCGCTAGATTTTACGATTTATGTGGAAGGATATTATCTAAGAGAAAGCCAGACAATAGTCGATGATAGTGAGAGCACTGATACTGGAGGGGATACTGGTCCTGGCGGAATCTTGTTAGCCGACCTACTACAGGATCCGAATTTCTATGACCACCTTAGTGGAAATCTTGGGAATCAGAATTCCGGGATGACCACTAAGGGCGAGGCGTTGCCGTTTACTGAGGTGCCGCAGTCTGAGCAGACTATAGTTATAGATCCAGATAATGCAAGGCGTGTTGCGATACTCAGAGTAGACATTAGATATAGTGCTACCGGGAATGGCGATCCACTAACGTTTAGGCTAAGATCAACAACGGCTGGCGATACCTACACGAGGTGGGTAACGGATCTTTATCGCGCTGGCAATGGCGACAGACCTCACGCTGGTTTTTCGTCAACAGTTTTGATACCTCTCGATGATTCTGGTGCTGTTAGAGTAACAGCATTCGCACAAGACATAAACGCTGCGTTCTACAGACTCCAGCTTGAAGGTTTCGCTTCCAATGAAGGGGGCGGAGGTGATGGGGGCGGGGGTGCAACACCCCCACCGGCAATTGTTTCTGGTTTAATAACTGGCTCAATAGGTGGGCTTCTTATGCGGCAAAGCACGGGAGATCCAGACAATGATATTGTCATAACTTCCGGGTCGTGTGTCGATGCGAATGAGACTATTTTGATGAGGGTAACTGGCACGCTCATCAAGAGATTAGACGCACCTTGGAGCGAAGGCACGAATGATGGTGGTTTGGCTAGTTCGCTATCTGTTCAACCAAATAGAACTTATCATGTTTTCTTGATTGCCAAGCCTGATGGGACAGTGGATGGTGGATTTGATGAGGATGTGTCGGCCTCCGCATTATTAGCGGATGGTTCACCATCTGGGTACACAACTTATCGTAGGGTTGGGTCTATAGAGACCGATGGCAATAGCAGAATCAGAGATTTTGTCTCGAATGAGACTCCTGGTGGCGGCTTAGAAATCCTATGGTCCCAAGACAGGACCAAACCGTTGTCAACAGTTGGTTCGGGGGGATTTTTTGAACTCAATGTACCGTTTGGCGTAAGTTATGAGGCTATAATAAATGCCAGACTTAGCGGGCAAGGCGGCAACGGAGGAGAATTGCGGATAACAACTCCATCTGGTCCTATTCATAATTCCGATGTCCCAGCTATAGAAATTGGTGGTTCTTTTATAAGAGATAGTGACCAAACAGATAATTTTATTTTGTCATCTCAATTGAGGGTAAGAACCAACGCAGCCAAACAAGTTGTAGTGTCTATCAGTGGCGATGACGATGAATCAGAAGTGACAACAATCGGATTTATAGACTCCAGAAGACAAATTTAAAATAGGTAAATATAATAGGGAAATTTAGGTATGCCTAATTTTAATTCAGGATTAGTTCCAACAATAACGCCAGGGACCATTTTTGATAGGTTCTTGTCGGATGAGACGATCAATATACGGTGGTTGACTGCTTTAGATCCAGCTTACTTTGAGGCTATCAACCGTCCGATGGCTGACATAACGCTGCGTCAGTTAATTATAGCCAAAGCTCTTGATACACAAAATGCTAAGCTTGGTGCCGCCTCTATATTCCCGTTCTTGATTACTCCACAGGTCACTAACGGTTCGTCAAGTGTAGAACTCCCCGTACGGTTGTTTTGGGACATGCATGTGTCGATACCAGGCAGGTGGAGGAATTTGAGGTTAGCTAGAGTTGACAGGATATCTGGGGCAAACAATCCAGATATCACTGGAACCGCCAGATTTATTTGGGCTGCTGAAGATTCGAGCGATGGCGATACTGAAAAAGCTTTGTTTTATGCTGACTATGAAATAGATAGCGATGTCACGTATCAAATAGCTCCAATAACATTGGTTGATTCCGGAATTGCAAATCCTCTAACTGCCGCACCAGATGGTCAAGCCAATTTTATTGGTGGACTGGTGGTATTTAGGACGGGCGATCTGGATGACTCGACATTCAGTTCATTTTTCGAGTTTGTTGGTCCAGGCACTAATTTCAAATATGAAGTTGTCGATACTGATGGATCTGAAGTTGAGACATTTAGTGAATTTGGCCTAAGCCACGGTCGTGGGTTAATGGTTGCTAGTGCCTTCAATGTAATTCCTGGCACTGGTGGTGCTGGGACAGATGGTGGCACCGAAGGTGGTAGTGGTCTTGGATTCGATATCGAGCCAGCAGGTAGCTCGGTTACAGTCACGTTTGATGACTCGACCAATACGTTTACGATCGGAATCGATCCGACAGAGATCGCACACCAATCATTGAACGGTGTTGGGTCATTTACCCACGCCGACATTGATGACCATATTGTAGACAAAACGAACCCACATGCTGTTACTGCTGCCCAGGTTGGTAGGGATACTGCTCAATGGAATGCTAGCAAGATCCAGGGTACTCCTGTGGACGGTGCAGCACCAGCGGCCACTAATGACATTTTAGCGTACAACCTTGGCACGAACAGATATGAGCCGAAAGCATTAAGTTCTGATATTCTTACTGTAGATCTTCCGAGCGGTGACACAGTTAGCTTGACCGATTACGTTAGCTTGATCCCATCGGTAATAATTATAACAGAAGTTAGCGACACTGCATTGTCAGTAGTTAAGGATGACTGGCAACCAAGAAGACTTAATACAATAGCTGCCAATAGTGCTGGATCAACCGTTTCTCTTCAAAATGTTACTTTTGGCAGTGACACATATAGTGCTGCTGTCCGGATACCTAAAGGTAATTATATAATTAGAGCGATAGCATCTACGACTCATGGCGGTGATGATGGCACAGTCACATTGAGAATTAGTGCTTCGGATGGCCAAATTATAAATGGTACTCAAACGAGGCAGGACGGAGACAGCGGTGCCGGTACGGTTAATTCTATGGTAGCATATATGGAATTTGCCGGGACAGTTGATGTGCAGTTACAGCAATATAGCACGGCGTCTGTCAATAGGATAGGCACTAACAATCCCAATACCGCTGTCGGAGACGTAGTACATACAACGCTAGAATTTACGAGGATTGGATAATGGGTTACAAGGACACACTAAGTACGCTCCTTGAGAACAAAAGCATATTTGTTAAAATGTCCAGTATTTTGGGAGAGCTGGAGGACGCTGAATCTGGTTTGTCTCAGTTGAAGAGCTCTTTGAGAGACGCTGTGAATGAAGCCACGGAAGCATTGAAGATTAAGGTATTGAAATTGAACCCTGATCTTGATGCTGAGGTAGATAAAAAAGGAAAGTTGACGATAAAAGAGAAGGATCCTAAACCCGGCAGGCGTCTAGAATTAGTATATGATACTGGGAAAAAGAAGTTTACGGTTGTCGGGAAAACGGAATTTCAGAAAATATTTAGAACCGGGTATCATCACAGGAAAGCGTTGACTCCCAAAGGAAACTCTGACTATATTCAAGATGTGGCGCATGAAGTATCAAAATATTTCAAAACCACTAAGAATAAAAAGATGAAAAGATCTAGGTGGGAGAGCAAAGGGCTAAAGGCGTGAAAATAAGGGAAGACCAAAATAAGTATCCTACTGGTAAACATAGACGCGATCAATCTATGTACCCTAGCTCTTTCTCTAAGTCGAAATCATTCGGTGGTGTAGCAAATGGTGGTAGCAAAAAGAAGTCAAAAAAGAAAAAATCAAAATCCCTAGCAGAAAGATTGGATGCTGCATTCAGCAACTTGTCCGAGGACACCGAGGATAATGCTATATCTGAGGCTGCAGATCTGATAATAAGTGCTGATGGAGCTAAGTTAGACGCGCAGGGCGGCATATTATATGTTGACGGAGAGCCAGTAGAAGGTTTAGATAATCATGCTGACATATTGATGAATTTAGTAGCGTGGTTTGCTAATTCTTCAAATTCTAGCGAACGTATCTCATTGGATCTCGCGATCAGTGGGCTAGCAGACATGGCCAGAAGCGGAGTTGGGTTCGAATGATAAACATGAATGAAAAATACCAAAATATGAGAGGTGAGCTCGAAATTATAGTTCGAGACAAAAAGGGCAGGATTGTAGATTTAAAGCGAGAGAACGAGCCCAAAAACAAGAAATCGCCCGATGGAACAGGAAATAGAAATGCTAAGTGATAAATTTGAATATCTAAAGGGTATAGTCGAAATAATTACCAAGGACCGTCATGGTAATATTATTAACGTAGACACATATCCTAACATAATCAAAATATTCGCCAAAGATATGCTCGCCCACAGAATCATATATTCTAAGCTGTGGGACACTGGCACCGATGGTGGTAGCTGGGTAGACCACAATATAGACCCAGATGAAGAATTTGCTATTAAGTATATCCTTCTTGGGGCATCCTTCGACGACGATGGAAACCCGCTAGGCCAAGCTGACACAAGATATTATCTGTCTGACCCAGTTACTGGCGGATTTATCGCCAAGGTCCCAGAGATCGGCGCAGATAACATGGGCGATCTCATAAACCCAATTCCGATATCTGCGCCAGACAGGCCGCTCAAGAAGGTAGAAAATGTGCTGTTTGAACCTTCATATCAACCAGCCGATTCCCCGCTGCTTGATGAGAATGTTCGTGCTATAAACAATACTGTGGTGCTAGAAACAACGATACGTACCGATGAGTACAACGGATTTGGTAGCACATCGTCAGATTTCTTTACAATAACTGAGATAGCGTTGGCTGGCGGCAAAACGCTAGAAGATCCTCTAACTGGCTGTGAATGTGTGCCAAGAATTTTATTCTTAGAGGGCGCTGGTGGCGACAGAGACGTGTCAATAGATGCAACAGCCAACAGCTCGGCTACGATAACTATTGATGCTGGTGTACCGGCATCCGATGTCAATAGGATCAACGAAGGCGACCAGATCTTGATAGTTGGTCGAGCGACAACCGAAGAAACATATGATACTATTGACCAGGTAAATCCATATTACTTGGTGGTTCAAAAATGCCCTGGTGGTAGAGAATTTGTTCTAGATAGAACCCCCACCGATTCTACTGGCACTGCTTTGAGCGGCGAGATTGGGGTATATAGAAGCACCTTGAGATTGTTCAGCCAGCGCATATTGTCAACGCCATTTAAGAAAACAGATAGCTTTGAAGTCACAATTCGATGGCGCATTATAATGTCTTAATCGGCTATAAGAAAAAACATTCCACAAATCAAACATATTATATGGCTAGAATAGATTGGTCAAAGTATGATCAGGCTATAGTCGACTATATGCCTAATTATTGTGCAAAAGAGTTTAGAAATCTATATGCCCCAGATATATCCTATAGTGCTATTTGCAATAGGGCGAAGTTTCTTGGTGTTAAACCAAAGAAATATAGAATTACTGAGAAGCACAAAAAAGCAACATCAAACGGTGCGAGAAAGAAGTTAAGTTCAGATCAATATGATTATATTTCAAAGAATCTTAATAAAATCCCAAGAACTGATATAGCAAAACACTTGGGGATATCATTGCATTTAGTTACTAGAGCGTCTAAAGATCTAGGAATCCAAATAGATACAAGGAAATGGAGAAAATTTAGTGCAGATAGGTCTAAAAAACATATTCATAAAGCCACGCAAGCTTCTGTCAATAAAATAATGAATATGTCAGAATCAGAAAAGGCCGAATATTCAAAGAAGAAATCCAATGATACAAAGAAATTATGGGAAGACCCAGAATACAGGCTAAAAGTCCGTAATGGAATAAAAGCTGCCTACAATAATACAGATTTGAGAGATAGACTAAGCACAATAGGCAAAGACAGATTTAAAAATGATAAGAGCGTCAGAGATGCACTAATAAACAAAAGTTTTGAAACTAAGAATAGCAAATTAAACGATACAATATCTATAAAATTGGATAATTTAAATATAAAACATGATAGAGAATTTGAAATAGGTAATTATTCGTTTGATTTTAGAGTTGGCAATATTCTATTAGAGGTTAATGGAAATTATTGGCATAATTTACCCGAAAATATTAGAAATGATCGAGCGAAATCAACCTATATAGAAAAATATACAAATTACAAATTAAAGGTCTTGTGGGAAAATGAAGCAAAATCTGTAAGATGCAATGATAGATTATTAGAACTGCTTGAAATAAAAAAGCCGGATCAAAAACAGATAAAATTAAATGAACTAACTATAGATTACGATGTTGATAAGCTTGAATCCAGAAAATTTCTTACTAGTTTTCATTATCTTGGCGACACAAGCAGGAAAAAATATGTCTTTGGGTTAAGACTGCATGGCGAGCTCGTTTCGGTAGTTGTATTTGGTAATTTGATAAGGCAGAACATAGATAATAATTGTTTGGAATTGTCTAGAATGTGCAGGCATCCATACTTCTACAATAAAAATATGATGAGCTGGTTTCTGTCTAAATGCACAAAATATTTAAAATCGAATTACAATTACAGTGGCATTATAAGTTATGCTGACAAAAGGTACCATGATGGTGCTGTCTATAAAGCTAGTAATTGGGGCGACTGCGGGGACACCCAGCCAGACTATTGTTACATGACTGAGGATAATATTCCAATGCACAAGAAAACTCTATATAATAGAGCGGTGAAAAAGGGTATGAAAGAAAGAGAATATGCCGAACTTATGAACATGAAAAAGACAAAAATCGGTTCTAAACGCAAATTTAAGATTACATTTTGATTTCCACGGTGGAAACCAATATGCAAATAAAATGCCTCAATGTCATTGGTGTCGAGCGCAGTGGCACCAATTGGCTTGAGGTATTATTACGCGATAATGTATGTACCGAAGTTTGGCCGCATAAGAAGCACGAGCCCAGGCCGCAACTGTTTACCGGTTGGAATAGAGAATACGGCAACAAAATGAAAGATGCTGGATTCTCGAATGATAATGTTGGTTATGTTGCAATAATCAAAAACCCCTGGGCATGGGCGGTTAGTTTTACTAAAAAAGTCAATTGGAAAGTAAAACCGAGATTTAATATAACTGGCAAAGAATTGCCTAATGATCTTAAATTATGCATTGAGCATTATTGGAATGGTAACAATCTTTCATATATAAATATGGCCGAGAAATATCCAGATAGATTTATGGTGGTCACATATGACGATATGATTTTGAATGATTGGCGCAAGACTATCAGAAAAATAGCTTCACATTTTGATATTGAATTAAATAGGCCACTTAGGAATACGCCAAAAACTATAGGCGCAAATAGAAAGGTACATAATAAGAAATTCAACTACGATTACTATAACACAAAACAATATTTACAAAAGTTGACCAAGAGCGAGATAAGATGGATAAATAATAACGCAAATGCTCGTGTAATGACTTACTGCGGCTTCGCTCTATAGCTAAGCATGTTCTGCGTATGTTGAATTTCGCATTGGCCCACGAAAGCATCATTTGAGCTAGAGCTTTCGATGTATAATAGTGACAAGCAGAGTCTCCATTTACTAAATATTCTTCGTCTTCTTCACTCCACTCTATCTTCTCAACTATTTCTGGAGTCATTAATATATGGGAATCATGGAATCCGTTCCAGAAATATAGTTTCATTCCTAATTTAATGATTACACCGTCTGCTGTTTTCGGTCTATCGTCGACTTCTGATTTCATCTATTTCCATAAGCCTTTTAAATGACACTTGATAAATCGATGATTCTTTGTCCGCGTGGTCTAATGTTGTTTTGTACCAATGATCCGCCTGATAGTAATCGCCTAAATGTTTATATTTTACATGTGCAAGCCTATATGCAATAAATGCCATGTTCTCTTTGTCTCTATTAGCTTCTGCGATAGCCCATGACTTAAACATATACTTTTCCCAGACATCCCAGTATTCACCAAGATCTGGATGCTTGGTAAGATACGGCAACATAGTGTCTGCTGCTATGTACTGAGCAGAAATGCTGCGATTGTTATCGCTAGACAATTCATATAAGATGTTGATACCATCTTGCCATGCGCCCTCTCCGATTTCTAATTTGCCCCTCTTCCAGTCGGCCCATTGAGAGAACATAAGGATTGCCGTCGATTCGTATGCATATATATCGGTCTTGTCGATCTCTATGATCCTAAGTCCTATTTTTATTGGGATCTTATAGCTTCCAGGCGGATCATCCCACCCATTGTGGTGTTGAAAGTACGACATAGCATTGTATAATTTATCCTTGTCGAATTCTTTGTCCAGATTATTATAGACAGCCATATGCTTATTGTGGTCCGGATGCAGATTACTTTTGCGTTCGTGTTGAACGGTTTGGGGCGATGCACATCCGCCGACATAAATTGCGATTATTAATGGCAGAATATATTTCATTGGTATCCTCTAATGTCTTTCTCTTGCTTGTTTTGTGACAATCTTTGCCCGCATCTCTGCTCTTGTCTTTTCATAATCTATGAATACATATCCATGCTTATTGTTTTTGTCTGGACTATGCACCTCATAATTTATTATTTCCCATCCTATAGGTTTGAATTCTGGAAAGTAAGAGTCACCTTCAAACTTATCTCTTACTATTGTCAAGTACATCTTGTCGGCTATCTGCAGCCCCCTTTTAAAAATTGATGATCCGCCAATTAGAAATGTATCATTTCCATATAATTTACATATTTTCATCGCATTGCACATACCTCTAGATATTACCAATCTATTGTCTTTTATATATTCATGCACTCCAGAAAATACACTGGTTTTAGTCAACACTATGTTTTTTCTATCTACTAACGGTTTCCCGATTGATTCATATGTTTTTCTGCCCATTATGACATTGTTTCCAATAGTCAGTGATTTAAATCTTTTAAGGTCGGCAGGCAGGTACCACGGCAACTTATTACCGGCCCCAATAACCCGGTTCTCTGACATCGCGGCGATAACTGCTATCATTATATTGTGGTGTTGTTCCGTTATGCCTGTGAAAATTCGCCCAAAGTATCTTTAAATGTATTCAAACAGAATATGAATATTGCCATTGCTATGATAGCTTGCCAGAGGCAATGTATTGGTACTCGGACTGCTATTAAAAATCTAAGATTCGGCGGGTTTTACGGGCAGGTAGATGTATTTGCTGAACCTGGTTGTGAAATTAAAAATTCAGAATTGGTAACGGTTCATAGAAATAGTGAGAACTTGGGCGGCCAGGCCAACTGGAGGCAAGCTTTATGTTGGCTTTTAGAGAATACTAATAGCAACCACCTGATGGTAGTTGAGGATGATGTGGATTATTGCATTAGTGCCAAGAGAGCTCTCTTGAAAGCAATAAATAAGCCATATGGGTACATTAGCTTGCACACCCCAGAGAAGGACCGAGAAGCGTTAAAAACCGAATCTGGATGGGTGGATTATAATACCGGCTATGTCTGGGGGACGCAGGCAATTTGCTTCAGCAGGCACACTCTAGAGAAGTTCATTAGACACGATAAGTTATGGGAAGGTCAGGAAGAACCATATGATTTTATAATGTGTCAATTTTATAAGAACGAAATAAGTGAGCCAACATACTACCATGTCCCGTCCTTGGCCGATCACGTCGGGTGGGAGGAAACAACACTGGCAAACAAAGATATTAATCTATCGCCGAAGCATTTCAACAAGAAATGGAGACGCGGGTTGATGTTCAACAAAGAGTGGACCGATGGTTATTGATATTAGTTTGTTCGATGTCGTTTTTGAACCGCTGCACGATAAAAGAGTTGGGTATGTCATTGGAGACGGAAATGTTGGTGATGATCTAATTAATGCAGCCACATTCCAGTTGATGGATAAATATGATATTGATTATGATATATGGTTGCCAGGAGACAATGCTAAATATGATGTGCTTACATATAGCGGCGGCGGCAATATGGGGTCATACTACCCGAAAACTTTAGCAGTAAGGAGAGAAGCATTAAAGACTGGAATTCCAGTTATTATATTGCCGCAGTCATTTATGTGGCCGGAAGATCTTGGGTATTATAAAGTATACGCTAGGGAGTTAGCTAGCTTGGAATTATGTGATGGGATTTTGGCTCCTGATTTGGCTCTTGGCTATGAAGCAGATTTTGATATTGGCGAGCCTATTTATGATGAAGGCTTGTTCCTGCGAGGTGACAGGGAGGGCTTATTTGGGGATATAGGGAGCATTGGTGATCCTATATATATGGTAAAAGACTACATTGAATATGTTGAATTGGCTAGTAGATATAATCATGTAATAACAGACAGACTACATTTTGCAATATCGGGTCTTTTGTGCAATCGCAAAGTTACGATTCTTCCAAATTCGTATCACAAAAACATGAGCATGTATGAGACTTGGTTAAAAGACTTGGGGTGTAACTATTCAGACTCCCCAATCCTTCCCAGCGTTGGCGACTAATTGGCCTGCTTCGATGTTATTCAGGCTTATATTCATGTTTCTATCCATCATTGACCTGTCTTGATTCTCGATGTTGCCATATCTGTCTTCGTCTCCGTGATCTATCCATTTTAATATATCTGTCGGTTGCCAATAAAACTTTATTCCTATTGCTCTGGCACGCATGATTAAATCGTCATCTTCGTACCCATACCCCTCAAACTCTTCATTATATCCACCCATATGGTAAAACCACCACCTTTTTATTGCTATCCTTCCGAATGCTCCATTCCAATGTTTGGGTTCACTTTTTGAGGCCATAAAATTATAGCCGCCATTGAATACCTCTCTCAGTTTTTGCATGTATTCCTTGGTTACTATGTTATCCGCGTCGAGATTTACTAATATTGCCCCATTGCCCATCTTATGTGCTATGTTTTTAGCATGTGGCGGCCTAAAATACTTTGGTTTATCGGTTCTTTTGAATTTTAACTTGCCCGTGTTGATATGGCTTTGCATATCATTGTATATCCATTCTTCTAATCCATCGGTTGAGCCATAATCTAGAACGACGAATTCCACATCATCTTGGCTATTATTTATGCTTTCTTGGAGTGTTTGTTTTAGATGGTGCAATCGATTCATGCAAGAAGTGCAAAAACTAATATACATATCCATATCCTTGGAGGTTGGACCATTTAAATACTAATGCACGGAGAGGGACTTGAACCCCCAAGCCCTTTCGGGATCCGAGTTACAGTCGGAGATGCTACCAATTACGCTCTATCCGTGCAGGCGTGAAAAGATAAATTATGGAATTAAGACATCCTTTAAAGAATGATATATGGGCTCTGGAACTATTCGACTTTATGGAGGGCGGCTTCTTTGTAGAAGCTGGTTGTACCAATGGAAAAAGCGGTTCTGCTACGTGGAATCTCGAAAAAGAATATGGATGGAATGGCCTGTGTGTGGAGCCAAACCACGTGATGTATGGGAAAATGATCAATGCTGGATGGAGATCATGTCATACAGCCAATGTTTGTTTATATGATAAGGAAGGTGAAATAACTTTTGCCGAATACCATGATGGCTCTGATGTATTCAGGAGCCATATTATAAATAACTGCAATGACAAAAATTTGCCAAAACCAGACAAGATATCAGTGAGACGATGCGTTTCGTTAACATCTCTATTGGATGAAATATCGGCACCAAAGATTATTCACTACTGCTGCTTAGATGTTGAAGGAGCCGAGTATAAGGTACTCAAAGGCATAGATTTCAATAAGTATAAGATATTGTCTATGTCTGTAGAAGTTAGTAAGAATTTCACTACTAAATGTGCTAAATTAATGCTTAAAAATGGGTATATTAGATCAACTAATAAATATACTGACAAACCATTTGAACAGTATTGGATTCACAATAGCATAACGCCCTAGACGGGGATCGAACCCGCAGCCTTTCGCGTGACAAGCGAATGATCTTCCACTTGATCTTCTAGGGCTTGTTCTCTATCTCTAAAATCGCATCAATCATGTCATCAACCATCTCGAATGGGTCGAATGATGGATCGTGTGCTTCGTCCAACCTGAATTGTATTTCGTATTCAGCCTTTACGTCTACTGGCGATTTCCGTATTGCCGATAAGTCATAAAATGGGAATTCTGGTAGATCTTTTTCATATCTCTCTTATCGAATTGATCTTAGAACACCCAGCAATCCAGTCATTGCCAGATATCAAAAAGCATCCGTACAGACTAACTGACTCATGTACAACATTTAATTGCAGGTCTAAATATATCTTGTCACGCAACAGCTTGTGTATTGCGTCGACTAACGAGTTTTCTTTAGTATATGGCATAATATTCTCGCTATATTCCAAGCGTCGCTGTCACCCCTATGGTGTGTTCCTTCCATTGGGATTTTGCAGATCTCGCATGCTTCTTTAAGGCCAACTTCTCTTCTCAGTCCCGCAGCTATCGCAAACAATGTTTTTGCATTCAAATGCCGAGACCCGAAAGGATACCATATCTTGTGGGCTCTACATACCTTGTTGAATTGATTGCGGTCGTAATCGCCCCAGCTCGCCCAGAGTCGAGCGGTTGTGTCGTACTCTTCTTTGAGTATGGCACATGCTTCGGCCAGTGATATTCCGTGTTCATCTATTTGCTCTTGAGTGATGGTTGTCAATTGGGTACAGAAATCACTAATGTTAGATCTGGTTGGGGTGACCAATATGCTTCTTTTTTCTTCAGGTCGAAGCGTTTTGACATTTATCGGGCATATCCCGATCTCTATGATGTCGCTTTCTTCCCCTCTCGGAGGCGATGTGTCCCAGCAAGTGGACTCGATGTCGACCACGATTATTTTATCTTGCTTCTTATGTCTACTCATAATATCTCCTTATTGATTGAATCCGCCCGGATGGAGTTGAACCAACGTCGGACCGTTATCAGCGGTCTGCTCTACCGTTGAGCTACGGGCGGTTAAACTTGATCTATTAACTTCTGAATTCTTTTATAGGAATTGTAACAACTCTGAAGCTAGATAGAAATAATAAACACGCCGGGTAGGATTCGAACCTACAGGCCCTTTGCGGGCACGGTTTTGGAGACCGCTTGGCTCACCAATGCACTGCCGACGTATAAGAATGGGGAATGGACCTGGAGGGATTCCAACCCTCGACCTCTTCCTTGCAAGGGAAGCGTTCTCGCTACTGAACTACAGGCCCAAAATCGCAAACCGCAATTGAAATTAAATCCAATGGAGCCATTGGGATTCGAACCCAAGATTCTACCATGCCATGGTAGCGTGATCCCTGTTTCACCATAGCCCCATGTGATAGGGCTTTTTATTACGCGACGCCCCGAATTCCACAAATACCGCATTCAGTTTTTGTTTGCGTTGGCTTGTTCGCTAACATCCTCCCATTTTTCCCATTCTGCTTCTAGTTTGTCTCTCGGCAAATCTGGTAGGTGGTGCATGTGTATTACTTTTGGTCTAGCAACTAATTTAAAGTTTGACGACCTAACATTCCATTCTGGCGAAAGTTTTTGTACGTTTATGTCTCTGTTGAATATTAGGTGGTTTAGAACAGATTGGTCCGATGTCCACCCTTCTTGTTCACCTATCTCATTATATCTATCTATTGCTTCGTCTAAAACATTTATCACTCTGTCATTCATCCTATAAAATATTACACCAGTATTTAAGTGGCCTGGGTTATATCCCAAAAACAGTTTCTTGTCGTAATCAACACTCATATCTTTAGCTGCTGCGATATCAAAATTAAACCACATCACATCTTCTGGCCGACTTAGTATCTCGGTATCTGAATCGAAGAAAACTGTTTGGTCATATGGTGATGCTCGTAATGCTCGGAGTTTTGTCAAACCCCAATTATCATCCTGCTCTATTGGTCTCTGAGTTATTTTCATAGATCCTGCCAGGGGCAGAATCGCGTCTGTGAATATGGTTATTGGTATATCACTCAGTTTCCTTAGGCTTGCTATGCTATGCAAAGCCCATCTATTGTACATTTCTCCAGTAGCAATATAAACAGCCCCATATGTCGCCATTATTTAAGTTCATTCTCCTCTGATTGCTTTATTTATTGACTTAGCCATATCTTTTACTAACTTCTCTTGTAAGTCAGTACCATGCAGCTTTTTAAGATTTTGTGTGGTTTCAAATGTCCATACTCCCATCAACTTACGTTCTTTTACAAATCGTTTGTAAATTTGATGTAGTAGACTTCCCCACATATCAATTAAATACCGTCGCGGCTGCGGCGGGTATCCGACTCCGCGAGTGAATCGGCGATTTCGGTATTCTTGTGTGGGTATTCGCTGTCGAACTCAACAAGTAGTGCCAGTTGACTCCGCTCGTAACGCAAATGAGTATTGTCTAGATGCTCGAGCAAATTCAGCCAGAGTTCGTATCCCGCGCCAGTGACGTTGCAGTCTTTCGCTTCGACAACGAGCTTTTTCAGCGGGGATCGGCGCTCATCCAGTTCAATTGCGTATTCGTTTAGAATCTCTTGCACCTGCGAGGTGTCATCGAGCGTCCCCGAGAGCGTGATCCTCCGAGGTCCTCGAATGAGTTTGAATTTTTCAGCCATCTGTCTTCTCCTTCTCATTCTACGATTTTGGTTGAGACTCTTGGGATGCCGCAACCATTGTGATTGTAGCAGTTTCAGGTACTCTTAGGCCGAATGGATCGAAGATTCTTGTATTTCTCAAAATGAGGGCTGTCTTCTGGAATGAACAAATGATCGTGTGGCTGCATGTAGCGGATCGCGAAAGCAAGCACCGGACACGTGAGCACCGACTTCCACCGGGGATTGTAAACGGCGGGGGATCCACATCCATGGTAGAACTGGCCAAGCATGAGGCCCACATCTATAAAGATCGGCTTGATCTGGTCATATAATCTGTCAATCGGCTCGCATGGTTTGCCTTTGGCTAGCGGGTAGCTGTCGAAAAACGTGAGAAAGGTCTTCAGGTTTGTCGGGTCGGCCGGCATGCCATCTCGGTCGACGTCATGTACGGGTTCTGTACGAAGAAAAAGCTCGATTTGTTCACACAGCTCTGTCTCAATATTGGCGCAGAAATTGTTGGGGCACGTTTCTTGTTATATCTTCAGCTGCTTCTTGTTGATAAAAATAACTTGATACTACTAAATCCCACGGGTTTCTTACGAATGCGAATTTGAAATATTCTTCCCAACACCCAATATGTTCTTTTAATTTAGACGCTGGTACATGGTGAGCATATGGCGAGTTAGGATCATTTTTTGATCGTATATCTGAATAATCATTCAGCGCATATCTAATGCTGCTACTGCCGGTCTTAGGTATAGCAATGAATATGAATTTGTACTTGTGTGACAGCCTCACTTGGCCAATTCTTCTAGCGGGGCACCATTTTCGTCTGCTATGATAATTCTATGACCTTGTTCTTGGTGCTTCCTGATATAGTCGAAGGCCACCACCGATCTTCGTACAACTTCTCCCGGTGCGATATTTTGGTCTAATGCACGCTGTTCGACAATTTCTTCAGCTTCACCTGTTAGGTTAACATTCATCTTCTTATCCTCCACAATATATTTGTGGAGGACTATTTGGAACTACATCTCTTTGCTATTGCTTCATAATAGATTTTGGCTTTTTCATACATATCTCTTTCCAGCCAGTGCAGTCTGCAAAATACACCGAGCAGAAAGATTCTCTTAAAGTTGTTCTCCATCTCCCCGTCGTAACCATATGCGAATTTTTTCTTTTCTATATCGAACACGACTGACGAAACTGGGTCCAGCTCGGCCTCTACTCGTCCATCGGGAAGTGCTGTGAGCGTACTGTATGATACACCGCACGCCGGATCATCGACAGAAATATAAAGCTTTTTGGCTTCCGGGTTTTCTATATCATATTTTATTTTATCATCATCAATCCAAATCAAGTTCATACCAAATGGGCCAGCGTCAGTGGATATTGTTATGCTAGTGTTCATTATTGCTCGCTATTAATTCCAGATATTCTTTGGCACTTTTATTAAATAATTTTATGTTGTGCTTATCAAATATTATCGGAAAGTTTGTGAGGCTAGTATACACTCTGCTGTTTCTGGTCTGCGCCCATACTCTGTTTTCAATATCTATTAAATATCCACATTCTACTAAGTAATCGAATGATTTACCAAACGATACATAAATATGGCGTGCCTTCGGATTATCAACATCGAACCTTACATTTATATTATCTAGCCATGCCAATTTTATGTCATATAAATCGCCACCAACATAGCATTTATATACGCCATTTATGGCAGTAGGTGCGCCGTCAACGTCAATCAGAAAAATATTACTCATTGCCATAGTATTTATTCGTGTTCTTTTTGAGAAACGTTTCTGTAGTTTCTAATAGTTGCTCAAAATACTCTCTTCTGAATCCGTTTTTTGACCATTTGGTGCTTATGTCTTCCCACCCCTTAATTTGTGGTCTTACATCATGTATTGTGTGTTTATGTGTACCACCTGATTTTCTAAGCTCTCCATCATAATGGACTGCAGAGATCCGTTTGTTAATGATGTCAATTACCCAGCATATAGGCTTATGGATTTGCACACACACTAATTCAGCGTCCGGATTGTCAACGTCTTTTCTGACATATCCATTGTCATCAATCCATACTAATTCCATTTCGTTGATATATAATACCCTATTGAACAGGCTGTATTTTCTTGAACTCATTGGTATCGCCCTCGTGTCCGCAATCAGGGCAGCTACCAATCATTTCGTTCATTGATGTGTCTGGGTGTATTTCTTTGCATGTGGCTTTTTCAGAACCACAATTTGGGCATTTGTAATATGTAGGAGTAAACTCCATATGTGTGATTGACCCGTCATCTTCGATATTCAAGCCTAGGGAATTTGCGAATTTTTTGAACCCAGGTGTAATCGATTCTGGGTCTAGCTTATTTGTTTCCTCTGACAGTACCTTATCAAGTTTATCTTTATAGTCCATCGTTGTTCCCTAAACGTTTTAAAGAAAATTCAGCGTCTGCTATATATGGACCTATAGTAGCAGGATCTGACTCCCAGCCGCATATTTGCATGGCGTCTGGCCCATCGGTTATTTTGGCTGGGCCATTGTAATATTCCATGACTCTAGATGCTCTCTTATTTTCTATATCTACTACAACTATTGATGTCCAATAGTTAATTAGAACACATATAGCTTCTGAATCCGGATCATCAATGTCATGGCGGATCCGCCCATCGTCATCAACCCATACTAAACAGTTGTCCAATTTATAAAACATTATTGATTGGAGGTTCGAAACTGTGCTTTGCCATATATTTGAACTCCCCTGCCTGGACTTGAACCAGGAACCTAGCGGTTACAGCTACCCGGAAATTTCTATCCGGACTGGACTTTCTCTTGGCCATGTCTTTCGATTTAGGCCCATCCCGTAAAGTCTCTACACTTGCCCGGCTTTCGCCTGCTAGCTCGGTCGGGATTACCATGCCATTATGGGTTAGGCTTCCCCGAATTAGGGATGTTTTCACCATGTAGTTTCCTACATGGGCTGCAATTGTTTACAGCCGCTCGCTCTACCAATTGAGCTACAGAGGAATATATTGATTTAGTTGGTGGCTGCCTTACCAAGTCGGCCATCCGCCAAAATTCATCGATCATTCGCAATACTCATTCGTTGGGCAAAGAACCACACCATATGGTGCTTTGCAGTCAGGACACGCTACACGAGCGATTCCCTCATTCCGCACCGACCGTTTCATGGCTTCCTTCAATACGGACTTTTGCTATCAAATCTTTTCCTAATGTTCATTATGTAATCTATGACAGCTATTATTTTGTCGATCACTTTTTGCGGATCATAATTTGGGTCGACATAGTCTCCAAATGGGAAATCGAAGATTGCACCGGCATTAATATCTATTATCACATGAAATTTGTTGGGGTCTCCGGTTCCGTCGTTAGTAATGTTTATATTTATTGAGCCCATTTCTGACATTATTGAAAGTCGATAAGTTTCGGCTTCTTCAAGAGCGAATTGGTCAGAGTTGTCAATTAGTTCAAAAACTGGCATTTTACTTGGTGGATACCATAAGTCCACCCTCTGGTAAAATCGATTCCTGACTTCCTTTAATATCAGCTTAGCCGTCCGCAACTTTGGTTCTCGTTTTACTCGTTTTACTGGCTTGCAGCTTCTTGACCTGCAATAACAATCAACTGGGCATTTATATGGACCAGATGGCATGTGCTATTAGTTCGGGCAGCTCTATTATGATCCCATTTCAAATCCCATTAATTTGACATTGCTGTGTGGGGTGTTTGGTTTCTCGTAAATGTTCTCCAAAAACTTATGGTGGAAGTCTTTGGTTGTGTGAATCATCTCGTTGGCTAGCAATGCAACTTCTAGCCATGTTGGGTCTTCAACTACGTCGCTCGTGTAAGGTTTGCCACCGCCAGATAACCACCCATGTTGTAATTCTTCAAACACCACTCTTCCTTCAACGGCGATATCGTCGAGGTTGCTTAATGGGATTTTAAAAATGTTGTTTTTATATGTCTGGTAATACCCGCAATATATAACCTTGGGTTCAAAAAGAGAATTTTCCATTATGTGTCTGATGACAAAGAATCTGTTGATTTTCCAATATAGCCAATTGTCGATGCTATATAATTTGTGGATGATCCAGTCAATAATGTTCGATATTTTGATTTCTTTGAATTCAAAATTCATTGATTATTATACCATATATATCGTCGCTGATCATCGTCGGATTTAAACACAATATGTAATTGGCAAGATTAGAGTTGCCGTGGACAAAATGATTGCACCTTGACAATAGTATAGAGTCCACCAATGCTTCTTTACCCATTTCATACGGGTCGCCAGCCGCATTTGCATGCGGTTCTCCGTCGTGCAGTCTTATCGCTGGCGTTGTTTGTATTCTTTTGCCGTACCTATCTGACATTCTATTTACCACAACCTGTGCATCTGTTCCGAGCAATATGTTGGCATCTGGATGCTTGTGCAGATACTTGTCTATTTTGCTCATATATAGATGATATGGCGGATTGCCCACATTAAGCAACTTGTTTAGGTATGGGACACCACCATGTATCCTGCCTGGGCCTCTAATATGAACTCCAATTGTGTGACCACTTACTAAGTCACTATTAGAATCTGCTGCAGCAATAATTTCATCCCTAAATGGCAGATATTTGTTTATTATCTTGTTCGGTTTGTATCGATCTTTAGGTGGCAACAAGATTGTTGCCGGACCGTTGTATCTTTCTGGTTCTGGTATAGTAGGTCCGGTCCGTCGCATTATTCTATGCTGCGGATATGCTTCGAATATATCGATGTCATTTCTGGTATTGTTCGAGTCTAAAACATCGTTAAATGTGTGGTCTATACGATAAAAATATTGATCCCACGTATCGCCTGGTCCACCGGCGTTGTAATACTTGCTATTCCAATATGGCATTATGATAATATTATTATTGTCACCATAAGAAAACGCGGTAACTGCTCTACTTATCACAACTCCTATGCCATTGTTGGCAGTAAGTGTAACGCGTAACTTATTCATTGTGTTAAATTAGACAGGTATCGTGATATCATTTCTGTATCATATCTCGGTTTATAATATTTATCGATCTTTGATAATTTGATAACCCATTCGATCAGTTCCTGGGGGTTGAAATTGGGGTCTGTTATGTCATAATCTTTGCGCAGCGGGCACGCTGTCGCCCATCTTTGAACAATAGTTTCACTGTTAGATATCCTAGCGAGTTCATGCCCAATACCAGTTGCCTTAATTCTAGTATGGTCATTTAATCTCCATACATGTGTGCATGGAAGTTGGTCTGATATAGCACACGCGATTTCTAAGTGGAATTGCTTCATAATGGGGAGATTACGCTCGCCGCTTTTTGGCCATTGCGAAGTTGGCTATCCATGCCGCCTCCCCGATAACTACTGATACATATGTGCGAAGCACATAATAATTTATGTGTCAAACATAACTTAACAGCGGCTGTAGGATTCGAACCTACGTGGGGCTTGTAGCCCTGCAGCTTCAAAGGCTGCCGCGATCGTCCACTCCGCCAAGCCGCTAGGTGCAAAAATGAGCAAATTAGATAATATTCCAAAAGATAGGTTTATAAAAACATATGAATCGTCTGAATCAATAAGCGATATGCTGCTAAAAATGCGGATTAATTGCCGCTGGCGGAAACTATAAGACTCTTAAAAATAGACTCAAAATCTATGATCTTGACTACGACGAGCTTAAAAGCCGAGGACGTAATTCAGCAAATTCTAAGCTGATTACAAATAAAGGCGTGCCACTAGATGAAATTATGGTGGAAAATTCAACATATAAAAGAAGTAGCTTAAAACATAGGATCATAAGATCTGGAATAATTCCATATAAATGCGCTATCTGTGACCAGAATTCAACATGGCGCGGCGAGAATCTTACATTAATTCTAGATCATATCAATGGTGTTGGTAATGATCATAGAAAAGAGAATTTGAGATTCTTATGTCCAAATTGCAACAGCCAAACTCCAACATTTGCTGGTCGGAACATAGATTGGTCTGGTACAAAAAATAAGTGTGTCGATTGCAATAATATCATTACTAGAAAAGCGTTAAGATGTCCAAAATGTAATAGTATAAATAGGCGTAAAATCGAGTGGCCAGACAATTTATCAGATTTGGTTGCTGAGTCGTCTAAATTAGCGGTTGCAAAATCTCTTGGAGTATCTAATGTTGCCGTTGCGAAACGCCTAAAGTATATAAACCAAGTTTAGCTGCCTATTACACTACGGGCCAATAGTGTTAAAACTCTTACATCTGTTCAGTCTCTTGCACGGCGTGCACTTCATGCATCGTTTGTATCCGGTCATTTCCACAGTGTGGATGAAGTCTGGGCTTTCACAAACCCATAGTTTATTTAATATCGGTTTATTAAGTTTCTTTTCTATCTTCTTCAAATAGCTTATAATGTGACCTTTGTGCGTGTTGATAAATGGCGTATATAGCGTTGGTGTGTGAGTATCTTCAAAGCTCATTAATTCCCAATGCGCTCTAAGCAGGTCTATTATGTCATTTATGTAATCTCTCGCTTCGTCGCCTCTATTGTATCCAACACAAATCTGATCGGCCTCGTGTTCCCCTGCAGCAAAAGCAGCTGCTTGTATCCACAGTGGTGGTTGAGAAAAACCATCTTTGGGCCGCCCGTAAACACTGATTTCAGTATTTACGAATTTTACTCTTTTATCGCATATTTGAAGATCTATATGGTAATTGTCGTCATAGATCGATTCTAGATATTTTACTACCTGCCTTTCGCACCAGGCTTTGCCCGCATTGGCAGGCGACAGATCTACATATAAAGCGATAATTTTATCGGTAGTTTCCTCTAGAAGCTTGAAGAAGCAAGCTGTTGAGTCTAGGCCACCCGATAAAAGCAGAATAGTAGTCTTCATAATGCTCCCAAGGGGAATCGAACCCCTATTTCCTGCGTGAAAAGCAGGTGTCCTAGCCGTTAGACGATGGGAGCATATCGCCCCGTGCATACTCAACGGGGCGTTAGTAATAATCCAACCTCGCTAGCTGGCTGACCTGGGCAACAGGTACCTTTACAACCCTGCCGGGAACTCCAGCATCGCAAGGATATGAACTTGTCAAAGATCACTTCTTAATGGGTCAGACCGGGATTGAACCAGTGTCTCACGGGCTTCAACCGTGCGCTCTACCAACTGAGCTACTGACCCAAGACGCCCTGTGGCGTCTTATGCGATCGCCTTGTTGGCGATTTTGCTAATATTCTCCTTAAACTCCTTCAAAAGCGTTCCGGCTGCTTAAGGTCCCAGTACGCTCCTTCATCGCTCGCGGAACCTCTTCTCCAAGAAACTTCTCAAGCTCTTCGGGTGTATCGAACATGTGAGCGTTATTGGCTAACGTTACGCACATATTCTTTACGCTCTCGTCGTCTGCGTCTTCCCAAGAGTCGCATCCGCTGCATGATCCGTAGTAGTCAGTAAGGACTACAAGCTTGAAGAAGTCTGGTCCATACCAAACAGCATAAATATAGCCAACCATTCCCTGATAATCACCAGAGCAGTATTCGGCAATGACCATAGAATCCTTGAATAGGGATTCCATGATTTCAGTATGTCCGCCAGCATAACGCGGCTGAATCATGATCTTGTCCCAATCCAACATATCTTTCAACATCAAATCGGCCATCATGCGCCTCCCAATAAAACAACGACCTTGCCCGGATTTACCGAGCAAGGTCGTCAGTGGAGTAGTGGAATTGCTCGGTGAAGTTACGTCCTATTATCCTGGATATAGGCGTTATCTGCATTCGCTTCTTCAGCGAACCAGATTTGGCCAAATTGGATAAAGTTACGCATCATTTCGAGATCCTCAATAGCGGGTACCAGTACCGCCCTGGTCTATCTTGGTCATGAGCCAAGCCTCTGCGCTCTATGCCGAGTCACCCGCGTCATAAATTACTTTTGCCTAAAATACGTCGTCTGTTATGGCGCATCTTTGTTTTGCAAGAAATTATATAGGTCAGATGATTTTTATCAATCGTTTTGTAATGCATCTGTGCGATATCTAATAACGGAGAAAAATCATGCAACTAGGATGGAAAAAGAGATGTTATAAAGCATATGGTGGTGATTATTATAAATTTAGGCGTACTAATAAACAAGATGCATTATATAGAATGACTCAATATTCTGAAATGGTGTTGGCTTCTACATCGGTTGGAAATATTCTCGTGCCACGATGGATAGCTGTTGCCGATTGTGACGATAATGACTCTTTTGTTGTAGCAAGGAATTGGCTGAAACAACATCTTAATGTTGGATTTGGAACCATATGCAGCTCTCCCGGTCGATTCTGGATTATAACTGATTATGTCAGCACATTTAGTAAGACAATTAAATTTATGAGCAACATTCCAGGTAATGACAAAAAATTCGTAAGAGATGGCTGCGTGAATGCTATTGCTATGAGAATAGGTCCAAAAGTTATAGAAAATAAAATGGGGCCATCCCCCTCTCAATTTGATATAGGGACTCTGTCAAACCCCAAGGTCATTAAGTGGTTTGAAGAATTTCAAGGACTTTTGCAAGACCCCGATTACAAATTAGCTATTAAAAGGTTGGAATTGGAACTGGCTCGGCAGAGGGGAGATATTATGTCCCTAGCTGCTGATCCTGATTTTGTAGTTTAGTCTTCGGACTTATCTTTATCTTTTTTGGATTTCTTCTCTTTTGCTTTCTTCTTGGGTTTCTCTCCACCCGGATCAATAAATAGTTTGGCAGCAGATGCTGGGCCTATAGATTTGGCATATGCTGACATCGTTTTGAAGTTCGGATTCCTTCTAGATGTCTTGCCTTTAGATGCCTTTCCTAAGTGCCTAGATATAGTTGATGGATCGACCCCCAGTTCATTGGCAAGCTCTTCCTGAGACTTATCCAATTTATCTAGAACATCTTGGGCGATGTTTGTTCTGTCTTTTAATTCCATCAGATGGAGGTTTTCTAATTTCATAATAAAATGATCCAATCCAAATTTATTTTATATTTGCTGTAATTATGTTTGATGGTTACCCAAAGGACCAAAGAACTGGCAATCTGCGTCTAAAGTAAATATACAAAGAGGACATTGTGGCAGAACTTAAGGACTTCCATAACCCATCTTTTGTGGCGTGGCCACTATTTACTGACAGAACTGCCTATAAACCATTTGGGCAGCCTGTAATTCTTGTAGTGCCCCACGTCAGGGATGAAGAAGGCCGCAAATTTGCTAACAGCCTTCCCAGGCGAGTAAGCGTATGTATAGAAGAAGGCCCCGATCGGTGCCCAGTCGTCCAAAACCCAGGCGTTTTTTCTCCAGATTTAGATATATTCACCGTAGACCTCAATGAGAGGCAATTACTAGATCGCAAGATAGATCTAAATACTGTACAATATATAAATAGTGACGGAGATCTGCTCCCATCAGGGACGCAATGCGACCAAGCAGACATAGACAATAATGAGTGTCGATTTAGGTACACCACCAGAACTGGTTTAGTTGATGATATATTATTCCTGAGCCATGCCGATTATTTTGATCTATCGGACATATTGTTGCCGACTGATTCTCTGCCTCCCGGCTTATATAATTTAGTTTATAAGGTTGATTTTAATGTAAGAAAAGTCAATGAAGACACTGACACATTTGTTTGTGTTGATCCAGATAATTTCAGAATCATCAGATCAACTTTCTTGTTCAATCATCCAGGAGACGTCCTCCTGCAGATGGTTAATGGAACGCCAGCTCTTTACTTTACTGGTGAGTCTCGGTCTGATGATGAATTAATAGAATTCTATCGTCCGTTTTCGGATATACTGCAAGATATACACGATGAACAGAGATTTATCGAAGGCATAAATCATGTTTTTGATGTTCAATTCAATCTGATACCACACCTTGGCGCTTTGCTTGGGTGGGATATACCATATTTCCCGCGTTCGGCAGATAGTTTAAGGCGCGCTTTCCTTAGAAACACTGTCAGGTTCCAGAAGCTAAAGGGCACCAATCGTGTTGTCAGAGAATTGTTCGACCTGTTCGGATTCACTATAGATATCACCAACTTGTTCTGGTCCGCTGATGGATCGTCTTATGTTGGTCCTGGCGATTCTACAAAACCTGAATTCATAATAGAGAAAAAGCAGGTTATAACAACAGAGCCAGTCTTGACAGAATACGATCAAGACGGATTCGGCAATCTAAATGTGCCGTTGCTGCGCAGGCCCGCTGAGGACTCCATAACTGTCAGGTCTTTTTTGGTTGAAGAAGGATCAGCAGCTGATGAAGAGCTCAAGAAAATAACTGGTGCATTGTCCGATGACATAGATAAATTCAATGACGAACTTAGGTCAGATGGGTGCGGCAATAGCCCAGCACAATCCATTCCGACAACGTTTATACCGGTCACAATACCAGACGACGTAAGCACGGCAGTAGACAGTTTAGATGATGTGGCCGATCTTGATGGAGTTGCTGGCGATTCTACGATTTTTATCGGAGAAGATGGTAAAGCATCATCAATTAGGACGTCTAATCTTTCAACCGCACCGGTGTCGCTGACTAATATCAGGTTCGATTCAAACACCAACACTTTGTGTCTTGGGTTCGCTAGATATCTAGACTTCTCTGCTACTGGCACTGTCCTATATATTCTGGTGACCTATGGTTTTAATGACATAAGACCGCCAGAACAAATGGAGAACCTACAGTCTAATAGGTTCGACATAGATATAGTCTTCAAGAACGGCCAGCTTCCAGATTCTGAGCTTCTTGAATTCTTGATCGACATGTTGTTTAAGGTCAAGGCATTCCACTCGCTTTTGCGGGTTATCGGAATATCGTTTGATGATGAAACGATCGAAACGTACAATGTAAATGATTTGTGCGTCGGTGGTGACTTCTTGCAGAGATGTGACACTGACGCGGGCCAGTTGCAGGTTCCGCAAGAAGCCATAATACCGGAAGAATGCATACTGTCCTCCGACGATCCGTGTTTCACTATTCTTGAAGAGACATATGGATTCAGGGAACAAGATTTTACCTATAGAGATAGAGTTTTAAGAGGTCTTGAACAAGAATTCAATGCCTATAAAGCCCTAGACCCTAGAAATTGCAGGTTTACGCCTACCGGACAAGACAGGACCAAGGAGGACATAACTCAAGAAGTAGAGATCGAAGACGGCAAGAACACTTACTTTACCCCACAAAGAGAGTCTCTGTGTGATCTCGACGGTGATGACTTCTGTTATAGCGGAAGGGTTGCAGATCAGCTAATATTTCAGCCAACTATTCCATTCGTGGAAGTGTCCAGATTCAAGAAGTGCAGATTGAATCTGGGCGTTGGAGTATATTACACTTATCCAGCTCCAGATTGTGGGGTAAAGGTTCCGGGATTGCACTCTAGAGGAAGAAGTCTTCTGGGAAATACCCAGATAACCACACATGGTGCTACTAGAATATTCGGCAAATTCGATTCTACAGACCCTCCGAGATCTCTTTTGTATTCGGAACGTGGTGATCCAAGATTTGACAATTTGTTGGGTAACCTCACTAGATCATATGATGGGCTAATACCACAGGAATCCCGCAGCCTCCATTTCTCGGATGCATTATATTTAGAGAATTCGGTGTTCGCCAATCGACATCTGGCCATTCAGAGATTCCCTCTTGATGTTGAGAAAGACAATTTAGCATTCGCCCAACACAGATTGCCGACACTCGGCAATCTCGAAAGCGATTTCACTCATTCAAGCTACAAGCTGAAACCACATGACGATGAATTAGAATGTGCATGCGAAATAAGATTTCCTAATAGCCTAGATGCAGAAATAACGATTGGGACCGATGGCGACGAATATCTATCGTATGATGACGAGTCATTCGCCATAGAGGCCAATGGTCTTCCAGCTGATATCTCGTCGTTAGGAACGCACGACACATCGACTTTCATAAATGCCGATGATGTCACACACAAAGTTTATTTGCAGCACGACAATGCTGGACTGTTAGACTCTGGCTTTAATCCATTTTTCGATCAGAATCTAGGCCATCCGTCCATAGAATTAGAATCAGCCATCGATTCTGTGTGCGTAATTGAGACAACCGATCGTCCGATATTTAATTCAGCTGGCGTGTGCTCTTCTGGCGATATTAGCGATTACTCTGATGGCTATCCGGCAGTAAGTGGCTACCTGATGACTGATTTGGATGATCAGGAATATTTCCCTGGCCTTAGTGACAAAGCCGCAGCTTGTTTAGAGAAGCTACTAGAAATTCCGGAAGAAATGGGCACTGGCTCTGATATACTGTTCTTACTGTCATCGCACATATTTGTAAATGATGGCGACGCTAGGTTTGGATTTTATAGACCATTCAGATTAGATTGTGGGTGCTTAACAATTGCGCCCGAATGTGATGAAGGCACTGGTGACTGCTTTGGTATTACCGTTCCTGATGACTGTCTTGGCGGAGCAGACTTTGACCAGGTAGAATTTGTAAACGATAGAATGGCCCTTGAGGAGAATTTTGGTGCTAGGGATATATGCTTAGACGATCCAAATAGTAGCCTGTTCGAATTAAGACAATTACTAGACGGTACTGTGTCTCCTCGTGGAACACGAGGCGATGAGCCATTTCCACCGAACGGATCTTTTTCATTTAAAGACACATGGGGTACAATATTCGACGTCGAGTGGTCTACTACCGGAAACATATTTGAAATATCAATAACCACTAAGGAGCCTAGAATATGGGGCGAATCTTCACTAGATGGTGAAGTTGACAGTGGGACTGTGTTTAGAAGGGGAATAAGAACAACTGTTGTTCAGAGATACAGAATCGTGGGGGACGAGTACGTGCTAATAGCGCATTCTTCGACTGCGCCGCCGCCTGTTCGAGGCGTGCCTGTAAGCTCAGATGTCGATCAAGACGTGATACAGTCTATAGATCTATTTGCACATTCCGGCAGAAATATATCATTCATTAATCCGTTCTTATTTAACTTAGACTTTAGGATGCAAGATTGCTTCGGTGGACTCTCTATTCCTCTACATGAAGTTGATGAAGGACCGGCTTGGTCTGATGCAGACGACGACACAGATGGATTTATATGGGCCGAACCGTGTGGGCTTGGTGGAACTGAACCTGGCGCACCTATAGGTGATTCTGATGTTACTGGGTTTGGATCTCTCGGCCCCATGTGCTGGTTGGATATATGGACCGAAGACGAAGAATGCGAATGTGCAATTATACCATCAAGTTCTAGCAGTGCAAGCAGCTCTAGCAGCTCTACTTCTAGTGCTAGCAGTTCGTCTAGTTCTGGTAGCAGCTCATCAGAATTTGATGTATGCGTGGAAATATTTGGGTCGTCAAGCTCTAGTGGGTCGTCGTCCAGTAGCTCGGCATAGTTACGGTAAATATACTTAAGATAAGTATTGTATACTAACAGGAGGTCTGAATGACGCTTCCAGACAATAGAATTAGATACCCGGCTGGACTGGTTGATTTTGCTGGGGAAGTTGGTCTTACTGGGCAAGACCATGATAGTTATCCTCTGCAAAATACACAAGCTCGATTTGACTGGATGCGGCTAACCCTAATAGGTTTGTTGAGCAATCAGTCTTCTGTGGGTGATGAGCCAACACAATTCAGGCAAGGCACTACGTGGTTTGATCTTGATGGTGGGCCAGATGGTGCTATGAAAGTCCGGATAAGGGAAGGGTCGGACGGTACCTGGACAACTCTTGCAGATGTAATACTTCTTGAAACAGTTGACGGCACTGTATTCACTTTAAGCGAATTCTTTCAGCAAGTTGCATTAGAGAATGGTATTGGTGATGCTACCTTAGTCGAAGCCGACCCAAACTCTCCGCAGCTATCGGTGACATTTAATTCCGGTACTGGTCAATTTATTATCTCTTTCGACCAAACGGAAGTAGATCATAAATTTATTAAAAATTCCGGAACGAAAACGCATGCCCAGATAGATTCCCATATTGATAGCACTAGCAACCCGCACGGGGTCACAGCGACCCAAGTTGGCAAGGATACTGCACAATGGAATGCTAACAGGATTCTTGGTAATACGGTAGCTGGCACGCCGTTAGATGATGAGGTGTTAAGATATGATAATTCTTCTAGCCAATGGATCCCTGGTAAGATAAATAATGATAATATAGAATCTGGTAGCATAACTGGAGACAACATAGCGTCTGGTACAATCGAGAACGAAAATCTCGCACCTGGTACAGCAAGACTAAAATTCCAGTTATTAGATGCTATAGAAGGAGCTTTCACCTCTGGCGAATGGATGGCGGGGTCGGAAGGCGATATGTCCAAGACGTTTGAAATCGTCTTATCCGACATAATTAGTGCGGGCGGAGGTAGTGGTTCTGGATTTGCGTTTTCTGATATTTCGATGTTCTGGGTAGATATCGAGTTTGACATAAGTACTGGAGGCGTATTGCCAGCCAGTTGCCAACTTCGTCAATTCAGCGATTCGGTTGTTGTTGGCAGCGGTGGTTCCGGGACTGGCGGAGGCCCTGTTCTTGAGAGCTTTGACACTATTTATGAGATAGGATCGACTGCTGGTACTGCACCAGATTCTATTACAAAATTCAGAACAACTATATTGGTTCCAAGGATTGAGAACAGCAGATTAAGATTCCAACTGTACTCAGACGACGCGAACTTTTCGGAACTCAAGTTCGCTGTGGTCGGAATAATGTCATACTTCTAATGGTTACTGCAGAACAGTTAGCCGAAATTATAGAGGAGATAGATCCATCCGCTAGAGAATGGGTCTATAACAGATATTGTAGGCATTGCGGTAGATATTTATACTCTGATTCTGAATGCAACAAATGTGGTTCGCCAGCAGTCGATCCAGTGACTAGACCGTTGCCATTTCAAACATCTGCTACTGCCATTGAAAAATTAGTTGTATGGGCTAAGAAGATGGCTAAAAATGATGTTGATGCTGAGATTATACATAATATAAAATCTATCGTATATAAGTGGTACGATGTCGATGATGGTTCGTTTTCTAAGGATCCGAAAAAACATCATCAAGACATAATTGAATCAGTATATGACCACTTGAACCAGCATGATAGAACAAGTTAGAATCTTAAGGGCCGGACCCAACAAGCATACTAAACAGGTATCTGCGAGGCGCGAGTGGGTTCCTGATGTATCAATAATAACGTCAGTATATAATGGCGATCAATTTATTAAGCAGTTTCTCGATGATATTATAAGACAAAGCATTTTTAATAAATGCGAACTTATAATGCTGAATTGCAACTCTCCAGGCTATGAAGACGCAATCATTAGGCATTATGCAAAAGAGCATAAGAATATTATATATAAGAAATTAGACCATGATCCAGGCATATACAACGCTTGGATCATGGGTATAAAAATGGCTAGGGGTAGATATATCACAAATGCTAATCTCGACGACAGGAAGCACCCCCAGAATCTTGAAATCCTTAGGGATGAACTAGATAACAACCCATCATATGATATTGTATGCGGTTTGACAAAGACTACGCCAATACCAAATGAGATGTGGGAGGATGTAAAATCCAACATAGTATGGTGGAGAGATGCACCTAATAACATAACAGTTGACTCATTGTTCAGAAAAGAAGACGGAGACATCGTTGGCAACAATGTTATACATTGCATGCCGATGTGGAGGAAGAAATTACATGCCAAATTTGGATATTTCGAAGAGTCGGAATACGGCACATTCTCTGATTGGGCTTTTTGGCTAAAATGTCTTTCTGGTGGTGCGCGGGCCAGAAAACTTAATCAAGTTATTGGTGTATACTTAGAAGATCCTGCGTCACACGGACATAGGAATTATGATTATAATATAGTCAACAAGATTATAGATGAATATTGTATAAAAGGCAGATCGATAGGGTCGAAGATGAAGTCGGTCTATCATATTGAACACCATTATGATAGAAAATTAAATCTTGGGCAAGAAACATTAAAACACATATATGGAGAACACCGGTCTGGGTGGTCATATGCCATGAGTAGCCTCGTGTCTCTTCACACTGCAAATGGTGTCGCGCTCGACCCTTTCATAGAGAAGAAATTTAACTGGGGAAACAGCCCTGGTGATCTTAGGAACAATCACTCGCCGCACAATTACCCTTGGGTTGGATTTATTCACAACCCACCAAATATGCCATGGTGGTTCCAATATGACCAATCGCCGCACGCAATATTTACTATGGAAAGCTGGAAGCAGAGTATGTTGCATTGCAAAGGCTTGTTCTGCTTGTCTAAATATCACAAAGATTGGCTAGAGACTAAGCTTGATGTGCCGGTGTGCAATCTCTACCATCCAACTGAGTTCCCAGAAGAAAAATTCGATTTAAATAGATATGCCGCAAATCAAGACAAGAAAATCATTCAAATTGGCTGGTGGCTTAGAAAACTAAATTCTATATATATGCTCCCAACTAAGAAGTTAAAAAGAGCGGTGTTGATGCCTAACAAACCATATGTGGCTGAACTGTACAGGAAAGAGAGGGCGGTCAATAACCTTAATGTAGATGAGTCCACGGCAGAGAAAATTTCATTTGTTCCCAATAAATTATATGACTCACTTTTGGCTAGCAATCTTGTATTCGTTGATCTGTATGACTCAAGTGCTAATAACGCTGTTATTGAATGCATTGCTAGGAATACTCCAATAGTGGTCAGGCGAGTACCGGCTGTAATCGAATATCTTGGCGAGGGCTATCCACTCTATTTCGATTATTTAGATGACGCAGCTGCAAAAGCTGAGAATTTCGAATTAGTATCAGAAGCCCATCAATACCTGTGCGACAATCCTATAAAGGAAAAGTTAACTAGAGAGTATTTTCTAGAATCGTTCGCTGAGTCAGAGATATATAAGTCATTATGAAAATAACAGCCATAACTTTGTCAGTTAATTATGGTGATATTTTAAAAATGACTTTGTTGCATATGCTCGATCAGTTTGATTCAGTATATGTAGTTACCGACGAGCAGGATCGTTATACTAGGTCTTTAGCGCGTCGTTTAAATGCAAATCTTGTCGAGACCAACATATTTTATGATGGCGGAGCTAAATTTAATAAATCTAAAGCAATAAATTTAGCATATAGACTGGCAGATGCAAATGAATGGGTCGCACTAATAGATGCAGATATCATGCTGCCAGAAAACTTTAGAGATATTGCCAACAATCATATATGCAATATCGACCACTTATACTCAGCACCAAGGGTGGTTTATAATACATATGAAGACCTGATCAACAATAATTACTCTAAAGACAATCTCGGTAAAAAGACCGGCTGGGGATACTTACAAATATTCCACCCAAAATGCCCAAAAATAAATAAATATCAATTATATAATGAGAGATATCACGACGCTAGTAGTGGTGATGTAGAATTTCGATATCAATGGGGCGAAGACGAAATAATAACTTTGCCGATTGTCTTGAAGCACTTGGGGCCAGTAAAATCAAACTGGAGTGGTAGGAGGGCACCTGAATTTAGCCCGCCAAAAACATGGAAAGATTCTATTTCAAAGCTTCGGCCTGCATTGCTTCCACCCTTGCTAGATGCAGATCGTGCTTAGTCATATCCTCAATCAATTCTTTGAATCCATATTTTGGCTTCCATCCTAGTTTGTCTTTAGCTTTCGATGGATTACCTATTAATCTTTCGACCTCTGTTGGTCTTAGATATCTTTCAGCAGTGTCGACGTGGCTTGTTGGATCAATATCTAAGTAATTGAAAGCTATATCTACAACTTCTTTGACTGAATGGTCCTCGCCTGTAGCTATTACATAATCACCTGGTTCGTCTTGTTGAAGCATCAGCCACATTGCTTCAACATAATCCCTGCTATGGCCCCAATCCCGCCTAGCATCTAAATTTCCTAGATATAGCTTATTCTGCAGCCCATGTTTTATTCTTCCAGCTGCCCTTGTTATCTTGCGTGTAACAAATGTTTCTCCACGCCGTGCGCTTTCATGGTTGAATAAAATTCCACAATTTATGTGCATCCCGTAACCTTCTCTATAATTTGTAGCTATATTGTGAGCATATAATTTAGCAGCAGCATATGGGCTTCTGGGATTAAATGGGGTAGATTCATCAGCTGGTTCTGATAGACTACCATACATTTCGCTACTTGACGCTTGATAAAATCTTATATCTTTCTTTGTCCTTTCTTTGTACGCCCTTATAGCTTCTAGGAGCTTTAGCGTACCTATACCCACGACCTCGCCAGTATACACAGGCTGCAAGAAAGATACTTTCACGTGGCTTTGAGCGGCCAGGTTGTATACTTCATCGGGTTCGAGATGGTTTATAAGATTCGAGAGAGACCCAGCGTCGGTCACATCGCCATAATGCAAATGTAGTCGCTCATGGCCAAATATGTGGTCAATTCTATCTGTGTTGAACGTAGATGCTCTTCTAATTATGCCGTGAACTTCGTAGTCCTTTTCTAGAAGCAATTCTGCTAGGAAAGACCCATCCTGGCCCGATATCCCACTTATAAGCGCAGTTTTCTGAGGCACCAAATTCTCCTAATTCGCGGTTTCCACGGTGGAAACCAAAATAACAATCTTATTTCTTATTACTCTTGGAGCCTGCGATCAAGCATATTACGCCAAACAGAATAATTAGTGATGATATCGCAACGCATGCCAAGATGAACGCTTCGTCATTCACAGCTTACGCATCTTACAATGTTTGATCAAATTGATGTTGTCCGGTGTCGTCAGAAAGGTCCCGTCTTTATTGACAAAACCTATCATATCTTCTCCGAGGACACTCGGGATCTTGAAAGCTTCTTTGGGATTTGCCACGATTGTGCAATGCTCAAATGATGCATCAGACCCGACCGTCAAGCAGCAGCATTTATGCTTGTCAGAACCCCTCGGAGGTCTAGAAGCACTGCTCAGCATAATCAGGTCGACGTTATCGATATCGGTAGAATGGACCCCGTCTCTGCATTCCCACACGAAGGTCTTTTTATAAAGTGATCTAACGCCTTTTGGCGTCTTGCCGGGTGGATATATCGATACGTTTTCGAACGGGGTACCAGCAATAACCGCTAATTTAGCTTTTGTCTTTTTCATTTCTTTATATTTTCTCTCGGACATAAACATTTTCTTTTGCGACGTGGCGTGACACAACCGTTCATGGAGCCGATAAGTCACATGCTCGCTAGAGTTTTGGTTCTTGAGTTAGAGCTTATGGCATCAGTATATTCTGTCAATGAGAAAGATGGAGTCGGAATATATACTTCGCATACGACGAGTGTACCAGCTAAAATATGCCGTGTGAGCGACAGCAAATGCGTTGTTTGGTCTTATCATCATAATATATCAACACCAATAGAGCAGATGGTGTTTGAATATTCTATAGAGGACCCGTCGTTTGATCCTCAGAAATTGGCTAATGACGTCTGCAAGTTCGCTTTTGAAGCTGCGTGCATCGGGAAAGGTGTCCGAGAACAGTGAGGTTATGATTGCTTTAGTACGTAAAACTTCACGCAGTATAAGGAATCTAACCTATGTTTGAGAGAAATAATGGTTTTTCTCGCCGCTCGCGGGAGACACACTCCGGTGAACAAACGTCTTTCCCACTAACCGGAGACAATCATGACGAATACGCAGAAGAGAAATCAGCTCGTTGGGCTGATGACCGAAGGTGCCAATAAGTTCAGTACCTTGGGTTTCATCGCGTGGTGGAACGTACGAGGTGTCGAGGTCACTCGTGACGAGTTGATCGAGATGCTCAAGAAGGCCGACCTCGATCCGAAGTATGCTCGTAAGCATAACTATCGCAGCTCCTTTATCCGGGCACTCAAGGCCTTGGAAGAGCAGCGGATTATCAGACTGGTTGAGGAGAACCCGACCAGAATGATCTATCAGTTCACCAGCGAAGTCAAGATCGAGGACCCCGATTCGCCGCACTTCCTGTACACTCCCGAAACCAATGTGGTCGTCGACAAGACCGAGTACTTCGAGTCTCAGGACTTCGAGAAGGCTCTGATTAAGTGCGACGAACAATTTAAGCAGCATCTGGTCGATCTGTTCAACAAGGAGCGAGAGACGTACCGATCCGCTGATGTGACTCGGTACGTCAAGAGCATCTTCTCTGACAGTGCCGATATTATTCCGCTTCGGCAGCAGGGTAGCGTCTACTTCGTGCCGTACGTCTTTAAGGATGTGGTCGACAAGGTCCATAGCCTGCTGACTCAACTCGGCAGTTCCCTGGAGTTCGCACCGCTTCCCGATGTTGGTTCGAGCCGTTCGATGGTCGGCAATGTCGTGGTCGATATGATCTCTGCCGATCTGGACAAGATCAAGGAAGAGGTCCATGAGACTCAGACCCAATCGATCAAACGTGCCGATCGGTGGACCGAGTACCGTAACAACCAGCTGAACGAAATCGAGGCGAGACTCGATTTCTACGCCGATGCGGTCGACGATGATGTCCTGGAGAACCTCAAGCAGCGCGTTTCGGAAGTTCGCGTTGAATTGAACAGGTAACCATGACTGACGAGTAGCTTGAAGGTGCATGCACCACCTTCAAAGGGATTGGCGGGTACCTACCGGAGCACCCGCCCTAACGACTTTCCGAACGGTGTGTAAGCACTTAGGCGGAATTAGCGAGCCGACGCAAGTGTTTGAGGTTAGGAGCCTCACGTCTAAATGACGCGGTGAAATTCCGGAGCTAGTGCATGGGCGGTGGTGGGCGAGACGGACGGGGCGGACCGGGGCGAGGAAACTCGCTCCGGTCTTTTTTGGAGAGAACTATGAGTAAAGTCACACTGGACGACATAATACCTGAAATTGAATCTGTCTTCGGCAAGGTAGGAGTCAGACTCAAGAAAGATGGATTTATCCCTACCAAGTATGAGGAGGGTAAAGAGAAGGTATATGACGTGAAACGAGGAAGGAAAACCAGAAAAGCCAAAACTAAGAAATTTAGAGCCACATTAAAGCGCGATGGCATGCGCTTAGAAATTTCGTGGTGCATAAATTCTAATCATATAGTCAATGATATTAATGGTTACAACGGTACAGCTCAATTCTTTGTCAGGCAGAAGACCGGCGGCTACAAGAGCATGGCCGTTCTAATTGGCAAAAACGGCAAATGCTCATATGGGTGGAAAACCGGTCATCCTATAAAGTCTGCATTTATAGAAGCATTGGACACTGAAGTTCATGATATAGATCCATCATGTCGCCGCAGGCGACCAAAGGACGCTGAGCAGAGAAAATTCAGGTCGACAAACATCAAGAAGCATCCGGTTTTAGTTAGGATCTTCAAAGGCAAATACAAAACATATTATATTGATAATAATGGCAAAGTAGCCGTCAGCGAGTTGCCTGTTAAAATAGATAATAATATTGAGTATACGCATTCCTACGCTGATATCAACGCCTCTGTTGTTGGGCTTATCGCCATAAAGGGCAATAAGGTAACTCAAGATGTGTCTAATCCAAGCAATGACGGTGTGCACTTTATTGTCGAACATCGCTTAGGAACCGAGCGCAATCGTGTAGTGTATGTAAACGATAATGCTGACTATTATTATGAAGGCCATTACCATCACTACTATGACAATAAAGCAGAAAAATATGCACATAAATATACATTGCCAAAGAGTAGCAAAAAGGCACCACTAGATCAAAATGACCAAGGCATTATAAGGTTGGTTGTGCAAGTATTCATTGACGAATTTGCAGAGGACGCATAGTGGTTTTTCGCCGCGCGGCTGTGCGCCACGATCGATAGCAGCCAGCGGGTGGCTGTCAAACATAAAAGTGGAGATAGAACAATATGGGACAGCACTTCTACGTACCGAGCAACATCGTCGAGAAGGAACTTGAGGTCAGCAAAGAGCTTGACCCCATCAAGAAACCCGATCTGACTCCGAAGCAGGTGATCGAAGAGCAGATTCTGGGGATTACCGGCAGACCCAACAATTTCGACAAAGTCGTATTCAAGGAGTTGTGGTCCGACGAAGCCGGTACGCGGTTCCGCGTCAATGTCTTCACTAAGACGTACGAGAAAGACAGCGCCATGCCCGACATTTCGATGGTTGACAGCTATTTCGTCCTGTTCAACAGCGAAATGGGATCGGTTGACCAGATCAGCCCATCTCCGAGACTGAAATTCCGCAATAATTGATGAAGAACGTCATGCAAGCCATGGCGGAAGAGCTAGTCCGTAGACTATGCTATTGCGAGCTGGTGCGCAAAAAGTGGCCCTCAAACGGATTCCCACACTATAGATGGAATAGTGGTATTGGTGGAGAGCATGGTCTCATTGAGGTAATATATTCTGATTGTATATTGGCTGAATTTTGGCCAGACTGCTCCACAGTATGGTATCCGAAGTCCAAAGGATGGCATTATATTCTTGAGGACCCAAATTTCGAGCCAGAATTTCTGGTGTACGAAATGTATGCGTACTTGGTTGCACACTACCTACTAGGGTCTCGATGAAGTTACCAGAAAACATAGAAGCTAGAGACTACCAGCTCCAGATCATATCCGAAACCATTGAAGCAATCGAGCGTGGGCATAAGTCTATTTTGATAGTCTCGCCAACTGGATCGGGCAAGACTATTACGGGGCACTTACTTCTGCATGAGCTTTACAATAGATATGGTTACAATGCTGGGTGGACCTCAATGCGTAGGTTCCTTTGGCGTCAAGCACGTAGATCGAATGAAAAATTGACGAAGTTTCCGCATGTCCGATATTTTAGTCTATTTGATAAAGACTTTCCAACCGACGTCGATGTGCGAGTGGAAGATGAGTGCCTTCCGGCACCCACTATAATAGAAACGGAAGATGGGCTAAAAACGATTAGAGAAATCGTTGATTCAAAATATTCTGGAAGAGTGCTTTCATTCAACGGAACAAACAATGAATGGTGTGAGGTTACTAATTGGTATAAAAGAGACAACGATAAAACTTGGATTAATCCAACAAGAAACAACCCAAATAAATACACTGACACATTCAAGCAATTGTGGTGTACACCAGATCATACATTATTCTATATTGATGATCCATTAAATCCTATCATAAAACAAATTGCAGCCAAAGACATTGCCGGAAAGTATCTTGTTGCAAAACCAACAAATTATAAACGAAACAACATAAATCCTTACTATAATAGTGATCAGTTATCGGTCATAATTGGATCTGTCTTGGGTGATGGCTCGGTTGGCAAGTCTGGCAGAGTAAGACTGCAGCATTGCAGTATGCAATCTGAATATTTAGACTGGAAAGCCAAAATACTTGGTGGCAATAAATCAAGACATGATAAATGGTCTGGATATAGATGGAAGCACGACGGATTTAGAGACAATTTTGCCGTAACTAGCCAGACATCTAGAATAAGAGATATATGCTACATAAATAATCAAAAGAAAATCACAAACGACATAGTTGAAATGGCGGATATAAAGACTGTTGCTATATGGTATATGGATGATGGGAGTATTAGTAGAAAACGTGCAGTGTTCCATACTGAAGGATTCGACAAAGAATCGGTAATAAACTGCCAGAAAATATTGGCAAAGTTCGACATAAATAGCAAAATAGCTAAGTCGAAAACAAAATACCATATTATACAATTAAATGTAGAAAATACTAAGAAAATGATGGGATTAATATCAAAATACAGATGCTCATCTATGAATTATAAATTTACAGAACATCATGACTTATATAAATGGGACAGCAAAAAATTAGACTTCGGAACAATCAAAATAAATCATATTAATAATAAACAAGGTAGGGCGATAAAAGGTAGGAAATTGAAGTATGACATAGAAGTCAAAAAGAATCATAACTTTTATGCCAATGGATATTTAGTACACAATTGCCACCATAGCGCATGCAATACGTCTATTTGGCAGCGCGAGACCATCGACCCGGCAATTGACATTGGTTTGACGGCTACTAACTATCGTACTGACAAGCTGAAGTTGGCTTATAGTAAGGTTGTCAACGGCCCAGATATAGATTTTCTTGTGAATAACGGCTTCTTGAGTCCTTATCACTTCTATGCGCTCAGGCAGAGATGGAATGCAGACAACATAGCACGCTTGTATTTGTCGGACGCTGCCAGGTGGGGCAAAAGTGTGATCTTCTTATCCAAGGTGGACAACTGCTATAAAGCAATGAATATTTTGTCCGATGCTGGAATAAAATGTGATGTTGTGCATGCTAATAGCGACCAAGAGAACCAGATCGAAGCGTTTATCAACAATGACTTGCAAGTTTTGCTGAACGTCTTTGTTCTTACAGAAGGTTTCGACGTACCAGACTTGAAGACCGTATTTGTTAGATCTGCATCAGAGGGGCCGACAATACAGATGTGTGGACGAGTGCTTCGTACTCATGGCAGCAAAAAATATGCGCAAATAGTCCAGCCGTATTCTGCCAAGCATCCTTTCACCAATATAGCTGAGGCATCAAAGAAATTGGTGCAGAAGAGAGGCAATTGGGATGAAGTTTCTACGAATTCCTTAGTAGAGATAGCGTCTAAAGCTATATTTAGGAGAAGATGGTGATAAAGTTTAAGAACCCTAGGATCGTAAGACTTGACAATGATGGTTGGCCTACTGAAGAGCATTTAAGTGTGCCAAGCGAAGTTTATATTTTGATGAATGGTGAAGTCATCTGGCTTGGTTGTCAGATATGCCTCCTAATTGACATAGAAAAGGCAGTATGTAAGAGATATTTAAATATGCTCAAGTGTCTAGTAAACGTAGAAGAGCATATGGGAGAGTGGGATTCGGTCAGTAGAATGCCATTAACTCAGCAAGCTTTTGAAGATGCAAAGAAGTGGCTAACTACGCACGATTTTGCCAAGTAGGGATATCTGTGACTTCTTTGCTCATGCCGTACTCGCGGTTCTGCTTGGCCCATATTTTGACTAATTTTGAAGCCTCATATATTCTTATCAGTTCGTCTCTAGTTAGGCCCATTTCGAGAATTTCTCCAATCTCAGACCCCATTATGGCTGCTACTACTTTAAATGAAGCACTGGTCCTTAATGCGCATCTATTTATTGAATTATATACCCAGCCCTTTTGATTCAACTTTTTAACCTCAGAAGCCGCGCGTACAGCCAGCCAGTCGTTGTTTTGTTTGCAGTTTCTAGCTCTTCTTTTGGCTCTTTTTACTTTTTCTGTCCGCTTTTTCGCTTCATCATGTGATATGTTATACGCGCTGTACTTAAGCACAACAGGGTACTTCCCGAGGCTCATAGATGATTTCTTTATCGTCCCATCGGGTGCTTCGCAACTAAACACGGCTGGCCTGTAGAATAATGAGTTACCCCAGTATATTGTCAGAGGCGATTTTACCAATGTGTGTTTCAGAGTGCACCTTTTTGCAGTTACGGAATCGACAGCCCATGGTATTTCACCCGACACTACGCTCGATGATAAAAGTCCTGGATTGGCGTCTTGCCCATCGAATTCGACTAAAATCTTCTGCTCAGGATGAAGCATTTTTGCTTCATCTATATCTAAATCCGGCCCGATAGCTGAATATATCATCCTGTGCTCCTCTTTCTATTGTATATTTTGTCATGACTTTCAGCGCGCGGCGGCTGCGCCACGACAAGCGGAGGAAAGTATGCACAATCTACCAACAATAGAACATGAAGTTGCTCAGTTGTCCAAGATCCATGTTGATGACAACGACAGACTCACGCTGCCTGATGGCAGAGTGGTAGAATCAAGCGATAAATTCTGGTCTTCATGGTCTTCGATGTTTAAAATCGACACCAACATATTCAAGACCTTTTCGCACAAAGAGGTGTTTGGGAGGGTCGATGGTCGCGTAAGAGTAATTATGGTTGATAATTTGGCAGTTGGATGTGCTGACCCATCTAAAACCATAGTTGAACCTGGCCACATAGATAGCCTCATGGATCTGGGCCCCATATATTCTATATATGGCGGTGGCATATATAATATGGTATTCCCGGTAAGATTCGACACAAAATTATACGTTGGCTCTGACGCCCTTAAGCCGCGATTTAGTGTTGACATCTATATCGATAGCGGGAGACTGCCTACAATACATCTCGCTGCCGCAAAGTTCGACGACACTATAATTGTTGCTAGAAACAGAGATTTTAAGGCTAACATCAATCTCGGTAAGAGCCAAGATAAGGCACTTGATATTCTTAAACGCAATATAGTTTCTTTCAACGATGAAAGCGGCTACAAGGAATTGGCCGAGAAATTGACCACAGGGTTTGCTTCATGGGCATCTTATTATGAATCGTCGTCTCTGTATAAGATTCTTGGGTCTGCACTAGCGGATCTAAGCCACAGCGATAGATCAAAATATTTGAATATGCTCACGGAACTGTGCGGAGACCCACTTGAATGGTACGGTATTTCTACTGGCTCTGATATTTCTGACAAGAAGTCGAAGAAGATACCAGTAAAATCCAATGTTTATGACCTGATAAATTTCGCTGGATATGTCTCTACGAAGATCATCGCTAGTAGGTCGGGCAAAATGGAGATTGAAAATTGGATAGGTAAAGTCTTGATGGACGAGTTCGACCTCGAAAATAGCGTGAAGGCTTTTCCTAGATATGAAGACTTTTTCGATGAAAAATAACCCACACTGCAATTTTGTTAAGCCAAATACAAAAGATGAAATCGAGCAATTAATCTCGTATGAAATTACATATTGTGAAATAGATCGTTTGGTTTCTATACGCAGGTGTGGTCAAGCAATCGAGATATCTGACAATATATGCGACCCAAACTCATATATATGGGTATTGATATATGTAGAATTTGACAAGATCGAGACTGCTAGTGGCCATATAATTTATGACGGCTATAAAGCATATACATTAATGACTAATCAGCTGCAACACGAACTGCCTTTGTCAGGCAAGAATAAGGAAACACTAGACGACATCATGAAGCATGTCCATGAGGCACCAGCGGTTCCATTCGGTGTTTATGATCTTTACAGTTTTATGGCTTTTTGAGATAATATGACAATACAATATGAACCATATGTGTTTAAGGGTGATTGGAAGCTTTGGCGTATATGCACCATGGACGTCTGCCATGTAGATAGCAATGGCTGCGTAAGTTTAGATGACATATCAGATCCATCTAAAGACGAGTTGTGGTTTCTGATAGGCATTTTAGCCAAGCATCCTAGGCATAGGAGCAACAAGTCCTCAGTTATGACTATTGTAACTGACGGCGAAGTGTGGTATGATTGTACTATTACAAAATCTTCATTTATTGGGAAAATGACCAAAGTCGATGACAAAGGTGGGGATTTTATAATTAGTTTAGATCAATCACTACAGCACGCTGACCTTCATGCTGATCCTATGGATCATGACAGTCCAGAAGCTTACATTATAGCTAGTAGTGTCCCTAGATTTGGATGCGGCTACGCGGACTTGTCGCCGGAATCCAAAGAGGTAATCCAGAATGCCATCAAAGAACGATTCGGTTAACGTGTCGTACATACCATTATTGGATGTGGACCACTCGACACCAATTGACTATGCGCCGCATATTCTTCGCACAATCCAAGAAGGCGTTGGTCTAATAAGATACATATTTACATATGGTGGCGGGAAGATAGTGTTGTGTTTAAATAGGGCAAGAGACATCTATGACCATATGGATAAATGGTGTGACGGCGATATAGAAAATACGATGGTGATAAATGCCGAAAATGGCGACAATCGCTTTTCTCTATGTATATTCCCCGTACAAGTTAATATTGGCGAAGATATAGTTGTCCCACTCCGGTATCAATCTACTAAAGGGCATGAAGCGCCAGAGTTGGGTCAAAAAGTCAAAGTTGGCATCGCTGATTCTAGTGGGTTGCCGCAGAAATATTTAATGCCTAGTGATATATACTGGCTTGGGAATCTCCGTACTTCTAGCGTGAAGTTCGACGGCGAATCGGTCCAATCTAAGATCTTATCATTGCTTCGCGACGTTGGCGGCGACACCAGCGAGAGAGGAACGAACGATGGCTAAACGCACATGGAAATGGCAACTCGCAGCTATCCAGAAGCTGATTCCAGACGCTCAGGTCGTGAGAGACGACGAGGGCTATCGGGTAGATGCTGCTGCTAAGATAGGCGGCTATACCGCCGCAGAGCGATTCGATGACCCATTTACTGAGATTGATAGCACCGCAGATAGCCCAGGTGAAGCAGTTATCAAATGGTATGACGCTGTAAGCTGCTCCGATCCAACACTGTATGTGGCTTACAAAGGCAAGAAGTTCATGCCAGATCCAATTCGAGGCGAATGGCGTGAATTAAGCGACGAAGACGCAGAATGCCTTCTCGATACCAGAAAGTCATTCAGGGCGATCCAGCAATCCGAAGCTGTCAAGCCGCAGCACAGAGCGGTCAATATAGATAGTTTCGAAGATTACGAAGACCCGTCTGAATTGGAGAAGAAGGAAGACAAACCCGAACCTCAAAAAGATAGTGTCCTGGTAGACCATATAAAATTCGGTGCCAAAGCACTCGGACTGGCATTCTTGATAGGATTTGGCAGAGCCTGGTGGTCGAGCGATACCAGAGAACGCAGATAATTCTTGGCTCCATCAAACTACGTTACTGTGTCCCGTGCACTAGCGTATGCTAGAGGAGAACACTTAGATTGGCGAGAGACAACTTAAAATTGAAAACATCTATCAGTCTCCGCAAAGCCAACCTACGTGTAAGTGACCACTAATTTATAGTTCTACCAGTCACACTCCTAAGCATGCGTGAAAACCCACAAAGTATCGATGTAGGTGTCAACAAAGGCTCGCCTTTTTGCATGGCCTTTTTGTTTGCCAAAGATGGCCTCAAGGTATATAGCGGGTCTATCGACAGAATCGAAAGCGCAACATCTACGATGCCAGTTTGCCATGGTATCGTGCACATATATTGTAAGATTTCTAACATGCGGAAATATTGGTCTCTGTTTGGCAACAGGCGTGGCCTTGAATTGCTGAAACTCTCGTGGAGGAAGAACGATCGGAGATTCAGCGGCAGATATGTCAAAAAGAATCACAAATACATTCTATATAGTGGGGAAGTCGACGATTATTACGGCTTCGAACCTAGACCTCTAAAAGAATTTAAGCTTATTGCGTCGTGGAGGAGGTTACCTAGCGAATTTCTGAATGAACTGGAGCCATATCAATGAGAAAGAAAATCAGATGGTTCGAGTTCTTCGATAGTTCAAAGTATGTTGTGTCGAGAGTATTGGCTGTAGAAGCAGTAATGCTGGATAAGAAGCACCGCATTGTCAAAGCTGTTGATCGGCCTGGTGATGCATATTTCTCTATCACGCTAATCATCATCCCTCGCGACGATCCACAGTCTACAAGGCATACCTCGATTATCTATGATTCACATAACAACAGATGGGTATGGGCCAATCACAAGAAGGTGGTCAGTTGGCCATCTAGATACAATCTCACGAAAGAGGACAAGTCGGTTATCGATAAGGCTGTCCATGAGTACGTAGCAACTGTCATAGACCCGGAGGTTTCTAATGCATAAAGAAAAGCGATACTTCGTGCACACTGGTGGTAACGGAGAAAAGTCACACAACAAGTTTTGGGTTGTGTGGCAAGAGGCAGAGAATTCCGTTTCTACTATGAATGGAAGGCTCGGCACAAAAGGCCAAACCCGAACGAAGGAGAGTGATAAAGGTCTCTCGTGGAGTTCGTACGAAGCGTCTAGATATTATCAGACCAAAATTGACGAAAAGATGTACCGTAAGGGTTACCGCGAAGTAGATCAAGAGAAGTTCGAACTAATGAGCAAGTATGCCGAAGCTGTCGGATCCGCCAATAAGTTGATGGCTACCGAGTGGGTTGGATTCGACAACAGTGAACTGTCAGTTCGCCCAATACCAAAGAATGATATCATGGACCCTGATGCAGATATCGCGTTGCTGGCAACCGTTGAGACACGCAAGGTGATTGATGATTACAATGTGTTCGACATTGCCTATACAAATCACGGTGTCTATGCAAGACCTAAGAGGTATGTGGTCACCGGAATTGAGTCGGGTAGGTTCTCTGCAGTTGCAGAAGATAGCGACCTCGGTAAGATCGCCTATAAAGCGGTCGGTATCGTTGAATTGAAGGTGGGAACATGAAAATTATAATGGCTGGGACTGAATTGGACTTTGGTGCAAGCCCAACAAAGGGCGCAAAGGTCATAATCAACGACATCGATATGAAAGATCTTATCATTGAAGTTGAAGCTGATAATGCCGAAGTTGTTATAGTTGATGGAATAATCACTATTAGAAAGAAACAAAGCGAGAATATTAAGCTATAGATTCTTAATTCTGTCGGCTGTATATTCCAATAGTGATAAGATGCCTGGTGATTTATAAGATTCTATACTTACACCAGCCATTTTAAGCATATTGAGCGTCGCTTGGAAGTCATTGTCATGCACACACACGCACTCTTGGGCGCTATATACTATTCTAGATATTCCCTTTTGAGCAAGCATTTTGGCGCACGTTGAGCATGGCGGTCCGGTAACATAAGCAGTACCGCCAGTCAATAGGCCGTTGCTGAACATAATGGCATTCTGCTCAGCATGCACTAACCACATATACTTCTCTGGTCTAGTGCCAGGGATTTTAGAATCATCTATTCCTTGAATTGATCCGTTGTACCCGACGCCCAATATTCTGTGCTGGTCGTCAGTTATGACACAGCCATTCTTGTGTTCATGAGGATCAGAAGATCTGGCAGATACAAGAAACGCCATTGCTATAAAGTAATCATCCCATTCTGGCTTCATATTGTACAAATACCTCACGTTTTGATTGCCAGCAGCGGCGCGGCGAGACACGCGGTAGCGGAGGAACGCACGTATGAACGTCGATAAGTTTATGTATTTTTGGCCACCGAGAGCCAAGACTTCAGTAAAATTCGGATCTGACCATCAGAAAAAGCTCGCTGATTCGAATTTGTGGGTCGCACAATTCAAGCTCAATGGGCAACGCAACCTGACATATATTGACCCAGATGGAAATTTTCAATTCTGGAATAGGCACAAAGAGGAACATAGAAGTTACAGTCCGCCCGATTTCCTCAGGGACGAACTTAGAGACGTTCTTGGAGTCGAACGAGGCAAATGGTCGGTGTTTGATGGTGAACTTCTCCACTTGAAGGATAAAACCATCAAGAACACTATCTATCTGTTTGACGTTCTAGTCTTTAATGGCAAATTCTTGTTGAATTCCACTTATTTCGATAGACATCAATTGCTTCGGGAAACAACAGGCACCACCGATGCTAGCAGAGACGACATTGCAATCAAGCCAACTAAGCACGTTTGGGTTGCAGACACATTGCGGCCTAACGAGTGGGACGATGCATGGAAGCATACCGACATTAGCTATATTGAAGGATTTGTATTCAAGAAGGTCGATGCTAGATTGAAACCGTGCATCGTGGAGAAGAATAACACTGAGTGGCAAATTCGCTGCCGCAAACCAACCAAGAACTATCAGTTTTAAAGGCATCAAATGTACACAATAGGTAATATTATATACGGCATTCCGCTTACGGAAGAACTTGAAAGAGCATTAGACAAATGCGGCATCGAAGAAGTCGAGTGTGTCGATTTCAATACGTATTATAGTGGTCACAGCGATTATACACCGGGCTACTTAGGCGTTGAATTGAAGAGATTTGATGAATGCAGCGGGAACATTCTCCTTAGCGAATTAGATGTTGATCTGTCAGGATCGCAACGGAAAGAAGTGGAGAAATTGGTAAATGCGCTTCCGGAGAGGATCGAAGAATATGTTGATGACGACCCTGAAGTTGGCGATGATGTGATGCAGCAAGTAAAACACATATTAAATGGGTTGAAGATCGACAAATACATCATTTGGAGCACCAGTTAAGGAACAGCAAATGCACAGAGCATGGGATGTCTATCGCACCGCACTAAACGAGCATACGGGACGTCTTTACCGTAAACATCTCGATACCGTTTTCTACAACGATGGCTGCGATGAGCAGTACGTCCATTCCTCGCTTATCAACCACGACGGTTTCCCTTCAGATATCGAAATTGAGGGAGATGGGCTTGCTATTTGTTCCGCTTGTGAGGAGACTATTCCCGTAAGTGCTGTGAATTGCCCCCATTGCAAAGCCTATCTCGAAGATGAGTACAAATATCCCCACGTTTTTCCAATCAGTCGTGAAGTTTTGGAATATGCAGGAGAACTAGATGAAGACAGTTAATGGGAAGCTAGAGGACAATGGAGACGGAACGTGGGCATTTACTTACATGAGCGAATCAGTCACTCTGACTGATGAAGAGGTGAAGGAGTTCACGTCTCCGCCCCAAGAGTTGTCAGAGGAAGAATTACGCGAGATTGCAGAGGGAATCTACCACGGTAGGATTTTTTGTGACCGCCAGGTACATACTCCGCAAGAAATTCCAATGGTCTTCATGCCATTAGCACTTATGGATGACAAAGGCCGGGCTTCCATGATCTTGCAAGACGCCAATTTTGTCTATGAGTATGTCGAGAAGGCCGGTCCTAGATCGATTAATGGCATGCCGTGCTTTTTCTCGATGCGATTTCTCACAACTGATCAAGCAAAAAAGGTTCTTGATTGTCATCACGAAATGGTAGAAGCACGTAAGGACGCCAATGAGACAGACGACGCTAGTAAATGACAAAATATGCGACCAAGTAAGAGCCGCATTGTCCAATAGCATTCATGATGTCCATGCTACTGCTAATTACTATCCATCCAACATGGTTTATGAGATCGTAGTACGGCATATGACGAATGTCATATTTAAAGAAACGATTCCAGCATGCGATGGCTCGGTTTTATATGATTATATTGGTAAAATCAAGGATATCATCGATGATTATCTCGTAAGCTATAACAAATTGATGATTAAATGCGATCATTCAATAGAAGAAGTTAAGGTGCCACAGTCGTCATTCAAAATAGTTGATCATGGATTTGGTGCATGTTCATATCAGAGCGTTGGTTATACTAGATATTGTTGGGTTTGGTTCGATATTGTTGGTACACACCGACAATGGCTCAGATTCTATTGGAACAGGGACGATATCAAGCTGGACAAAATAAAGGATACACTGGAAAGAGATCGTAAGAATCGAGTTTATGAAGATAGCATAGGCGATAACAATCCTCCAAATTGTTTCTTGGTCGATGATTCATTAGAAACGATGGTTATGTCATTTATTGATGGCAACGAGAAGCTTCTCAATATGGCCAAGAATCTGCCATTAAATAGATTAGGAACGAGAGAAGACACCGAATGGAGTATCGTAATAAAACTCCGGCAGGGCGATGATTTAGTTCCATGCACAAATGGGACATCTGGCAATCCAGACGCTGATCTATGGATTGTTATCATAGATAACAACAATCAATATACGAACAAAATCGTGAAGGGTTTTGGAATGTCTCTGAGAGACAGCGGCGCAAAGGCTTTTAATCTTGAGAAGGCAGACAGACAATCGCCATTTATCGATGTAGACGAAGTGTCCATAATAAAGAGCAATAGATTTCACGCACAGTATCAGTACAAGATAACCGATCCGGTAAGAGAAGACGATGAATACTTGCCAATGATATTAAAGGAGAATATGCCAAGTGACGTATCAGGAAGCCGTTAACTTGGAGAGCGGGGATACTAGTGCCTTGCTGTTCAAGCTCGTAGAGTACTTTGAATCACATGGGTACTCCGTAAATACCAAGAAATTCTGGGTCGACGAATATGCTGGCCACGATGGGCGACATAAGAGAATATATATGGAGAAAGGAGAGAAACCTCCCACTAAGCCATCCGGTCTAGCAAAAGCATCATATATATCTGTGGTGGCCAAGAAAGAGACTACATCAGTTAGATTCAACGATTTTGATAAATCTATTGATCTATATTACTCGACAAAACCACAATCAGAAGGCGGATCATATAGAAAGGTAGCTGGGGCATCGATAGATACCAATAAATTCTTCTACGAGAGAAATCTCAGATCGCTCCTTGATAAGATTGACACTATCAACAGAACCGGGTCTTTAAAATCGGCCATATTCTCAACCGTCGATTTTGATGGCGATAGATTCATACATGGCATTGGTGTTACGACCATAAACAACACAATTTCTTCGGCCAGCGTTAAAGGGATCATCACAATAGATGACAATGGTAATATTAGAGAAGTCAAAGATGATCCAGATGCAGATGCATGGTTCCTGATAGAAGTTCAGTACAGATATGTGAATAGGCAGCCTGCAGATATCATAACCGATGGTTCTAGTTGGGCACCAATACAAAAGAATCAGATAGTGTCTTTAGATCAGAGCATACCAAGGCTTACGCTCATAGATAGGGATTTAATTGAGGAAGCACTGGCCAGATATGTCAGCAAGCAGAATGGCTAGATCACTATTTGCCACTTCTTTTTGCCAATATCGTGCACTTTTTTGTAACCGTTAGATATAAGTTCAGATTCGCTCTGGTCTCTTCTTCTATGGTATCTGATGCCATTTCGCATCCAACAATACGTTGGTGGCACATCTTTGATTTTTTGCATTCTCATATGTTCGTAAACCTTTCCATCGAACAGCCTATTATCGCTAAATGTTATAAGAGAGCCATTTATCAATTTATTTGATTTTATCCATTTCATTAGGTATGACCAGATCCCATGAATTTTTATGGCCGGGTTTCTAGCCATCCTAGATATCTCCCAATCGTCTTTACAATTTATCCCACTAGGCTTTCTTATGGACAAGCATGCTGACAGATTTCCATAAGCAAATACCCCAATATTATAAGATGCCGGGACACCACCCATGTAATGATACATATCATAAAATAACTTAGCTTCCTGGTTATCTATTAATTTTATTTCGCATTTTTGTGGCCTTACTGATCTTGTTGGTTTTGCGCCAATTCCTTTTATAATATCTCGTTTTCTAGATATTTCATCGCCAAACAACTTCAATTTGCCGACGTTATATAAATCTGATTGTGCGTCTCTTATTTTATCAACTGCGTCTAAAAATATATTATCGTCCCATTTCCATTTAGCCAGATTTATGCATCTAGCAGTTATTCTAATATTGTCCGATTTATATCCTCTGCGTGAATTAATTCTGTCTATAGATGGAGCAAGCGGGCCTGATATTCTGTTATCTAGCGGCACACCAGACAATCCGCATCTGAGGATTCCATCCGAACTATGATCCAATATCGTTTGTCTGATATCAGATTCTATTAAGTTGAATTTATATTTTCTAAGTGATCCGGGGTTTGTGTAGATTCCGTTTATTGCAGATTTTGTTCTTTGTTTTATAGTTTCGTGTTCTGCCCATCCCCAATCTTGGTTATTTTCTGTGTTCAAGCCGTATATCGCAGCGCAGGCATCAATATCGTCCCATTTATTTCTACATAGACTATAAGTTAGTGCGACTATTCTAATATTATTTGGTTCATATCCCCTGGCATTGTCTATTCTATCAATAGACGGAGACAGGGGATCACTCATGGTGTCTAAAAGTTCGACTCCCGTTACAGAACATTTCATGTTGCATTCTTCTAGAATCCTTCTAACATCTTTTATCCCGATAGAAAATGATTTATGTCCAATTGCAGTTCTGATCTTACCATCTTTGACTTTTTTCCTTTTAGATTCAATAAGTTTGTGTTCAATTTTCAGACTTGATGGTCTAGTATAATCTGACTTGGAATATTTTTTGTAAGTTAGTTTTTTGCACTCTTTGCATTTACTGTCATAGTGCCATGCAGATGTTGGTTCCTTGCAACAAGGAAAGAATGCATCAAAAGGTAATTCTTTTAAACAATTAGAGCATACTTTATGGTCTGGCTGGAGATTATTCTTTTCTTTTCGCCGCGACACATTCTTTTGTGCAGCAGCTTTTCTAGCATGATATCGCTCTCTTGCTGATTTATTTAGGCAATCTATGCATCTAGCAGTCAACCCATGTTTTTGCCCCGGCCTTCGTTTCTTTTTTCTAAATTTATCGACAGGAAGGCTATTCAAACATTTAGTACATTTTTTGGTATCTTCTGGCATTTTAAATCCTCTATGTGTATTATACATTATATTTGAACGAGGGGACATCGAGGCAGAAGCATCACAATTTTTGCTGAAACGTCGCAGCGCGACAAGACGCTGCAAGAAGTCTCTCACCGCGTCTCAAAGATAAGGAGAAGCAAATGCGGGTGAAGCAACTTAAAGAAGCGACCATGTTGTGTCGCGAAGCTGGCGTCACAGCTTTCGTATGGGGCCACCGTGGCGTTGGTAAGTCCTCGATCATTCGGCAGGTCTGCGATGAACACCAGATGGGATGCATCGACCTTCGATGCAGCCAGCTGGAAGCGTCCGACCTCCGTGGTCTCCCCGACCGGATCGACGGTCGTACGGTGTTCTGTCCTCCGGAAGACATGCCGCGTGGCGGTCTGTCGTTCGAGGAATACGCCAAGCGACTGGAAGACGATCCGGATAACGCCTACAAGCTGGCAGTCGAACTGCAGCCGCAGATCAACAACGGCATCCTGTTCCTGGACGAGTTGAATCGTGCACAAGATGACGTGATTCAGGCTGTGTTCCAGCTGGTTCTGGACCGCCGCCTGGGTCAGTACGCCCTGCCTCCGGGCTGGTCGGTGGTCGTCGCGGGCAACTACATGGAAGGTTACATGACCAACGGGTTCACCGATGCAGCCTTCATCGATCGATTCTGCCACATGCAGCTGTCGGTCGGTGAGTCGACCCTCGAAGAGTGGGTCAACTACATGTCCAAGGTCCACGAGCAGGGTGCGACGCAGGTGATCGAATTCGCCTCGCAGAATGTCAAGCATCTCGACGGCGAAGTCAAGGGTGAGATGGGCTTCTCGGTCCAACCCTCCCGACGTTCGTGGGAAGCGGTTGTCCGTGTCGAAGCCGCCTTCAAGGAATCCAAGCACTCCTACTCCGAAGATACCCGCCACGCTGTTTTGGCTGGTTTGCTCGGATGGGAACTGGCGACGTCCTATTCGCGATACAACTGCCCGGTCCGTCCAGACATGGTCATCAAGCAGGGTGTCAAGTCCCTCGAAGGCAAGCTGGCCAAGCTCAACCGCAACCAGCTGACCGGTCTGATGTGGGGCTTGGCTTCCAAGCTCAAGAACAAGGTGGACGAAGAGAAGGAAGGCAAGATCGCACTGGACTTCGTCCGGTGGATGTGCAAGCACGCGAACGACAAGGATATCGCAGTGGCGTTCTGTAACGTCATGGTCGGCGGTGACGAGTTCGTCCGCGAGCGGCACGCGATGATCTCCAACCCGAACATCGCCAACCTGTTCAAGAAGTACCGCAACAAGGATGCCAAGAAGACGTTCATCGACCGTCTGACGGACGATCCGGAACTGCAGGAGCTGGTGTCCCGAACCGCCTGGGGCAAGGAGAAGTAACCCGCAGCATACGGGGGCTACCGGTGATCAATTGCCGGTAGCCCTTCCGTATGCATATGTTGTGTGAGGTATGTTCTCTATCCCTAGGAGGTCTGCATGGACCGTCATGTTATAATCGACGAGGACCAAGATGTCCCTCAAACTACCGTAATAGAAGTAACAGACAGCGATTTCGAATCGATCGTTGATGCTATCAGTGGATGCATGGTTGGTGATGATGTGTTCACTATCGATGATGCGATCAAAGCCAGAACGACCAGGATGCTTCTGAATCTGCAGTATTCAGAGCATACTGCTTTCATCTTCGACAAGTGGATGATAGAGACGTCGCTACTCACTGTCCTACAACAAGGATATAAGTATTCAGAACACCGAGATGCCTAGTGCGCCCAAACCGACATAAACGGCCCGATAGTCGAAGTCAAGCGTATCGTAGATGTCGAAATCGTTAGATTTGTCAAGGATGATAATGGCCCGTCGCTCAACAATGACAAGCATTGGCTGGTCAAGAATCCCGAAATCATCATACAAATGGTAGAGGACTTCATCAATGAGCAACAGCCCGATCATCGCGGAAGCTATTCTTAACGATATTATTGTAAAATGTATGTCGATCAAGGACTTGTCTATAGACAAGAACAACGAATATGTAAGATTATCTTCTAGTCAAGGAAGCGACGCTAAAATCAACGATAACAGAATAGATATTTGCATCAAGAAGAGATTAAGATTCGATTCTGCTGATCCATCATTTAATCCCAATAAAATATCAGATTTGATATCATCTATTGTTAGGTTAGCCGAACCATCACTGGAGACAGGAAGTGCCCAAACCTGATGTCAAAATAGCAATCTCCGCTATGAGCGGAATGATCGCTAAGATACGCGACAATGACAACAGGTTCAAATCGCAAGAACAGTTCGTGTTGGAATTCGGTAGGCATTGGGAGCCGATGCCACTTCCTGATGAATTTGAAGCCATGGAGCCAAAACAATGTTTTGGTAATGCATTCAATTTGGTTTTGGCGAACCGAGACCTGACATATGTTGAGGGATATGGGATCTCTAACTCAGTTCCGATCCCTATTCAGCATGCCTGGGCTGTTGATAAATCCGGGAATGTTGTTGATCCTACTTGGGCAAATCCAGAAGAAAGATCATACTTCGGCATCCCGTTTAAATTCGATTTCGTCAGAGACACAGTGATAGAAAAAGAAACGTACGGCGTTATCGATGATTGGGCGCGTGGATGGCCTCTATTGACTGAATTGTGGAAAGAACCTGAGAAATGGTTGGAATTACAGGAGATTGAAAATGTATCAGAAAGCACTTGACGTTGCAATAGCACACGCAGGACAAATGGACTCCGAATCGGTCGCTGTTCGACTAGTTTAACCTGTTCTAAATTCCCTTGTAACAGATATAAAAAGCCAAGCGATACTTGGAGAGGGGACAATGGTAGTTTTTATTATCAACAATTCAAGAGAAGTCGAGACGAATTGGTGGGTAATAGATATGTCGCTGTGGCGACCTGCTTCACTGGAAGAACAAGAAGTCTATAATGCTATTACCAACGCCATTAATGCCCCCGTAGGAAACAGGTGGTACTCGGAAATGGGATATAGAACTTCGGGCGTTCTGGGTCAATATGCGAAAAATGCATTACTTGTGCCGCCATGTAAAATAGACATTGTTGTGGAATGCTTTTCGGAAGTCTAGTCAGGAGGTTGTGTAATGGGATGCGACATACATATCTGGGCAGAAACTAAGATCGATGGCAAGTGGCTGCTTTCTACAAAAGCCGCTGGCTTCAATAATCGGAGGCATGAATTTAATCATTGTGCTCAAGACGAGGAAGAGAAGTGGAGAAACATGATTGTGGATGCTTCCCCATATGCTGGTCGTAATTATTATTTGTTTGCTATGTTGGCTAATGTTCGTAATTATCATAACGAAGTTGTGCCAATTTCGGAACCGCGAGGCGTTCCAGATGATGCATCAGATATATATTTAAAGATTGTTAAATTTTGGGATGGCGATGGGCATAGTCACAGCTATTTAACCTTAAAAGAATTACATGATGCGGTAAATGAAAGAGAAGCCGAATTTGCATCACAAACATATTTCATCAAGACGTACGAATACTTGCTAAAACTTGCATCAGATCCTAATGTAGAAGACGTTAGGCTAGTATTTTTCTTTGATAATTAATGCCTAGTATGCTAGCACAATTCGTGTTTGATCATCTTATATCGGCGGAAACGCTCGACGGAGTTTATTGGAGCAATTCCAGAATAATGCAATAAATGTTTGGGGAAACGCCTTAGTAGAAATTAAATTTATGGATGGTTTAGTCAGACTGTCCGACGATGAATACGGAATATGGTACGATATTAAGTTTGATCTATGCAATCCGAGATTTGATATGAAACAATTAGTCGATTTAATAATCGATTGGGTTGAGCGAATCGACTATCAAGTATATGCATATATGCAAGAAAGAAGAAGAATTATGATTAACACGCTCCATAAATATGCAATCGATGAAGTCAAAAGACTGGAAGAAGTTTGATCCGATCAACAAAGATGAAGTAATTGAAGGCATGCAAGAATTGGTAAAAAGGTCAGTGGAAGCTAATGTTTAAAACAATAAACATCAAAGACAAGACACACGCCATCCTATTTTGGAATGCAAAATGGTCAATATATAGAAGGAATCCAACTGATCACTATACATCACATCCCATCACATATACGTCGATGGTATGGTTACCGCCAAACTCGATAACGTTGCCTAGATCGTTCGATCAGCTATCTGTTCCAGGCACGGAACCAATGATGGTAATCAATATTAAGACTACGCCAGCGTCTACTAGACGCATGAATCGCACACCGAACCCGTTGGAGAGTTACATTTTGTCGAGACTTGATGGGAAAGCGTACTTAATAGAGATGGGCGAATATTGGAGTATGGTTAATGATAGAAAAGACGTAGTTCTACATGTAAGTGATTATACTAAATATTATTCACCAGAAATACTTGGTCAAGAAGAATTTGATGATATAGTGAAAAAATTCAAGACCAAATTCAGAAAGAAACTTGGTCTATGAGTTTTTGTTGCCGCCGAGCAGAGACACCTTCGACAGATGGTGCAGAACGACAAAATACAGCTACCTAAGAAACGTCCATTCGTGACGCCCGCGCCGCCAAGAATATTTGACGGCCCAGATGGTATGTTCTATTCATTCAAATATGGGGTTGTAACCAATCTAATTGGTATCTATCAATTCAGTGGTTATAGGTTTCTAACCAAAGATTATGCCAATCCAGGTTACAAACCGCTACTGTTGTTCATAGCACGATACAGAACCACATGGATCCATGGTATGCGGCCTCCAGTTAGGTCACCCAAGCTGTTTGCTGTTGATGATGATGGAGACGGTTACTGGTCTATTGGATCTAAATCTAAGACATGGAACATACGCACTCTGCTAGAACAAGATTACTGGATTCAGAAGACTAGCAGAACCACATTGTGCACCGATGTTTTAGATGCCGTTTCCCCAATGATCAAGCGATTCGGCAGTAAGATCAATGAATAGCATCAGAATTGGGATTTAACTCTAAAACAAAACGAGGAGAATGACACTCAAGCCAAAGAAAAGAAGATTGCCAGAGAGCAAAACAAAGTTGCCTGTAAGCAAATTAATATGGCTAAGGCTTGTGTCATTGAACTATATCGGCCACGTTAAAACAAAATATCGAAAGCGACGAAATATATTCCTCGACAAGATAGAGAGTATACCAGTCAACGTAGGATATTACCACTACGAGGTATCTGATGTCGCTAGACCCGGTTCGGACGCATATATATTGGTTGGGGTAGAAATGAAATGTAGAAATATCAAGGGTAACCCAGTAGTTGAGGCATTCGTTATTAGTAACGACTTGAAATATGTGTGGCGAATGAAGAATAAGAACCCGCTTGGGTCTGAAGTCGAAATAACGTACGAGCCATACGAAGTGCCAACTGTGCGACAAGTTAAAACATGGCTTAGGAAGCATTTTGACGCCTATGGTCCACAATAACATAAAAGCTAAACCTAGAAGAGAGAAAAAACTCTCTGAATCGCCGCATATTGGTACGGTTGATCTTAAGAATTCTAGATTTATATCTTTAGCATATATTGAATCTAAAGGAAGCGTACATTATTTTAGAATTCTTCCGCCAGATGACCCAAATAAGAAGATATATCTGTGCGCACATTTAATATGTTATACTCATCGCAGTCATCGTTGTATGCCCAGATTTTTAAACCTTCTGATAGATTTCGATAAAAAACACGTGTGGCATATCCACAAGCCCCACCAAGATCGCAATAAGGGGGAAGGCGTTGTTATGGTAACGATGGTTCAAAATGATCGAGACATTCCACAGCAAGGTGCTATAGATAATTGGGTTGAAGAGACTATAAAGAGAACGAATGTCTACGTGGATAAATAAACCGTATCTCCAACATACATTTCCAGTTAGTGACACAGAACTTGCTGGAAAGATGCATAAGCGGGATAATATTGACGATTTTGATATACGATTAGTCCGTGTTGTATCGTTTAGAAAATACCAAAAAAGTGCATGGATAGTTAATCTATCAAATGAAATTATCAGCCCCAACATTAACGAAGAAGAATTGTGTTGGTGTTTGATTGGTTCGTGTGTAATTCTTACAGATGGTATCAAATATTCTCGTATATTATTGTACAATCCTAGTAGACTATATTATATGACTTCTAGCATACGTAGATCTTTCTTTAATTTCTTTAAATGGGAAGTGCACGAAAAGATTAATGAATTAATGGAATGAATTAATGGACGCTACTAATGAATATTAAAATCGTATTAGCAAAAATGTTGGCTGAAAAATTGACCACGTATTTCGATTGCAATATTATAATAGATGATCAAAACCGGGCGGTAGTATCATTATGGGCACAAATAGATAATAGTGGAGATCAATTATTGCTTGCTCATGTTGGAGAAGAATATATAGACTTCCCAAGATTATTCTACAAATATGATATAAACAACCCAGAATTCGATCCTGAAAGATTTTCTGAGGTTATTGCTTCTGATATCATAAAATTAGATCTTAAATTGAGCTTCCCTATGTTGTTTTCCAGAAGAAGGACCAATCAATGAGCGACGAACAGAACAAAAATGCCGAGACGCCAGATGTGGAGGCCAAGAAATGGGTCGAGTGGGCAAATTATTATTTTCGCTGCCAAAGCGTCCCGTTGCTCACATCCGAGCAACGTAACGTGGTTATGACCGCCCTCGTCAACGCGATTAAGACGGAGCGGGAGAGGGCGATCGAGGGGTTGTCAGCAGACGAGATCAACAACCTGCCAGATTCCGTGCGTCGGTACATCGCGGCGATAGAAACAAAGTGCGACCCTGCTGGCGACATACGTTTGATTGCGGACCTCAAGGAACAACGAGATGCCCTAATCAAGCGGCTCGAACAGGCCGAGCGGGAGCGGGACGAGGCATTGCGTTGGAAAGAATCGGCGATGTCTGTAACTCCACCTATACAGGACATTGGCCGCGAACTTGACCTTAATCTTGGCGAGTCGATTCACGACAAGATTTTGCCCGGCATCAAAGAACAGAAAGTCACCATTGCCCGCCTCACCGACCTGCTGCGGGAAGCGAGACCGTACATCGGGCACGCCCCGTATTGCGACTATCTACACAGCGGAAGGACGAAGCCGTGCGATTGCAAGCAACTAGACGTGTGCTTACGCATCAACTCCGCCTTGGCCGAAAGCGAGGACACCGATGCCGACTGACCACAGACAGACGGAGGACGATCATGTGCGCCTGCTGGTAGAGCGGCTGTGTCCGCCAGACCTTGCGTTCAGTGTGACACGGTATGACGTTGGCCGGTGGCACATCGTAATCGCGAGTGCGCCCGAGCCGCCTCATTACGTCATCGAGCGAGTAGTAAATGTTCGCGGGGCTGTTTTTCCAGAAGGAATCATCACGCGTAACGTTGACGAAATGGTGACGCACATCCTCGAAAGGATTGCCCAACATGCCGAATGACCCCAGACACCTTGCAACAACCAGAGATTGAGCCACAGCAGCTTACCGCTCGTAGACAAATCTTAACTTCTTGCTACCCCATACCTTCACATAGCCATTTGTTTCAGCGTATTCACGCTCTTTCATTTTCATCTTCACAGCACGCTGATAGAGCGTTTTCTTATGCATTGTCCACCCATTCTCATCAGTATACCAATAACTTGGTGGTACATCTCCGTCGGGCTTGAAATTCAACGACTTATACACAGCACCATCATGATTAAAAGTGGTATCACAATACGATATTATTAACTTGTACTTATCTGGCAGTTTTTTTAGACACCTGCTAACAAACCACGACGCGAAATTCTTCTTCTGATAGCGAGGGTGAATACATAACCTAGATAATTCGCGGCATTCTTTCTTCTTATATCTGCCAGTCCTAATATTGTGACGTACCAACGGTGAAAAAACGCAAACAGCAATCAACTCTTCTTCAAGATAGGCACCATAACAAATTCCGCCTCGACCAGCATCGGATAGGTAATGATATTTCGAAAGAAGAAGCCTGTATTCGCTAGCTGGACAGTCATTAATTTCTACATTATTGAAATCGTATTCGACAGTATTCAGTTTAGTAATTCCGAGCCAATATTTGAGCAATTCGACCACTTTATTATAATTGTGAAATTCATGCTCCCAAATGCATTTCAATTCGTACTGATTTGGGAAGTTATTTGCGACGTATGATGCCTTCCGTTTATCATTAGCATGCCCTCGATCTGTAGAATGCCAGTATTCGCCTTGGCATTCTATAAGGAGATCTGGTGCGTTCTGCCTAGGGATGACGCAATCAAAGCTATATGGCCCGATTTTGGTCTGTAAATCGTCTTGTTTGCTATTGTGCTCTCTGTAATAAGAAATATTTAAGTCGTCTAGGATAGAATAGAGTGTTTCTTGTATAGATGAGACCTTTGGCATATTATCTCTAGCTAGAGACAAGGACTCGCAGATTTTGGCTCTATATTCGGGATTCTCCCATGACTTTTTAGTTGCTTCTGATATCTTACGCCTATATTCTTGATTCCCCCACGCCTCTTTGGATACCTGCCCCAAAATTTCTGTCATTTTGTCTCTGTATTTCCCATCCAACCACCTCTTTTTGCCGAGTTCTGACATCTTTTGTTTAAATTCTGGGGTAACTTTCTTGCGGTTAATCTCTGTCATTCTTTCAGCGAAATCGTCACTCTGCCTAAAAGCACTCATCCTGTCTCGTAATTCAGGATCATTCCAAATTTCTTTGCTATTGGTTACAATTTTGTTTCTATACCTATCATCCTTCCATGCTTCTTTTGCTCCTTTCCTAGATGCTTTTCTTTTCTCTGGATCGTTTGCTACACACTTGGCGCATTCCCATGGTATTTGATTTCTTATAACCTCGGATTTCTTGCGAATGGATTTTGTGCCCTCGCTGCCGCAATTATCACATTCAACGACTACCTTTGGCCTATGTCCAGATAGATCTATTCTATTAAATTTTTCTAGCGTCTTATTCCAATTTATCATAATTTATTTTTGAGCCGTGATATGGCAATATGGTTATTGTCTTTTAAATACAATATCAGTTGTTGCGCGACAACAAACGCTTCACAGCAAGCTAGAAATGCGTCAACACATCAAAAATAACTCATTGGATTCGCGAAGCCGTTTTGTGCCAATTGTTGCCGCCATGCTGCAGCGACACAGCAGCGTGTGAGGGAACGTCTTTCTGGAGAACATGCTATGATGACACCTGAGGAAAAGTTGGTAGCTGCACGATGTCGTTTGATGACACGTGAGCCATGGTACGGGCATATGGCCATGATGATCACGTGGAAGAAGTCCGACATGAATTGGGTCGATGATGAAGCGGCCCGATCGATCGGCATTAAGATCGCCAGCACCGGCGAGATTACTGCTTACTGGTATCAGGATTGGGTTGAGCGGATGTCGCTCAAGCAGATCTACGGTACTATCGAACACATGATCAATCACCTGGTTCGCCTGCACCCGGTTCGGGCTGGTGAGCATGAGAAGGCTCCGTGGAACATCGCGACCGACATGGCCGTAAATGGTTCTGCCAACAGCCCCCACATCGGATATAAGGACGAGAACGGCAAGACCGTCCTCCCTTGCTCATATGATGTGTCCAAGGGAAGCGACACCTGGACAATCCCCAACTACGACGACGCTTTGGTGTTCGCAGACAAGAAGGGGATCGGCGTCGACAATGTTAAGCCGCACGGCGACAGTCTCGTGTTCGTGCCCAATGACTGGCCTAGTGACGAATCAGCCGAATTCTACTACGAGAAGTTGATCGAGCAATTCGGTGACGATGGCCAGCAGGGCCAGCAGGGCCAGCAGTGCGATGGTGAAGGCCAGGACCAATGCCAAACGTGCGGTGGCAGCGGGCAAGCTCCCGACGACGAAGATGGCGACGAAGACCAGCAGGGCCAAGGCCAAGGTCAGGGTCAGGATGATGACCAGCAGGGCCAGGGCCAAGGCCAAGGTCAGGGTCAGGATGATGACCAGCAGGGCCAGGGTGGTGGCGGTGGCCAACCCCAGGGCGAATGCAGCGACAGCAGCGGTGAAAGTGATGGTCAGGGAAGCGGCAGCCCGTGCCCCGATTGTCAGGGAACCGGCAAGGAAGGCGGTCAAAGCGGCGGCAACGGCCAGGCCAAGCACAACTACGGCCCATTCCAGAATAACGCTGTCGACGACCACAGCACGTGGACACAGTCCGATATCAGCCACGACGAGGCACGGCAGCTGGTCCATGATATGGTCAAGGAAGCGACCGACAAGAGCCAGGGTCACACACCCGGTCACTTGGCACAGGCGATCGACGAACTCAAGAAACCGATCGTCCGGTGGCGTGAAATCCTGCGTCAGATCATCGGCACGCACGTTGGCAACCGTCGCAAGACGTATGCCCGACGCAACCGCCGATATGATATCTGGGGTATCAAGGGCATCAGCCATCACGCAGCCGCAACCGTGTCGGTGATCATCGACACGTCCGGATCAATCGGAACCAAGGAACTGGAACAGTTCTTCGGTGAAATCGAGGCGATCAGTTACCGTGCCAAGGTCAACGTTCTGCAGTGGGACCACGCATTCCAGGGCTTCGACCAGTACCGCCGAGGTGACTGGAAGAAGATCACTGCTAATGGACGTGGGGGCACGGATATGGCAGCCCCGGTCAAGTGGTTAGAAGAGAATGGCCAGGTCGCTGATCTGCAGATTATGCTGACCGATGGCTATTGCAATTGGCCCGCGCCACGTGAGTATCCGATGGTGTTCTGCATCACGACCGACAATACTTCGGAACCTGAGTGGGGTGTGTCGATCCGCATGAAGATCACTGAGTGATATCCATGTGATGACCGCAGCCATGTCGGTCAAATATATTTCATGATCGATTGGGAAGCAAGCAAAGCTGAGTTCGGAACCACCATGGGTCTAAAAGGCAATAGACCCATGGTGGTTGTTTTATGTGACAAGTGCAAGTCTAAAGGATCTATTCGGATTCGCAACAAATCTCTGATCAAAAAGACTGGCGACCGCACATGGCTGTGTAGATCATGCGTGAATAACCAACCTAACAAGATAGCAAAACTTAAGAATGCTTCTAAAAAATTATGGGAAAATGATAAGTATAGATCAAAAAATTTAAGCTCAGTCAGAAGTGCAGAAAATCGCAAAAAGCTTAGCGACAATTGGTATAAAAATATGAAATCAATTGTCGCCAGTGACGAATATAAATCAAAGCAAAGAAAATCATCAATCAAATCATGGCGTGATAGTAAGTATGCAAGCAAGATTATCAAGTCATCAACAGAGATGTGGAATAATGCTTCTTTACGTGACAAGATGTTGTCATCTAGAAGAACTGATAAATATAGAGAGAATCAGCGTATAAAGGCAATAGAACGGTGGCAAGACCCTAATTATATAAAGAAGCAGGACTCTGCAAAAGCTAGAGCGGTTAGATCACCAGAGAACTTGGCGAAATTGCGAGCCAACCAGAAAAAAGTGTCATCAATACAAAATATGTTGTATTCAATCCTCGATGATTTAGAAGTTAAATATTATAGAGAATACAATGATAAAATAGATGATCACGAGGTCAAGATTGGTCCATATAACTTCGACTGTTTGGTGCCACGTGACAACAAGCCAGACTTGCTAATAGAATGTCAGGGCGAATACTGGCATTCTATTAGAGAAGGCAGCGATAAAGCTAAAGCATCATATATATCAAACAACCACAGCGATAAGTATGAGCTTAAATATATATGGGAGCATGAATTTCATAATAAGAATAGAGTTGTTGAGCTTGTTAAATATTGGTTAGGCATTGCCGCGATTGACTCAATAGAATTCGATTTTGATTCAGTTGAGATAAGAAAATGTCCACCAAAAGATTATAAACTTTTGCTTGGCAAATATCATTATCTTCCAACAGCAGGTCGCGGTGGCATCGCTTTTGGTGCATATTTGGAGTCCGGGTTAATAGCTGTATGTATTTTTTCTCCGATGCCTCGGCAAAACATGCCATATAATAATAAATCGCATAGAGAATTGTCTAGGTTATGTATTCACCCTCGCTACCAGAAGAAGAATTTTGCGTCGTGGTTTGTGTCGCGGTGTATCAAATTGCTACCGACAAAATACAAAACAATAATATCATATTGTGATACTACATTCAACCATGATGGGGCGGTCTATAAAGCATGCAATTTCAAATTGGATGGTGAAGTTAAGCCAGATTATTGGTATGCTAGCAAAAGCGGCTGGATTATGCATAAAAGAACAATGTATGGGCATGCAACAAAGATGAAGAAAAATGAATCCGATTATGCCAAAGAGATGGGCTACAAGAAAATATGGGGCAGCAAGAAATTAAGATTTGTTTTTGACAGATCATGATTTCTTGCTGCAACACGCTGTGTCACAGCAAAGTAAGGCCAGAGGAAAAGAGTGATGATTGATTACCCCGAAGGAGAGAAATGAAACTTAATAAACTAATTACCGAAAGTCGCCTACCAAAAGTAGGCATTTTCTGGATAATTGGCGGTGATGTGATCAGCTTCCTAGAAGAAGCCAGAGATGTGTCTAGCATTAGTGGATTTAAGGATGCTACACATGATCACCACACAATGTGGGATAAAGTTGTGACCTCTTATCCTAAATTCAGAAATATGGAATATTATGAAGTCCCCAGAGGCAGAGTCCTGTTTGCTGGTCCTCGCGAACGATATGAAATTATAACGAGCAAGAAGATAGCCGAAAACGGCAAGTATATTAGAAAAATCATGCGAGAATTCTCTCTGCCGATTTCTAAAACAGCGATTGTGATGGATGAGCACTACGAAATAGAACCTGATTTAGACTAGCCTTCAGAGAGCAAGCTGACGCCCGGAGAATGAAGACTCCAGAGAACCATGGGGCCGGATCGGCAATGGTCCGGCCCTGTGTGTTTAACGAAATGACATACTGCAATAGAGAATGCTTCCAGTTCCTCATAACCCATCGTGTCTATGAATCGCTTGTATGCAGATATAATTGGTTTATAAAACATTCCACAGTGAATTTTGATGGTGAGAAATGTGATAGATTCGATGTTTATATGGGCCTAGATGTCGGTGTAGTCAGAATAACGAGAAATAAAGTATCGATAAATGGCATAACAGACCAATATGATATAAGCGATCCAAAATTTAACCCAGATAATTTTGCCGCAGCTATCATACATAACGTCGTAGAGCAACGATGCCGCCGGTTGAGACTATCAGATGGCTTGGCACACAACCTTTACGCGTGATTAATAGGCTCCGCGATTGGGAATTGTTGTCGAATTTCAATAGAACCATAGTTATAAATTATGTGATTGATAATGATGAACTAATGGATTTGGATGATATGTCCAGATATATGAAAGTGTCAAAGAGAACAATTCACAAATGGATAAAATCTGGTATAATTCCTAACCCAGACATGTCAGTGAGCAGGACCAAGCGTTGGTTCAAATCAACCATCATAAAAATGATGAAAGGTAACAAATGCAAAGCACAGTAAATCCTACCGTACAAAAGTTGGGCATCAAATCACCATATCGTTTACTCGAAAAGATGTATGAGGATTGTGCGCAAAATCAATTTATACGTGAATTTACAGAAAATGCAATAGAAGCGATCGATGGCATGCAAAGCGAAATATATTGGGGCTATATTAAAATCGGCAGTGTGAATAAGTTATTTGTGGCAGATAACGGGCCAGGTATGACTGGAGATGAGCTATTTCAATATATTGGTAATCTGGCGGCCTCTAAGGTTATTCGATCTCAGCATGGTGTGGGTGCCAAAATATCGGCAATAGTAGAAAATAGACTTGGATTGATATACGTGTCGTGAAGCAATCCAGAAAACCCATCTGCAATAAAATTTTATGTCAATTCGAGCGGCGAAATACTTACACGTAAAGTAGATGTACCAGATTGGGCGTATGACAAGAAGTTCGATTTTATTGAAAGTAGCGGCACGATAGTCGTGTTTCTAGGTAATAGCGGCAATGAGGACACGACCAAGACCAGCAAAAATGGTCAAGATTGGATATCAGACTACATCGCTAGTCGGTATTATAAGCTACCGCCAAATGTTTCCGTAAAGCACAAAACATACTCTGCGCGAAAGAAGCGTACTGCATATCCGCAGTCATACTACCTCAATAAATATCATTCAAGCAAGGGGAAAGTTAAGGTCAGCAATGCTGACGTCCATTGGTGGATACTGAAAAACGTCGACAGAAGATCCTATACTAGAGGCCATGCAGGAATTTTGCATGACGATGAATTATACGTGCGGTTTGGTGGGCATGATGGTCATAAAATTCTTAAGGGATTTGGGATATTTTATGGCTACAAAAATGTAGTGATATATGTAGAACCACATGACGCGAAGCCGACTATATCACGCGGCGATCTTGGTGTTATCGACACCAATGGTAATCGAGTGAATGCACAAGAGTTGATGCAGACGTGGCAATCAGAATTTTACCAGAAGATGCCACGCAAGCTGAAGAAATTCGTGAAGTCAAAGTCAAAGTCAAAGAATACCAAGAAATACAGCAAGTTTGATGATAAGTTCTTTGAATTCACCAAACGATTTACCAAGATGTTCTTGGCAGGCAAATCTCCCACCATCTTTGGCAACAGGCTGGTCTCAAATAAAACGAAAACGCAGGGTGGTACCGGCGGGGGTGGCGGTGGCGGTGGCGGGGGCGGCAATAACAAAACCAATTCTGCTCATACACATGGCAATGGCTCTAGCAGGAGAGGTCTTAAGATTCCTAATATCACTTTTGTCAATGCAGACAATGACCCGGATAATTCTGATTTAAAGGGCAGTTTGGGCCGATACGTACCATCTGTCGACATGATTTATATAAATATGGATTATGAATGGATCAATCACATCATAGATGATGTGCAGAGGAATTTCGATGACGGCCCAGAATTTAGAGACAGGGTTGAAGAATTCACTATGGCGGTTCTAAGGGAATATTATACTAGTTATGTATGGTACAATACTCTCCCTGGCCGCGATTCAGATTCCAACTGGTTCGAAGACAAAGCATTTACAGATGCATTCGGTGCCGCCATAGTCAATAGTGTTGGTGATATTAAGAACAGAGTGAGCGTCAGTCTCAAACACAGGCCAATAATATGACGTCACAGCAAGCGCATGTGGATAAAGCCATAATATATAATTTTCCAGGCAGCAAGAAAAGGCATGTTGTATTTGCTGGGGATCGTGTATGCGGCTTTGTCGACCATCTAGATCTTGATAGCAAAGTGGGTAGGCCAAATAGTAAGAAGGCCAAAATAGCTCCAATAGAAATTTCCCATCTAAAGGTGATATCCGAAGTCAGAGATGACAAAGGAAATAGTTGCTATTCACCTGGAAGGCAAGCAGGATTTGTGCAAGCGATGCTTGGATGCATTGTTTTCCGGCACTCCAATAAAGAAAGCGGAAGAATGAGCAAGCTCACACCAGGCAATCCAGTAAGCGACCTGCGACGCGTTGGTACTCGCGACGCATTCCATGTTCCATGCGTGCTTGTGCAATCTAAGGAACCGGTAAAACCCAGGGACAAGGTTAGATTTATCGATGATAAATGCAAGATAGTGAGGGTCTGCGGAAACAGCGAGCAGCCGCATGGCATAGTTGATCCGTTTATCACAGTCATGCCTAATGACAAAGAAGCATTTTGGATATTTCTTATGCCTGGGATCGTTAAGGGTTTGGTCCATTCATTCCAAATGGACCTTCCTCCCAGTTCCCTTGAAGCTGAACTTGAGGCACGAAGGCGGGAAGACCCGAATTGTACTGAATGCTATCAAATTGAAAGAGGCCGAGTAGTCAGGTGGTGACATCGTGGCTGAATGGTAAAGCAACTGCCTTCTGGGCAGGTAGGGTCTAGCGAAACCTCGTGACCGATAGCTACGGGTAAGAGGGTTCGATACACTATGAAACAGCTAAAGAAATATCCTCTTGCTGATGCTTATGATCTGTATTTGTTGGCTCTTAAGCTACGTCTAAATGAATTAAAAATCAAGAATCAATATTATAAAAATCGCCGGACTATCTATATTCAACACAGCAAAAACGTCACTCTAGAAGCGTCTATAAGCGAGAAATGGGCTGATACCGGACATATAATTATCATATTGAAAGTTGATTTCAATGAGTTGTTCGATGGATGGTGGAAAATCGTCGACAGTTTTAATGTCCCCATCAAGTTAGTGCACGATCCAGGTCTTGATCCTAAGCCAGCTGTAAAAAGAATAGTCAAAATTGTCAACGAAACCAAGCCGCTGGACGAGTTGGTTTGCCAAATTGTTAAAGATCACGAGAAATTTGTGAGTGAATCACACGGGAAAATTGAGCAATGGACAAAAAGCAGCCAATTAAAGCTATGAAGAAAGAAATTCATGTTTCAAAGTGGTGGAATACCAACTGGCATGTACCGTATGTGTCATTTGAAAAGTCAACTAATTACAAAGTGCTAGCTATTGACGATGCAATGGAATTGACTCTCCCTGTTGCTAGGATTTATAGCCTACAAGATGTTGACTTATCAGACCCCGACATAAAAGTATGTATAGGATTTAGAACTGGCGCGGGATCAACTGACGCTGGTATTATTCCAAACCGCGATTGCTTTGCAATTGATGGTAAATTTTATTATAGAATCTCGCACTCTGAGCTATTAGCTAGTGCATTGGCACCGGTATCATGCCGGGCCAGAGTAGCAACAGGATTGAAATCACAAAAGAATGGCAGAATGGTTTTGTTCCTTAGGTCGATGGAAACCACAGAGTATTCTAGAAAATTGCTTAACGAAACTATGTCTAGAATTGCTGATGAGGTACATTGGGTAAATGAGTAGGTGGTCGCATTATCCCGGCGGTTCTGAGATGAATGTTGAAGCCATATTGGCCAATCCTGACTTCCATGCAGAGACAGCGATGCGTATTTTGTCTCTGAATGGTAGGACCACAGATATGCTAATATACAAATTAGGAAGCATGATAGATCTTACTGAAATAATTAAAGCTGGAGAAATAGAATTCTTCAAGAAATACATTCGCACGGGTTTCATCAAAATTGAAGACTTGAAAGAGCTTCCTCTTGAAATTTGGCAATTAAACAAGAAAGCATCTCTTAGAGGTCGCCACTTGACACCTGAGATCTGCATTTTTGCTGATGATTATGCATATCATATTATAGACGAAAAAAGAAGCAGCATTCGAATTAAGTGGGCAGGTAAGGGAGCAAAAGCTAAAAAGGAGAGGCTTTTGCAAGCTGACTTAGATTGGGAAGTTATAAAATGAAAATTGAAGATCTTACATTCCAGAGAGAATACAGTGGCGTCAAGATTATATCTTCTTTCGATAAAATGAAAGAGGAAGTTGTTATGGAACCTGGTCTTTTAGAGGCCATCGTAGAATCTCAGAGCTATAGTGCAATAACTTCCCATAATGGTGCATACTGGACTTGGTACCCATCATCTCAAGGCCCAACAGAAGACGAACCGTGGGAGCTTAATGGTTTTGGTGACTAGTTTCTTCTGTTGATTTCGCCCGCAGCAACAAAGCGACACAAGACAGCAGGAAAGGGAGCCGCTTATGGCACGCTTGTGCTACATCAACAAGACGTTCTGGACGGTCAAACGCCGACTCATGCAGATCGGTGAAATGACCGAGGCTACAGATAACAGGCGATATAGAGATTATCTCCACGATCTTGTCGATGGCAATAAATATTTTTTAGATTATTTGGGCAATCGGGGTGAAAACTGTTGGTTATACTTCGAGAAGCAAGTTCCAGTCGCTTTAATCACTTGCCATTGGCAAAAAAGAGAATGCATTGATCGTAGTGGCCACAATTATGCCAGTGAGAAACTGTTGCGTGTTCTGGAAAGAGCTGTTTCTGACTTTAGCAGTGCATGCTCTCTCGTTGATGTGATGTTCGATATAGCAGAAAGTTTGGATCTGGAACTTACCGAAATTCCCGAATGCTTGAATGATATCTATGCTGGTAGCAATGCATGTGAAAGGTTTGTCAACTATTGTCTCAGAACAAACAAGCCGTCTGAGCATGTAAACGAAATCTTGAGAGATATATTCGAGGACCCTGATAGCCGGAGTTTGGCAAGGAAGTACATGAAGCACTTCGATATGGACTTGCCTCTGCCGAAACCACACAAGTTTATTGATGTTGCAGATATTGAGTACAAATTCACAGAAGGCCGATTTAATGATATTTTAGAAATCACCAAGGGCACAAAATTGCTCACAAGTCAAATAGAGTTTCATAGATTCGTCACTCTCAAGCCAAACGGCGACATAGTGTTTGATTTGTATGATTCTAATGTCGGCAAACCATATGCTATGATCGACATTGAGATAAGTGGGCACCGAACTATGTACAAAGACATGACCATAATTACCGATGGCGAAGAATGGCATGAAATAGCCCAGGAAAATGGCAAAGCCAATATTCGCACTACCGATAACGGCAATGCACTGGACAGGAACGACCAAAGGATGATCAAACGCATGGTGTCTATCCAGGTCGATTCAATCTCTGAAGGAGGTAGCGATGCCACCGATGAAAATGAATAGAGTCAGAAACCTGATATCATCCAGGTTGAGCGACTTAGGAATATCAGATACGTCTTATTCGACGTCATTCAGAATCAGGTCGGATGATGGCAAGAGAGCTAATCTCGTCTTGGAAGCAGCCACAGCGAGACGATTCAGAGTGATCGATGAGTATGGTCAAGTTGGTCTTGACAAAGATGCCGATCTTAGATTTTCTAGAAATGCTGATGGCGTGGAGGAATTCATCAAGTGGCTGTGCGATAAATATAAATTTGTCGACGAGATGGCGAATCCGGAAAAGTATATTCCAACCAATACTCCGTTCACCAGTAAGGGACCATTTTATGACAAATACGGTGGTATGAGACTGAGCATATTTAATTCTGCGAAAGTAGTGCAGGTTTGCTCATTCGACAAGGATACCAATCTGATCAGCAAATCTGACGTAATGGACCCCGGTATGGAGCCGTGGTTCTTGGTGAAGGTTAGTGGTGACGGCGTTGGGTGCAAGATTCTGACTGATGGAGAAGTGTGGTATCCAACAAAAGCCAAGGGTGACAGCTACGTGGCAGCCACATTCGGCAACAGCAATGATGTTGAGAACATGCCGGAACTTCCCAACAAGTATGACCAGATTTTGGTTAGAACCGAAATCAAGCGGTTCGTAGATGCTACCTTGGAAGGAGAGGAAAATGCGTCCTAGACCATTCAACTTCAATGGGTCGAGCGACTACAAGATTGGTAACGTGAGAAGTTGCACTCTTGTTGGTCTGAAACCCGATGACAATATTATAACATCTGATATCGAAAACCCAAATATCGAACTGTGGTTTGTGTTTGAAGTGCGATTCGTCCCATACTTGGCAAAGATGTCCAATAAATATGCACGGGATGGATGTATTGTTACTAACGGAGACGAATGGTATTATTTTAAATTAGCCGATATTCATACGACCGCTGTAACAACTACGGCTTCTTTTCTTGGTAAATATAAATTCGAGCTTGTTGGTCCAGATGAATTAGATGAAATATTTATGGGCGACAATCTTCCTAGGCCGCACCCCATCAACTTGCCTACAATCAAATCTATGATTGACGATTATATGGCTAGAAATAAAGTCAAATTCGCATTCGATACAAAATGAATTGCACGACACTATCAATTATATATTATATGATCAATGTAGTTTTCTTCCTGTCCTTATTGTCGATGTCTGACAGTTCTAAGGATGGATTTACTCCAAAGCAAATCATAGCAGCCTTCCTATGGCCTATAGTTTGGGTCATAGGTTTGTACTACCTTTTATTTGGAAAGCAACGTTGATATGAAACGAAATCTACCCAAGCGATGCGCTGCCTGTGGAAGCAGTAATCTGGATTGGGTTTCCAAGCCCTATCAGACATCATTCAAGTATGAAGGGAAGAGCCATGATCTATCGCTTCCTGGCTTGACCCTTGCGCAATGCCAGAAGTGCGGCGAGAGGTTTTTTGACGAACAAGCAGAGCATGAGATTGATCTTGCCATGCGCTGTGCTTTGGGCGTATTGCCTGCTAATCATAAGGGCGATGACGCCCAAGAGAATTAAAATTAGGAGTATATTGTGAACAGTAAACGCAAAAATGAACCCCAAGAACCAGTAAAGTACAGATTATTCCTCGATGGATACGATGAAATCGAGATGGAATCCAAAATGGATATTAAGGGCAAATGGTGGGAAGCAATGAAATGCCATTATAGGACATTTGAAGTGTGCGATATTTTGGGCAGTTCATACGCCATTGCCACTAATAGAGTAATTATGGTCGAAGTGCCCGAAGATATTAACTTGGGCAATAAATAG